TGATAACAGCTTAAAACTGTATTAGAGAGCAAATAATAGATATAAAGAAGGTGTAGAGTATGCCATTGACCCCCCCCCCCAATACAGATAACTGGTAATCTGTTGTCTCTTTGTCATGTAAATGGGAATAGGATATATGATGAGGTATCTGGCAATAAATGGCTAGGATGGTTTGATACAACAACATCTAGAACTAATAAAAAAGTAGAAATACTTAAAGATTCTGGAAGATTGCAAAACAAACCATACTTCAAACTAACAGAGTGCAAAGTATATTGTGAGATTTTATCAGAGAATATAGGCAACTCAGAAGACTTTACCATATCTATTTGGTTTAAAATAGATAGTTTGATAGGGAATATAGATCTGCTTGGTTCATGGAATAAAAAGCGAGTAAGTGGATATCCATACAACATGCTAGTATTCTCAAATAATGGTGGATATGGATATACAGCGTCTGGATATGGGTTCAGTAGTGGGGGATATTGTAGTTCTTCGGTAGATGTAAACAAATGGCATCATTCTGCAGTCTGTAGAAAAGATGGAAAAGTTTATTTCTTCTTGAATGGCAATCTTTTGGATGTTAGACCATGGGATCATGACTGTATATCATACAACTATCTTGAAACAGATAGTGATAATAGAGTATCTCAAAATAAATCATATGATGAGATAGTAGTCATAAAGAATCAAGCTTTATGGACAGAAAATTTCGATCCTACTCAAATAAGCTTTGGGTATAGATATAAGACTATTGATTCTGATATACAACTTGATCCTAGAACATTACTTCCGCTTGACTTTAAAGGTGATCTTGTGAAGTTATATTAAAGAGAGAGACTTGATATTATATGAAAACATATGCTTGTCCATATTGTGGAGAAAAACTTATTAGAGATAAGCTTACCAATCATATAGAGAAGAATCATGATGATGAGATACCTGATGATTATACTCCATATAGGCTAGTATATGATATAGTGAATGATAAGCATGGTCATGGTAACTGTACTGTATGTGGTAAACCCACTAAATGGAATGAGAAGAGACAGAAGTATGAAAGACTATGTGGGAATCCTAAGTGTTATGAAGCAGTAAAGAAAACTTATCAGAATAGAATGCTTAAGATATACAACAAAGTATATCTAACTGATGAACCAGAACATCAACAGAAGATGCTAGCAGGTAGAAGAATCTCTGGTAGATACAAATGGTCAGATGGTAAAGTGTTTACTTATACAGGGCAGTATGAGAAGAAACTAATGGAGTTTCTAGATACTGTCTTAGAATATAGGTCTGATGAAGTTATAGCACCAGGTCCTACTCTAGAGTATAAGTTTAATGGTAAAACCCACCACTGGATAACAGACTTTTTACTGATTCCATATAATCTCATTATAGAGGTTAAAGACGGTGGAGATAATCCTAACAATCGTTCTATGCCAGAATATAGAGCTAAGCAAATATCTAAAGAGAAGATGATTACCAATATGGGAACATACTCTTATCTTAGATTAACTGATAACAACTTTGGTCAGTTGTTATCTATGCTAGCAGAATTGAAGAAACAAGTAGTAGATGAACATGATGATGCTCCACTATATAGAATCAATAAATGATATAAAACTCCCTATACCTATTATGGTATAGGGAAATTCTTGTGGAAATTATATACTATAGATATGAGAGGAGAGTGATTATATGACAACGAATAATCAGATTGCAAAACAGATCAATGGTGTTGTATTGAGAAGGGCTTGGTGGAAGTTGAATGTTGCTTTGATCAATATGTATACCCCAAGCAAGTTCTTCTACCATCTCAAAGAGAAAGGAGATTTGTCCAAAGAGTTTCCTGAGATATATGCACTGATTGGGCAGACTCAGGACCCAAAGTATCATCCTGAAGGGGATGCTTTCGAGCATACAATGAAGGTGCTCGATGAGGTATCGGCCGTAACCAGAGACGTTGCTGTAAGATTTGCAGCATTGTATCATGACATTGGCAAGGGAGTGACTCCTAAGGAGTTACTTCCAAAGCACCATGGTCATGATAAAGAAGGAGTAGATATTATCGAGAATCTCCCAAACTTTGTAGATTGGAAATACAAAGAGCTCGCGATGTTCGTGGCTGAACATCATATGAGGATTCATACGATGAAGAAGCCAGGAGTAATTCGTGATCTCATGTCAGAAATGGTTGATCTCTCTATTGCTACAGAGATGATCAATCCTATACTGATTGCAGATCATGGAAGCAGCCCTGAGTGGATGAATGATGATACAATCAATATGGTTATGGGAGAAGTATCTGTTCCTGAGGATATGCCGATTGAGCGCATTAGTGAATATATCCGCACAGAACAGATCAAAAGAGTTCGCTCAATTCTGAAAGGATGATCCGTATGCCATTTCTGTCTTTTGTAAATCCTATCTAAGCGGTAGTTATTCTCATTGATACAGTTATTGATGTGATTCCTACAGTCTATAATATTGCTGAGAGTTACATCAATCACTATCCTAATGCTCAGCAACCTACAATACAGGTTCAGAAGGGATGATCCGATAAAAGAGAATGGGATCATACTCCTATTCTCTTTTTTTTTATAGAGATTGTGTGATTACAGAGGTCAGTTGTTATCTATGCTTGCTGAGTAAAAAACAAGTAGTAGATGGATGATGCTCCACTATATAGGATCAACAAATAATATTCAATTCCCTATACCATAACAGGTATAGGGAAATTCTTGTGGAAATTATATACTATATATACGAAGGGAGAGATACATATGAAGATAATGGAAGCAACAAGTCCTAAAGAACTAGGAATGGCTTTATCTGATTTTAGGTTTGATTATATCTCATATCTTGATGGAAAATTAATAGATAAGAATGAGTATAAGACTCTTAGTATAGAAGAGGTTCTCAAATATAATGCTGGAAGATGCTGGGATGTAACCGCCATTGAAGAATGTTGTTTTGAACAAAACTTTCCTCATATCTGGCATAGGTGTTATTACATGGAATCAGAGGATGGGAACAAAACTCATTCATGGCTTCTATATAGAGATCCTACTGATATGAAATATCGACCAATGTTCAATATATCACATGAAGACTACGATGAATGGTATAACAGCAAATCAGACTACTCATTGGAGGTTATGATATATGATACAATATATTCCATGTATAAAGATCCAGAAGTAGACCCATGTGTTGTATTTGAGTATATCCCACCATCCGAATACCATTTAGATAGAGAGAGGTTTAGAAAGTATATCTTTAATACTGGCACTCTGCTTATAAACTCAAATGGGTATTTTGAGAAAGCTAGTATATCACTGATAAATAAAAATAGAGAGGGTGAACCTATATGCCATTTCTGTCTTTTGTAAACCCCATTGAGGCTGTAGCTGTACTTATAGATACAGCTATTGATGTGATTCCTACAGTGTATAACATTGCAGAGAGTTATATCAATCATGAATCCAATAAACAGACTACTGTACAAGTAGTCCAGAAAGGATGATAACAAAAAGAAGACGAGAATAATCATTCTCGTTTTTTTTTTGGTAATCTACACATAGGTAATGTAGAATAAGTCCTATAAGGAGTTGAGAAAATGGAAGAAGTAGAAGTACTTTTGGCCCTTAGAAGTGATGGAACAAGGGTAACTGATATAAGTAAGAAATGTAATAGTCTATATACTGAAGGGTTATCACTTTACGAACCCCCCCCCCCTACAGTAGGCAAGGGTAATGCCATACAATTCAAAAATGTTAACAGCACTATGTTGGTTAATAAAGATATAAACCCAGAGATGAAGAAGAGACAAGCTCCATTCTTTTATATAGATAAGAATATCCCATGGACTTGTTGTGCATGGGTAAAAGTAAAGAAAACGTACAGTTATGGTACTCTAATTAACGGAGCAAGAGCAAGAAGTTATCAAAGATTATCCCTGTTCTGTAGTAATACAGACCCAACACATCCAAATGTAAATATTATAACTGATAGCGGATGGCCTATAGCGGTATGTCCTGCAGATGAAGTAGATATGGTTAACAATTGGACTCATGTAGCATTTGTTAGACACGAACCAAATCTGTATTCTATATACATAAATGGTGTACGCAAATACAATGGCCCTGTAAATAGAGTAGATGATTGGGATCTTGGTTCTACGAAATATGTAGGGATATTCATTGAAGCAGAAGGTGATGGGAATTCTGCTATGATGGGATCATTGTATGATTTTACTTTCATAAGAGGGAAAGCTCTATGGAATAGTGAATCATTTACCTTACCGACTGATTATGTACTCAATGAATATAATATACCAGTAGGGACTACTATACCTCCTCTTGTACCTCCTCTCGGAATAAAGGTGTATTAAAAAATGTAAGTAAGGTGAAGAAGATCCTACTATAAAGATATACTAATCTAGTGGTATACCTCATATGAGGTATACCGTATCTTTGTCTATATTCTTCACACATAAGTAATTATGAAGGGAGATATGAGATATGCAACAGTGGCATTTTAAGATATCTGGCAAGATATTGATAGAGGGCATGGAAGGTGTCACTATGAATATCCATCCAGAGAATATAAGGGATATCATCAGAGTATCTGATTATCTAGATGAAAACATGCCTAAGATGATGATGAATCTATCTATAGATAAGAATCTATTTGATACTATAGCAAAGAATGCTAAAGATGCTAGACTGTATCTAAGAATAGATAAGTTCGATAAGCAATCAGATACAGAGACTCCTGTATTGCAGAAGTATTTAGAAGATGAGTTCTCTATATTCATCTCTAGTGATATAAACTATAACAAAGAGGTTGATTATAGAGAAGCCAAAGTTACTGGTGCTAGATTAAGAGAAGATGTATACAAAACAGTCAATATAGGATTGATACCAAAAGCTGCTATAAATGCTAACAAAGTAACAGCAAATGGAGTAGTACATCAATCTTCTATGATGGCTATTACAGCATCATATATGAAAGATCTCCATCTCTTGATAGAAGAGTTCAAATATAACCCAATCAAAGAACAGTTGATGATAGCACCACAAGAAACACTTGTACAAACCGTAAAGTATTTGAACTCTATCAATGTATTCTATGACACACAGTATTTATTTTTTATAGACGAACCGTACTGTACGTATCTAATCTCTAGATCAGGAGACGGAATAGAGAAAATTGACGATATATATCCAGACGTGTTTATTAACATCCATCAGACTGATGATAGAGGAGCAGTAGTTCCTGGAATGATGGTGGATAATGAGAAGAGACAGTTCTATATAGACTTCAACGTATTGGATACGAAATATACCATAGATCATGATGCTTCTAAGGTTCTTACAAAGCATCAAGATATTATAAATCCTAGTAGGGATAATGTGCAATCTGCTTTAGCAGATATACAAGATGCTGCTCAGACTATAATGAAGTCTATGAATGAGTTAAAGAATGTTGGTAAGCAGTTTGTTACAGAAGCTAAGAATGTTACTACTCAACTATATGATATGAGCAGTAACTTTAACTATCGATTGTTAGATGAAGTAGCTCCCCAAGTACCAAATGTTCATAATGGAGTATCTAAAGCAATCGAGATACTGAACAATCTGCCAGATAAGATTACTATATCTAGTGGTGGTGGCAGTAGTAATAGAGGAGGCAGTAGTTCATCTGAACAGATAGAACTATTACCAGGAAAGAAGAACTATCTTACTAGCCTCCAATCAGAAGATAACAAACTTACTTTCAACTTTGATAAAACAGTAGAGCTTAATGGAAACTTTAAACAAGCTACCACTAATACAAGCAAATTGATATATGATTCACAAAGAGTAAATAACCATATGGGAGCAGTTACCTATGTAAATGCACAAGACTCTGTCAAGGCTACTCAGAAGTATATAGGTACTCTTGCTAAGAATGATAAACAAGTAGCGTCTAATGCCAAAGATATCATTCAGGCATGTAGACACTTCCCAGAGGATATGAAAGGTAATGCTAAGAATATCTATAATCTAGTGAAGAGTACCAGAAAGATACTAGAAGAAAGAGGCAAAGATGCTCCAGATATAAAACCAAGTATAAAGAACCTTTTAGAAGTAGAAGAGTTATTGAACTCTTCTCAGAATCATATAGCTCTTCATACTGATGAGATTACTGGTAGTTTGACTGCATATCTAAAAGTTCCTCCTAAAGTATCTGGTATGATTAAAGACAAAGTACTACCAGTTGCTAATAGCCTAAACAAGATATCTAAGATGAATATCAAAGCAAAGTTCAAGTCTATTACAACTGATATGAGAACTCTTGGACAAACTGCTATGAATGCTATCCATAAGATGAAAGAGGCTGGAAAGAAAGCAGAGTTAGGATTTAGCCATTTTGATTTGAATTCTCTCAAAAAAGATATAAGATCCATCTCTGATTTAAGCGGTATAGGCCGATTGGGGAGCAGCAGTTTTGAATCTGAGCTAAATTTAGGAGGTACCAAGGGTGATACGCAAGAAGGGACGAAAATCTTGCGTATGGAGAATGATAACGCAAATATGATCAAATCCATACATTCTGAGATGGAGAATATGATCAATCAGTTATCTGTAAACAAATATGACTTAGATCCATCTGTGTTTACTCCTAACAAGAAATATACAGTAAGAAACTATCATGGCCATACAGAGAAAGATGGTATCTTCTTATTAAACAGAAAGACAGAGATCTATGTTAGAGAAGATGATACTTTTACTTGTAATACTATGCTAGATCTATGTAGGGTTCTAGGAAAGTCTGTAGCAGATAATGGATCTGCTTCTGCTCATAATACGCAGAATCCAGAAAACAATATAACAGAAACTACCAAGGCTAAGGATGTATTTCAGCATAATAGAGGATTGGAATCCAAAGGAATGTTTGAGGTAGATAAGAAAGTCTCTAAGAATAGATATGGCGGTCTATCTGTATTAGATAAAGCATTGAACCCAACTGGTATAGTTGGTAGAAGAGAGGTTAGATTTGGTAAGATACTAGGAACTGCTTCTCTATCTGATATAATCTATAAGAACAGTAGAAAATGACAAAATGGTTTGGAGTAGCCATAGTTGGCTACTCCAATTGTTTGTGCGATTGTTGTGTGGTTTTACTAATGAAAGGAGTGATTTGCGACAAATGTCGAATCAAATGAAACGCATTATGAAGAAACTTGAATTGAGACTAACTGCACAATGTATCTGATGATATGATTTAGTAATCATTCATCTCAATGAGATGTCTATTTCATCATCATATGATCTACTAACTGTTTCTCTAACTTAGCTTTATCAATCTCACTATTTGAGTATCTTGGTTTATTGTTGTTGGCTACAAAAAGTGACACTCTGATAAAACATTTATTTGCTAATACTTCGTCTACGTGACCAACTCCGTAGATCAATTCAAACTTAGATTTCATCAATTGTCCCATATTAGAAGCTACTTCTTCTAATACTTCTTTGAGTATCTCTTTCTCTTGAACTTCTGTAATATAAGATCCTTCCTTATATCCCATAAGAATAAGTCTATTAGACATACAGATATCTATATATGCATCTAATGGATCTACACCTTTAGTACCATTAAAGTTAAAGTAGTCTAGATCTACATACTTAAATTTCTCTAACTGTATCTTCTTATTAAGATAATCTCTAATGATATCTAAGATAATCAGTAAGAAGAGAAGACCAATGATAATACCAGAAGACTCTCTTCTACCATTAGAAATAAAGTCTATAAAGAATAGCAGTAACAACAGTGCTGTGAATACTTTGAGAATAGGATAGCTGTCTTTTGAGAATAACAGCTCATTGATAAAAGTTTTCATATAAATAACCCTCCTTTAGTTATATAAAGTCAAAAGATGAGTAGGTGATTAATATGCCATTGACTCCTATAACTGCCAAAGGATAAATGTTCCTAGAAACTACATAGACCAGAGATACCTAATCAAAGGTTTTTTATATATACTGGAGAAAACAACGATTATCTAAAACTGTATTAAGAGCAAAGTGGGTGAATGTTGATATGCCTAATATTAGTACACCGCTGAATATAACAGGCACAATCTTAAGTTGGGCTTATGCTAGTAATAACAAATGGCGTGATGATGTAAAGGGGGTTAAGTGGGAATCTTATGGTATGAGGAATGGATTACCTCATGAGATCTCCATCCGTTGTGATTCTAATAGTAGAACTGCTGGTAGACCATATGTATACCTTAACTGGGCTAAACTGTATACTAAGAATCTGAACGATAGTATTGGTAGTACAGAAGACTTTACTATTGCTGCTTGGTGTAGAATAGATACAGTATTATGCCATACTATTATCAGCTCTAATCCTTCTCCTCCGTTGGATGGTGGAATTGTATTGTTCCATGATCAGGGTATTGGTAGAGGAATGGGATATTGTCAGTGCCTTCCTGAATTGGGAACAGACGAAACATTCCACTATGACTATGAGTCTAGATATGTACCAGAACTAGAGAGATGGAATCATTATGCTCTGGTAAGAAAAGATGGTAAGGTAAAACTCTTCTTGAACGGTAAAGTAGTTGCTGATGAGAAAGAGTATCCACATCCTGGTATTACCAATAACAGCTTGAGTGTAACTGTATCTAATGATTCTCCTTGGTTGATTGGTGGTATTAAACCACAGGAGTCTCGTAAGATGTATGATGAGATTCTTGTAGTAAAAGATCAGGCATTGTGGTGGGATGAAGCATTTAATCCTTGGCTTGTAAGTAAAGAGATCGAAGAGCAGTTACCTAGCATTCTTAAAGAGTATTGATATATACACGAGATACAATGGGTAGTACTCATAACGAGTACTACCTCTTTATATTGACTTCTGAGACTATCAAGTAATTTTAAAAGAGTAGGAGTGATACCATATGGCAGAAGATCCTATAAGACAGTTAGATATCAAACCACTTGATGTGGATAAGTTTATCAAAGTAAACGAACTTAAGGCTATTACGAATCCCATGTTCTTTGCTAGAACTAATATGCCTACAGTAGACGGATTGCTATCTAATGAAATCTTTGGTATAACCAAAGATGATAGAACAACTATCTTTGCATATATTGATCTAGCAGGAGAATACTTCCTTCATCCATTGGCATATAAGATATGGAGTAGATTAGATTCTAATGTAAAACTCTGTGTATATGAGATGGATACATTCGTATATGATCCAGAGAAAGGAAAACTTAAGTCAGATCCTAAAGGAGAGACTGGATTAAAGTTTCTGATGAAACTTATCAAGACAGTTGATTTCAAAAAGACTGGATCTTCTAAGAGAGAAGTTAAGATAAACTTCTTAGAGAAGTATAGAGAAAAGCTCTTTATGAAAGACGTAGTGGTTATTCCTGCTGGTATGCGAGATGTGAATACAGAAGCAGATGGTAAAGTAGGAGTAGGAGAAATCAATAAGCTATATAATGCTATAGTAAGAGATGCTAAGGCATTACAAGAGTCTGATGACTATGGGTTATCATTAAATGGTACTCTTAGAGGACGTATACAAGATAATATCGTAAAAATATATAACTGGTTTATCTTTGGTAGAGATCCACTGACAGGAGCCGATGCTCAAGCATCAGGATTATCTAGAAAGCTTGGGTTAATTCGTAGAGCAGGTATGAAGAAATCCTTTGACTGGGGATCTCGATTGGTTATTTGTACTCAGAATCTTAGAAAAGAGAAACTAAGTGATCTTGATGTAGATCTAGACTCTATTGGTCTACCATTGGCCGCTGTATGTGCTAATCTATTTCCATATATGCTCTATTGGATAAGAAACTGGTTTAGCAATAGGTTGTCTGATGTTCAAAGCCTAACAGTTTATAATACAAAAACAAAGAAGCTAGAACAGACTAAGATAGACTCATGGCAGACTGTATATTCTGATGAAAGAATCAAAAAAGAAATCGGAAGATTCATGCATGGTATGTCTAACAGATTTGTTCCTATAGAGGCTCCTATTATGAACCCAACTAAGGGTACTAACTACTACCTACAGTTTAAGGGTTACAATGTACCTAACGAAGATATCGCAAAGAAGCTTATAAATGATCAGATGTCTAAAGAGTCTTTCCATCTGAATAGTAGACCTCTTACATGGTGTGATCTAATCTATATGGCTGCTATGGAAGTTACAAAAGATAAGATGACGCTTATTACTCGTTTCCCAATGGATAGCTACTATAACCAGTTCCCAGCAAAGATCAAGGTTATATCTACTATAGAGACAGAACCTATACTTGTATGGAATACGTTCTATAAGAAGTATCCAAAGATAACTTTAGCAGATATAAACCAAAACTCATCTAATCACTTTGTAGATGTGGCATTGCCTAATAACGTACGATTAGGTTCTATCGGTGGTGACTTTGATGGAGATACAGTATCATCCAAAGTCCCATATTCTATAGAAGCTAATGATGAGCTATATAAGGCTATCAATGCTAAGATCCACTATATTGGCTTTGGTGGTATAAACAAGATGGAGACATCTCATGAGGGTGCACAGGCTATATATAATATAACCATGAATCTTCCAGATGATGATGGTAAGTTTACAGATCCAGAGTTTTAAACAAAAAAAAAAGAAGGAGTTCTATGTAGGACTCCTTCTCTTTCTTGTCGAATCAGATTATATATCCGATTCAACTATGAAGATGTCTGTATCTTCCATTTTTTCAACTCTCCTCTCTTTTTAGAGTTTAGAGTCCGATGACGAAGATGTCTGTATCTTCCATTTTCGTCACCTCCTCCTAGAAGGATATCATTCATATGATTCCTCCTTTCTTTGTATTTCAGATATATAGTATATAACCAAACATTCTAAGTTTTACAAACATCCATTATTTTTGCCAATCCAAAACATTTCAGTAATTATAGCCTTATACGCTAAAATAGGGAGGATCGATATGGGCAATTATCATCATATAAGCTCTATCCTCATTAGGAAGAGCAAGAAACAACATGGACCAAACAAGAGTAACTCGATATATCCGTTGTATCAAAATAATGGGGATAAGTCTTTTAGTGAATCGTATAACTTCGAGAACATTTTAGAATCAGCTTATAAGTGGAATGATTATTCTCCCTCTATAGGAAAGAACTGGAATAAGCTCATGTCTATATATGAAGCTGTAGGAGAATTGGGAACCTCTCAACAGCTCCATGAGATGACGTGTGTTATCAACAATAATATCATCCCATATATAGATTCTCCCTCTATGATGAAGTCTGATCTATGTAGAAGACTGAGTTGTACTGAAAGTGATGATATGAAGAGCTGTATTGGGTCTATGATAGAGACTATCACAGAGTCTATAGAATGTGATAGAGTATTAAAGAATATAGATACCATATCAAAGAGATTCAATATAGTTAAAGTAGCACAACCTAGTATCTTCTATGAAGATGCTATCACAGAATCCATCTACAATATCTGTGAATTGATAGATACGTATAATATGGATCTAAAGAACAAGTTCTGTGTAGCATGTGAGTGTGCTCTATATTCAGCATATTCAAACTTAGATCCTATATCAGAAGATATCAATCGAGTATCAGATGTAACAGTATTAGAGAACGTAACAGACTACTTCATGATCAACTATGGTAGGAATCAGATAGAGAACTTTATTGATCTTATAGAGTCTGCTGCTAAGTCTGATATCTTCATTGGTGAACAATTGACTCCATATATCTCTCACTTGAGAAAAGTAAATGGTAACCAGTATACAGAAGAGATGGTATATGAATCTGTAAACAAGGGATATCAAGAGAGACTGGATGAAGAAGCAAATAGAAAGTATAGAGATGAAACTATACTTGGATTGGCAGAGAACCTAGATCAGTATGATGCTATAAGAAGATCTGCCGAATCTATGGTATTCAAAGAAGACTTCCAATCTCCAGAAGAGAGAGTTAAAGAGTTTATCACCAAGATAAAGATGTTGCCAATGCAGTCTATGTCAGCATTGAAAGCTGCTATTACTGCTATACTTGTCCCATGTAGAGCAGAGGATATTGGTAAGGGAACTCATAATGCTCTTTCTATAATCTTCTATGCTATCTGTACCCTAGGTTGGTTCTCTATTGGTGGTCCTCTTGGTGGGCTATTTGGATCTGTAGTATCATATATAGTAGCCAAAGCATCTCAGAAAGCATACCTAAAGGATGCTATTACTGAATGGAGAGAACACAGATACTCTGTAGCACGTAAGATAAAAGAATCCACAGATCCAGAGAAGAAGAGACGTATGGAAGCATATATGGCTCAAGTAGACGTAACCATAAGCAACTTAGAGACTAGATATGATTCCATGAGAGAAAGAACGGCAGAAGAGATAGCAAAACAAACAGATAGAAGAATGGAAGATCCTGAAAACTCTGCTCATTATAGATCTTCTCAGGTTGATCCAGATGGTAAGATAACTCCTACATCTAATCTCTATGATAAGGATCATGAAGAGCATAAAGAAGAAGATAAGAACGATTATAAGAAAGACGCTCCTTCTAAGATAGATAATGATGATGATTTTGAAGATGATGAATACGATGATGATGGGAATCCTAAGAAGAAGGATAATGATTGATATCTAGAAGAAGGAGTATATTGACATGAATGATCTGTTTAATAGCCTCATTCTTCAAGAGGCTACACCACGTCTTGCTAAACAAATGGGTATAAAACCCGATGAACCACCAGACGCAACACAACCACAAACACAGGATAATCAAAACCAAGATCAACTCCCTTCACCAGAAGAAAATGCCCAGCAAGATAATATGCCAGAAGAAGATCCACCCGAAGGAGAAGCACCTCCACAACAAGATGCTGGTAACGAAGAACCTCCTGCAGATCAAGGAGGAGGAGAACAACCTCCACAGGAAGGAGGAGAGGAAGCCCCTCAAGGGGGCGGAGAAGGATCTGAAGAAGGTGGAGATCCTGGAGCTGAGGGTGGAGAAGAAGGATTAGAAGGACCAGCAGGTCCTGAACAAACTGAAGATCCTCTAGATCAGGCTGAATCAGAAGTGTTCTCTAATCTTAAACCAGAGCAGTTTGCTATTCGTATAAAGACTCTTAAGCAGCAGTATAAGAATCTTCATGATACCATCTTAGATACGCTTGATCAGATGAACAAGCTTACTAAGACTTCTTATGATGCTAATATGATAGAGTTTGCTACACGTAGATTACTAGAGCTTAAAGATCAAGTAAGAGATGCGCTAGTAGATGCATTCCCTACAAGAACTTATGTAGAGAATGAGATAGAGATACAGAAAGCAACTGCAGCATTCAATCAGATCTATAATATAATCAATACTGTCTATGATGCACGACTTAAGAGAGCTGCTAAGTATGATAAGGACAACAAGTCTCTTATCAATAGACAGAAAAGCTTTGATCTTACTTCTGAAACTGAAATGTAACACACAAACAACTGGATTACCCATAGTGGTAATCCAGTATTCCTAGTCTATTGTAGGTTTTTTAAGAAATGATTGTAATGGGGCCATAGCAACATATTGATAAATTGGTATGTTATTTGCCCTGTAGGGTCTTAATGATAGGGAAGACCCTACTGCTGCAAAGCTAAACCATTTTGCTTATAATTAGAATACTACCTTTTTCTTTTTTGAAAAAAGTATATAAAAGGAGGAAATATACATGGCATTAGTTGGTACTCCTGTAGGCCAGCAGACTGTCGTTACTGAGGAACAGCTTGAGCGTTTCTATAGTAAGAACGTAATGCGTCCGCTTGCAGAGCAGTTCCTTGGAGTTATCAAGGCAGGTCTCAACGAGCAGGTTGATATATTCAGTGAGCCGTCGAAGTTCTTTATGAACCCTGGTCTCAAGCATCAGATGAAGAACATGTTCATCAATGAGTCGTTCGATAAGAATGACCCTGATATGCAGAGCCCGCAGGCTATTAAAGAGCATACGGATGCAATGAACGCACTCTTCGAGCATGACCTTATGGGCATGATGGAGGCTGCTCCTCTTGGTACATTCAACCCGACGGTTGGTATTACGTTCCCGATGCATAAGAACCTTCTTATGACGACGGTGTTCGATAAAGGCGCTATTCCGAAGGATGTTGCTGCAGGTCCGCAGTTTACTCTTACGATGGAGACTCGTACGCTTTATAGCCCGATCGACAATCGTGAGATTGATATGTTCCTTGAACAGGACAAGATTAAGGATATTGTTGAGTCCGCTGTTCCGCGTAAGGAAGTTGTTATTGCACTCCCTGAGGATCAGACGACGGATGTTCTTACGCTCCTCGGTGCTGTTAACAATGGTGTTTCGAATATCTCCCGTTCGACTCGCGTTACGAAGCTGATCGTTGATCAGGTTTGGGTTGAAGAGGGCGACGAGTTCTACGACACTGCTACACAGAAGATTAAGAAGGCTACTGCTGCTGACGTTGGTCTGAAGCAGGCCGTTCTCACGATCAATCCGATTCACTTCGTTGCTGCATATGGTCAGTATGACCGTACGTTCCAGCAGCGTATTGATATGCGTGTTGCTACAGCTGCAAATGCTGCTACGACACGTAACGAGATCTTCCAGATCGCTGGTTCGATGCATAAGAACCGTTTCACGTTCATGTGCTCGTCTGCTAACGTTAAGGCTGTTGTTCTTTCTGCAGCGCTTGATACGTCCAGCGCAGCGTATGATACGCCGAAGGTTAAGTGGTCCGCACGTACGGATTACTTCGAGATCCCCGATGCTCCGCATATCACGGTTACGATCTCTCCTGAGGAGACGCGTGATATCCAGGCAATGTATAATACGAACCAGCTTACCAAGATTCTCAGCATGATTAAGCTGACGCTTGTAAACTACAAAGACGATAAGATTCTTGAGAAGCTTGATGAGTCGTTCCTGAACCTCCCTGAGACCTCTTCGATCTCTGGTGCGTTCAACTTCGTTCCTGACGACAACTACATGGGTTCCTATGTAGCATGGCGTTATGAGACCTTCATGGATTACCTCGATACTCAGGTTACCTACCTCCTGCAGGTTCTTAACGATGAGAATATGACGGTTTCGATTTTCGGTCGTCCTGAGCTGATCCGTAAGATCTCCCCGAAGGAATACAACTACGCAACTCCGTCGAGCATTGGTCCTGTTATGCTTGATTATAAGAAGACTGTCAAGACTTCTGATAACCGTGTATATCAGTTCATCAGCTCGAACAAACTGCGTAACGATAACAACTTGATCATTATCCTTTGCCCGCGTAATTCGACGCGAGTAATCTATAAGATCTTTGATTATCAGCTGTACGTCGGTAACGACATCCGCGATACGAAGAACTATCAGCTGCCTGCTGTGACGGCATTTGAGCGTTGGCTCCTTGTCGAGTATCAGCCTGTTCAGGGTCGTATCCAGATCGTCAACCCGAGTGGTCGTAGAGAAGACATTGAGAACAAGACTCCTGTTGATCCGAATCGTGCTCTCAATGACTACACTGCCAACAAGGTTGGTTATCGTAGTGATGGAAATGGTGGCAACCAGCAGTATCTGCATGCAGAGCTCAAGCCTCAGTCCCATACTGCACGTTCTGCTATCAACCCGAGCACTCTTGCTCCTGGTCAGTCGCCTGCAGCTGGTCAGACCACGCCGCATGCGGTTAACCCGCCGAACTACGCAACGACTCACCCGTCTGGTACTCCCTGATAATACCATAAACGATATTGACTTAGATACTTTCATTTCCCGTAGGGCTATAAGTCCTACGGGATTTATAATGTCTCATAAAAAAAAAAGAATGGGGATTAGATCCCCATTTAGTTACTCAAGAGGATACTTTTCGAAGTACCTCTCGATTAAATTGGGTTTGTCTATACTGCTTGCATCAGCGATTGCTCTAGCAAACCCAATTTTGTTTTGACAAAACGCCATAAAGTTTATATAATATGGATGATTATCCATACCAAAAACCATATGACGTTTTGCCCTATTTGTTATTCTCCGTATAGCTCCATCAAGATCTTTTCCAGATCTCTTCTGTTTTCCAGATAGCCAGCTATCAAGATCTAACAGATCCTGATAAATGGCTATGGAGTTATGGAACTCATCTCTGGAGAATTCAGAGAATATTGTCATAACATCTGGCTTCATACTATCGCCCCCTTTCATACCTATAATATATAACCAAAATTATCAGTTTTTACAAAAAAAGAAGATACTCGTTTGAGTATCTTCTGTTATTGAATTCTTCTATCAATCAACAAAGTGAGGGCTTAAGATACTGATATAGTTTATCTGTATCATCTCTGATAAGAATAGTATTATCTCCAAGCATAGTACCCCAAGGAACTTCATCTTTCTTAATAGGGATTTCTCCCTTATCAATTCTTCTGAAGATAACCTCGGAGTTTCTAGCTACATTGATGATACTCTTTGCAAGATATTTGCCATTAGCATTACGGGCTTCTCCCTTAAGAGGGATGCTGATAATACAGAACCCCTTATAGTTGATCATGACATATCACCCTTTCTTAGTCTTTGTCTCATCTACGTACTTTAAAAACTCTTCTTTGTTCTTATTGTACCCATAGATGATTTCTGAATAATGCATACCAAATAGCCTTCTTATGAATGCACACTTATCTTTGTTCTCCCTATTATACACACCATATCCCATAATCTTTAGCTCACTAAGATCATGGTTATAAGAGAACTTGATAAATGGACGCTTTTTATACCCAGGGTCTAATGTAACTGATGTCTTAATCCAATCCATTCCCATATAATGTAGTTCTTTATCTACATCGTGTTCTGCTAATGCTATATTGTATCTAAGCTCTACAAGCTCCTCATAACTCAATATAGTCATAGCATATAGATCTTCATATGGTTTAGCTGCTAATGGACTCATAGAGAACATCTCTTCGGCAAAGCTATTGATATCCAATATAAGTTTAGGCTTTATAGCATCTTCCATATAAGATGGACTGATAAAGAATCTATTGGTTAATCTGATCAACGGATTATAACCAATAGCATTGTTCAAATGATTGAGATAGTTGCATCTATGCTCAGTTAGATTTTGCATCAATAGATCTTCACTATCCCCTTCAGAAATAGATCCCAAAGAGCTGTAAAATTTTGCAAGATCTATCAGAGCATCCAATAGCCTATCAGTATACTTTGATGATACTATAAGAGTGGCCAAAGAATAGCGTTTATTACTGATATTCTTGTATGCAAACCAGTTGATACTCTTCTTAACCCTCTTAAGAAAAGGCAATAGAAAAGTGCTGTTGGGTATATAATCTCCCATATTGTTTATCAATAAACTACTATCATTGATAGCAACGGTGAGATTATGAGCAGCAGCAATAAGATCTACCACATTCTGTTCGTCATTAAGCCACCTAGTATCATGCATTCTAAGATTGAGAATATCAATATAATATGCTCTGTCAAACTCAGAGACATGTTGAAATATCATACCACTGATATCTCTATATACAGGAACTGCTCCGTTATTTACAAGACAAACATACTCTTTTGGAACGTTGATGGTTATCTTGAAAGATATCTCATCTTGTTTATTTATCTTATAATCAAAAGACGCAGTCTTTGGAGGTATATCTATAATTCTATAGATACTAGCCTTTAATATATCAAGCTCTTTAGTATCCAAGAAAATATCCTTAGTATTCTCGGATAATACTGGAGATATTGGTTTGATTAGATTGATCAGCCTAATTAATTCTTGACGAGGTATAACATTTGTCTTATAAATTCTTAAATCGATACAGATTCCTTTTACTTTAAACATCTCTATTCTCCTTTTTGAATATTGGATTGCACCTCTACCCATGCGGCTTAGGCGATAGGTCAGATAAAGGACCTAGTAGAAGTTGATTACATGTGGTGTAAGACTGAGCAGTTTGTTCACCAAACTTCTCCTATCAAATGATCAATATACCCTATGATATTACTCTCTATCTGCTTATAGTTACATGCATAGAGAATCTCATAGTATGATATACTATTGAACAATTTGTATATATAAGAACACCAATCAGGGTTCCTACCATCATTCAATGTATACATCTCTATTGTCATCAAACTTATACGATCTATGGAAGTTATCTTACAGAATCCTCTCCTCTTTCTGTCTGGATCCATATTTTTAAGGCAAATGTCATTGGTTTCCACTCTTGCCATATAGATACCATTCTCCATATCATATCTAGCATCAGCAATATACTGTGCTATTGCTATTACTCCTTTCTTGCTATTGATTACATTAAGAGGACAAACGCCCTTAAAATGATCAACAAGAGTTTGGTCAGCATTGAAGTCATCTTTAGTAAAAGCTGATACTCTTACGCTGATACTACCCTCACATCTGCTTATGGTATCAGAATAATCTAAGAAGCAGTTAGTATACAACTCGTGTATACCATCAGGATTTACAGGCACTAAGTTTAAGAAGTTTAGATATTCATATCTGGCCTCTGTAAGAGAGGATAACAGTTTAGTATTATCAGTACTCTTATCAGTCAGATACCAAGTAGCAATATCCGAAAGTTTCTGCATAAGGTTTTTTACATATGGAGAAGTTGCTAGGGTAATAAGAAGGCTATTATGGTTGAGGTCACCCATATTGGCGCATCTATCCATATATTCATTAACCTTCTTTAAGAAGAACTCCATAGGAACTGTTTTCATATCGCTAGAGATTCTATTAGCATTAGATGGAGCATTATCATCTGTAGCACTGATAATGATATTGTGTGTTAGAGATATGATTCTAACGAATCTATCAATATTAGCATTCATTATAGAGCACATCATGAATCTAAGATAATTCATGAAGTACTCCTTATCGAAATCTGGTATGCACTGCAATACCACATGGGGTATATCAAGAGCAAATCTATTAGGCGTGAATGCTATTCTATACTCATGTGGTACAGCAAGGCTGATCTTGATATGATAGAAATCACATGTATTCTCATCTTCTATACACTCATACTTGAAAGATCTCTTTGAAATACTAAGATCTTTTAGTAGATTTTTCATCTTCTCAAGATAAGACTTTTCTATTAGTAGTACAGGACCATCGCTTTCACTCATTTCGTATGCATATTCTATTATAGATGCTACAGATCCCACAATGTCATTAGGAACTGGAACTATTCCCTTGGTATTATCCACAAAGATATACTCTGTTTCAATTTCTGCATTTACCTTCATTTTGAACAACTCCTTTTCTTTATGACCAATTGCTTACACACATATATAATATATAACCATACAACCAATTGTGGAAGGAGATGATATAGATGCCTAGAGCACTTAATGATTATAATGCAGATAGAGCAGAATCTTCTAAGAAGAAAGATGATAAGAAGCCATTTGTACAACCTAGAAAAGTGGCTATGCATATAAGCTCAATGGCTCCTGGATGGGAAGCACAAAAAAGAAAACAAATAGATACCCATACACAGTAAAAAAAAGAATGGTGCTGTCACCACCATTCTCTTCTGCTCACGGAAACATGAGGCCGATGCATCCGATCTGCCTATTCTCTGCATCCCGTACGGCCTCTCCAGGAGAGACTACGTCGTTACACCCTGCCGCCTTTGCAGCCTTTGCTGCAGGCAGGGATGCCACGTAGATGACATCATCCTGAAGTTCAGGGAGCTCTCCAATGAGTTGCGGATCTTGGGTATGAAACTTGGGCATCTCAAGCTCCATCCCATCGATGGACACGGTGATGTTTCCGAGATTCTCGACCTTGCCGCCTACGCGGAGAACCTTCTCTGGGCTTTCCTTCGGCAGTACCGCGATGACCTTCCCGCCGTCAGCTGGCTGACGGTCATAGAACATAAGGTCATGCGGTGTGAGATTGATAAGCTTTGTCATGGTGAATTCCTCCTATATAGAACCAATGCTTACACTTTTATAGTATATAACTCAAAAAGCCAGCTTTTACATGTTCACTATAAATACCCCACCAAAACATCGTAGTAATCTAGTTATGAATCGGAGGGATATGATAGAATGGATAAAGAGAAGCAGCAACTGCAGCGTATGTATGATGATATAGAAGCTGCAGTGGCAGAAGTGAAGAGAGATCCTTCTGTTGAAAACGTCAATGATCTTAAGCTTTATTTGAATAAATACTTTGATCCTGCAAAGTGTATCAATCTTCTTTACACACAGAATACAGATAAACTCTTCTTTGGAGTATATGCACTTCCAAGGATAAATGCTGCAGATGTAATGAAGATTCTGTTTGGATCTCCAGATGGTGAAAGATTTATTGTTAAAGAATATGATCTTGAGTTAGACTCTCGTCTATTTGATGAGAGAATAGATCTTACAGCTGCTCAGATCACAGCAGTATTAATTCATGATATTGGACACTTGGTAAATGATTCTGCTCCAGTATATACTGTCAAGAAAGAACTAGATCGTTATATGGCTAATAAGGGAACTACCCTTAAAATCCCTGAATCTATCCATTATCGTAATCTCTTGGCATATGGTTTTGCAGATTCTATGCGTAAGTATACAGCAATCTTTGAAAAAGATCATTATGTAGCATCTGAGCTGACAGATGAGTTCATTGATTGGTGCGATTTCTCTGGACTGATTACATCAGCATTCAATGCTGCATCTAGACTTGGGTATAATCATAATAGAGAGATTGTGAATAAGTTTATTGTTTTCTCATGGGTATTGAGATTCTATATGGATATTGCCCATAACCGCATTCCTGCTATCATGGGAATCAAAGACTGTATTGAACTCTCTCCATCTCAATTAGAGAAGAGAGAACTTAGAAAACTTGTTGTAGAGATCTCTAATATAGATGATTCCGAGTTGATCACTGAAAGTACGGCAAAGATTCTTAACGAAGTAAGATCCATGATTACCAAAGATTATCATATGAAGTCATATGATACATATGCTATCATGGAAGCAGTAAAAGATGATATTGTAGATCTTATACTCAAGAAAGACTCTATTGATGAGAACGAACCAGATGGATTGGATAATCTCTTAGGAGAGATCAACTCTAAGATGTCTCATATACAAGACTACGTAGAGAATGATGGTTCTCTTTCCAAGATAGAACTGAAGCAATGGAATCAGATGTATACTGATCTTGGAAAAATGAGAACAGCTCTTACCAAGGGGCAGTTGTTTACTCCTGCTAAACATATGGTAAATTCATACTCTAACATTGATGGCGAACAGTAAGAGATAACTAACAGTACTACTCCGTTTGGAGTAGTACTACCATATTATCTCTTTTGGATATATACAATAGAAATGAATAGTATGGAATACATACTATTACTTAGTCATTTTCATCTATGAGGAGGAATTTTAAAATGGCAGCTTTTAGCAGTTATGGGAATCAGAATCAGATCTCTCCTACATTGTATGGATACTCTCTATTCAACAAGGACTCTGCTATTGATAAGACAATGATGTCTTTCAGTATGTGGAAGACTACCATTAAAATGGCTATCTATCCACTCATTGAATCTGATGATGACCAGATCAAATATGATCGTAAGAATGGAATTGCAATCTATCTTACTCCTCAGAAAGCAATGATGTTTGCACAGATTCTCAAAGAGTTTAGAGATAAGTGGCAGACAGATGATCTCAAAAAAGTAGACAACAGTGGTATCGTATCAGGACAGAGTTTGGTAGCAGTATGCTCTCCTCAGTTCTTTAATAAAGATCCTAAGACAACTGGTCCTTCTATTGTTGTTCGTAGAGTGACAGATGATGGTCACGTAGAAGCATCATATGCATATGAATGCAAAGTGAACTTTTATAATGCAATTAGAGATTATGACGAAAAGACTGGTAAGTATAAACAGGATTTCTCTCAGTTCAATAATGTAGAGCTTGATACTATTATCATGCAATTGGAATCATACTTCTCTGCTATGACGAATACAGTAGCGTTTACTGTAGCAGAGTCTTTATATCCTACATTGGATAAGATTGCATCCAAACTTGGTGTAGATCTGAACTCAAACTATAATGGTGGACAGTATAAGAGTAATAGCTACTTTGGTGGGAATGGAAACAACAATAAACCACAGCAACAAAATCCTGGAACAGCGGGATATACAACAGGAAGCTTAGAGGGTCTTCTCTCTAGTTAATATATCTCTTAATAGATGAACAAGAGAACAGCTGAAGATACAGCTGTTCTTTTTTTTTATGGTAAGCTGATATGGAAAAAGAAAAGAATATCTTCGTAGACTTTGATACTCTGTTTGATACAGCATATGGGTCTGCTAAGTATATACTGTCAAAGTATCCTAACTCTAAGTATATTATAAAAGATGCATACTCATGGACACCATACTTCCTAAAGTGTAAAGTACTTACTAGAGATGACTTCAATCCTATAACAGTAGTACTTAAAGAAGAATACAAAGATCAAGCAGAGACATTGTATGAAGAATTAAGAACAAGACATTGGGATGAGGTACTAAGTAAATCTCCGCATACCGACATCATACGATTGATAAACTCTGGGTATGGAGAATATGGATACACAATATACGTCAACTGTTCTCATCTTAGCGAACAAATGTTAATGGAGAGGATAAAGAGAGATTGGAAATCAGAGATGGATATCGATGATGCCAAACGATTCTTCTCTATGTTTATATACAACGTGGATACCCTAATGGATAGAGTAAAGAATGTAGATGGAAAGAGTCTGTATATCTACTACCATAAACCGAACTTTATAAACTATAAGGAACAGATTCCGAATGAGTCTGTCTTACCATTAGGGATGACAAATACAATTGTGTTTATAGAGCCATATCGTAATCTGATTATACCAGATGATTGCGATATGACTCCTAATGATTTGGAGGTAGATCTAAATGGTAGTATCAAAGGGATCAACATCTGAGGTTAAAGTAGTAACCAATATCGTAGAAGAAGATGCTCTTCGTAAAGCACAGTTGAGAGCATTGAAGATCTTCTCTGATGCAGTGTCTAAGACGTATGGTCCTATGGGTGGATATACTGCATATAGCCTTATGGATAGCAATTCTAAACTCAAGGCTGTTATGCATAACTATACCAAGGATGGATTTACTGTTCTTAAACATGTAGATGTAGATAAGCCCATTGAGTCTCTTATTAAAGATGAGATTCGTGATATCTGTGCTCAGGTTATCAAGAAGGTTGGAGATGGTACCACATCTGCAACAATGATGTCGTATTTCCTCTTTAGGCGACTCTATGATCTCCATCGCAATGCAGGGATTCCTAAGCGTTCTATTATTAAACTCTTTAAAGAGATGATTGCTGAAGGAAGTAAGAGAATTGTAGAACATGGTCATACTGCAACAGTAGATGATATCTACAATATTGCGCTTACATCTCTTAATGGCAATGAAGAGATGGCCAATATCATCAAAGGAATCTATGAAGACTCTGGTATGGATGTATTCATCGATGTTGCTATCTCTAATACAACTGACCATACCATCAAAACGTATAATGGTATGAGTTATGAGTCTGGTTATATTGATCCAGCATTTGTAAACAATGCAGCTGATCAGACTTGTGAGCTTATCAATCCAAAAGTATATGTATTTGAGTCTCCTATTGATACTCCAGATATGATCAACAACGTACGAATGATTCTTGATAAAGAAACATTCCAGCCTGTTGCAGAGATGCAGAAGGCTATGCAGGCTAATAAACAGTATAAGGGTCCTCGTCCTCGTGCTGTTATTATTATCTCTCCTCATATCTCAAGAGATGCAAACTCGTTCATTGATAGTCTGATTAGTCAGTTCACCTCTACATCTGTAGAGCATCGCTTCCCAATCTGTCTGGTAACCAATATTGCCAATGATAATAACTTCCTCACAGATATTATGAACATGACTGGTGCTAAGTTCATCAAGAAGTATATTGATCCCAAGGCATATGAGAATGATAAGGTTATCAATCTTGCTCCTACAGAAAGCAATATTACAACCTTTGGTGGAGAAGCAGAGAAGATCATTGTAGATGCTCTGACCACTCGTATCATCAATCCGAAGAATATGTATGATAAGGATGGAAACCATACAGAGTTCTTTAAGAATTATATTGATCAGCTTGAAGTACAGCTTAAGATGTACGAAGAGACTCGTGAAGAGTTGGTTAAGATTGGTAATCTTAAGCGTCGTATTAATATCCTCAAAGCTAATATGGTAGAGCTCTATATTGGTGGTATTGGTATTGCTGATCGTGATGCACTCAAAGATTCAGTAGAAGATGCAGTATTGAACTGCCGCTCTGCTGCTAAAGATGGAGTTGGCTATGCAGCTAACTTTGAGGGACTGCGTGCATTCAATGAACTCGATAGCGAGATTCTTGAGAAGAAGAAAGAAGTAGAAGCAGATGAGAATGCATCTGCAGAAGACAAATACATTGCTTCTCTCCGTTATACCATTACAAGTGTCATTCTCTCCTCTTACGTAGAGCTCTGTTCTAACATCTATCTCCCATACTATGATTACGATGAAGATCTTGCACGTAAGATGGTATTTGCAAGTATTACGTTTGATCCTTCTCAGTATAACCTCAAGGAGCAGTGCCCATTTAATATCATTGATGAAGCATTTGATGCTAAGGTTCTTACTTCTATTCAGACAGAACCTGTTATGCTCGATGCTATTTCTCGTATCATTACTCTCCTCTTTGATACGAATCAGTTCATTGTTCCAGATCCTCGATTTAATGTATACTCAATGGATGCCATTGAAGAAGGATATCAGAATTCTGATGATACAATGGTAGTAGATAATACTAAGAAGACCGAGAAGAAAGAAGAAGTCTCTGTAGAAGAGTTCCTTAACGAAGAGAAATAAAACTTTATAACTTTCTCTACATACAATTACAGCTTTTCATAAAATTCCTCACTATATGTCGGTAGGCTTATTAGTCTACCGACAATTCATTGTATGGAGAGAATTACCATGGATATGACAATCAGTGATTACTTAAAGAACCCAGCAGGTGGTAGAAACCACATGTTAGGCCAAACAGAAGTAGCCAAAGCAGTATATACTGACAAGTTTAACAAGATGATGCTTAAGCATGCTGGTAAGATTAAGTACTTCTTGTTTAAGAAGAATGATGATACTAGATATACTATACTGATCAAACTACCATCTGAGAATATAGAGAATCTAACGTATGATGTGGTATTAGACTTCTATACCAAAGATGATGTGAATCTTAAACCAACCAATCTAAACAAATATTATGTGCGGTTCTTCTCCAATGATCCTAACTTCACTTATACCTATGCATATGCATTCAATAAGAATAAGATGGTAGTACCTGAACTAGTAAACAAACTTAGTCCACAATCAGTAAAGAAGACACCACATATTACGAATCCAACAACTACTTCTGGTTATGTAAAATCCCTCTATGTAGCATACTTGTTCTTTGAAATGAAGGGGTTCATGAACAAGTTGAACTGGATGGATGCACAGAAGTTTACTTCTTCGGCTTTACAAGAGTTGGTAATGACCTGTGATAGAAAGATAACGCAGACCAATGACATGAAGAAGATTCAGACTGCCACTAAGAATGGTAGTATGACGATTGCAACTGGGGATGAGGATGCTGGCCATCTTAATTATAAAGCTAGAGGGGCCGCTCATATGACTAAGATGATCAGTAAGGTTAAGAGGGTTAACCGCATAACAGCATCCAATAGCACATCACATACAGTCAGTAAAGTTAAAAAGATTGGTAAAAGGTAGTAAACTTTTTATCAGTAACTTACTATATGACTGCGAGAGGGATTTCTTTAGAGGAAAGAGGAGAGAAAGCTCATGTATGAAGAAAACATAGAGACAGAGAATGATTTGTCCTACCCAAATCAAAGATTCTATGCTCCAAGATTTATACTTGATCGACCACTGTACAAACCAGGACAGAAGATACAGGTAGTAGATTTTGTAAATACCAACTTGTATGCTCAGGGCGCTCAAGTTGCTATGCATAACTCTGCTATCAATTCACAGAATAACCTGAAGCAAACCACTTTACCTCAAAACCCATATCAACCACCGATTGATATGTGGACACCTCAAACTCCAGAAGAAAGAATCTTTACTCATATAAGAGGAGCTATCATAGCACCAGTACATCGTCTATTTGGTATGGCAGATGATGATGAAGCTAATAACATGATAGACTACTTCTACGTGACAGCTAAGCGATGTTATAACTCGGATACAAAGATGAAGGATGGTAAACTCTCCATAGGATTTAGAGATCATTGTACAAACTACATGAACTACTTTGAGAGATTCTATGATGATGAGTATCAGCTGTTGAGTCTATATGCTCATGTGAAGTATATGACAGACTGTGAAACTGATAACTATTCGTTAGATGCTTTCCTTCATGATTTATGGAAACATTTTATCAATCCTAATGCATCTTATCAGTCTCAATATCTAAACTATAAGATTGATAAGATGAATATCGAACAATACAATCTTGAACTAAACTACAAGAACAACAAGTCTCCAGTATTAGAGTATACAGATTATCATGCTAAGATAATGCTGAAGATATCTGTTATGCAGAATATGATGATTCCTATGCTAACTCACTTCATCATTAAGAAGAAGATACATGCTAGTGAAATCAAAAATGTTCTACTGAAATCATTCGATTTGTTCTTCCAAGCTGCTAAGATGGTATACAATATAGATCTCATCTCCAAGATATTTGAGACTACATTCTCTAACGTATCTAAGAATACCACTAGCAATGCTGTATTATGGGATATGCAAAATATACGTGGTAGAAACTCTACTACTCATTCATCAGAGACTGTAGAGAATATCATCATGCAGATCATCCCTAAATATACTTATGATAAGAACATTATCCATTTCAATTACAATGCTATCAATCGTGATATCAAGTTTAGAGTTACTGATGTACCATATGAGTATTCATTCGTAGTACTCTCTTCTTCAGTAAGAGATGATGATAACAACTCCGAATGTGATAAATTTGAAGCACATGCTGCTAAACTTAATGAAGCTATATTGATTCAAACATTGGTCAACTGTTCTACCACTATGGATAGAATAGAGATCAAATATGGACCATTTGATGAGAATGAGATAGAGTTCTACTATCATCAGATGTGTCGTAATGGAAAGTTTGTTGTAAACTCTCTTCAGAAAACATTAGTAACCTACTTATTTGCTAAAGAGTTTGATGATCCACAATCTGCTAAGATTGTTAACCTACGTCAGTATATTATACTGATCATTGCCGCTAGAAGACTATTAGAGTCCTATAATCTATTCCAACTTCCATACATGATTGGTGGTAAAGTGAATAGAGTAGTCACTCGTAAGAATATCAACAAAAAAGAACTGCAGAAGATAGAAGCATCTAAGTACTATCCTCTTATCCATGATAAGTATAACAATGAGAAGATAGAACAAGATGTCATTCTCTCTCTTATTGCACAGATACTATCATCTGAGTTCCAGACTATTGACTATTACAACCAACAGAATAATGGGCTGATTATCAACGTCATACCAGATATAGTATCAGAAGAAGTATGCAGATTTGTTATGTTGATTTGATACGTGATATGAGAGTATGGGCATACACTCCCATACTCTTTATTTTTTATCATAGAGATATACTATACCAATGAGAAGGAGAGTAAACAATATGGAAGATAATGGATATGTAGTTGCACTTAAAGCAAATACAAAAGAAGAAGAGGATATACTATCATATCTATCTTGTATCGATAGAGATACATTGTTTCCTTTGCTGAAAGAGATGCTACGAGTATATGGAGAGAATGGGCACCAATATACAAAGTTTAGTAATACTTATAGCATCAAAGATACTTTCGGAGAGTATGCTATAGATAAGATCTATTCACAACTAAACAAAGAGGTTATAGACGAACCAGAAACAAGAGAGTGGTTAGAAGGATTAGAGTATTCTACTATAGAGACTCCATTGTTCAAACGGGCTATAGAAGAGTTCCCATCTATTCTAAACAACAAGTATCTTGATGAGCTGAAGCAATCTTTCTATAGCGAAGATAATAAAGATGGTATCTTATGCAAAGATCTTATATGGGAGCTATATGATGAATACAAAGTACCATTGGTACCAATCTATATCATGTTTAAAGAAGAGAATACTGATGAAGTAAAAATCATTGTTATTCTCTTTGATATACTTAAGTGCAAGGATGGTAAAGACTTTGCATTTAAAGAATATCAGTCTATGTGTGGATATATCTATACTGATAAACAATCAGACAAAAAATAAACCAAAGTTCCTGTACAACTTTGGTTTGCCATACAAAATAATGGACATGTTGTTTTTGCCTATGATATTAGTTTATCTAAGATATATGGTTTCTATATCTTTTGCAGCTATTACTGCTGCATTCCTATACTCTTCATATCTCTCACAGACCGAAGAGTCTTTGAAACCATATAGAGGGTTAGCCATATTGTAATACTCCATAATGAGCTTTACAACAGGATCATCCTCTTGCTTTTGATAATCTGTATTTATCATAAGCAATAGTCCTCCTTTCCTAGATTGAAAGGGGTCTGTACAGGTCATCCTTTCAAGTATATAATATATAACTAGAAAAGAGGACTATTACATCCCATACTCACTAGAGTATGGGATAAGTTTGTGTTTAAAAGGAGTTTATGAAAATGAGACTTTGGAACTCTAAACTAACAAAGATTGGGATAGTTAATGGCATAGATGAAGTTGTTGGAGGAGCGTATGATAAGAGAAGTCAATATTCTAATATTGCATACTCTCTATACGTACTCAACTGCACTGATACTAATACTATACTTACCAACTATCCTGAGATATTGGATAACGATATCTGCAATGGACTTCCAGAACTTATTATGGATGCTACAACCAAAAGGTACTTATTCTGTGAAGGTAAGTATATATGGGATGGAGATTATGTAACAGAGGATAAGAATATACAAGTTAGGTATATCTTATTCAACCCATACAATCTAGGTCATGAGTATGGTAGAATACTTGCTGTATTATTAGCAGATTATCCAAGTGAGATAGATTATGCTAAGTTCAATAACATCATACTCTTAGACAATATAGATATACATAGCAAGGTATCTATATTAGATCAAGCATTTGCTAAGTGTAAGAAAGCTATGGCAAAAGCAAAGAAGTGTAGGGGTAAGAACAAAGAGGAGAGTAATCTCATGGGTAGAAAGAAGTATAATAAAAAGTTTGTAAGGAAAGAAGGTGTCTAGAGTGACTGAAGAAGAAACAATGCACAAATTCTTTAAGTACGTCAAAGAAGAATTTCCATCATTAATATATGCTATATTGAATACTGCAAAAGCTGCATACAAACCAATGGCTGCCAATATAAATAGGTGTGCTATAAACCAGAGAAATTGGAGAATGTATCGAGTTGATCTAGGAGGTAATGGCAGACACAGAAACATACGAAAAGCTATACGCCTTATGGCTAATAGCAAACGTCCAAGAATAAATGTTGTAATAAGTGATATATCAAGCATAGACGATATTGATGTTGAGATAAACGAAAGAGATAGAACTCCAATACTTAAGTGGCTAATGCAAATGCCTATGTCAGACAAAGGACCAGAAAGGGGAATATCTAAGGATCTAAATTGTCTCAAGGATCATAAGATATGAATACACAACTACAAGATGCTTTAAGGGAACAACTACATCAGTTGTTCCCTGAAGCTAAAGATGCTAGTGGTAGAACAGAAGTTACTATCAACTGTCCCTTATGCGAAAGAGAAGGAAATCCAGACTTTGGAAGACATATGTATATCTCTCTAGGATGTGATGATAAACCTCCTATGTATAACTGCTTTAAAAGAGATACACATAGGGGATTATTATCACAATCGTTCCTAGAGGAGTTTTCCAAGTACCCCCAGTATGTAGACGCTGAATTGATGGAAAATGTTGAAAAAGCGTCTAAGGAGGCTTCTAATTTAGGCGCATATCGGCTAAATAAGAAGCGTCAATATGGGTTTTTCATACTACCATCAAAAAATAATGCACTTTCTGAAGCAAAATTGAATTATATCAACAATCGTTTGGGATTATCATTGAATTATCAAGATCTTAAAGAGAACAAGATCATCTTAAACATACTCGATCTGATAAGATATAACAATATCAGATCTAATACTAGATCTGATTATATCTTGGAATATTTGAACACATACTTCATAGGATTCGTTACTAATACAAATGGTTCTGTTATTATGAAGAATATAGCAGATCCAGAGAAAGTACAGTTACCTGAATCTATAGATTCCAGGTATATAAAGTATAATATAGTAGATAACGCAGAAACTGGGTATTATGCAATACCTAGCAATATAGATCTACTATCTCATATAGATATAAGAATAGCAGAAGGTACGTTTGATATACTATCTGTATTCTATAACGTATGCAATCAAGATAAGTTGAACAATATCTATATCTCCATAGGAGGTAATGCATATCTAAATGCTATAAGATACTTCTGTACTACGATTGGTATAGTAAATGCTACATACCATCTGTATATAGATAATGATATTCCCAATCATATCTTACCAGATATAAAAGAGATAATAACTCCATTGCATGATGTGTATATACATATCAATGCAGCTCCTGGAGAGAAGGACTTTGGGGTTCATCCATCTAGAATAAACGAGTATGTGTACAAACTATAAGACATAAGACAAAAAATAAACCAAGCTCCTGCACAGCTTGGTTATCATAAATGCTTTCAAACCCATATCCTTAGCTAATTAAGACTTTCTGCAGATTCTCTGCAAGTCTTATAGCAAATCTTTTATAGTTAGGGTTTACATCACACACATTGACACCTGGGAGATGGTCAATTGGGTATAATGCATTTACCTCATCCTCCATTAGTTTAACTAATGCTGGATCTATATCTAAAGATTTCTTAGACATAGGCTTGTCCTCCTTTCTATAGAATGGAAGAACTTCTGTGCAGGTCTGTTCTTCATAGATATAATATATAACCAAGAAAGAGGACTATTACATCCCATACTCATTAGAGTATGGGATTATTTCTATTCGAAAGGATTTTGTTATGATAACTCCTATGCAGAATGCATTCATTACTGCAATAGATTGGGGAACAAGATTTCCTGTAACGATATACAACTCATATGGCAGATTCTATAATATGGGTAATCCATCATCTGTCTATAATGAATCTAAAGTATTTTTTGATTCTAAGTATACTGCTTGTCTTAATCTACTTAGATCACTAAGTGGACTAAAAAGGCATGATAGTAAAAAATCTAGAAGAAAGGTATACTCTAAATGGGAAAGCAGGATTAAGCGTATAAGAGATACAATACCAGAGAAGAAGTATAATTGGTTTCTTATAAGATATCATATCCTATCTAATATGGTAATAGATATGATACCTCCATTCAGTATACTAGCAATAGAAGATCAACCAATATTCTATGCAGATAGCTATAACAGCATAATCCCTATAGATGATTCATGGTTATCTATCATGAGAATAGATATACTATTCGCTTTCATACTAGCAAAAGCAGAGAATAAGGGAATAGATGTAATGCGAATACCTCCTACTTATACTTCAACTACATGCCCTATGTGTGGAAGTAGAAATAGTGATAATAGAGATAAGAGAGTCCATAGATATATATGTGATACATGTGGTACTGTATTGAATGATGACTCTATAGCCGCATTGAATATACACAATGAAGCATATAGACAAAAGTTTGGAAGATTTGTCGGAATGGATCCAGCACTGTATGGAGATACTAAAAAGATTGTAATGTTGAAACAACAACAAGAGTATATAGAGATTCCTCATGATCATATATTAGAACAAGAGACATACGTCAATATGGATTATAGTAGTATGCTAATGGCTATACATCATGAGTTAGGAAAAGCATAGAGAAAGAGGAACTAATCCTCTTTCTTTTTTTTTCTGATTCAAGCCTACTCGATCACATCTTAATAACATGGATGATTGGAGGTTATTTTATGGGTTTTACTAATACCTCATATAGAGATACGGCAGATAGTATAGTAAGCTCGTTTCAACAAAAATATAGCAAAGCTGCTCCTTATTATAAATTCATAGACAAGAAGCCTACTACAGTTGACTATTGGAATCTTAGCACTACTCGTACTACATTCGATATGGCAACTGAACAGGCTTATGATCAGTTAGGAGACGAGTCTCCTTTAAGATTCAATAAAGTTAAGTCTTTCCAGATATATGGATTGACTAAGATGCATATAGATCTCCAGATAGGAGAGTTTGGTCCAGAATCATCTCCTATAGAGGGAGATGCATATATCCTTCCTAATACTATCATACCATCAGCAGATGATTACTTTACCATCTTATCTCTATATGGGAAAGATGCAAAGATGGTATTCAGGGTTACAGAAGTACAGAAGGATACTATAGATAATGGAGCAAACTTCTATAGGATCCATTATGTACTAGATAGACCAGATATGGATGCTATCAAGCATCTCAATAGACAGACTGTAAAGATCTTTGAGTATATGCCAGGTAACGTAGGTACTAACTTTGTTACATTGATGGAAGATAAGGATAAAGCTGCACTAGATGCTCTTGCAGATATGATAGGTAGGATAAGACAGTTCTATATAGATCTATTCTATAAGAAGAATATACAAACCTTTGTCTATCTATACAATGACGAGTACCTATTCTATGATCCATATCTTATAGAGTTCCTTATAAGAAATAAGATCATGCAGAGTTCTAATGATGACTTCTTGTATATCTCTCAGGCTACGTTTAGATCTAGTACATTTTCTATAGAGTATGCTAGAACTATCTTCCTTAACTTTGAAGAAAATGATCGTGAGTTATCTTTGAATACAGCTTACCCTATCCAGATATGTGATCCAAACAGTCTACTTATGGATAGATTAGAAGAATACTTTGAACTTTCTGTACTGAAACAGAACTATTCATTTACCCATCCTATAAACATACTAGATATGGATCTCTTTGATCGTATAGTAAATGGAGAACTGTATGATGAAGAGGATATAAACAATCCTATCTACAGAAACATCATCATTGGATACATGAAAGATGGATTGAGTCATACAATATCGAAAGAATCGTTGGATAGTATACGAGACATAGACTTTAGACCTAGCAAAGATCTATTCTATGAACTTCCACTACTCATGTTTGTGATGACTAAGATACTCTTAGATGGTATGACTGATAAATCTAATGATGATAACTGGGATGTTGAAAACAAGTGCTATATGACACGAAACTGAAAACAAAGTAGTAATCCGATATAAAGGAGGATAAAATGAAATGTCTCAGGCTGTAGATACATACCTTCTTGAAGATATGAAGAAAAGCGAAGATGAAGAAATGATGCATCAGCTTGGTATCGATGAAGAAGGTTTTATGATTGATACAGTAGCATGCTTTGATGAAGAGACTGGACTGTATCCAGAAGATCAAGGTATGCTATTCCCACAACCTATTAGAGAAATTCCCTAAGAAAGGAGTTATCTAAAAAATGGATATCGAAGATATGGTAGATGGCCATTATGACGATGATCTGCATGATGATCCATTGATGGCTATTGTAGATAAAGATCTCGATGAAGAAGAAGATGCAAACGATGAACTTCTCAAAGGAGATCTTTCGGATTCGGATATGATTGATATCGTAGCAGAAATCGATCCTATGGATCCTCTCAGTGTTATAGATCAGGCTATGATTGATTGATCAGACACTGTAATAAATTTTTGTATAAAAAGAGGAAGGTGCAATATAAATGGCAATGAAGAAGATCGTTGATGTAACGTGTGACCAGCCGTTTGCTATGGGATATAGCTCATTTGCTGGTATCTACAAAGAGATCGTTCTCGATACTGATGCAATCCTTAAGTGCCTTGAGAACAAGGCAAAGGTTGCAGAGGTTCTCGCAGATGGTACTCGTGTCCCTCTCCACTTTGGTAACTTTGATGAAGACAATGGCCCCTCGGCAGTTGCTCAGGATGCAGTTCTTGAGACCGATGCAGAGAGCCGTCCTCCCGTAAAGGTTGAGGTTGTTACTACGGCTAGTGCTAAGAAGCATGAAGCAGTAGAAGAGGTTACCGAGGTTGTTAACGAAGCTCCTGAGATTGAAGTTATCGAGGGAGAAAAGGAAGATACGTCTCCGAAGGTTGTTGAGGAGAATGTTGAACCTGAGCCTGCTAAGAGTGATATTACGGTTGAGGCTCAGCAGGAAGAGTATGTTCCTAACAAGAATAACAACAACAAGAAAAACAAGAAGAAGTAATATATCTAATTCAATGATGAACCTAGGGATTGAGTTCCCTAGGTTCTTTATATGCCTTACATTTCAATAATATATTGACTTAGTAAGGGGTGTGTATAACGTGAGCAATACAAACGGTGCTGGAGATATAATTGGTTGCATCATTTGCGAAGAAACCAAACGAGATATAGAATTTAAGATTACTGGTGAGAATAAGAATGGCTTTGTAACTGCAGAAGGAATCCTTCAGGAAGCAGATGAGATCAATAGAAATAGACGTTATTATCCATTAGAAGAGATCTCTGCTGCTATTATGAATCCCCGTCAGCAAGAGTTAGTATCTACTGGTAACTTTAAGGGTGAGGCTGGTCATCCATTGGATAAGTCTCTTGCTCGTCAGCAGAAGATTGATCCACAGTGTGAACAGATTTGGTATACTAAACTGTGGATGGATGGTCCATATGTTATGGGTCATTTTAGAGGAACCAATAATGATCTCGGTAGATCTCTAAATGATGATCTCAAGGATGGACAGAAACCATCTGTTTCTCTTAGAGCACTTGGTTCTCTCTTGAATGAGAATGGAAGAGCTACTGTACGTAATATGCAGATTGTTACATATGATCGTGTATACTTCCCATCTCATTCTAAGGCTTATATGACCAAACTGTTGACTACTGAGTCTGCTAATGGTGTAGATAGTCAGATTAAGAAGTACATTATCGATGAATCTTCGAATATGTTTAGTAAGCAGGAAGAAGTAGACTTCCTTTCTGAGCATGGCAATAGCCTTGATACAAGTGATAACTTTGTTATTCCTCTTAGACAAGAAGAGATCAGTGCATATATCATGAATGAATCATCTAACGTAAGAGCCATTCTCAATTCATTTGATATCTTCTATGAATCAACCTCTTTTGATCCTATCAGTAGACAGGTTACAATGAAGACACGTCTTGGTGATACAATCCATCTGAATCTAGAAACTGCTGTTTCTAGAGAGATCATGCATGGAATCTCGGACTTATTTTAATACATAATATCATAAGGGGAGTATAGCGCAGTGGCTATACTCCATATCTTTGTCTAAAAGTGTATAGATCATACCTATAAGGTCTTTTATATAAGGAGGATAACTTATGCTTTACGTTAAACGTGGATTTGAAGACTCTTATTCATTGACAGACATTCCTATCAACATCTTTGCTTTTGAGGGAGCAGATGGTGCAGGTAAGACACAATCTATCTCTATTATCAAAAAGTGGTTAGAAGAGAATCATGTCAATACAATAGTACATGTACTATCTTTACCATCTTCTAGTCATGTAGAGTATAAGGCTATTAGATCCTATCTTGATATAGCCAATAGAACAAGATTCGAAAGTATGACTATGCAGTTTAAGATGCTGCTGAATATGAAAGCAGCATTTGCTGATATAACTAGAGATGTATTGAAAGATAGTTCTAAAGATCATATCATTCTTATGGATAGATCTGCTTTTTCTACTATAGCATACAGTATAGCAGAAGATAATGGATTGAATCTTACACTGTATACGGAATATTGTAGTTATCTTATGCATAACAAATATCATATACGTCAATCAGAAACATTGAAATGCTTATCAGATACGATACATGTAGAAGATATATCTGCAATTAACCCTTATCCAATCTGGCCCTATGAGCTACTCCATTATATCTATAAGAAGTTGTTGGTTAATGAGAGATTAGATGGTAAGGCAGTATGTAATAAGTATACCATCCATTCAGCATACTTAGTGCCAGATATTACTTTCATACTAGATCCAGGAGATAATATACTCTCTTCTCATTGTGAGCTTAGGAAGAAAGAAGTAGAAGATAAGAAGATAGATCCAGATAGCAAGGGAAAGAGGTTTATAGATACTAATGATATAGACCTAGATAAGATCTTTAAGGTAAACGATCTATACAGCAACCTGTTTAATTGTATCTCCGCATGGTATACAGAGTTTAGAAATCTCAATAGAGAGAATACCCTTCGTAGACATATCAGACCATTGATAAAGATAGAATGTAAAGATGGAAGACTAACTGAAGAACAGATCTATGAAGAGATGATCAAAGATATCAAATATCATATATCAGATCTAGAGGACCTACAGAACGCTAAAGCTTGCTAAAAAAAAAGAAAGAGAAAGAGGATGATCCTCTTTCTCTATATTCTATTGAAACACCATGTTCGGTTTATCTATCATAGATGATATTGCTATGGTTACTGGATCTCCTTCAGACTTTGACTTTTTGACCATATACATGTAATTGCTACATTCATCTACTGGTCGTTGCAATACTAAAGATATCTGTGTAGTATCTTGCCATTCACCATTTCTAGTCATAGGGCATCTATATACTTCTCCAAAGGATGTAGTATATTCTAAATCTATATCCTTACATGCTCTAAACAAACCAGATAGATCATTGTCTAATATCTTATTTAGACACATCGTTATCTTCATACCAGCACTTAGTACAGATCTATATATAGGTTTGGGCCAGTTAGATGGAGTTCTTGTCATAGGGGGAGAACAAGTCATTGCTGTATTGTAGTCTATATCATCTAGAGTAGACAAAGTAGACCAGTTTAGTTCTATGAACTCATTAGTCCATATTCTATTCACATTCTCTATGTATAGCATGTAGTACTTGTTAGGGTTGAGATAATCTATATACTGATCACAGTGAGATAGTTCATGTATAACTGTATTCAGTATGATCGCTTTGATCTGTGGAACAGATGCTGCTTTGATCTTTATACCATGCAAGAAGATATTATAGATATTGATATCTACTCTAGAGAAGATCTGTTGTCCCATAGAGAAGTTCTTTCTCAAATCTGTATCTCCAGATCTCGGACCAAAGGAAATATTCGTTGCTCTAAACGTAGGATTGATAACCCCATTGCATAGATTGAACGACCTTACTGCAAAATCTACGAATACACTATACATAGATTCCAACCCAGCTAGTATCTCTTGATCTGACTTCTTCATATAATATACACATCCCTTCTTACGTATCTATAGTATACGTTTGAATACTTATATACTATATACATGAAAGGATGTGGTCATAATGGATAAGACAATGGAGTTTATGAAGAAGAGTGTTGTTGTATTAGATGAGAACTCTGATGTTATGGAAACTGTATTGGAAGATATGGATATGCTATTGAAAAGAGGATATGAAAACCATGTAGACAAACCAAAAATGAGATGTTTGATCAATAAACTAAAATCCATCAACGATGTTATCGTCCATCTTATTGGAGACGATCTGGTACATATCTTGGAGAATGATACTGAATATCACAACTCTAAGACCAAGATTGGTTTGAATAAAGATATAGAGGAGATGTGTGGTGACTATAAAGAATGGATAAGAGATGCAGACCTCTCAAAACTAAAAGAGGTTGAAAATAAGACAGAACCGCCAGTTATTGGTCTATCTCCTGAAGTATGCTTTAAGTTAGGAGAATTGATTGGTACTATATCTAGACTCTCTATTTCGTTGAAGAATATGGATTCCAGTACTAAAGTAAAGGATATAATAGTACTAGAACTGGCCGTATTAGAAAAGACTGCTATGAACATAGCACAAGAGCTGTTTCATCCTAAGAAGTGATATACCAGCCACTACTCTATATGAGTAGTGGTTTATTTTTTGTCTCATAAGTCTTACTACGGCGACATTGCATTAAAGTCGGTATGTAAAGGAAGTGATATTGTATGGGAATAATATTGCCATCTTCTCAGGCAGTTAATCTGAATTCCCAAGCTACTCCTCAGAACGTTAATCCTCCTATGGTAGAGATTCCTACGTCTACCATCTATTATCATAAATCTACAACCAATAAGTCTTTCATAGAGATGAGTAACTACTTGAAGGCTATTGGTATAAAGAATCATCGTTTTATGCTTGCTCTATTGGATCCAGATCTTGCTAATATAGATCCCCATGATCCTAATCTGAATACAGCATATAAGATGAAAGTTCTTCAAGAGTGTAGGGTTAACTTTTGGTACTACCTAAGAGAAGTAGTAAGAGTTCCAACCTCTGGTCCACCATCTCCATTCATGCTCAATAGAGGTAATATGGCATTCTTGTACTTGGCTACAATGAATATCAATACCATACTATTGATGCCTCGTCAGACTGGTAAGACCATTGGTGCAGCATGTTTCTATACTTACGTATATAACTTTAGAACACAGAACTCACAGATCTCTCTGTTGAACAAAGAGTTTAAAGATTCTAAAGAAAACTTATCTCGTATAAGAGCTATACGAGATCTATTACCTCCTTATCTGAGATTTGATGCAGTGTTCTCAGTTATCAATGGTAAGAAGACCAAAGTTCCTAATACTGCTGTATATATGGAGCATGCAGTCAACCATAACAAACTGAGAACCTATGCCAAAGCACGAAATGAATTAGCTGCTGCCAATCTGCTTCGTGGTCAAACCTTTCCATTACTGTGGGTTGATGAGTATGCATTCGTTCCTTATATGAAAATCATATATGGTAACATGTTACCAGCTATGAGTAAGGCTGTTGAGATAGCTAAGAAGAATAATGTTCCATATGGTATTCTATATACCACAACCCCTGGCTTCTTAACAACTGAAGAAGGAAAGTATGCGTATAAAGTTATCAATAATGCTACTCAGTTCAATGAAGGATGGTATGATCTAACCTATCCTCAGATTATAGATCTTATAAACTCTAATAGATTATCTACATTCGTTCATCTACAGTTCACCTATCAAGAACTTGGCTATACAGAAGAATGGTTCTATAATCAGTGTAAAGGAAACGAATGGGATTGGCCTCTTATCAGACGTGAGTACTTGTTGGAATGGTCTGATGAAGCAGAGAACAATCCATTTACGAAAGAAGATCTAGATACAGTTAAGAAGTTCTGCAAGAATCCTAAGAAGACTTTCCTTATCTTTAACAAATATGAACTAAAGATCTTTGAAGAGATTCCTCTAAAGACCAACCTAGTTCCTAAGTATCCTCCTATTATAGGAGTTGACCCATCTGGTGGTGTATCTAAAGACTCTTCATGTTTAACTTTTGTAGACTCTAGAACTACTAGAGTATTTGCTGAGTTGAGATGTAATACTATCTCTCTCATAGAACTTGCTAGAGTCATAGAATACATAGTCATCAATATGATGCCGAATGCTATAGTCAATATAGAGCGTAATGGAGTAGCGACAGCAATCTCAGCGTAGAGAGCAATCTTTACGTTTCAACAGTGTTAATTGCTTTGACAGAGGGTTAGAGCCATCATGCTACAACGTAATCCGAAAGGATATGCGTGATAGATTAAAAAGTTGATGGATTTCCTCACTTTAGCAGCGAAACTCCTAAGTGTGTATATATGGAGTACGTTCAACGATCAGCCCTTGACGAGGGAATGTAGAACTGCAAGCAAATGGCAGAAGAAAAATCCTGGCCTCAGAAATGAGGATGACAAATGATCTCTTCACGTCCTGTAATGGGAGTGCTTAGGAATCGACCTAGGGATAAGAGTTGCGCCTTATCTAAAGACAAAGGTTACGGTCTATCAGTTATAGCAAAGCTTAAAGAGACAAGGATTAAGAGAAATCTCTATTATGAGATCAAAGATAGAGAGTTAGAAGAGACTATAGAGAATGGTGTAAGGAAAGTAAAGAAGACAAAAACAAAGGTATTTGGTATACATTCTACATCTGCTGTTAGAGATAATCTTATAGAGCTTCTTAAGGAGAGAATGAGACTTCATAAGGATAAGTTTATATCTCCTACAATATATCAAGAGCTTAGAGGATTAGAGGTTAAGAGAAATGGTAAGGTAGAACATTCTGATCTTACTCATGATGACCAGATCTTCTCTTATCTCATGGCCATGTATGTATGGTATGAAGGAAAGAATCTAAGAGAAACTTTTGGTATAGAGAAGTTTGGTATTAAGACAGAAGAAGCTGTAGATGATATAGTAGATCTCGCTACATCTGAAGATTTTGGTGATATCACTGAGCATATAATAGAAGCTACTAGAGACTATGGTGATAAGTTTGAAGCCGATATGCTTGCTCTTAACAAAGCAAAGGGTCTCATGCTTAGTGAGTATATAACAAAACAGAGAAAGAAAGAGAATGAACGTCTAAAGGTAATGCTGCAGAACCCTGTATATAAAGAAGCTTATGCTAGAAAGTATGGTATTCCTGCAGAAGATGTATCAATAGACGAAGTGGGAGATAGCGTAGGTCCTCAGACTACTAATCTTATTCCAGACTCTTTATTCTTAGATTTTAACAAAGACTACTCAGAACTTGGTAGAGATTCTGTATATAGTAATATGAGTAATGGATTCGTAGACTATAACGGAATAGTTACCAATAGACCAATAATGGAAGACGATAGCGTACAATGATATCATACCCTCTATAGCAGATTGCTATAGAGGGGGTTAGTTATATACTATAGAAGTGGAAACACTATCGTAGTGCTATATTAAAAGGAGTAAGATTATATGAGAGCATTTACTTTTTTTATCTTCATCCTTGCTGTTGGTATATGGTTATACTGCGTAAGAAGATTCTCTAGACCATTATGGGATAAGATAGTACACTATATCTCTCCTTGGGATAAGAACAATGATGAAGAAAGGAGGGTGAAGTAATGAGGATAAGTACTGAATATGATGACTACAACATCGTAGACTTACTATACAAGGACTATGACTTTAAGCTTTATACTCCTAATGGGTATGACTATCTCTTCATAGATCAGATACGTAGAAGGGTTGAAACCCTAAGATCTATATGTTTAAGATTATTATACAATCTAGGATATGCTTCTACTGATTCACCAATAATGGAGTATGATGATGATATATGGGTTGAATCTATCCCTTCTACAAGAGATGAGAAGAAGATTCCTTCTATATTAGAAGAGATAAAACATATTTACCCTATAACTGATGTAGAGATATCTAACTTCTACATGTATCTAGAGAATGAAAGAAAATGGAGAACTATCACATCTTTCTATGATCTATACAAAGACTTCCGCAAAGCTGTCTTTGATGATATGAATGAAGAGCAGAAGTCAAAGAGTATGATAGCTGTAGCCTATTCTAAGTTATTGTGTAAGTATGATATAAAGAAGGCAAGAGGTTCTAATACCATACTTCCACTAAAGTGGATATTTAGGCTATTGTATGGTGATAAGATAGTAGACTATATAGACTACATGTATGAATCTAAGAGGATTGGTAAGGATAATACGAATGATAATATAATCATAGAGACCGAAAGGTATCTAAGATTGTATGATCAAAACCTCATATACGAATATAATGAGAAGAGATCTAAGGATAATACTCTTAAACAATACAAATCATGGAAGAAGAGTATGTCCTCATCTAAAAGTGATACTAATAAAGATGATAATGGAGGGTTTAAGATGAATCAAAAACAGCTTATGGGAACTATTTGGGTTACTGTAGCATTTGTTGTAGTAATGCTATTAGTCTACATGTGCACCTATAGAATAGGGCCAGGATTTGCTGGAGTAATCTATAACGCAAATGGAGGAGTACAAGAAGATACTCTTAGCCAAGGATGGCATGTTGTATTTCCATGGCAGAGTGTTATAGAGTATCCTGTATCTACAGAGACTGTATCTTACTCTAAATCTAATGGTAATAAGGATTCTAAAGATACGTCTATCAACGTTAATACTAAAGATGGTAAACAGGTAAATGTAGATGTGAACTACACATATCGTATGGATCAAACACTACTTCCACAAATCTTTACTAACTTTAGAGGAAGAAAGTATACTGATATAGAAGATACTATCATGAAGAATGCTATGTATCAGGCTGTTAATGAGGTAACCTCTCAGTATAACCTTATGGAGCTTGTATCTGATAAACGTCCTGAAGTGAACAATAAGATCTTTGCTAAGTATAAAGAAGCACTTGCTGAAGATGGCATCATTCTAGAGACGTTTAATCTCTCTGATATCAAACCAGATGATGCAACAGAACAGGCTATCCAGAATGTTGTCAATGCACAGAATGCTCTTGCTCAGTCTAAGATTGAAAAAGAAAGAGCAGAAGTAGAAGCAGAGAAACTTAGGGTTGCTGCTAAAGGTAAGGCTGATGCTACTCTGATTGAAGCAGAAGGACAAGCTGCAGCAAACGAAAAACTCAGACAGTCATTGACTCCTGAAGTTATCCAGTATAACCAGATTCAGAAATGGAATGGAACACTTCCTCAATATATGCTTGGAGAGAATACTGGGGTATTCATCACGCCTAATAAGTAATAGACACACCAATACCACTAGGGAACAATCCCTAGTGGTCATTATTAATCTCTGTTGTGTTTGTATACTATAACTATGGTAGCCAATAGTTTTAGTATTTAAAAGGAGTTGTGAGAACATGTTATTGGCAAATCTTAAGGTGGAAATCGACTGCACAGGATATCCAGGTGATATGCTCCCTAAAGATCAAGGAAGAGATATCGCCAAATTAATCGGGAAAGAATTGAACGATTCTTTCAAGACTAAGATGATTGCATTTTTTGCGACCACTCTTGAGTCTAACTGCATGAACTTCATTGTTGAAGTAATCGGTACAAGTCAACTTATTAGGATTGGAGGTGTAAACTGGAATAAACTTGAAAAAGATATCAAGAAGAAAGTAGAAATGCTTGACTTTATTGATCTTGAAAGTGTAAGCCTACATGAGATCACATTTGCTGAAGCTGCATCTACTGTTCTCTATTGCTATAAGCAGGATGACTATCTCATTCCAGATTCTGATCCTCATGATGTAATGGGAATGGAGAACAAATACAACGATGTCCCATCGATGTATCATGGAAGATTCCTTCCAATGATGAAACTCTATTGTGACTGTGTACTGCCTACAAACCTGCTGTTTACTGCTGGTAGTATCATCGATCCAGTTAGTGGTGGCGTATTGAAAAACAAGTTCCAATACAGGTATCAGTCTCTTGAGTACAAAGCACTCCTTAAGAAAGGGGTTGATAAAGAGCTCAAGCGTCTTGATAAGAAGACCATTGATGATACGAATCGCCCATTCAATAGATACTACAAGGCACTGATCGTCAATAGAACTCAGATTCATGGCATGATGATCAATCTAGTGAATGGTCTCAAGAAGAACAATATGGTTGTATCAAACAACTACTTTGTTGTGGACGTTATGGATCTATTGTTCTTGGCTAAGAATGATAAGTCCATCTTCATCAAGGTTGGCATGTTGCTTAGAGAACTCAAGGGATCTACAGTTGTATTCTTGGCAGATATTCCGAATCATTTCCTATTGACAACTAACAGCAATAAGGAGGAACAGTCTGAGCATCTTAGAGCAGAAGCACGTAGAGAAAGCGATGTAGAGAAGAATATTGATCTCGACTTTGATCGTCGTATGACTGAGTACAATATTCTTGATACAGATGATTCTCTTGACTTTGCTACTAAGACTGTTGTCATACGAGATATTATCAATACTATTGATGAATCTCGTAAGGCCGAGGGAAAGCTGGAGATCATACAAGAACTGAATAAGATGGTAAACAATGTATGTCGCAATATGGCTGTTGTTATTGCATATACTGATACCATCAGCTATTCCAACGATTATCTTTTTGAGCAGTTCAAGGACTTTGCTGATAATATCTCCATCTCTCAGACAATGCTGAGTCCAGATATTCTCTCTGATGAGATTCTTATGGATCTTGGAAAGGCATCTGTATGCCGTCACTTCATGGAGTATGAATATGGTACTATGAATACCACAATGAAAGAACTCCAAGACTCTTTTGAAGAAGAGCTCAAGGATCTTATCATTGATCATTCTCCTAGTGATCCAATGTTCAAGTCTCTCTATGAGTTCCAGTTCTTCATTCGTGAGTCTGTAGACTTCAGATGGAGAAGTGATAGTGAAGGACTCTCCTACTTCTCTAAACTCAAGAAGAAGCTTAGTAGTACAAGAAAGAAGAAACTTTCTGATGCTAAGAAGAAGGGTAAGGAGGAGCTTGAGCAGGAAGAACAGCGTCAGGGTAATACATCTTCGTTCTCTGCGATGATGGGAGAAGCTCTTGATCATAGCACCTTTGGTTCTTTCATGAACCACGATGATGATCATTCCAATACGGATGAGACAAAGTCTGAGATTGAACTGGATAAGATGATTGGTCTGACCAGCATTAAAGAGCAGATCAAAGACTTTACTGCTTTCGTTCAGCTTGGAGAGATCAGAAAGAATAGAAAGCTCTCTCCAGTTCCTATCTCTAAGCATATGGTCTTTATGGGCAATCCAGGTACTGCAAAGACCACTGTTGCTCGTCAGTTGGGACGTATTCTCCATGCTAAGGGATTACTTCCTACTGCTAACCTCCATCAGGTTGCAAGAGATGATCTTGTCGGTAAGTATGTAGGATGGACTGCTAAGCTTTGTCGAGATGCTATTGATAAGGCTAAGGGTGGTATCCTCTTTATTGATGAGGCATATTCTCTTACTGCTAATGAAGGTGGCAACAACAGCTATGGTCAAGAGGCTGTTGATACTTTCGTCAATTACATGGATAAACCCGATGTAAGAGACGAAACCATCATCATCTTCGCAGGTTACAAGGAACCGATGCGTCAGTTCATAGCATCTAATCCTGGTCTGAAATCTCGTATTGGATTCTATCTGGACTTCCCAGATTATTCAGACGAGGAACTTCTTGAGATTGCTAAAGTGCAAGCTGCTCATCATAAGTATACATTATCTGATGAGTATCTTGCAAAGCTTCTTGCAACAATCAAGAAGGAGAGAGGTGCTAAGGACTTCGCTAATGGTCGCTTTGTACGAAGCATTTTTGAAAAGTCTGTCATTAAACAGTCTCGTCGTCTCATGAAGATGGACAATGTAAAGAGTTTGTCTGATGATGAATTCTCTCTCATACTAGGAGAGGATTATTCTACTAAGGGTATGGATGATGGTAAGGTGAATAAGCAGATGGGATTCCATATGCCATTCCATATCCCATCCAATGGTCCAATGCTTATTGAAGATGACAATGGGAACCTTATCGAGCTAATCCCAGAGTAATCTGTTATGCACCAGAAAGAAGAAAGAGGATCTATCTCCTCTTTCTTTTTTTTTATTTATAACTCCTAGAGCACACATATATAAATTTTTATGTAATGTATAAGGGTGGTATGATTATGCTTGACTTTCTTACAAATGATAAGGTCTATGAGATCCAAGCTAATGGGCAGATCTCTATGATTTTATCACAGTTCGATTCTGGATATATTATGGATATTGTAGAAGATACTCTGCGACAGCTGTTTAATAACTTTGATACAATACCGAGACCTAATGTGGTATCATCTTTTGAGAACTCATTTAAACAGCTCTATGATACGTATCCTAATGATATAGATAATATAAACTCTAGTAGAGAAGAAGTGTATCAGACAATCATAGATATAATCTGTAAGAGATATGAACTCAGATTCATACAGCCAGATGATATAGATCTGTTCACTGTATCTTTATACTACTATGACTTCTTTGTAGCTAGAATAAATCAGTATATAGTACAGTTCTATGCTAAACTTCTTATGGATGAGAAGTCAGATATCTATATGAATATGAATCTAGAGTCTCTTAGAAAGAATAAAGATGTATCTACAGTATATAGTAATATGGCATTCAATGATGATGAAGCATTGGCTACTATTGCTGCTAATCTTCCTATGGTATTGAAGAATCTTGCTTCTAGTTTACAGATTCCTGATCATAGAGTGTTTAGATATACATATGGAGATCAACCTGCTATCCTTAATATATTTGATACCACTCTAACTCCTGTTGTACCGTTGTTCTCTAGATTCAACTCTTTGTTGTTTAATGATATTCTTTATGGACCTATGATCATTGCCATTAGATTGGAACTACAGAAAGCTATCGATTTCAATAAAGCTATGGCTGGAGTAAATAATACACAGTCTGCTTCTTAGTATATATAATGGGGGATAAGATTATGAAAGAACTTGAATTGGAAGAGAATGGGGCAGGAGTATTTAAAGATATGCTCGATAGTGGATCTACTGATATAATCGATAGATTCCTTAGAGCTAATGCTGCAGATAGACTTGCTCTTATAAACACATTCAAAGAGACTGCCAAAGTAAATACCAAAGTAACTCCTGGAGTTATGTTTAATAGGGATAACTTTGTAGGGAAAATGGTAGATGCTTTTGAGGAAGCTAGTGGTATGAGGAAGTCTATTCCTCGCCTAGAATCCCTATTAGATAAGAAACCCAATCTTGTAAAGATGGTTGCTAATCAAGTACGTATAAACAGATTGTTTGACGATCTCTATCGTATTCCTGGTATTCTTAAACTTGATTATTTCCCAGCATTTGGATCTCTTCCTATGCTTGTGAATACAATGCTTGTTACATACGGATACGAGAAAGAGGCAAATAATAAGTATAGTGGGCTTCTCTTATCTGCTCTTCTTGCCACATATAACAAAAAGATTGCTGTCATCGATTATCCTTCTATGTGGTTTGTTATCTGTTTTGCTAAGACTATTTCTTGTAATAGTATACTTCCCCCAGATGCCCTCAAAGAGCATCCAGAGCTTGGAGAGTATATAAAACCAGTAGCAAATCTTGTTACTCGTATCAATGACGAGTACTCTGATGATCTCAAGAATGCTACACATGAAGATATCAATCGAATCGATATGGAAAACTTGATCGACGACGAAAAAGAGGTATAAAACTTTAAGAAGGAATACATAGTGATAATACGAATAGTGAGGTATAAGTGCTTATGAATTCTTCAGTTATGGGATACCAAATCATCTTATAATATACTTGTTGGGATATCACCATATATGGAATTCTTCTTGTATATCTGATTCGTAGCGCCAAATTAGATAGTGACAGTGTAAGATGGGAAACAAGGCATGTAATATTGTTTCCGACAGAACATCCCCATCCTTAACTTCCCACATCTCAACTACCTAATAGCGAAAAATAAAAACAATTGAGGTATACCCTTATGGGTATACCTCCACCATTTTGTATGCTAAGGCCACATCTATGTAAAATTCACACATAGAATGGAGGAATTCATAATGAAGCAAAAGTGTTGCAATCATATTGATCCAACACATTTTGGGGACAATATAAATCACGCTTTTAATCATAGACCACCATTGCCTCCTCCGAATCCACATACAGAGGCATGGTATGATATAGAACAGTATAGACCATATTATCATCTTGGACATTGTTCGTGTATAACTCCTGGTAACATGCAGGGATTGTATAATCCTAATGGCCCTCTTCAGATCAGTCCTGCATTTGCTGCACGTACTATACTTACTGGAGTTAGTGCTAAAGCAAAAGTATCTCTGTCTATCAAGTTCTCTTATAATGATGAGACTGCAGATACAGTAGTGGATCTTGAGGTTGGTGGTATTTATAACTTTACCTACTTAGAGAATGGAAATCTTATGCAATGTGCAGGTAAAGTAGCAGATATGTGGAAAGTATATGATTCTGATAACAAGTATAACTTCTATAAGATCAAGATAGATTGTTCTGTAGAGTATACTAACAAAGTGATTGTTATTAAGAATGATCAGATACGTGGTCTGTCTAAATACGTTCCATACTCTAATGAAGATACCACCATTGCTAATAGTGTTCATCTGTATGGGACTACCATTGGTAATATCTCAGATGCAGTAGTAACCAATGCAGAAGTAGATGCTAATGGTAATATACTCTCTGGAGACATAGTATCTGGAGTAGTAGATGGTCATACTCTTGATGGAGTCTCTAAAGGAGAGAATAATAAACATCATGAGATCATGGTTACTAATGGAGATACTATCGGTGGTACAATAGAACAAGGTAAAGTATTGTCTGCTATGGTTAGATCTGGTAATGTAGATGGTACTGTAGAAGATGGTACTAATATCACTACTAGAGCTACCATTAAAGGAGCAGTACTTTCTAATGCTATCATTGTAAACACTCTTGTTAGGGGAGGGAAGACTTCTAAGGGAGTTTTCTTGGATCCTACGTTGAATGATAGTATAGTTTACAATGCTCAAGTCATTGGTGATGATATCATTACTATTGGTGGAGTTACTGATGGTAATATCACTACTGGTGGTACAAGTACTGGTGGGGAAGCTCATGGTGGTACTGCTATTGGAGTTATCAATGGTAAATCTTACACTATTGAAGGTGGTATCACTAAGAGCAAAGATGAGCACCATAAACTTGTTACTACTGGAGGAGTAGTAGTTGGTGGCACTGTAATTGGTGGTGTACAATCTGGTGGGGTTACTATTGGCGCTGTAGTTAAGGGTGGAGTAGTTAGTAGCGGAACTACTATTAATGGTATAACCAATGGAGGTACTATTATACCTGCTGTAGTTAACCAGGTTCCGATTGCTAAAGCAGTTCATCCAAGTGTTAATAAGAACAGTGCTGCTATAGATAAGATCAGTATTCCTACAACTCAGCGAGTTCCTACTTGGCCTCCTGAGACTGATGATCTCATTATCTTTAATAACCTAAATACTGGTAAGATGACTACCAATGTAGGAACAGCTCCTATAGAACGGGTTACTCCTTCAACCAAACCAGATCCTTAATAAAAAATAAAAACATGCTAACATATAAGTGGGTTTCCTTTCCGTGTAAACCCATGCGTAAAACTCCCATATAGTTCATCATGACACGACAAGTCCCATGGAGACTACTCCATGGGACGCTCTTATTGAAAAAAAAATAAGGACCTTTTTTCAAAGGCCCTTTGTTGCTGCTTACAGGAGATAGTTGACTTCATCAATATCCGCAAGCATACTGAACATCATGCGAATGAACGCCTGGTCCCCAGCCAAACTGTCGTTGATATAGTTCTTAACGACGTTTCTTGCATGAGAAATTTCGCTTATGCTCCTGTTGTTTCCAGCGAAATTGAACATCAAGCTGTACGGGCGAGGATTAACCTCATCCTCATGGAACTTCTTGTTCCACTCGTTGAAAAGATCGACCAACGTGGGTCGACCAACATCAAACTTCGGCGGCGGGCAAATCGGCACACAATTCTGCAGATTGTCGATGAAAACCTTATCGGCACACTCGGGGTTGAAAATCATGATCATTTTAGCCATTTCTAATTCCTCCTATTGAAATCATGGCGTCTTGAGTATCTTTCATACTCCTTACACTGCTATAATATACAATCGAAAAATCGAACTTTTACAAACAAGGAGTGATTCCTTTTGGTTATAAGTACTATAGATCAATTCTGGGCACATATCTTGTCTAAGTATAAGATCAACAAGGTGGATTTGATATACAAAGAAGGGCAAGATCATAGGCAGTATGCTGTTAAAGGAAGAGATCTATTACTAAACCCAAATCTATGGGATAAGCTTATCAAGAAGAAAGACTATGATGCTATTCAGTATATCATAGACTCCCATCCACAATCTATAGATTTCCAGATAATGAGTATAGTATCTCCTATAACTACTATATCAGACAATATTGCGCTTAAGATCTTTGATACATTCTTAGAACACAACTCTAATGAGAAACGTAGAGCATACGAGTTTGATGTATTAGCAATGGCCTGTCTTACTTCTGATGAGAAAGACTATACTTCATTTAAGCGTATGATAAACTTTATGGTAGATCATAACATTACTCCACAGTATGAAGCATATGGTAATATATGTAATGGAGAGGGATTAGCAGAAGCAGCCAAACTGGGAAACCCTGATCTTGTAAATTATTTGATATCTCTAGGAGCAGATCCATCTAAGAATGATAGTTGGTCGTTTGTTCATGCATGTAAACATGCATGTTATGAAGTAGCACTATTATTAGCAAATCATGGTGCAGATGTGCATACTAAGAATGATCTTGGTTTAAAGATGATAGAGAGAAATGATAAGGCAAAAGTTCTATGTATAGGAAAAGCAGCAGAGTGCAGAGAGAAGCTATTGAGTATATATAACTAAAAAAGAAAAAGAGAAGACCCATACTCCATTAGGAGTATGGGTATACTTTATTACACCTTATTTCCATCTGTGTCTACGTCATAAACCTTTCCATCTGATGATGGCTTATCGTCATTATCGTCTTCATGATGATGGCAATGACCACAATCGCAGTTATGAACATGATCATTCTTCATCTGAGAATACGCCATAGGAAACGTCTTTCTCATCTGATAATCTGCGATCTTCCTCTTAAGCTTCTTTGTAAAACTCATATTAAACACCCCTTTCAGTTCTATAGTATACAACTCCTATAATCTTTACATGGGCGACATCCTCATAAGATAAAAGAGGAGGATAACCATATGGCATCTATATATAAATCCGCCAAAGACTTTACCGCTAAGAATAAAGATGGATCCCTTATCTTTACTCCAAAAGATAAAGAACTTGTAGCATATGTACCAGAGAAGTACTTTGATAGAAATATAGCAGAACAGAGTGGAGAGTATATCAATCTCATAGGAGTCTTTGACTATACTATCCAAGATATCAATACAGGAAAGAAAGAACCATTAAGACCGTTCAATCTACCTACCATATTCTCTACTAAACCTTATATAACAGAGAAGGTTAAGCAGATACAGCTTACAGACTATACTCCTGCTATGGACTATAGAGTCTTTAGATATAGAAAAGATGACGTATTGATGGTCTCTACAGACTTACCACAGTTTATCGGAAATGTGGAGAAGTTCAACAATCTATTCTTCATCTTAGGGTTCATTATCAATACTATTCCGTATGATAAGATCTATGAGTACGTCATAAACGCCATGAAGGTTAATGGATACTCATATGGTATAACCAACCAGGTTATAGGGTTCGTATTATCAGAAGTATGCAGATCTAAAGATGATACGAATATACCATGGAGATTAGCAAAGAAGAGTGATCTCCATTCATATGAATCTATGTCTCTAAAGAATATATCTAAGCTCATTTCTCCATATACAGCATTGCTGTCAGAAGACTTTGACGAGTCTATTCTGTATGCTATGATGAATGAGAATCCTAAAGAAAGTTCGCTTGAAAAAGTATTGGTTGGACAAACTGGTACATTGTCAAATGAGTAAAATTGGGGTAAGGGCTAACGCTCTTACCCTAGTAATATCGCTATCCTCCACTAATGGCCATGGGTAACATTATTATAAATCAGAAAGCCTTGTTTGGTATTCTGGGTAAATCAAGCTATACAATATTGGCTTAGAAAATATACAAAGGAGGATACAGATATGCCCGCTCCTGGAGTAAGTATTATCTGGGAAGATCAAAGTCAGATCGAGGATTTGGTAGCTCCTCTTGAAGATGGCGTTGATCGTCCTATATTTATGACAGTAACTTCAGCTGATAAGGGGCCTGAGGAATGGAAGGCCAAGGTATTCGGCGAAGACTTCTATAAATATTATGGTAAGACACCGTCGTTCCATCGTCATGGTCAGCCGATCATTCAGGCAGCTAATATCATTGACGCTGGTGGTTACCTCACAATTAAGCGTGTTGTTGCAGAGGATGCAACTCTCGCAAATATTGGTGTTGTAGCTAAAGTTACTAATACGCGTAAACAGAAGGTGGATCCTATTACCAAGAAGGGTCTGTGGATTGATCAGGTAACGAATAAGATTACCACTGTTCCGCAGTACCTGCCCAATGGGGATCCTGATGACAATGCAATTGTTTATGAGAACCATGTAAATATCGGATTCGTTCTCAAGACTGTAGCTCTCTATGGTAACAATGTTAACCAGTTTGCTACTACGTTCCTTGCTGCAAACCGTCATACCAACCCGATTGGTACGAATGGTGAGTATCCGCTGTTCCTGATTCTCGATAACGGTCGTGGTGTTTCCAACAAGCGTTTCCGTATCTATCGTGATACGACCGCTTCGAGTCCTGTTAAGTACGTTCGCTACTTCATTGAGGTTAGTGAGGACGGAGAAGTTCTTGAACAGATTCCGTTCACCATGAATCCTGACATTGTTGAGCGTAATCGTAATATGGGCCTGCAGAACTCTGTTCTGATCAACTCTAAACAGATTCGTGCAGTGTTCTTTGATGAAGAGTTTGCTGCATTTGCAGATAACGTATCCATGCTTATGGGTCTGAACGACAATGAGTATGCATTCGCAGACTGCCTGTTTGGTACAGACTTCTTTGGAAAGAATTATGACAACGTAACTGTTAGCCAGTCCCCGAACCTTGGTACTCTCTATGGTATCCAGCTCGCTAATGGATCTAACGGTAAGTTTGGTAATCGTCCTATTACGTCCCCGACTTGGCCGATTCAGGTTAAGAAGGCATTCGATGGTTCGTTTGATGATTGTATCTACGATCTTGATAACAACCGCATTGATGCTGTCTTTGATGCAGACTATCCTGACGTTGTTAAGCGTGCAATTGAGCAGCTTGTAAACTTCCGTGAGGACTGCTTCTTCTTCCGTGATATGGGTACTGGTATTCGTGGTATTGATGATATCACTCTTGAATACGATAAGGGTATTTCCCGTTCTCGGTTCTGCGGTTCTTATATCAACTCTTATGATATCTATGAGCCGTATACAAAGAAACAGATTACCGTAACGATTATGTATGATCTGGCTCGACTCTTCGTACGTCACTTCATCAATGGTCGTAACCGTCCGTTCTGCGGTCAGAAATATGATGTCGTCATCCCGACGAACTCGATTATTGAAGGAACGCTGAACTTCAGTCCGAAACATACTCCTGCTGTTGATCAGAAGAAAGAGCTCGATGATCTGCGTGCGAACTACTGCTCGTACTATGATGGCAACATTCTTACTCTGAACAGTGAGTATACTTCTCAGACTGAGTATACACAGCTTTCTTGGATCAATAATGTTCTTGCTATTCAGGAAATGATCAAGGCTATTCGAGTACTCTGCCCGAAGATCCGTTATTCGTTCCTTGATGGTGAGGATCTGACCAAGTATAAGGAAGACGTTCAGAATATGGTTATCAACCGTTATGCGAACCGCTTCCAGAGCTGCACGATCGAGTATGTGTCGAACAAGATGTACGACTCCAACAAGATTCTGTATGCTATCATCAAAGTTAAGTTCAGGAACTTCGTCCAGACGGAGAGGTTCAAGATCATTGCGTTGCCGTCGTAAGAAGGGGAGAGTGAATCAATAATGGCTGCTGAAAACGTATCCTATATATTTGATAACACTGTAACCCCGCGTGATATTACTAAGTTCACACTTATGCGCGGTGTTACAGACTTTACAAACCTGGCCCAGTACGATCTGTTTGAGACGGGTTATTCGTTCCTTATTAGCCTGCAGATTCCGACTTTCCTTGATAAGCTCTCTGCTACTAATGAGAACTACAAGAACCTTATCGACAACTACCGTCACATCATGGAGTATGACTTCCGTGGTGCACAGGGTATTGAAGATATTACTTCTGATACGAATCCGCTCACTAACGGTATCGACGAGTTGAACATCATCACTCGTGTTCGTGAGCAGGGTGGTACGAACTTCTCGTTCAACTACTTTGAGCGTTCTGGTTCTATTATCACTAAGACTCACGAGATCTTCCTCCGTGGTGTTAAGGATCCTCGTACTCAGGTTAAGCGTTACAATGGACTGCTGCGTAGCCGCTTTAAGGATGCTGGAACGACTGCTGGTAACAACCTCATGACTGAGAAGGGCTACCAGTATGAAATCTTCCATTATCTGCTTATTGTTACTGACAATACAGCACTGAATGTTGAGAAGGCTTATATCCTTGCATCTGTTCAGCCTGCTGCAGCAAATACGGGAACGCTCTACAACGTAACCCGTGGAGAGATCTCCTTCCAGGAGCTCCAGGTTTCCATGAATGGATTCCCGATTCCTGGACGTATCGTCAATGACAAGGCTTGCCAGTTCCTTGACTGGATCAACGAGACCACCTGCTTTGACGAGATGCAGTTCGGTTACCAGATCCTTGCCAACGAGAACATCGCTCCTGGCCGTACTGGTGCTATTACTGCTGTTTCTCCGACTGTTGATAACTTCAACGTCAGAACTGTTTGATAGATCGGTATATATACCTTTCCAAAGATTTCCCTCTGCTCGAAACAGAGCAGAGGGAAATCTATTGTTACCATAACAAAAAAAAAAGAATCGCCTTGGTACGATTCTTTAGCCAGTGTATAGATACCGCATAACATCAAAAGATGATATCACCAAGGAATATCTATACTGGCCGCTGGTGCTCCGATGTCAGCCACCTTATTTGATGACTAATAGGAAGGCGTGTGGGTTCGGAGCGGTTTGGTCCTTTCCTATTACACCTCTATAATATATAACCAAACATTTTTTTTAACATAGCAATTTTTTAACATGGGAGACATTTGTATAATGTCTCTAAATGACCGATTAAGGAGGGATTTACGTGGCAAATCCTAACGGCGATGATCTTATGATGAGTGTTGCCTTTAATAAGAAACTCGCTCAACAGACTCAGGACACGATTGATAATATATATAGAAACACCTATTATACTGATAATACAGATAAAGCATATATAGATAACACACGAGAGCGTATGAGTCGTGTTATCAATGGTCTGATAGACAAAACTAAACTTAGAACTGGTGAGACCAATATCTCTGGATTATATGCTAGAGTGTTTGCTAGTGGAGATAATACCATTGCAAACTTGAAAGAGCTTACAGACTCTTCCATGTTGTCAGATATAATGGATCTCTATGGAAACAACTCTCTTATCAGAGACATAGATAAAGAGATAGATACCATACTCAAGTATGTTCCTAGACTTGAGAAAGCTATCAAACTTATCAAAGACTCTGTACTAGCAGCAGATCATATGTCTGAAGAAGATACAGATATCTCTGTTATCAGTGCTAATAATACAGATACAAGAGAGAATGGTCCAGACAATGGTGATACTGATAAGATTCTTGCATGCAAAAAGAAGTATAACTGGAACAAACTCAAAGAAGAGTGTTATATGGATACCTCCAAATATGGAGAACAGTTTGTCTATATAGTATCTTATAAGAGAGCCATGAATAGACTTCTCTCTCAGAAGAATATCGGTCTAACAGAATCTGTATTCAATGATGGGAAATACTCCTTCAGTTATCTTACAGAAGATGCTATCAATGAAGCTGTACATGAATCTACCATATCGATGGAGTTTGGTTATCTAGCAGAATCTGTAGACGATGCTAAGAACTCTAACTTTGGTATAGAGAATGGTGCTATATATGAGCTAGGTTCATTATCTCATCAAGCACAGTCCCAATTGGAGTCAAATGAGTGCTATTCTTCAATAAAGGTCGAAATTAACACTTCTGGAGTGATCCCCAGTATCCTCACAGAGCAAAGCAAGATAATTCGCATTTTGGAAGAAACGGCCTCCCTGAATGAGGCGAGTACGCCTAAATTAAACTACGGTTTAGTACGTAATTCTAACTACATGAAAAATATTGACAAAGAATTCAAGAAATTTGTCAAAGGATCTCTTGAAGGTCCATCTTCTCAAGATGGATTTACAAGTAGCAATAGAAAAGGAACTGATGTAAACATTCCTGGATGTGTAGTAGAGATCTTAGATAGAGCATTTACTAAACCTATCAATATCAAAGATACTTGTCTTGGGTATTATTATATAGAGACTGATCAGCCAATGCCTAATGATGTACAGACTACGTTTACATCTACACTTGGTGGATTGCGTCCTAGAAGAGCAGGACAAGGAAGAGAGAATCTTGATAGAACTGGAACAGAGAATGATGTAGTTATCAAGAAGATTGCTAAACAGTTGTCTGATAAGATAGATGCTAAGTTCATCAATGCTAATCAAGACTTAGCGAAAGAGATCTACACCATCTTGAAGTATAACAGTGATAATGGCGATGGTAAAGTTCAGAAGATTAGAATAACCTTCATCCCACCAGATGATGTAGTACATTGCTACTTCAATAAAGATAAGAAGACTGGTAGAGGAATCTCTGATCTTGATAAGAGTTTGTTCCCTGCTAAGCTATTCAGCTGCATGTATATCTCTAACGTTATTGCTATCCTTACTAGAGGATATGATAAGAGAGTATACCATGTACGTCAGTCTGTTGATACAAACATCACAGCAGTATTGATGAACGTCATCAATCAGATCAAACAATCTAATTTCAATCTACGTCAGATTGAGAATATGAACAATATCCTCAATATCACTGGTAGATTCAATGACTTGGTTATTCCACAGAACTCCAATGGAGAGTCTCCTGTGAATATGGAAGTATTACCAGGACAGAACATAGAAGTTAGAACTGAATTCATGAATGGCTTAGAAGAGATGGCTATTGAACAGCTCGGTGTTAGTATAGAGATGATTACAAATCATTATCAGAGTGAACAATCTGCTACTAATGCTGTACAGAATAGCCAGAGATTCCTTCTTATGATACAAAAAAGACAGATGGAGTATGCTCCAATTCTGTCTACTATCTTCACTAAGATCTACCAAGCAGAGAATGACTGCGATGATATAGTAGAAGTAAAACTTCCAGTTCCTTCTATGCTTAGATTGAGTAATACATCACAGATGATTCAGACTGCTAATGATATCATCCAGAATGTAACACAGATGATGTATGGAGCAGATCCTAGAGAAGAGGCTAAGCTTGAGTTTACTTCTCAGCTTATGAAGTTCTATTTAGGAGATATTCTCCCAATGGAAGAAATCAATAAATGTAAAGATAAAACAGAAGTAGCACTTGCTGTAAACAAAGACTCTCAACCATCTATGGATGATATGAGTGGCGGCGGGATGCCTCCTCAATAAAACATTAAGTAATGGGATGAAGCAAACCTCCTTGTGATCCCATTCCCATATTACTTTCCATAAAGAAATCCTCCAAAATAAAGACATAGCAATCAGTCCATACCCAACTATGGGTATGGACCATCTCCTTGTCTTTTATTCGTCCTTATCGTTATTTCTCTCTTCTAACTGTTTAGTTATATTCGGAGTATCAAAGATCCATGAGGTGAATATGTTCTCATTGAGGTACTTCAGTATTGATAGATATTCATTGTTATCAAGAGCTTTGTACTTTCCGTTTAGCATAGCGATTGCTTTCTTCTTTGAGATGTTTAAGAATACATATAAGTTGTCTCCACATTCTATCGTATTGGGGAAAATATGCATAAATAAATCTTGATATGTTCCACCAATAGGAACCTTGTATATCTCATTACCGCATGATATATCATTACATGGGGGCATAACCTCATTTATAAGAATATCATAAGTAATGCACTTAAACGAATAGACAAGAGTAACAAACTCTATCTCTCTTTTAACAGGCTTTTTCTCTTCTGTGTAAGTCCACATAATATCTCCTCCTCTAGGATAAAGATTTCGCTCATCTTGAGTCTTAACAATAGATTCTTGATCTTTCTTAAGATTTCTAAGTTTGTCTTTCTTTGATTTAATCTCCTTATCTAAAAGATTACGAAACCATTTCATTTTATCACTCATAGGAGAAATGATTCCATCATATTCTCTCTTGTTCTCCATTATCATCATCCTTCCTATCAAAATAAGATTGTTTGTTACCACCTATTGGTCTTCTGTTTACAGTCATCTCCATATTAGCTATATCGTCATAAGCTTGCATCTCTGTTGCATCATACAGATTAGTACCCGCAGGTGGTCTTCCAAGATAGTTTAACATAGCTACCGCATATTGATGAATTTGAAATGTTCTTATAAGATACATGAACTCATATAACTGAGGAAATGTTAGAGATACTACATTATCACTACTGCTATTTAGATATAGATCTATACATGGTAGCATCTCATCATTATATAGCTTCCTCATACCAGGAACGAATAATAGCGACTTAGTAGTTCCTATATCTACTGCAAAAGGTTTAACCTTATCAGTTACATACATCTTCCCTTTACGCAACTCAAAGATAGAGTCAAAATTTTGTATCATATTCTCAAATTTAGGTAAGAGAGACATTCTCATCAATTCTAGATCTCTTCCCCTTATGATTATAAACTCCTTTATACCATTTACTGGTTTCAGATTCTCTAGAGTTATATATGCATCAAACTCTCTACTTATCTTCTTTATGGGAACATTGATAGAGTTGCTATTATACTTAACCTCTCTATAGTAATATCTTCTACCATACTTCTCGCTCTCACTATATAACATGATCACCATGTTTATTATAGCATTATTACCAAGATACATGAGCCTATCCTGTATCTTATTATAGACCCCCATCTGATTCATGAATCTACTTTGTTCTAAGGGACTCATTATGATCTCCTTAAAATAAAAAAGAGGTAGCAGTTGTGCTACCTCTATCTCCATCCCATATCTAAAATACCTCTACATTGAGGTCATTTAGATATGGAATTTTTACGCAGACTCTGTTGATTGTAACGGAACAATCGCATCTGGCAATACATATGTAGGATCTGGCTCAATATTCTCCAAGAATGTTATATTGCTACATTCTGGAGCTTCTGGGGCATCTCCCATCTCATCTGGATCAAGAATGATATCAATACCATACCTATCCTTATATGCTTTGATAGCATCTTTTGGATCCAAGATCTGGAACTCCATATCTGGATATGCGAGAATGAACAGCCTCTCCTTCTGAGAATACAGAGCAAATGCATCTTGATTGGCATAGAATGGTTTGCTCATAATCCATTTATCTCTGTTATTACTGAACAGATCAGGATAGTAGATCTTAACCTGTTTAATAATACGAGAGATTCTCTTCATCACAGGAGCATACTGATCTCCATATTGCTTTACAGAGTTTCCTCTATCGTCAGTTACCGTTATATACCCAACGACAGGTTCTGGGAAGGATTCAGTATTCACATACTGTTCTACTTCTGATACTGCTGTATTGAGATCATACTCTGCAACCATTGCTCTCTTAACATCAAGAGGTTGCTCACTAAACTCATCCTCTGGTTTTATCTGCGTAGGCAGATAGGATTCATTATGCATGGCAAGAGTCTTCTCAATATCCTCTTGAGTTACCAGCTTTCTCATCTCAACAAACCCCTTAGGACCTCTCTTATAGAAGACATTGATGAGATGATTGTTCTTAGATCCCAAGATAGATGCAAATTTCTTTGCAGTCTCATAGTCTGGTCTGAATGCTGCATATCCGCCAACAAGCTTGTTGACGATTTTTGATGCCTCAATCTCAGCATTCTTGATCATACTCATAATTATATCTGGATTGATCATAGCAGCAGTAAACATTGCATATGGTCTATCAACCATAATCTGCTTTGCATACTCTTCAAAGTTCCTGATACAGTTATTAAAGTACTCCAGACTAATCTGTGGAGAAATTGCATGAAGTCTTCTAGAGAAGATATCATTCATACACCACTTCATGGGAGTTATCATAGAAGCAGCATTCCGTCTTACAGCAATACCATTCTCTATATTATATTGAACAGTTGCTGCATCTGGAAGTTGGAAAGATTCATTAATATCGAGCATAACTCCTTGCTCAATCTTTGCTCTTCCCCAATTCCGAATAGCCTCCAATACATTCCATAATGTATCCCTATCCTGTCTGAGCATAAGGACATGATGAGTTATCGGATAATCCAATACTGCATCTTTCTGTACATTTTCTACAGGCTGCCCAGCATCTATCCACGATGTATCTGAACTGGTCTTGGTATAACCAAGATTATTCAGCAACATAGACACATACTGATACTGGTTCAATGGAGAATACAATCCCGTACTCGGATTTGGTACATTAGTCTCGCATGCAACCATAAGAGAATACGGAGTTATTGGTCGATACACACCCCCAATACTAATTTTTTGACTTGATGTGACAATTGGTGTCATCATTTCTTAAGCACCTCTTTCTTCTTAAGATGAGTATATCAAATCTATAGTATATGATCTAAATCAAAATTTGTAAAGAATCCTACATCAAGTAATCCAGTATAGACCTCTCATATACACACTCAACATCTCCTCAAAACCCAATGGTTACCTCCTTTCTTAACTCTAATCGGTGTGCTATAAGATTATTGTTTCCCTCAACACTTATACTGGATTGGTGTAAATAAATGCTTTCAAACATTTCCTAAGTCCTATGGGAACTATCCCATAGGACACCTCGTTGTCTTTTTTAGATATTAACGTCATTGCAGAATACAGCTTCATATGCTTTCTCTTTGTATCTCAATCCAACAACCATATTATCTCCAGCCTTCTTTGTTACTATAGTAATATCCATAATCTTTAGTTTGGCTATCACGTCTAGATCAAAGCTATTATTCTCATCTAAGATAAGAGGGTTATATCTCAACACTCTTACTATATCATCACTATCTCCAGATTCATATGCTTTGAGTATATTGTCTCTTATAAACTCAGCTTTCCAGATATAGCTCTTCTTTCTTAACTCGTCTAGCTCATCATATACTTTCTTAGATTCAAACTCAATCTCATTTTCTTTTTCCTCTTCTTCTCTAAGCTTCTTAAGATCTTCTTCTGTTGGAGGTTCAAAGTTAGAACAAGTACTGCAGTTACAGATATCACCATTGCATGCCATATGTATCATCCTTTCAAAAAGACAATTTCATAGGTAGAGAGCCACGAACGCTCTCTACCTACATTTCCCACCTGTGTCAAAGCGATCCAACCATGAATTCCATCCACTGCTGCTATACCATAGTTGGCTAGCAGTATATAGATGTATCATATATAAATCTCAACCAAATCTCATGATGTTGGTATGGGTTACATCTTTAGACTCATTCTTGCTCAATCCTATCTCATCTAATGGAAATGATCTAAGGTTATCCTGAATGATTGTATTATAATCAATAAATGGAACAACCCAGTTTGGTATCTCAGCTTCTGCTGGTATAGCAATAGACTCTATACCATTCTTGAATGCTTCTGTATCTATCAGTTTAAGCATACGAGTACACTGTTCTGGATATTCGTCTACTATAGACTTGATATTCTTCTTATTTATCTTGGTCTTGATGATAGTTACAGTATTCAACTCATCTAGATTGATAGTAGGTTCTGACGAGTCTTTGATTTCATTATATGCTACAGACGCCTTGATACCTTGAATTCTCATAGGCATTGCATAGTGCCCCATTGCTTTGATTCTTGCTGGTTTATGATACTCCTTCTTCTTTTCCTTTAGAGAAGTATATATCTGCTTCTCTAATACAGTGAACTTTCTAAAGATATCTACTTGATCTACAAAGGATGATCTAAGTATATCATACTCAAGTATATCCTTAAGAGCTTTAGCAGTAGTCTCTGGCATTCCTATCTTAGTTATAGGAATTCCCTTGATATCAAGCTGTTTATCTTCTGGTATCAGATTACCTTCCTGAACTAACTGTAGGTCTGCGTAATTCTTCGCACCATGGGTCAATAAGAGAGACTTAAACAAGAATTCGTTCTTCATAATGAGTAAGCAGTCTCTTCCCTTTGTCTTAGTGTTATAATTCTCACTAAAGAGAATCATATAATCCATAATCAGTTCAGACACTACATGAGACATGATATCCACTATAGAATATCTTAAGTTATCTTGTTCTATGATAAGAAGAGGATACTTCTTCCTCTTAGCTTCTACTAAGCTATCGTTATAGTAGTCATATTCATACTCTGGTTCTTTCTTCTTCCATTCCATTTCTACTCTATCACAAGCTACTTTCAATTCAGCTTCTGTATACTTGATATTCATAGGTACTCCTACAGTCATTGGGAGTACTCTTCTATACCATTCATCTAGAGATATAATACAAGAATCTGTATCAGTTATAAGAACTACATCTCTCTGCATTGTGTATACTCGTTCAAGCTTATCTATCCATATATGCCTATAGTAGCAATACTCATAGATTAGATCCTTGAACATAGTCATCTCTTGTTCTATCTCTTTAGGAACTCTATTTGGATCTAGGAATGGTTTCTCTAGTTTGGTGAGCATAGTCATTATCAAGTTAGACACCTTGCTATTCTCACAGAACTTATAGAGGTTATTCTTATAATAGAGAACATTGATACATCTCTGGGTTAGATTGTTTATAGTATCCCATATGATCTCTACTGCTTCATCAGATGGAACCCATGAGTTGAATCCGCAGTTTCCTATGATTCTTAGAAAACACTCTTCTATAGTTATATTCCTATCCAATACATCACAGTCGTTGAACTTAGTCATATCTTTTCTAGACTGATCTTGTACTATATACTCTATATACTGCAATACTTCTGTAAGATTAGCAAACTTCATATTGTCTGCTAATAGACCTTCAAACATGGTGATCGATGCAGATATGCATCCACGTCCTTGACCAGTAACTGCAGTACAGAGATACAAGTTATAGAATATAGAAGACCACTGACCAGCACATCCATAAAGAGCATTACATGAAACCTTATAATTCAACTGTTTAAGATTCCATGCATTAAACTCTTCAGATCCCTTGGGATACTTCTTCATCTCTTTCTTTGCCTGATCTCTCTTATCAAGAAGATATTGGATGAAGTTATAGAATGGACGTTTTAAAGTTTGATCATGTCTCTTAAACAATACCCCTTGCGTAGTTAAGATAGGTTTGTTCTTTAGTATATCATTACTAAGAGACAGTATATCCATCTCTGCTGTACGTTTAGTATAGTTATTATGAACTTTCACTCCATGGGTATTTTTCTCTTTTCCTGCGGTATAACTAGCTGCTATAGCATAATCTATACCCTCTTCTATCTCTGATAAGTGTAATTTGGGACAAATCTTAGAGAGTATGCCAACCATACTCTCTCTATATTTATCTATCAACTCTCCCTCTGGAACTTCGTAGTCCAGACCAAATAATGTACCTTCATACTTTCCCATATCTAAATCTCCTATATAGTATATCAATCTTACTTGTAGTTTTCTTATGCTTCCAAATTTATAGTATCTAAACAAAGAGAGATTTGCATACTATAGATATGGAAGGAGTGTTTTTAAAGATGGCCCTAATATATGATCCTGTTTATGCTATACCAAACCCAAGGTTGATAAGAATAAATATGCAACAAAATATCGCTCCATCGCGTTTTATATTAGATCACGCAGCGTTGATGCTTAATAATTTGCCAGCAATTGTCAAAAATGTTAGATTTGATACTATTTCAAGATCTTCTTCTTTGTTTTGGTGTATCATAGTTGGAGATGGAAGAGCTATAGATTATAGAATGAGATATAAACAGCTAAGAAAACTATATGGATTCTATATTTCCATTTCTAAGTCTATATACTTCCACAGCTATTGGATTGGTAATATCAAAAGAGTGTATCCCATCTATATGAAAAAGTATTATAAATTTAGAAGTGAGATTATTTCTAGCGATGAGATTACGGATAGAAAATCTTATCTAACATTTGAAGCATTCCGTAATAGTAATGGATACTATGGGTTTGATGTTAGGGTTAATAGCGTGTATTCTAAGTATATGGAAGATATGAGGTGTGAGAAATATAGAAAATGCAGTGCTCCATTATATACAGAATATACAAAGAAAACTGAATGCACAAGAAGGCATATAATAAGTAAATGCTTTGTTCCTAAAGAAGTAAGAACAAGAATGCAGAAGATGAATAGTATTAACAATATCGATAGATTTAGGTTTAATCCGATACAAATCTCAATGGGTAATGTAAAGAATCAAATTAGTTGGAGGCGATAACAATGGCATTGATTTACGATAACCAATCAAAAAGTAAGGTTGATAATAGACTACTTATGCTATCATTAAAAGGAGAGACTGATGAAGAGTATTTAAGAAACTCGTTTTATCTTGGGGCTTTTACTACGTGTTCTACATATTTTTCAGAGAATCATAGGTTAAACTATGACGTTATGAATAACTATGAGTCACTGGTTGGTAGTGGTAAGGCTAGAGCTATAGATTATGATATAAAGTATAGACAGGTTAAGAAGGCATTTGGGCATTATCTGTCTATTGGTAGATCTATATATCTACATCTCTTTGGAGTTGGTAATAGAAAGCGTAAGGTAGAAGTATACGAGAAAACCTTCGCTGTCAGCAATTATAATGTAATTTGGAGGGAGAATGAAACTGACAGTATTGCTATTACAACAAATGCTGACAATAATACTGGAAATATATATTATGGGTATAGAGTAGGTATAAGCAAAAGGTCTAATATTACTCCTACTATTAAAAGGGAAAAGTACTATAGGAAGAGTAATAGTCCACTACTACTACCAGATAACTGTAAGAATGGTAAGATAGAGGATAATGATAAATACTTTGCTATATCATTGTATTTTAATATAAATTTATGGATTTATGCAGCACCTATCAAACCTATGTATATCCCAATGACTAACATAAAAGACATGTTACACCATAGAGGTGGTATATTATGCTAATATACGAATCTACAACTTTCCATCCAGATATGAGGCGTATAAGGAAAGTAGTAAAGGCCCTATCGTTAATTACAGAACATCCAAGCGCTGGATATCTAAATACCATCTTTAGATCAAATGAGGATGAGATGTCGTATAGACCAATAGGTTATTTGCGGTATATGAATGGGAGGTGTTTAAGAATAGATATAGCATTCAAGCAGATATATAAGTATATCGAGTATTCTCATAGATGCTTTAGAGGAATATACTTCCATCAATACCCTATAGGGAATACGAAAAGAACCACCAGCATATACGCAGATGAGGTATTATCTGACTATACTAATTCATTGCAAACTCCATGGGATACAATGTATTCCAACTCGTATACATTACAGACGTATGTATACGATACCATTGGAGGATTCGGTTCGATAGATAGAAAGTATAACTGCTTTGGTTTAGCTATTGTGTCGCATAAACTTACACCGAATGGTAGCTATCTTATTAGTGACTATCTTATGGATATAAGATACTCTCGTTCTAAAGGTAGTATAGAAGTTTCTGGCAAAGCTCCATTTCCTATTAATAGAAGCTCTGATAGTTCTATGTTTGTAGATTCTATTATACATACTGAGCTTATGTCTAAGAAACAAAAGAGGAAGTCTAGACAGATAGACCGCTTCCCTAAGATTCATGTTAAGTCTAGAGATTGTTTATACTATACATGAATCTCTACTGCCGTTAAAAACTTGGATCTCCAACATACATATAAATTCTGCCCCTATAGGTGGAATCAAAGCTATAGCTGAAATAAAAATCCTATATAGGAGGTAATTACATATGTATTTTGGAAAAGGCTCTCAGGTTAATCTGAACCAGAATATTGATTCTGTACAGGAAGAGTTCTCGTTTAACGATGAACCTATTCAGGAAGGCTTCGAGGATGATGGACTGAATGGGGTCCATGATGCAGATGCAATGCTTGAGAATATGATTATGCTTGAAGCTAGTCGTATGGATGATGAGCAGCGCAAGGCATATATGGAGTCCGATGAGTTCCAGAATCTCGTAGAGGCTGGTGTTGTTGGCAAGCGTTCGGTTGTTCGTCTGAACCGTAATGATGATATGAATCGTCGTATCCATCTTCTCTGCCTGCAGAAGGGTAAGGAAGAGGGAGATGCTGATTGGGAAGCTCTGCGTAAGAACCGTATTCGCGAGCGTCAGCTTCTTGATAAGCTCTATCGTAAGTATGGTAACCGAGTACGTCGCGATGCTGTTATCAGTCAGCGCCGTATCATGAAGCTTACACCGAAGGTCTTTGATATGAATCGTCCGATTCGTTAATAAGAAAACGCCTAACTACATAGAAGGAGCATTAGCTCCTTCTATATCTTTTTATCTCAAGGAGTGATTGTGGGTGTTAATATATAAACCTCAAGCTAGAAATAAACGAGATCTATCAAATACAAAGCAGTTATTTGATGAAGGATACAGATTTGGTGGGTTTTCTGTACCAATAAGACCAGACGAATTGAGATTAAGCCTGTTTATCAGGACGTTCTTTGGAGAAGATGATAAGTATAATAGTATATGTGATAAATATAGTATATATAGCAAATATGTTGATTATTTGGAAAAATTCTGTTATCATATGATGGATAAGATAAGGTATATACGATTTGATATAGGTCTTAGGAGCAATATCAAAAACATCGTGTATTATAATATATACTTCCAGCATAAGATAAAGTTTATATGCAAAAATACAAGCAATAGAAGACTATTGATAACCATTAACAGGGAAAGTTATAATATCGGTAGGAACTTCGTCGTTATGGAATACCTTGATTATAAAACCGCAAGCTATTGTAAATATGAAAATTTCATAATCAGTCATATAGCTATTGTCAGAAATAAACTAGGGTCGTCTAATGATATACAACGGGATGAAAATATAAATAGATTTTTAAAAGTAAATTGGGTTGCTGATAGGAACGGATTATTTATGGAATGTTGTGAGAAAGGTTATCGTATAGCTAGTATTAGGATGAAGCATCCTATACTAACGGTAGACAACTATGAGAAGATAGATAATTTATCTAACTTACTCTACGACGACTAAGTATAATGGGATACTGGGGAGGATATGGTGTTAATATATAAGATGCGTAGATGTAGGGCAAAGCAGCTAGATAATACAAAGATGTTGGTGCATCCAGCATATTCTGGCTCAAACTTTGTTGTACCACAAAGACCAAATGAGTTAGAACTAAAAATCTTTGTAGATGAGTTCTTTCTTAATGATAGGGATGAAGGATATATCTACGATACGTATATAAACTACATGACTAAGTTCTGTTGGACAAATATAAATGAAAGTAGGAATATAAGACTAGATATAGGAGTTAGGGCTGCTATTAAGAATCTTGTATACTACGCAACTTATTTCCACCATAAAGTTAAGAGTTTGTGTTTAGACGTAGACAGCACATCTGCCAAATTCGAACTATATTGTGGATACCTCAACCCTAATAGTACGGGGTATGGTATTTGTATATCATACTCTGATCATAAGAGTGCCATTGATGGCAACTATGAAGACTTTCTACTTGGCTATATAACCATTCTTAAAAGGGATGATTATATGGAATTAGTCAAACCAAAGAGCTGTTATACAAAAAATAGTATCTTTGGTGGTATGATAGACGACTATTTTAAAAAGCGTGAGGATACCTATACTGAGATAGCTTCTATTAGAATGAAGCATCCTATTACTACATCTAATAACTATGAGAAGATAGATTGTCTTTATGATATGCTCTTCCCAAATACATGATACTATTATGAAAGGAATTATGTTATGCTTATATATCCACCTAAGATAGAAACAGAATATGGAAAAGATCTCATACCAAAACAGAACATATATAGAGCTAAGAAGCCATGGTATTACCACCATAGGTGTATAGACATGATAGATCTTGATAAGTTGACCCATAAGTATATCATGGACGATAAAGAAGAGATTATCAGTGATGGATGGAAAGCATGTACTGGAATTGTAATGAGACTGATGTGTTTTGTTGGTAAAAATAGAGCTATGACTTCAGATATGTCTATGAGACAGAATAAGAAGAATATAGAGTTCTTGATAAACTATATACAGGATAAGGTTCATTCATTCTATGTAAAAGAAAGGCTTCCATTTTCATATACCATTCTATTTCTAAAGCATAGAGCTTCTCACTTTATATGGAGAGGAACTTATAGTAATCCGTCATATGCTATAACATATGATAATAAAAATGATGGGCGTATTGCTATGAGACGAGCAGAAAAGATAACAAGACATTATCTATCCACTAAGATAGGCAAAAATTCATACTCTATACCATATTATCAATTCAAAGATTCTGATTGTGCCCCGAAAGATAATAGGTTTTTAACTGGAGTTTTGTATAACCAGCTCATATGCAGTTTCAAAGTAAAACCACTCACACAGATAAGGAGTACTATAAAGGGAGAAGATATAAAATATCATGGCGCTTCTATATAGAAACCAATACCTAGATAAGAAGGATAATGGGCTTATAAGCACCTTTAAGAAAGAATATGGAATGGCAAGGTCTCTATATTATATCTACAAGAGAAAGGGATTGAAAGTAAATCTATCTAATGTAGACGAGTTTGACCTACCAGCATCTAGAACACGTCAGATACTATTTGCAAGAATGTGGGATAAGAGTTCTATCTATAATGAGCCAAGAGATTGTTCATACTTCACAAATAGATCTATAATGAATAGAATCATAAAGGAGTATCTGCATACAATACAGGTGTATAGCTCTATGGCAGGTATACTGATTGATTCATTAGGAGCATCTAAAGGTATATCAGAAGATGCTACTGGTATACTGAGTCTATATGCTCAGATACTAACAGGCCAATCTGGTTGTTTGGGTTATACAGATGCTCAGTATACCGAAGTGTATAATCCAAATGATGAGAATTCCTTTGAGACAGATATGAGTATAAACATAGGATCTCTAGGACCATTCAACTCTAAAGATGAATTTGGTATTATTAGATACCCATTCATTGATGCTAGTTCATCGTACTATCCTGGATGGAAATTGTCTAAGATAGTAGATGACAATCCATTCTATAAGCCATATAAGCAGTACGGTATGGATGGTAAGACTATAACTGTGGATAAAGTATACTTAGATATAGAGCTCTGTTACTTCGCTCCTACAGTTACATTCTATCCTAGCAAAGTAAACCAAGATCCTATAGTATGTGGAACTAACGACTATATACACTACTTGTGTAATGCAAGGAAGAAGTTTGTTGTAAAGCTTAAAACTCCCCTTAGATTGATAAATCCATTCTATGGAGGATATGTCAAAGAGTGGTTCAAGTACTATGATGACGATGATGACAATTAAATCCCATAGACTGTTTAGTCTATGGGATATATACTTATGAAAGGATATAGATAAGATGGATGTATATCGTGGGTACAACTATAGACTCAATCTAAGACAGTATATCGCAATAACTAAAGAAGATGCTTTAACTGCTGAAGAAACTATGTCTACATTTGAAGAAGTTGGAGACGTTAATATGTTCATGAAGTTTATAGGAACCAGGGATAGAAACAGAATGGTTAACAATATAAACTTCGTTCACTTCTATAGAAAGAATAAGAAAGAGATATCATACATTCTTAGGTGTGTAATGGATGCTGTAGGATATGCCATAAGATGTGGAGCAGCAGAAAACAAATCTGGTACATCTATAAATGATACTATATTATCTGGGATTATACCATTTGTATATAAACAGACAAGACGCTTACTAGATAATTATGATGAGAATATGGAGATACTAGGAGCCTTATCTCCTAAAGATGATATCTATCCTGCACGTAACTATACGATCACTGCTAATGATACTACTGGTTACTATCCTCCTTTTGAGGATATACATTCTATCCATCTATTATATATAGAGAAAGATCTTGATCTATCTAATCAACGAGATCTACAGACCATTGGAAAACCACTTATACAAAGAAGAAGAACAAAAGAACTAAAGTCTTTCTATATCAAACTCAAGAATCCTATACATTTAAGAAGATCCTACTTTAAGGGAATATCTTATAGAAAAGATTAGATATGAGAGGTGATTGTGTATGGCATTAGTATACGATACGAAGTATATATATGGTGCTGAAATAGATGCAAATGATAACAACTTAACAATGCCATTATCTAAGACACTTAGATATTTCCCAATCTTAGATAAATATGAGAGAAGAGTAGCCTTTGCTGGAGAATTGGGAATGACTATAGCTGGTTCTAAGTACTTAGAGGTAGTATTGAACTCTATACATACTATAACAAATAGTTTCACAATGGAACTAAGAATACTGCAGAAGCGCAAATATATAGAATATATCACAAAAGGTATGGTTTCTAAATATAAGAGTAAGAGAAGATTGATAGAATCTACTATGAGAAGAGACTACTCTGGTAGTATACAGAATACTATGGAATATTTCAATATAAGGCTTGCAGATACGAATCTATATAAGGGAGATATTATGTTTATCTCTTTCGCCGAGTTTGACAACTATAACACATTCATTGGGTTTAAAAACATGGTAACTAAGAATACGAACAGATATGCTTTTGGAAAAGAGATGGAAAATGATGATTATATAATCATGAGTCCACCAAAAGCTGAGATAATGCCAATGCATACAATGCAATATCTAAAACCAAAAGCATACTACGTAGATGGAGACAGAGGAGATATAGTAGACTATTATGGTAGATACAAAGGTATCAACCCAATGGGTATAACTTTATCAATCAAATATAGATATAAGAAACCATATATAATAGGAGGGTAGTCTGTTTAGATTACCCTTCTTTTTTGTTCTACGACAATAGAGTAAATTTGAAAGAGGTGGTTATATATGATACCATTTACCCCAGGGCATAAGGTTACTTTTGAGCAGCTATCTAAAGATCTTCAAGATAGATTCATTCAGGCTCAAGCAAACCTCAAAGAGATAGAAGCTAAAGTAGAAGAGGCTAAAAAGAAGATTAATTCAAAGCCTATTACTGCTGAAAGTACAACAAAGATAGAGAAACTTAAAACAGATATAAACGAGTATAATAGACAGATAAACAATCTTATCGATACAAAGGTAAGAGAGATTAATAATGCAAACTATACAACTCCAGTTACCGAATATATACTTGGTACTGGTATTAATGGCCATTGGTCAAAGATAGATCAACAGAATAAGAAGCTGTTTGGTGATGATGCGTTTGATGTTGTTTTAGTATATAAGAATATAACCTCTCAAGAGTTTACCCAGTTAAAGACTTCTACTCCAACTTCTATTTCCAGTAAATATGGAACATTAGAGACGCGAGTAAGAGCAGCGTTTGATATGGCTCTACGTAAAGTTTATATACATAATGGAACCACATGGGCTGAAGAGACAAATACTGCTAAAACCAATGAGTATTTCTCCAAATATCTATACAATAGATCTTTCTATGTGAATCCTATAACCAAGAGCTTATATTTCTACTATGAACCAGGAAATGCATGTTTGATAGGTAAAGGAACTGATGAGGAGATAGGAAAGATAATAGGAAATATAAACACAATAGATAGAAATAAGAGCATGGACATGCCTCTTGTAAAACATCCTCCTACACCAGTAACTCCGAAAATATCGCCTGAAGTACAATACAGATTTTATCCTCGCGATCGTGTTTTAAGAAATAGCAAAGATATAATAGAAGTAGGAAAATTTTTATCTGTACCAAAAATGCATAAAAAGCCATATATAGCTTCAAACATTTTAAGTACCATATTCTCTAGTGGATTTATATGGGCAACAAGAAAAGATAAAATTGAAACTCCTATTAAAACAGCATATGGTGGAAGTGCTTATGTTAGTATGGATAAAAAGTTCTTGGAAGAGGCCAAGTTATCTACAGGAACTTATTATATACCCCCATTAACTGCATTCTTGTTTGATTATAATACTTACTTTGACGAAAATAAATCATATTATAATAACTCCCACATTCTAATAGAAACGGCAAGAAAACTCCCAGTAACATATGAGGGATTATTAAGAGGACAATATGATGTTGAATTGAACAGAGCCGCATCATACGTTATTTTTCAAAAGGATTTTGAATTACGATTTATAGTTAGCAGACAAAATGGGATTATACCTCCAAGATATGTTATAATAACTGGAAGTCCTATTAAAGTGAATGGTACAGTATTATCAAAATCTCAACTAATGAGTGCAGAACTCCCTGCCGAATATGGAAAAGGTTCGAGTAGTCGTAATCTTGGAGATTACGACTATTGGGGATTTAATACTAGTGGAAGTCCGCAACTATTTGATATATATTTTTCTAAAGAAGCAAATAACCATATTATACTTGATTATGATAGTATAGAGTTAACTAGAAAAAATAATATATTGTTTGCCAGTTTTTTTAAAGATTATATAAATATGCTTTCAGAAAACTACTACAATGACAATCTTAATTTTTCTTCATATTATGCAAAAAATACTGTGTTTGCTTATGATACTGAATTTAATGGTAATTATATATCATTGAAAACTGACATACGTTATCTTAACTTTCATAAAGGTGCAATAATAAATACAAATTTGTCTAGATGTGTTATTATCGGACCATCGTATTTGGTCCCATATATTATAGGAGAAGGAATTCCTAAAAGTAGCTTAGATATGTCGTTCTCTATAAATGTATGGACTGGTATGGATACTTTGAAATGATGGGAGATTATAATGTTTGATTTAAATAAAAAAGTAAAATATGAAAATTTAGCCCAATCATTGCAAGAGATGTTAGGAGGCTATAGAGAAGGAATAGAAGAGCTTCTAACAAAGATTGAGAATGTAGATAATAATACTGCAACACTTCAGCCAGAAGTTGATAAATTGAATACTAAAGTAGAGAATCTATCTGCAGAAGTAAAGGACGAGTTTACTAAATTAGAGACTAAAGTAAACACATTGAGTGGTGGAAATATAACTATTGGTTCTAATGGAGCAGCTGTTGATCCATCTAATGCAACCAATACTACTAATATAGCCAGTGGAAAGCATGGTCAGTTTACAACTATAGAGAAATCTAGCACAGATGCTTATATCAATCCAGTGGAAGTATTTAAAGATTCTCTATTTGCTATGACTGTTAATCAAACAGAGTTTGATCGTATTACCAAAAATGGTACAGCTAGTGGAGGTAGTAGTACCACTACAACAACTGCTACTAACAATTTCTCTGCAACGGAGTTTTTAAAAGATATAAAAACGAAATGGGAAACTATAGAACATTTTGATCAAAATGCTGCAAATATTCTTGGTGGGAAAATAGAAGGATCTGTTACTGAAGGGCAGGTTTTAACAAATAAACCACTTCCATCTAGCACTGTAAAGTATTTCGGAGGAAATTCATTTACGCTAACAAGATATACTGGAGGAGCTCTTATCGGAGTTATAAGCGATAAAGTTGTCCCACAAAACCTACAAATGAATCTTGATATGGCGGTTTTCAAAGATGATGGTCAACTTGCTATTATAATAGGATATATGAAAGACGCTACTGGAAGAGAACATACGTTGAGTTTAGTAAGAGCATTTGGTGATAAATATACTGGAAAACCACCTATAAAAATAGCATGGGCACTAGTATATGATATGTGCAATCCAACACAATATATTGTAATGGATACTGCTAATGCTACTGCAATAGATATATTCAATAATAACAAAGGCTCTATCAGTAAGTACAAAAAGTACGATGGTGGAATGCTAGAAGAAATTAGCTTTATAAAATTTGGGAATACACAAATAGATTTTAATACAACCGCTACAATTAAAACTGAAACTGGATGGGATAGGGCATACCATTCGTCCCTTGGTTTAAGTTTTTATATGCCAACTATGAAACCTCCATCATGGTCACAAGAAATGTATGATAATATAAAACAGATGCTAACCTCGTCTCGTTTAGGATTTGCCTGCAGAATTAATAGTGTAGCAGTACACATAAATCCTAAATACACATTTAGTTTTGAAACTGTCACTAAAACAACCTATAAAGATTATTATTATGATGGAAAAAAGCTTACTAATGTATATAGGCTAGATACAAATGAAGAGTATGTATATAAAAATGGATCATGGACTAAAATAGGACCTATATCATCACTTAGTAATGATTCATACTACTATGATAGCATACTAGATAGATTCGTATACTTTAAAAAGAAGAGCCAAGGCTTTGATCCTATAGAATATACGATACTGTGAGGGGTGTGTAGCATGTATGATTTAGAAAGAAAAGTACGATATGAGCTTCTAGCTCCATCCCTTCAAGCTAAGTTTACTTCTATGGCGGCCACATTCTCTAAGATAAATACTATAATAAAAGAGATATCAAGTAATCAGTCAGTAAAAGATGCTATAAAGAAAAATAATGATACATTAGAAACACTGAGAGAATTGTATAAGTCTAATAAGATAGCCTTAGAGAATAAGATTACCTCTGTTACTTCTGGCGGAAGTGGATCTATTACAGGACCTACTGAAAGAGGCATTTTCTATGCCTATAGAACTGTAAGTGATGGAGGTAAGTTAAAACTCAATAAAGATAAGAAGAGACTAGAAGGAGATATTTTACTTCATATCGTAGTGCTTACTACTGGAAGTATATCTAATATACAAACATCGTCTCTTCCAAATGATGCTATGGTGTACAATACATCCACTAAGGATATCTATAAGATTGTGAACGGGTCTGCAAGCATAGTGTCTAAGAACACAGATGAGTATAATGATCTTGTATTCAAAGTATTCACAAGAAACTTTGTTCACGATCCTATTACAAAGAAAATGTACTATTTCTGGTCTCCTACAGTATATACTAGAATTAGATAATATATAAGAGAGTACTCATATGAGTACTCTCTATTCTTTGTCTTAAATATACACTATAACTTTGTAAAGGAGGAGTTACAAAGTATTAAATTGTCCCACATATGGGCGAATTAGGGAAGGGAACTATAAAGGAGATAAGGTTATGTTAGAGAATTTGAGAAACTATTTCATGTATGCTCCTATAGCACAGAACGAACAAGTGACTATAGACGTATCTAATCTAACTATCCAAGATTGGCAGTTTCATTATAATGGGTTACTCAATATAATGAAAGATGGAGTAGAGACTCCTCAAGTACAGAAGTCTATGATTACATTGACTTTCGAATCTCCTATTGTACCTCATATGCGTATCAGTATACCAGATATGTATCTCAATGTAATATTATGGCATCCTCTAGTAGCCTTAGGAGTACAACTACAACCATATCATGTACTTATAAAAGATACTATAACAGCAGATGATATCAAAGATTATGTAGATAAGTTCATCATCATGCCTAATAGGTTGAAGATAGATAATAAGAAACTGAATAACGTGATAGCAGATATGCTATGTATGTTTGTAGATGTAGACAACTTCTCTTATTATCTGCTTAACACATTGAATCTAGAAGATGATATAGATCTCATGGAAGCATCTCCAGAGTTTAAACAACTCATCCATTGTGATCTATCTAATGTACCTATCGAGAACGTAAAAGATGCAGGTATGGATATAGTTCATAGAGCAATAGATATCATCATGGATTCTAAGAAGATCATGGGATATGAACATTGCTTGCGTAATCCATTCGCTGCTAAAGAGGGTATCAATATACGACAGTATAAAGAGAATCACTACAATATTGGTACCAAACCAGATGGTCAAGGAAGCATCTATCATGAAATCATAAACCATTCATATATCAATGGTGGATTGAATAACCCAGTATATCAGCTGATTGATTCTGGTTCGTCTCGTGTTGCTCAGATTATATCAAAGAAGAATGTCGGAGAATCTGGTGGATTCTCTCGTATCTTGGGGTTGAATAATATCAACTCGTTCTTGTATCCAGATCCAGACTATGATTGTGGTACTAAGAACTTCATGTATATTCTTATAGAGAATAAGGATGTACTGAAACGATTGATAGATAGATACTATCGCTTAGTTCCTAATGGGGAAGAGTATATCATAGATGAGAAGAGTCAATTCCTCATTGGTAAATATATCTATCTTAGAAGTCCTATCACATGCGCTTCTATGGCTCAAGGATTAGGAGTATGCTATCATTGTTATGGGTTGCTTGCCCATACTAATAGAGATATCAATATTGGTCGTATAGCAACCGAGTTGATCTCTTCTCAATATATACAGAAGCGTTTGTCTGCTAAGCATTTGTTAGAGACACTCATAGATGTAATACGTTGGAATGGAAACTTCAAACAATACTTTGGTGTAGATACAAATGCTATCAAACTTATGGAAGCTACATCTAAAGCACTAGAAGGATTCTCTATTGTAATCAATCCAGAGGAGATTCAATTAGAGAATGATGATGAATTCTTCCAGCATAGATTCTATTCTAATGATTCACATGCTATAGATGATGAAGGTCCTTTCTACAATGAGTTCCTTACTAGCTTTAGTGTATTAACTCCTACTGGAGAAATGATTCCTATTGGCTCTGAGTCAGATCAAGATAGTACAGAAGCTAAGATGTATCTTGCATCAGATCTAGTATCAGTTATTAGAGAAGTGGTAAGTAAGAACAAAGATGCATCAAACGAAGAAGATGATGAAGAGTCTATAGTAATACCATTCTCTATGCTAGAGGATAAGACTCTATTCTATATCAAAGTACAGAACAATGATATCGGAAAGAACCTTGATATCTTTATTGATCTAGTGAATAAGAAAGAGGTAACCAAGTCTTTCAATAAAGATCAACTCTTAGAGAAACTATTGGCTATAGTTAAGAAAGGTGGTATTCATTGTATGAGTATCCATCTTGAGGTTATCTTATCTAACCAGATAGTATCTGCATATGATAGGCTAAAGAAACCAAATTGGTTGAATCCAAATGAAGAGTATGAGATACTCACACTCAATGAAGCATTGACAGATAATCCATCTATTGCTATCACACTTCTCTATCAGAAGCTAGCAAAGACTCTATATTCTCCTATGTCATTTAGAAAGATAGCACCTTCTATCTTTGATCCATTCTTCTTAAGACAACCTAAGAAGTTCCTTAATGCAGATCATGAGATATGGGATGAGAGTAATCAGTCTACTATACAACCTGGAGAATGCCCAGTTATGTTTATGAAAGAACATGATGGTCCTAGACCTAAAGATGTGAAGTCTCTTCTTGAAAAGATAAGAAATCAAGAGAAAACTGAGTTAGATTAAACACCATGAGACTCTCTATGGGACTTAACCCATAGAGAGTATTATTTTTTGTAATAATCTGATATCTGAATTATATACTATATACATGAAAGGATGTGAATATAATGGATATAGAAACAGTAGTGTTTATTGCTCTCTCATTGATGAATGGTTCAGCCATAATATCAATATTCTTCTCTGAGAGAAAACCGTCTCCATTTGGGATTGCACTTGCAGTTATTGCACTTGTGATTTTATCACTTATGGTAACAAACACCTTTATTGGAGAGAACAAAATAAATCCTGCAGAATATAAGATGCTTGGATTGCCGTTTCTTTTATACGGTACCATAACCCTATGGGATCTCTACAGCAAGGACAATACCCATATGATAATGATATTCATAAATAAGATGTATATATTATGGATATCTGTAGTATATGCGATAAACAGTTTTTCTCACTATCTGTTTGATAAGTGAGTTTAGATAGATGGAGAATTTTATATCTACATTTAAAAGGAGTTGTTTAGCATGTCGGATACTATTACGGAAATCGTTCTTATCATTTGTGGGATCACGTTTTCATATGTTCTTATGAAATCGATTGCCACGAACAACATTGGCCGTTGGGTCGGAGGTATCATCCTCGCGCTCATCCTCATCACGCTTGGTGAGATGGGCGTAGCATTCATCATGCTCGGTGTATTGAGCAAGTATGTCGCATTCGCGGCACTTGCCGTATCCTATGGTCTTACCGACAAGGTTCTCGGTCCCAAAATTGGCGGGATGAACATCATGCAGGAGATAGCGTGTTCGATATCTTTCAGCACGGCCGTTTGTGGTATTCTCGGTATGTTCCTTGTTTAACACTAACATTCTTATATGCACTTATATATTGAGTGCGTATGAGGATGTTATAGAAGATCTGTCTAAACAACAGATCTTTTTTATTTTATAAGAAAGGATACGTGTCTAGTAACATGTTTATTATATATACATCTGTTGTACTAATGGCACTATGTATACTAAGTATGCTTATGAAAGTAGTGTTAGATATAGTACAAGATATGAGAATGGAGGAATCAACTAATAAGATCTCTCATACTAAGGCTACTTTCGTAATACTACTATCTATCCTAATCTATATAGGAGTTATGATTGCTATAATGGTCTCTATATATCAACTGATGTTTATTGAGTGATCTATATGAATGAGCTATTTGCATATGTAGGATTGGCTATATGTGTTATACTATTCATCACAGGAATGAAGATGTTTCTAGATCTCTAATATTATGGGGTGATATGCGATGGAGAACGTTGCTATATGTATAATATTATATATTATACTCAACACTGGTCTATTTGTAGCAGCAAATTTTATGACAAATTTCACCAGAACAGACAAAGATGAGTATACTCCTGATGGTGTCAAATGGGGACAAATTGGAAACGTCTTTAGAATAATGATGACTACATTGTCTGGAGTACTATTCCCAATAGCTCTTATATACCATAATACACAATTTAGTGCGATAGATTATATATCTTTGGTGATTATAGTGTCAGTGATGCATATAGCGCTATATAAAATAACTAAGGATAGATACTCATTTGCATTTTTAGCTCTATTCCTAATAGTGTCTTTGGTCACTACTGCAACATATAATTCGCCCATCTAAGAGTAAATTAGAATCTTTGGAGATAAGATATGTATAATGTGAATAAGGTATACAACAAGATAGAGATAAGAAAGACTTGTATTATTATTCATAATTATGATATGGGAGATGAACCTAGACTAGAGAGACTCTTCTCTCTGTATAACAAAACATGTCACAAATATTACTTTAAGGGAATATACTATGACAAAGAAAACAAAGATCTATACCTGCCTTCAGGTATAGATTTCTTTTATATCACAAGATCATTTGGAGATGATGTGTTCCATAAAGTACAATCAGATCCATATGATAGAATATCTGTAAAGATAAAGTATCTTCCTAGAGATGAAACACAAGAAGAAGCAGTAGACTTCTGTCTAGGACAAGGGAAGTATACTAATAACAAGAGAGCATCTCAGTTATTTATCAATCTGAATACAGGCAAGGGTAAGACATTCTTAGCTATCATAGTATCCGCCATATTTGGTGTAAAGACTATGATGATAGCAAACTCAATAGAGTTGATTAATCAGTGGAAGGCTAGAATATTAGAATATACAGATTGCACTTCTAATGAGGTATATATCATAGCAGGTTCATCTTCTATAGCTAAGCTTATGAATGGTATGACTAATCATACTAAGATCAAATACTATCTCTGTTCTCATGATACACTTAGCTCATACGCTAACAAATATGGATATACGGCATTAAGAGAGTTGTTTATCAAACTGAGATGTGGTATTAAGATCTTTGATGAAGCTCATCTGTATATAGACTCTATCTCTATGATAGACTTCTTCTCAGATACATGGAAGACATTCTATCTTACAGCAACTCCTGCAAGATCTGATATGAATGAAAACAAGATATATCAGCTATCTTATAAGAATATCCCAAAGATCAATCTATTCAATGAGGACACTGACCCCCATACTCAATATATCGCAATTCAGTTTAATAGTCATCCTAATCCCATGGAGACAGAGGAATCTAGGAATGCCTATGGGTTCAATTTGATATGGTATGCAAATTACTTAGTAACCAAACCGGTATACTATCAATTACTCCATATAGTGATGGATATAGCATTGAATAAGACTCCTAGTAATGGAAAGTCTTTAGTCTATATAGGCACTAATTATGCTATACAGACTACATATGATTGGTTAAAATTCTATTATCCGACGGTATCGGTTGGTATATTCTCCTCACTAGTTCCTAAAGAACAAAAAAGAATGCAGTTGGAGAATAAGATCATATTGAGTACTACAAAGTCTGCTGGTACTGCTATGGATATAAAGGGGTTAGTTAATACCTTTGTATTAGATGAACCATTCAAGTCTCCAGTATTAACTCAGCAAACTCTAGGAAGAACTAGAGGAGATAATACTAGATACTTTGACTTTGTAGATACAGGATTCCAATCTCTTAGATACTACTATACTTCTAAGAAGAAGATCTTTATGAAGTATGCTACTACCTGTACAGAGATACCTATGAATGATAAAGTCATTCATGATGAGGTAAGAAAGATACAGAATAAGATCATGCAAGAGGTAGCAATGCTACAACAGAGACCTAATCTGAAACAAGTAGTAGAATTTGTACACACCAACTCTTGATATGAGTTGGTGTTTTATTTTTTATCAGACAAAAAATAAACCAGGGTGCCATACATTCCTGGTTGTAAATAGTGGATGCTGTATGAATACGAGAATGGATATATTCTCGACTGGTGGGATTACATAGAGATTATATGGCCATGATAGCTTCTATATCTTCTGCCGCTTCAATCGCTGCATTGGCTCTAGCATTCAGCTTTTCTGCTAACGTCTTACCATCAAAGCTAAGAAGAGGCAGCTTCCTGTACTCATCAAGCATAACATTGATAAGAAGAAGATTTTCTTTTTTGTAATCTTTCATACACATTGGTCCTCCTTTCTTAGATTAGAAGAAACAGAGGTATGGATGTTTCTTCATAGATATAATATATCATTGAAAAGAAGGACAATTGCAACCCCATACTCATTAGAGTATGGGGAATTATTTTGTTTATAACAAAAAATAAACCAGATTCCTACACAATCTGGCCTTCCCTAGGCGTTTCTAGTATTGGCTCCTAGGGTAGCAAAAATAGATTATATCTCAGAAATATCTGAGATATCTTTCGCTGTCTGGATGATAGCTTCTCTGCGAGATATTATCTTCTCACGGAGACTATCTCCATCGAACGATAGTATAGGATATTTAGAATGATAATCTTCTGCTACGAGAAGTATCAAAGGGCTAATATCCTTTCCATTATACATGTACGGCATAATGGTATCACCCTCCTTTCTTAGAATAGAAGAGCTTCTGTGTAGGTCCACTCTTCATAGATATAATATATAACTAAGAATGGAGAATATTACCAACCCCATACTCATTAGAGTATGGGGTCATTCATATGCCACACATCGTTATAATAGAAACAATGGAAGGGGTTGTTATATATGCCCATGGCCAATGAAATGACCAAATTACTTGATAAGATAGAACGCCGTTTGGGTACAAAAGAGTTTGGTCTTCCTGAGGAACTGAGCAAAGTTTCTTGGGCTAAGACTGTTATATGTAATGAGACATTAGATACATTCTCTCGCTTCTTTCCTCATAAGATACCCTATGTAATGGGTCCTGAGAATAAGAAGGGAGATTATTGGTTAATAGATGAAACTATATGTGAGAGTATGACTATCTTAGGAGCTGGAGATATAGATTGGCATGCTTGGTCTCATCACTTTCCTGGACTGATGTATGGTGGTGTAAACTCATATGATATGGTTACATCTGGTATAGACTTCGAGACTGTAGCAGATATACAGATGATGGCTGATCATGTATCTATTATGAGCAATGGTATCTATGTAGACTATGAACCTCCTAATAGATTGAAGTTGAATATTATAGTATCCTCTGCTTTCCTTACACACTTCCAAAGGATTCCTATCAAGCTATTTGTAAAGCATGCAGATAACTTGAAGACCATATATCCTACACAGATGGAAACCTTTGAGAGGTTAGCAACAGCAGATGTTGCTACGTTCTTATATGAACGACTTAAGATGTATGATAACTTAGAAACTGTAATGGTTAATGTAGATCTTAAACTATCTTCATTAGAAGAGAAGTCTAGAGATAGACAAGCAGTTATAGACTACATGGAACAGAACTATGTGTCTGCTGCCAATAGAAACCAACCTATCATGTATACAATCAACTAAAAAAAAAAGAAGGTATACCCAAATGGGTATACCCTATACTTTTGTCTAACAACACATGTTCAACTTAAACATTCTCATATATACTTTGAGTTCTACTCCGCGTTTCTTCTTTATGATATTGAATGCTACATCAAAGTCTCTATCAAATGGGAATCCCATTCCTGGATATAGACTGAATAGAACCTTATCTCCTTTAGCTATATTAAGTATGCCAGGATGCAAAGATACCGCATACGGGAATCCTTGCTCTATTAGATACCTGGGGTACTTGGGTAGTGATAATAACTCGTTTTCGGGATATTCTACCATCCAGATTCCAGCGCCAGAGCCTGCTTTAGCATCCACAATAGTACGAAAATCTTCATTCTCTGTTATATCTAACCCTCGTACTGCTATAGCATGTTGATTTATGTTAGCAATATTCATTCTAGTTAGCCAATCATTCATAGACATATAAAAGTCTTGTGTAGGAAGTAGATCTATAAATACTTTATACTCTCCATTTACTAAAGACTTTTCATCTATTAGCCTTCTTCCTAGAAATACAGTAGAGTTGTTTACCACATATACAGCAGATTCTATACAGAGATCACATTTAGAGAGATCTGCTTCTTCTTTATAGAACTCTTTATACATCTGCCTCATGTTGTTGATATCTTTAGTATAGAATGCTATACTTGTTAATTCTGGATTATCCCATAATACAGCAAAGTATGGATCTAATAGTTTGGTAGATACCATCTCATGATGAATAGAGAAACCATAAGAGCATCCTCTTATGGTTCCACTAAACTGTACACTATCTAACACTCTAGGAAGTAGGGTTACTTCTGACTTCATAACCTTACACTCGTCTAGAACTATCTGTAACTTATGGCCATCTATCTTAGTCTTATAGAGATTACCAAAAGGATCTGTTTGAATCATTGGAGTTGTATCCTTTCTCTTATAGTATTGACTCTCTGTTTAACCCATTCAGGAATAGGACGTTTAAACGATACTACTTGAGATGGGTTAACCTTATACATTACTATTTTGTGAGTCTTATCCATAGGAAGTTGTTGGTCTTCCATATAGTTAGGTGTTCTCATAGTACTGAAGTAATGCTTTATAGCAGCATACATCTCTTCCACATTAGGAAGATATAGCCATCTATGGGCAAACTCAATGAAGTTATAAGATGCAAGATTCTCTGTATAGTTTCCTCCATTACCAAGTCTAAGATAAGAATGACCCTTATATGCAGGATTATCCATCTTGATCATACCAATCTGAGTAGAAATACTCATATTGAACTCACGAAGTAGAGATGGATATAGCGCTTTGTAATCAAAATCATCTCCATTATTGAACTTCATGATATATACGCCACGAGCGAATACTTTATTCTTATTAGACAGCTTTGTTGGTCTAGCAACAAATGCACCAGGGAACTTCTCATCAGGTTTAGAACCAAACCTGTTTACGTTGTTCCCCATTATAACTCCTTCATGTTCTTTATAGAACTCCATTCCTTTAGTCCATAAGAAGTTAGTCTGTCTAAAGATCTTCTGATATGGCGTATTCATCTCAATAACATTGTTAAACATGTATCGCAAGTCTTCTGTCTGAGATTCCAGGCAATGCTGGACAATCGTATCCATGATGTTGTATATAGAGAATAGTCTGAATGCTTTATATGCGAACTCACAGAATCTATTAGTTATGTGCTCCCAACTGATCTTATGAACCCCACATTCTGAGAATGCTATATTATCTAACTTGAATGATGGTATAGCACCTTGTCCTTTACGTCTAGATGCATATATTATCATTTGATCCAACCATACAGTTCTAGTAGACAGATGAACGAAGTCTTTTCTCTCTTCATTCTTGTTCTTGTTCATCTCATCAACGTAGTAATAGTAGAACTTACGTGGGAAATCAGGATCTGACATCATCTCTACTGCACTATATCCATGATATTCTATTCTAGAAGATAGATAACACAAGTCGAATGATGCATTATATGCAACAGCAAAGTCTGGAGATAATCTTCTCATTACCTCAAAGAACGATGCTATCATTTCTATCTCTGTATCAAAGAATCCTACAGATAGTTGCATATCTGTAAGCTTATATCTAGCAACCTTCTCTGGGGATCCTAGGTTCTTCAATATGAAATCATTTACTTCTTTTCTATATGGCTCTAAGTCTTTGGATAACTCATCTTCTAACTTTTGTATATCAGGATTCTTATCATTCCGTAAGATAAACGAGTAAGTTGTATTGGTCTTATCGAAGTAGATAGAGATCATATTGATAGGAGATTCTCCTATGATAATATCATCTGGATTTGGAGAGTCTATTGCATCTACCTCGATATCATAGAATGCTACAGATATTGGAGTAACTCTGTTCTGATATGTAGCAGCGAACTCCATTCTTATATAGTTCATGATATTCATATCAGCAGAGAAGATTCTTGGATGTGCAAAGAAGAGATCATTCATTCTATAATTGCCAGTTCTGATATTCTCTCTGTATAAATCCATATTACCTGTTTCTTCTGCTATGGATTTAGTTATCTCTTTATATGCACATGTTACTGGTTCTACTTTATCTTTCTCAATATACTCCATCGTATAATCTTCTACTTGTATCTCTGGCTTTACTTTGTAATACGTATATTGAGGAGTCTTGATAGTCTGTACATGTTTCTTACCAGTAGTATTATCTTTGAATACTATAGTAGCATAGTCTGTATCATACTTTCCATCTGGCAGTTTTGCAGGCTTCTCATATAACACATTCATTATAGTAAGATCATCACCAGGTTTGAATCCAGTAAGGTTTAACATGAAAATCCTCCTCTATAGTTCCACTGTACTTTGTGTCATTGGATGGATTCAAATCTATAGTGTATAACAAAATGGTGGTTTAGACAAAAAAAGAATGGGTGCTGTCACCACCCTTTCTTTTTATGCCATGCGACGGATCGCCAGGTCCAGGACCTGCTCAATCTGCCGTACCGCAGGATGCTGCGTGTCGTTACACGCTTCGATGCAGAGCCTGCGGGCACGTTTGACCATTTGCACGAAACTTCCGAGGTCACCCGTCTGAGCGAATCCTCCAGCCTCGTACATTGAGATGATCTGAACTGCTACTGCGTATACATTGATTGCCGTCATAGTAATCACTACTCCTTTTAGTATACACTCTATTTCTACAGATATAGTATATAACTCAAACTTTATATTTTTACAAATGCCATCCACTACACAGTATTAAAGTCATAATAAGGAGTTGATCATATGAAACAAGTTATAGAGATTATAGATACTCCATCCTCTTCTGAATCTCAGAAGACTTATGGGTTTAGCACATCAGACGTCGTATCCGAGAAAAATACACCAGGCGTGGTATCATTAGATACTAATCCTCCTAGAAAGAGAGGACCTGGTAGGCCTCCTAAGAATGCATCTACTTCTAATACATATATAGATGGATCCTCTATAGTAACCAACAATAAGAAGTCTGATAAGGATCCTATGGAGAGTAGATTTGAGAAAGGATATGCTGGTACTGTAGGGTTATTGGCAACGGCTATCTCTCAGACAGATACTATCTACTCCTCTATAGAACAAGAACTCAATAACTTCAGAAACAATAGAAGTTATGGTGGTAGAAATCGTATGCAGCATATATCTGATTTTATGAATACTCAGACTAGTCTGATCAATACGAAGATAGGTGCTATTAGAGAGCTGAATTCTATACGTAATAAGATCAATGATCTTGTTCTTAAACAGAAGCAGATGGATAAGAACAGTATTGAAGAGAACTCTGATAAGGCTGTTATGGATGCATACTATGCATTGGTTAACTCTGCTCAGTATGGATTACCAGTAGCTCATCCCCCTCTTAATCAGGCTTCTATCAATACTGGTGTCAATATGGCTGGTAATATTGTAACCAATACATCTATCAACTCTTCTATCCCCACAGGAACTCTATCTACTGGTCCTATAGTAACAGGCAGTAATAATAGTGGTAGTCCTCATCAGATCATACAGACAGATCAATCGTTTGAGGATTATAAGAACAATCTTACTCCAGAACAACGTAGAATGATCGTAGACAAAGATCCTAACGTAAAGACAGTAGTTGTATATAACCAATCTACTGGCACTAAATTCTTTGATGTGGTAAATGTATCTACAGGACAATCGATTCCTGGAGTAGCTAAACCAGCAGAGTTCTTATTGGATAGAGTAAGAATCGATCTTAGGAATGGTGTTGCAGTAAACTCTGATATCAATGCTACATATCCACTAGTATTGATAGGTAATAGAGCAGCTGACGAGTTATAAGACAAAAAATAATCCCCATAGGCCATAAGACCTATGGGGATCTAAATGCTTGAACTAACCACCTGTATGAAACGTTCGAGGCTGTTACAAACCTCCAACTTGTAAGTTTTGTAAGGATTTTGTTATTTGTTAATCGACTAAACCATGAAAACATGGTTCAACTAATACACGCCATCTCAGTATATACAATCTGCTTTTAGTATAATCATGTTTAAGGCGCATATCAGCCTTTGGCAAACACATAAGTGTTAATGGCAAAGCATGAAAGAATGTATCTAAAGAAGCAATGAACCCCATAAAGGATAAACGGCTTTCACCAATTTTGGCCAGCTGGGTTGTCTGGCGTTTTGATTTGTCGGTTGGCATAACAAGCCAAGGCCCATTTAAGGGCTAGACATTCGGGATTCGAACCCGAAGACTGAAAGTCTACCTTTTCATATTTATATCCAATATGTTTTGACCGCTATTAGTGTTTCTTTGAGGTTTTCGTCATGAGAAACACAAGCCACGATCAATGCAAAAGAACACAGACGGTAACATTCGTCGTTTGCATTAGCCAAGCATTGTGTGTTATATCTTAGTCTTCCACTTCAACTTCAGTGGTCTCTGTGGCACGAGAGATGATAGAGTCGATCTCAAGAACATACTTATCGATATAATCGTAAATAGCCTTAACACGATCTTCCATCTTAAGAGGATCAATGAGTACAACATCATAGTTGTCTTTGATACCCTGCTGATACTTAAGACGTGCTTCAGCATTCTGATTAGACTCAGGACCAAACTGCTTATTGAGCTGATCCATCATATCTTTGTTGAGCTTCTTCGTATCAGATGCGAAGCGAGAAGAAACAGAAGAAACATGATGCTTGATATTAGACATGATATCAGAAAGTACGTTTCCATAGTACTGCTTACGAGCAATAGCAGCAGCAATAGAAATCTTCTCAGTCTTCACATCTTCTCCAAGATCAAGTTTCTGATCAAGAGATACAAACACTGGTACTTCTACCATTGTTGTAGCATTGGCGATCATAACTGCTCGATTCAGTTTCTCTCGACGAGCAATGAGATCATTAAGAGACTGCCAGTTCTCTTTTACCATCTTCTCAAACTCATCCTTGTTCTTTGTACCAATGAATGGGTTGAACTTCTGATAGTAACCAAGAAGTGCATTGTCTCCATTGTTGATAAGATTAGAAATAGAACGAATCTTAGCATCAAGAGTTTTGCGCTCATGATTAGCACGACGGATTGTCATCTTTGCCATAGTGTATTCCCTCCAAACACATAAATCATAAAGTCTTTCATTCTCATATATATTGTATATGCTTGTATATAAAGTTACCAAGTACCGTAAGTGGTACTTGGTAGTATATTTTATGGTTCGAGAGTAAGAGTTCCTTTAAGAAGATTCTTTACATGCCTTCTTCCAGCCAATTCGAATGCAGCAAGTATCTCTCTTCTGAACTTATATGCATACTTAGGTTTGTCTGTTACAACCATCATCATATCCATATCATATGAATATATACGTGAGAATGTAACAGTACCCTCAAGAAGGGTATATCCATTCCATCTATCATTCTCTACTGTCATTCTACAGTCAAATAGATCTCCTATACCTATATCTTCTAATGGTTTCTTAACGGATACATTATCCATATCCTCTCTTATCTTTTGATAGAAGTCAAATACTCCCATCTCTGGACTATTGATATGCTTCTCTGTATCTGTTATTACATTATAGCTACCCATTAGCATATTCAGACCAGGAGTAAAGCCCTTTACTATATCTCCTACTCGTGGAACTGTTATAGTACATGGGAAGAATGAGTTGAACTCTGTATAGTATGGACGTACCTTTATTCTACATTCAAACTCTGGTACTTGCTCTAGATAGAATCTAAGAGAATCATTCCAGTAATCATATACTGTCTTCTCATCCCAATTGAGATCAAAGTCTATTCTATCCTCTCCAGAGTTTACTATAAGAGATAGATCTCCAGTATATACATCATCTGCAGATTTGAAGTAGATATAATACAATCCACCTTCATCATCAAACGATACTCTCTGTATAGGAACTTTGGAGAATACAGTATTATCTGTTATGATAGATATATATCCACCCTGTAGATCAAACAGTATACCCATAGTTATAGGTTGTACTGGAGATGAAGGATTTAGTATCTCTTCAAATCTATGATATCTCTTTTCTCCATCTATTATACTATGAGCAAGATATGTATCACCATTTCTATGGAAGAGATCTAATGCGAAGCTCTTGTGAGAATCATCATTGATTCTATCAGATATACCTACTATCATAGGTATTCCATAGATCTTCTCTTTCATAGTTCCTTCTTTTACTGTGATCTCTATATAGACTTTCTGATCTATAGGACAAGGGAAGTTTATAGTAGCCATATCTGGATCATTTGGATTACTGGTCATAGAAATCTTGTTGTTGTTATTTACCAACTCTCCAGTTTTCTTTACTATAACCCTTGGATGTCTTCTCTTGTCCTCCTCTATGGGAGCTATGATATTCTCTGTTTTACCACTCATCATAAACTCTGCTTTTCTAGAGTCTCTAGGATCATATGGTGGAGTTGGTATAACAGGAGGTTTCTCTGGAACTAATGAATCTAAGTAGTTGTATAAGTTGATATATCCTTCTGGTAAGAACTTGGTCTTATATCTACCATAGTTTATTCTACCATGAAGAGTCTCATAGAGTTCATTGTATATAGCAAAGTACCATCTATCTGTAGAATTTGCCATAATGAAAGTAGTAGGAGTAATAGTATAGAAAAGCTTTCCATCTGAATAGAAAGTTATGGTATTATCTGCTATACTAACACCCATACCAATAACTGTACCTACTATAGGAATTCTAGCATATAGCTTTGGTACATTCTGCTTGGCTTCATCTGTTGAACCTCTATGTCTCTCTCTTATCTCATAATCTTGAGTCATAGTATAATAGAGAGAGCCAAGAATGCAGTCATTTGCTAGTACTCCCATAGATGGTTCTTTATGAACTCCTAAATATAATGGTATATGCCTTATATTATCATTACGAGGATGCTCTGTTATAGTAACCTCCATGTATACCTTCTGATCCTTAGGTATACTTCTGCTCGATAATATAAGGAATGGATTGTTACAGTTAAAGAATTCTCCAGATACCAAACTTGGATCTGGTTCTGATAAATGGTTATATGATACAGGTCTTATCCTTATAGGCTGATCTATACGCAAAGCCATAGTCTCTTCAATCCTCCTCCACTCCTAAATTTACCACGATGTCAGGGATAGGGAGAAATCCCTATCCCCTTATATGTGTATGGCAAAAACAACATGTCTAAGATAGATCTTAGCAGACCTTCTTTTTATTTAATTGTCTCATACTTGGGATAATCAGATAGAGCCTATATAGGGCTAGAACTACATTCAAATAATAAAATTGGAAAGGGGTTCTATTATGGAAGATAATGCTACTAGAGGCAGATTCTATTCAATTATGTCTGATATGTTCTGCGAGAACAACTCAGTCTCTCTTACTAGAGTAATATCTGCATTCAGTTATCTACTATTTGCCTTTGTATCTATATGGCTGATGGCTACTGGTACATCTTGGACTCATTACGATATATTTGCTAGTTATACTGGAGCTGGAGGCGCTGCACTTCAGCTTGCTAATAAGTTTGTTAATAGCAAATACAACAGTGCTAATGGATCATATCAAGACAAGATGATTACAGTGGATGGACATGAGATGACATCCGATCATCAGACAGAAAAGAAACCATTTGTAGAGGCTAAGTAATAACGAGGTGTTTACAGTGGTAAAAGAAGAAAAGAAGTTTAAGAGAAAGATCAGGTTCAACAATATAACCATTCTTGGTCTATTGACCTACTTCTCTGAAAATATACAAGTCAGGCTTCTTGGAGTAGTTGTAGCCCTTCCTATAATTATCGTAGCCTGCATAATCTACTATGGCTATATATCCATACTAGATGAACGTACTGAACTGAATAAATCCATAACTTATCTGACTGAAACCAGATCAGTTCTATTCATAGATAGTATAACTGAAAACTATAAGAAGGCTAAGCTTCAAACAAGCTTTGTCAAAGAAGATATAGTAGAAGATCTAAACAAAGAGTATGGCAATGATCTAGAGAGAATGCATAGAGATTATAATGCTATGGATTATAACAACAAGTTCTTCTCTATTCTATCATCCAATATCAACTATAGATTTCTCAATAAGCCTACCAATAGGAATAGAATCTTTATAGCAAACAAAGATGGTATTCTTATAGACAACTCTTCTTCATATTCCAGTAATAGTTATAGTAAATGGGATGATATCATAGAGAAGTCTATAAGCCAAGTCATAACAAAGGATACTATAGAGCATATAAAAGATGCAGAGAAAGATGAGCCCCTCTTATGGATAGACCAAAAGAGTGGTGAGATTATAACTCCATCTAATATGCCAAAGTTTAATCCTGATACTTCTCCTATAGACTTTATAGAAGCTTGTGCTATGAGTGGTAATATAAAAGAGCTAGAGAACTATAGTATCATAGCTGTATCCTATATCTATGACAATGAAGATATATTTGGAACTCCAGATGTATCTGCTGGTCATGACAACGATAACGAAAAGATTTACGTAATTCAAGTCGTAAGCATCAAAGATATAATAGAATCAAACCCAGAACTATCTAAGTCATTGAATAAACTAGACAATATGATCAAAGAACGTCAAGAATTCGCTAGTGACTCTGTACACTTCAAGACTATATGCATTATATTGCTATCTATTATGGGAATAATGACATTCTTTGGTATTTGGTACCTTGCAGAATTCTATGTATACTTTAAATTCTCGAAACGTTCTGTAGAGAGAGATATGAGTTTCAAGTCCTATCAACCAAAAGATAATGATTAAACCCAGCGCAAGGAGGATTGGCATTAGGTATGGTAGAGTATAATCTTCAACCTCCTATTGATATCTCTATTCTTGAAATCCTTCTTATTATCGTTTGCTCCTTTATTGGGGCATTTGTTCATGAGCTGTTATTGTTTATAGGTAAAGGGAAACGTATAACGATAACGGTATGGATAAACGTAACCATAACTGTGATTGTAGATGGTTTGATATGTTATGCTATCAATCCATTTATAACACAAGTTTTACATCCAAGATTTATGGTTATACCACCACTTCTGTTGGGTTTGATGGGTACTGAATTAGTGAATAAGTTAACCACAGTAACTGGTTCTCTTAATCTACTAGAGTATGTATTAGGTTGGTTTAAAATCACCAAGAGTGATAAGACTCCAACCCCAAAAAGTCCAGGAGATGAAGATAAGCCCAAGAGAGATGAAAATTCAGAGAACGGCTCTGATAAAGATGAGAAATCTGATAGCAAGAACAAAAAGCAAGAACCTACTGGTACATACGATTTGAATCAAATCGTAATGATAGCAGATAAGGCAAAAGAGATAGATAAGGTATGTGAAAAACTGGATGCGATCTTCAGTCGATATGCTTCTAATAGAGACAACGATGAACTACTGAATGGATATAGTGATGTGAAACATATGGCTTCTGCAGTAAATGATTATAGCAGTTCTAAGTTAGCCACTTCAGATCCAATACTTCAAAAGAAGATGGATGATATGAACCATAAGATCTATCTGATAGATAAGCTTATGCAGAGTATCATATTCTATTCAGTAGTTCCAGAGGAAGATCTAGATCCAAAAGTTATGGATAATATAAGAGAACTTGATGCAGAATTTGTTATAATTCTGAGAGTTCCAGAGGAAGAAAACGGGGACAAATAAAGAGCCTGTACCATCCACTGGTACAGGCCTTATCTATGGGTTCTCGGAAACATTATTATAAATTATATTCTAAGTTAATGAATGTAAAATTGAAATAATATAGGAGGTCAATACTATGTTTCCTAGTGATCTGTGGGTCACAGACCCTAACGCAGGGAGACTCTACAAGGTAGAGAATGACATGGTTTCCATGTCCATTCAGACGCCTAAGAATCCTCGCTCTGTGTTGGTTTCGCAGGACATGATCTATGTATACACTGTCAACTGGGATGAGAATACTGTATCTCAGTATCGACAGGGTGTGCTTGTTCGAGATATTAAGGTTGGCAATATTCCGTATGCTATCTGTGAAGATGGCAATGGCTATATTTACGTTACAAACTATGGCGACAACACTGTCTCCAAGATTAGCAACGGTATGGTTATTGAAACCATCAACGTGAATAATGGTCCTCGTGGAATCATTGCCGATAGTCGCAATAAGATCTTTGTCGCCTGCTACCTTGATGACTGTGTTGTTGAGATTGTAAACAATACAGTTGTAAATCGTATCCGTACTGGTTATGCTCCTAAGGCTCTTACCTGCGACGTTTATGACAACGTGTGGGTAACGAACTATGGTTCTAACTCAGTTTCTAAGATTACCAATGGTGCTAAGATCCTTGATGTTGAGCTTAGTGACTATGGTCGTGGACCGAGTGCTATCGTTTCTAACAGCGCTGGTATTCTGTACGTAGCAAACTATCTTGGCAACAATGTCACAGTTATCAAAGATGCTGTAGTTAAGAGCACGATTCTTGTAAATGCTTCTCCGACAGCTATTGGTGTAACTGCCGACGACTCGATCTACGTTCTTTCTGAAATAGGTGGGGCAGTTGTTAAGATTTCTCGTGACAAAGTTGTCTCGCAGATTCAGGTCTGTGACAACCCGTCTGGGTTCGGTGACTTTACTGGATGCGCTACTTATAACGTATATCATACTGCTGGGTCTGGTGGTTCTGGCAACTCTGGTGGTTCCGTACCTCCTGGGGGTTGGGGTCTCTCTACTCTCGCAGCTGATCTTCGTACTCTCCTGAATAAGCTGATCAACAAGAAGGTTGAGACTGAGGCTGGACTTGTCTCGTATGATAATACTCGTTATCCGACTGTAGAGGATGCCCTCAACAGCCTGATGAAGATTCCTCCTGTCATCCTCAACTTCTCTGCAACAAATGCAGTATTTGAGTATGGCAGCACGGTAACCTCTCTCCAGATTTCGTGGAGCTTTAACAAGCCCATGTCTAAGGTTACTCTGAAGAATGGTTCTACTGAGATTGCAGATCTCTCTATTAACCCTGGTGAACTGATTGATGCTAGTGGTACACGAGTGGTCACTGGTCTCTCTATTACCACTGACAGTGCTATTGCTCTTGTTGCAGAAGACGACAATGGTATTGCCACACTCAAGAGTATTCGAGTAGAATTCCAGAACAGCTTCCTTTATGGATCTATGGATCCGAACGGTGTTGTTAATCAGGGAACTCTCGTTGACCTCTCTAAGAGCCCGCTTATGGATAAACCGAATGGCAAATTCGTTGAGATCGATTGCGCTGATGGGAAGTATCCTGTCCTTGCATTCCCGAGTCTCTGGGGTGTTGAGATGCATCAGATCGTATTTGCTAATGGCTACAGCAATGAGTGGGAGAAGAAGACGGTTGATTTCGTGAATGCATCTGGTGCTACGGCATCGTATGATGTATTTGTTATTGAGCGTCCGATGAGTGGCAAGTTCCTTGTTACAGCCCTTAACATTTCCGCTTGATATATAGATAATACCTGATTAGTGGTATGCTTTATGTGTACCACTAATCGTTATAGATAAAAACCAAAGAAAGGAAGTATTTTAGCTATGGCAGAAAATAAGCGCGGACAAGTAGTTGTTGCGCCTCTTACTTCTGGACAGGGCAAATTTGCTATCATCACTAGCAACGATGTCGGTGGTGGTCGCTTCATCGTAAACAACATCGATGAGCGTAATAGCATTCCTGATTACCTGCGTAAGACTGGTATGCTTTGCTACGTATTGTCCGATAATAAAGAATATAGACTTATGCCAGGTGCTGCTACCACTGGGCCCACTGTAAGTGCAAACTGGAAAGAGGTTGCAGTTACATTTGCTGATGGTTCAGGTGCTGGTACTGGCAGTGGTGGCGGTGGCGGTGGTTCCACAGTAGCACAGAAGGTTGAGGACATTGAGTTTAACGATCCTGTTGCTGCTGGTGCTACCAAACTTATGGAGTACCTCACTAAGCTCAAGACCGATATGTCCAAGAAGCTTGATTCTCACCAGAAGGCTGAGGATGCTCGCTTCAACAATACAACCAAGTATGGTTTTAGTACGCTTGGCGGATATCTCGATGATCTTGATACTCGTGTTCGTGCAGCAGGTGCTGCTAAGTTCATTGAAGATCTTAGCTGGCGTACGACTCCTGATGGACATCAGAGCACTCTTGAAGCAGAGCTTAAGACTCTTGCTCTTCCCAAGAACATCAAACTGCCTACGGGAACTCCTGGTGGTACGATAAGCCTTGAGGATAAGATCAAAGAGCTTGAACAGAAGGTTCCGAAGGCTGAGCAGATTACCAATGCTAGTGGTACTGGTATTCTCCAGCTCATCTCTGATGCATCTGATCCTAATAAGATCAAGACTGACGGTACCAAGACTCTTACTCAGACTCTTACTGAGCTTGAGACTCGTATTGATACTGCAGCTGTTCGTCAGAAGGTCGAGGATATCGAGTATCAGAATGCAACGCCTGCTGGTCATACGAAACTGACCCAGACTCTTGCTCTTATCAATGATCCTAATAAGATCATTGTTGATGCTGCCACACAGAAGACTCTTACTGACAAGCTTCAGGAGCTGTCTATTGCTACTGGTAATGCAACTCAGAACATTGAGGATATCAACTGGAACAATGTTCCTTCTACGGATTATCCTGAGTTCACTTCTGGACTTGCTGATACACTTAAGGCTCTCTACAATAAGACCAAGGATGTTGCAACCAAGGTTGACAACGGTAATATCAATATTACGGTTGAGAAGATCAATTGGGGTAGCACTCCTGCTGGACATCAGACTGCACTTAGTGATGAGCTTGCTGCTATCCGTACAGATGCTAAGAACCTTAAGGATAAGGTAGACACAGTTGCTGGTACTGTCAAGATTGATGCTCTTGCTTGGAACAGTAAGCCTGCTGGGGACGAGTACAAGGATACTCTCGGAGAGCAGATCACTTCCATTGTTGACAAACTCAAGGAAGCAAACAAGCCTGACAAGATCATGCTTGGTTCCGATAAGCTTGAGGATGTTATCAGCAATCTTAAGACTGCTATTGCAGCAGCTGTTCCTCCGCAGCATCTCATGTTCAACCTCAACAATCCTGAGGTTGGTCCTGTTACCACTTGTGAGTATCTCACTACTTACAAGAGTAAGATCAATGAGATCGCTGTTTACACGAATGCAGATGCAACTCTCTCCAGCAATATCAGTATTGCTCTTGAGTTCTGTGGTGCTGCTGATAGTGCATATCAGACTCTTGCTCAGACGACGATCAACCTTCCTCCTTCTCAGGCTGGAAAGCTTGTTCGTATCAACATGGAGTCTGCAACTACTCCTGTTCTGCTTGAGGATAACACTCGTCTGCGTGTTAATATCAAGGCTGTTGGAGCTACAGACACGATTAATACGATTAGCGTACGTGCAACTCTTGTCAAGAACGAGGATACGGGTAACCGAAACGTCGCTGGTTAATTGATAAATAAGACACAATAGTAGAGCTGCTGCATCAGTGGCAGCAGCTCTATATTTTATAAAAAAAATAACAAGAAGGAGGATAAGCATGGCAGCTCCTAATATTACAATCGTTAATGATCTTGATACTACTATTGCCAGCTGGGATTGCGGAACAGTACAAGCAAATACTGATTCTGGTATCCTCACAATGATGATCTGGAACAACCGTGGTGGTGGCACTGCTGTATCTGACCTCAAGGATGTATCTATTACAGCTCTTGATGTTGATGGTGGTAGCATTACAGATGTAGTTGCTGGTAAGTGGACTCAGATCAATGTCCCTGCAGTGGATGGAAATTCTACTACATGGACAGCAATTGGTGGTTCTACTACAAAGATGCTCCGTGCAGATGGTCTTGCATCGTCTGATGGATCTATCATTCGTGGTACTGTCAATGATGGTGCTCTTGCAACTAGCAAAGCAAACTATGTAAGTTGCCGTCTCAAAGTACATGTTCCTCTTAATGCACAGCCTGGCACTAAAGCTTGGAAGATGCGTATTAATGGGTATTATGTGTAATAAGAAAGGAGGACAGCACTTATGAGCGCACCTGCAATTGCACTGTATAATGAATCTCATGCTGAGCTTGTTGCTACATGGCCTATCGGCACTGTAAAGGCACAGGTTCCTAGTGACATTCTTACAGTTCATATTTGGAATAACCGTAATGGTTCTGTTGATGTGTCTGATCTCAAAGACTGTGTTGTTGGTGTCTATGATGCCAATGGTAGCACAGCTAATGAAGATGTAGCCAAAGATAAGTGGGTACAGATCAATGTTCCTTCTGTTGATGGAACAGATACGACCTGGACTCGTATTGGTGGAGAAGATACGAAACAGATTCGGGCAAATGCTGATGTAACAGATTTCTCTATCAGTGGTGCACAGAATGATGGTGCTATCGGAACGAATGGTAAGAACTTCTCTACTATCCGTCTTCGTGTAAATGCTCCTATCAATAGCATTCCTGGTAATAAATCTTTCAAAGTTCGTCTGATTGGCTATTATACCTGATCTAATTCCGCCCTCTACGGTTAAATCCGTAGAGGGTTTTTAGTGAAATACGCAATTTAACGACTTATCAACCTAGAGACTATCATATGACGTTATTTTTCGCTCTATGAAAGGATTGTGAGAAAATGTTTGAAAAGGTGTCACTTGAGGAGTTTAAAAGAGCATATAAAGAGTATTTCTTCCCAGGGCAGCAAGTACAGATACGTACACATCCTGGAGATATAGATACTTATTTAAAAGAGAGTGAGAAACTAGAAGAGTTATGGAATAACATTAGACTCCCTCGTAGATCTACTCCTCAATCTGCTGGATATGATTTCCATATCCCATTTACATTGAATGCTCTTCCTGGACAGACTTATATGATTCCTACTGGTATTAAGGCTAATCTTAGTCGTATATGTGGTGGATCTTATGATACTATGGGTACTAATAAACCATGTTTTTTAGCATTGTATCCTAGATCTTCATTGGGATTCCAATATGGATTCTGTATGGATAATACGGTAGGTATCATTGATCAAGATTATTATAATAACGAAGGTAATGAAGGTCATATCATGGTAGGATTTACAGTACAGAAAGATCTCAAGTTCAATCCTGGAGATAGATTCTTCCAAGCTGTTATTCAAAGCTATTATATTATGAAGAATGAACTAGATCCAGTACGTGCTATCCGTATTGGAGGATTAGGTTCTACAGGTAAGTAAGACATATATGTAAATTTTTAATTCTAGGAGGTATATACAATGAGTAGCACAGCAAAACAGGAGCTTATTGAGCGTATTCTGATTGCATTCGATGATCCAGCAATCAGCCAGGAGAAGAATCAGAAGCTCAAAGATTTGTATCGTGAGATCAATGCTCTTCATGATAACAACGTAACGGCTGAGCATGTAAACATGGTCAACGCTATTCTCGGATAAAAAAAATAAAACCCCTATACCTTAATTGGTATAGGGGTCTGATAATGTTACACCTGGATAGCAAAGTTTGTGGTTGCATTTGCAGAGAGTTCAACTGGATCTGCAGCTAGATTAGCAAGATACTTCAACTCAAGTGTTCCTTTAACATCTTTATTTGGAGTGAGCTTAACCAACAACTGATTATACTCTCCCTCCATCATACCGAGTTCATAGAACATCTGATAGTGCAATCCCAATCCAAGAGGATTATCTTCTGGTTTGAAATATCCCTTATGGCCAATGAAGTGTGCACCAACTCTACATGGTTTCATATCAGATGGAGTAGATCCAAATCCAAAGTCATAGACTCCCTTCTTAAACTGAATGATATTGCTATAATCCAGCTTATGGTTCTTTGTGATATTGAAGTCTACACCATTCAGATTTGCACTAAGTTTGAGATCTATTCCTCCACCAAGATGGATGATACCATCTTTGATATCAAAATAGATTCTTCCACCATTACCCATCAAACCAAACTGTTTGAGTTGGTCTCTTTTGATATCATCAAAAGGAGTTTCAGAAAGATCTGCCTTAAACTCAGTATCCATAGTACCATCTTTGTACTCTGCATACCACATGAAGTGTTGTACTCCAACCATTGGGCAGATATTCTTCTTGATCATATCTTTTCTAGCTTTGATCATATCAGTCATTGTATTGACCTCCCTATCATTGTTATTGTACTGCTTTGTACCAATAATAGAGAAGTACTAATGACAATTTGTTGAACACATTGGTTATTCTTGTATCCTCTCTGAAGTAAGTATCCTCATAGTCTATGAACTGTGGTCTGATATCAAACTCATTGATCTCTTTCTCATGATTAGATATAAAGCGTTCTGTCACTTTGATAAACTCATCATAGGGAAAGTTAAACCCAGCAGCCCCAGGATGTCCTCCACCACCAAAAAGATCAGAGAATACTGTACCGAGATTGACATCATTCTTCACTACTGGGTTATCTGAGTATGCAGACACAATGATATTATCAGCCTGATCAAACCTCATCACAACTTTGATAAGTTTAGGCTCATTGACACGGATTCGATTAGAAGGCCCATTACCAATAAGCCCCATAACCTTACCTACAATAGTATCATTCTCTGGATTCATAAGGATATTCGAGTATTTGAACTCTGCCTTATACATAGCATCCTTCTTGATCTCATCGATTCTTACAAGATCAAGACCACTAAGTATAACCTTAGTTATAGGATGATTTGTACCATTGGTTCCAAACAATGTAGCAAAGTCTTCAACTTGACCCTTATATAGCATATAGTACCAAATCTTGCTAGAATGATCTGTATATGGCATATCATAGAAGTACTGATTCAATGCACATGACACTTTATAAAGATTAGGATACTTCTCATCCTTCTTTGTATCATAGATGGATACTAATGCAGGAAGAATAGAGTTCAGAGAAGATAGATCATCTATACCTGGAATAGATGAAGTGATAGTATTCAGTATGTCATCCCTAAACAGAGAATAGCAAGAATATGCAGAAGATACCCTTGTATCAATAATCATACTGAGCTTCTTACCATGTGGGACCAACTTTGCAACCTTACGTGCTGTAACAGTAGAAGTTGAATGATGGTCAAGCCAAACTACTTTGTCAAAGTGGAGAAGAAGCTCTTTGATATCTCTTGCAGTCATAGAGAGATCTACCACAATAGCATACTTCTTCTTATCCTTTGGTGCATGCTTCTCGATATTGATGATATGACGATTCAGATCCTCGATCTTATAGTTGTACTTATAGAATCTGATCGTCGCATCATTATCTGTAGATGGATTGAGAGTAAACGGAAGAGATACCATTGCTGCAGATACCTCTCCATCCATATCAATGTGATGAAATATACTCAGAGAGATATTTTTCTTTGCAATCTCCTCAAACTCGTTGTTTGTAAGAACATATCCATCATCTAGTACTGCAGCTAATCTAGGCAGTGCATTAGGATCATCATAATCCTTTCTCGAATACATTGAGATAAATACTCTTTTAGAATCTTCATAAGTATTCCTCATAACTTGTGAAGACAGAGTTTCTACTTTGGCATATAGACCAACTTTGGTAAATTCTATCTTTAGATTATCCGCCGACTTCATAGGAGACATCTTCATCTCTACAGCGTGATGCTGTAGAGATACATAATCGTTATATTTATCCCCACCATCTTTGTGTTCAGCAATGGCATTTCTGATCTCTTGACCAATTGCCTCGCGCTTTGAAATGAATTCTTTGATCAGTGCGTTGTTGTCCATTTGATTTATACTCCTTTTAGTCTAAGACTTACTTCTTTTTAGGGGTTACATTGATCATCTTTTTCTTATCATCCTTTAACACCTCTTTGATAAGATCAGAGACAATCTGTTTCTTCTTAGCATCTTTATATTCTGCTGTTACATGCACACCAGAGAATACATCTGTTGGCGATATATCTGACAAGTTCTTTGCAGTAGATATCTTCTTCTTAGCCTCTAATAGACTGATGGTGATAGTATCTGGTGCATGCTCTGATACAGTCTGTATAGTAGCAAGTCCTACAGCACCAACTAGGTTAGATGCTACTCCTACAAGCTTATTTCCATTAGTGTTCATAGTAGTATAACTCCTTTCAATATAAAACCATTCTAGCAAAGATATAGTATATAGCCTACATATAGTTTATATTCTACATAAAGTAATGGTTGCTATCGATCGCCTCTGATACCAACCATTAAATTGCGTATATGATATTGGTATTGCTAAACTATTAGTACTACACCTCCTAAGATAATGATCCTTTAATCGTAGATATCAGTATATCTTGCCATATACTGATAGGTATCGTGACTAAACCTCTTCATCTATCGAATAGGCAAACAGATTAGGGATATGCTCACTAGAGCATATCCTACTTCATTATCAAAAAAAAAAGAATGGGATTATTAGTCCCATTCCTGTAACATGGATCAGCCAGCATAGACTCCAAAGTCCTTCGCCATCTGATCCATATCGCGAACACGGTCACGGATCTCCGTCATCTGATCTGCCAACAGGCTGATCTTCGTGATTGACTTGTCCATCGCGTTCTTCTCACATTCAGCATCGAATTCCCGTTCGAGCTTGAAGAACTCGCTCATGATCTCTCCCCTGATGTTCAGGTACCGATCACGAGTAGGATTGTCCACGAAATCAAAAACCAAATCAACAACTTCTTTCATTTTTAGTTCCTCCTCTTAGAACTACTTGCAAAGTGTATCCTATATACACTTCTTCACTGTTATAATATGCAACTGAAAATATAGACTTTTACAAAAAAGATAGAGTATACCCATATGGGTATACTCTCTTATAGTGTCTTAGAACTCGTATTGACTCATATCCACATTTCGGATCAAGTCTAGTTTGTTATCATTGGTTTTTCTCATTGTAGCTATATCAGACTCTATATCTTTGCTTGTATATCTAAGAAGGGTTCTATTCTTAGGATTCAGTGTAGATATAGCAATCTCTTTGGCATTCAATGCACCTAGACCTTTTGCTCTTGAGATATTCTTAGGCTCTGATTTCTCAAACAGATCTAAGAACTCATATAACCCCATCTTATTCCCATCTACTATATATCGACTATCGTTGTTATCGATATATGGCAACAGTACAGAGCAATGTCTAACAAGCTCTTGGTTCAGTATAACTGTATGGACTCTTTCCCCTACAAGACCATCTAAGATATACGCATTACTTCTTTGAGTAACTTTGATGAACCTATACTTTCCTTCCATTAGTTTCTTGAACTTCTTAAATGGATTATTCCGTATAAGAAGTATATCCTCTAAGAACACTGGATCTATAGCCAAGTTATCTGATATAGTATCCATCATAGACTTATAATGAGAATTATCAAGTACTATGTTTTCTACCTGAAGTTTTGTATATGGTTTCTTAGTTCTCATATTGATTATCTTATGAGACTTGAAGAACTGTGATTGTACGTAAGAGATGAACGCATTCTTATCTGTCAGATATACCCAATCCTTCTTACCTTTGTTGATATGATAGAGTGGGGATATATCTACATATAACCTACCTTCTTCTACTAATGGTCTACAATAGATCAAGAAGAAGATCAACAACAGAACTCGGATATGATAACCATCAAGATCATTATCTGCAAGGATGATGATCTTATCATACTTACACTTACTGATATCAAAGTTCTTACCATATCCACATCCTAGAATACCTAAGATAGCAGATACTTCTTCATTATGAAGCATCTTCTCTCTAGAAGTGCTCATAGCATTCGGCATCTTACCCCTAATAGCAAAGATTGCTTGATATGCAGAATCTCTACCAGTCTCACATGGAGATGATGCTGATAGTCCCTCAACTATGAATAGTTCAAGATGATCCTTATTCTCTGCTTTAACAAACCCCTTAGGAATACTAAGTAGATCATTGGTGTTATACTTCTTACTTACATCAGATTTTGCTTTATCTGCTTTAGCTCTTGCTACAGATACATCCTTGATATACTGGCAAAGCTTTTGCAGATCATCTGGATTCTTCTTAGACCAATCCTGTAGTGCATCGAATGTTAACTGCCTTACAAAGTCTAACAAGTCTGCATTCTTACATACATTCTTAGCCTGACCGTCAAACATTACTTCTATATGTGCTGCAGCTACTGCAGCTTTCAATCCAGATGTAGTATCACTAGAGATAACCTCTACTGCCTTCTTATTATTGACAAGATAGATCTTGTTCATATAATTCCTAAAGAAGTCTGATACTCCTCTTATGAATCCTACAGATGGAGTAGACAACTGTGCATTTACTGGAGTCTTATTAGCAAATGCCAATACATCAGGAGATGCATTAGGATCTGCTTCCCAAGTCATTGCTATATCTGCCTTCATAGTACCGTTATCATAGCTATATATGATAGGCTTTATCATAGGTTTCTGAGTCTTATGAATAAGGTAAGTCATTACTCCATCCTTATTCACTAGATTCTCATGAATAACCTTACCATTGGCTTTATAACCAGTAAATTCTACAGTACTCCCTAGATTAGTGAGAGGTACAATATTAGCAACAAGGTTCAATACATCTTCACACGTTATCGTAATCTTACGCATGATGGTCAAATCAGGTTCAAAGTCTACCATTAATCCTTGACGACCATCTGGATTAGGAATCTCTTCTGGTAATACAGCCTTGCCTTTTACATACTTGGGCAATGGTTTGCCTTCAGAGAACTCCATATAATACCCTTTTCCTAGGAAGTATGAATATACGGAGAATCTACTACATACAGCATTGGTACACTTAGAACCAACCCCATGTAGACCACTAGAGTATACACCCTTTTTCTTTTCAAAGTTTGTCGATGTATGCTCTCTTGTAAATACTCGATCTATGATAGTAGGATCTAGTGCTCTTCCATTATCTGCTACAATACATCTATTATTGGCCTCATAATAAGTAATCCATACCTTATTACATGGAGATTCTTCTCTACCCATCTCATCTGTACTATTCTGAAATACTTCTCGAACAGCATTCATCCAACCTTCGTTTCCAATAGATGAGAGGTACTGACCTGGATTCTTTCTAACAGAATCTACGAACAATTTGATTGTCTTTATCTTGCCAGCATAGTTCTTTATATTATCAATCATCTCTTTAGAGAGACTACTCTTTGGTGGTTTTGCCATTATGATGCCTCCTTCAAACTATTGGAATGTCATCAGATAGTATGAAGTTATATCTTTTTATAAAAAATAGAAACCGTGTAGAGTTTCCTCTACACGGCTATAGTATATTTCTCTATACTAGATTATCCAGCAAAGTTCTTGCTAACTGTTGCCTTATCTTTCACATTCGGATTCTTCGGAGGCTCTGGCATCGGAGCTGCTGGCTGTTGTACTGGCTGAGCTTGCTGCTGTACAGGCTGCTGCTGAGTAAAGTCCTTCTGATTTGCTGTGGGATCTACATACCCAATCGGATTACCCATCATAGCCTGAGGCTGCTGAGGCTGCATCATTCCACCCATTCCATATGCTGGCTGAGCAAACTGAGGCTGCTGTACAGGAACTGGACCATTCATTGCTGGCTGTATAGGCTGCTGTGGAACCTGATAGGTACCCATTCCAGGAACCTGCTGCAGCGGATGTCCTACATAACCATTTGGCTGATACTGAGGAGCATACCCACTCATCTGCTGCTGAGTATAATACCCACCAACTGGCATAGCTCCACCCATATTACCAAACATACCACCCATAGCACCATTGCCAAAGATGTTACCAAGCATAGCAAATCCATTCTGATCGCTATTAGCCTGAAGCATACCAGTCTGACCAACAACCTTCTCGAAGTATGCACGAGCAACCTTCCAGAGATACGGAACCTTCTTGATGAAACCAATCATCATGAAGAACTCACGCATATTCTCTGGAATGTTTCCATAATAGGTCTTGATGCTTTCCATAACGTCATGGAAGTTAGCACACATCTGCTCTACATCAGACTCACTTGTATTCAGATCAAGCAGGAAGAACTCAGTGCCACAAATCGGGCAACGATGTTTTCCATTCGGAAGAGCCTCAAGAGCAATCTGATTATTCTGCTTATGAGTACATACCGAACGGAGGAACTCATCTTCCGTCAAACGAGTGGAGAACTGTGCAGGAGCTTTCTGAAGCTTAGCAATTTCCTCCTGATTCAAAAGCTGGTTGAATACTGGCGGCTGAAAGTTCTGCTGAGGAGCATAGTTGAATCCGCCAGCATTATACCCACCAAAATTGAATTGCCCATTGTTCTCAAACATGTAAAAACCCTCCTGTTAGTGTACTAGAGACAATCAAGTTCAGACACCAAAAGGTGTCTGAACCATTGTTCGGTTTGTTTGTTGTTAGATCACCATCATTTAAGATGGACCATGTTTCTAACCCAAACGTCTTATGAATAAGTCCCTTTGTTTTTATTTTACAATGGTCGAGGACGAACATGCTGTGGTCTAACAGTTCTATCATATTCATCCTGGTCATCATAGCTACGTTTAGCCTGATCAAACCATTTGTAGTTCTGGCTCACATAATTCGTGTCCTGCTTACGTGCAATGATATTATGCATATCAGTATCCCTGAAGAACTTATTATATACTTTCTCCCTTATATTAGCTGGCATAAGCGAGGTACCAATAGCATCACACAAATTGTTGAATGCTTCCAGTGTAAGCACTGCTCTCAATGAGATAATTTCATTATATGGCATGAAGGATACATAGACTGGAGTCATAGGCCGTTTACCAGCACTCATAGCAGGTGCTGGAATGTTCAAGTCTGGTTGAGAAGCATACAGGAATAGTATAATCCTCTCATTCGCATCATCCCAGATGAAACTACCGTCATGATCATCAACAACGATATTGAAGTTATTAGACCCATATATGCCTACTGGCATCTGATATTTATGTTTATTACCCATTGCATCTACAATGGTGCACGTAGCTTTCTCAAGAAGTTTACGAGCCTCTTTTACATCTTGCAAAGTCACAGATATCGCCACCTTTCCTAATTATTGGAATGTCTCCAGATTAGGAATATGCATTATTCCATGCTAGCAAGATACATGATACTATGCCTACGGAGACATAATATCATCTCCCTCAGTACTATCGAGAACTTCGTCTCTCTCTTTCTGTTGTTCCTTTAGATATCCCTTGATCCTTCCATATCCTCCCCGATATTCTGGATCTACATTGATTATAGTTATTGCTTTTCCATCTGATGCAATGATCAGGAAGTAGTCGCTGTATAGATATACATAAGAGAAGTTATTCTTTCTTCTTACTCTTGCTGCTACTCCCCTCATATACGATAAGAATTCTTCAAACTCTTCTTCTCTCGGAACGTCTGATAACATCATACACTCTTCGGATGCAGCTCTTAAGAATCTTTTCCTTTTCTCTTTAGTATTTAACCGAGCTCTTTGCTTCATTCTATTGATGCAATGCTTAGATAATGTTACTCCTCTATGGATTCTCGGAAAATAGATTGAACTCTTCTTACTATTCTTTCCACTCCTTTTCATATCAGACACCTTCTTTCTATAACAGAAGTGTCTGTTTAGAGCCTTTCATGATGAACGAGTTCAATCTTGTGCTTATACCTATAATATATCCAACATCTCCTGTATTCTTGAATCCTAGAAGTCCATCATGAATGATACTATAGGTTTGCCCCTTCATATTATACTTGTTATATACTTCTGAGAACTGGGGCATTTGTGCAATTGGGTTATTGGTAGATCCAGCAGCCTCCATAGAGCGCATTATTATAGTACACTCTATAATCTGAGAATATGCTTCTTTTAAAGCCTCTTCCATAACTCTGGGGTCTCCTACCAAGAACCCAATATATTTCTCTTGTGCTACAGCACCATATGCTAAATCTAGAAAGAACGACTTTAATCCTTTCTGTATCTCTAGTACAGATGCTCTTGATACACCATTAGGACCCTTTTGCTGAATAAAATTCTCAAAGAACTTACTTGGTCTTAGCTTCTTATTCAACTGCTCTGGTTTAAATGGCCTCACTCATATTCACCCTCTCAATTTGTTCTATTTAATTCATTCACATAGAGCATGTTGAGATTGATCTTATCCTCTGTATCTACAGACGTTGCGAAAGCCATATCATCTAACTCATTCAAACTTATACCCATATCTTCATTGTTGAAATACTTCTCAAGACAGAGTCTCATGAATGAGTATACAGATACCTCTCCTCCTAATGCTATCTTACCAGATAGAATATAAGAGTGAAGGATATCATAGTTCCCTAGTGAGCTTGATAGATACTCGAATGTTGCCCTCCTTCCTCTCATTGCTATAAACTCACCATTCTCGAACTGATCTGAGTTGGCATCTACTAATAACAATAGATACCCCTTCTCATCAATCTCGATAGGCTCTCGCGATATTGGATCAACCAATGAGACTACTTGCTTTACTTCTTTAAAGATCGGCACAAACAACACACCCTTTACAAAAAAGTATTGAATAAGATTAAATATGTATAAAACCCCAAACCACTAGTCCGAAGACTAGTGGTTGAGTTAGATACCAAATTAGAAACCATATTGAGCAACATTGTTGATTACAATGCCATGATACTCATAGAACTGATAGTTTATAAACCACTTTATCTTATCACTATCAACTTCATCAGGAAGTTTGGAGTTCTCATATGCATCATAGAGTTTTTCTTCCAGTTTCTTTTGAGTCTTAAAGATAGACTCCATAGATACTTCTCCATTACGGATACTCATAAGATAATCATGCTCTTTCTCTCTATATGTATTGATCTCCCTATTCTTAAGGATATCAATAGCCATATAGTAGAGACGCATAAGATGCATAGCATGTTTGAAGAGCTTATCATCGGTCTTCTTTCTATTACGATGATTCACTTTATCAAAGTTATTGCATGTAGACTCAATCTCTTTAGCAAGATTGATGAATGCTCTCACTTTGATCTTTCTAGCCATGATATCCATTGTCACATCATTATCATCTCCTTTGAAGAAATGGATAATGCTGACCTTCTCATCTGGAAATCTATCATTGATAGATTGACCAATATACTCAAGAGAGTTTGTCAACTGTTCTGCTCTCTTATCTTCGGGAACATCTTCTTCGTCTTGTGCATAAATACCATTCTCTAATCTTCTCAATTGAGATATAGCATATCCTCCAAAGCTATGATATGCTTTCTTAGAGAGGAACATCTCTTTGTTATCCAAAAGAGCCTTACCAACTTTGTTTGTATACAGCTGATCTTTCTCTCTTGTGCCTAACAGTTCAATCACATTAGGGTTGCAATTGGATAGAAGGCTGATAATCTTCAAGAATGAATAGATAGCCATATCTGGATTCTTCTTATCAATTACATCTGGTCGCTTACTGGTTCCTAATAACTGATCGATACTGTTCATATAGATTCCTCTAATATCAATATCAGAAGTCTCTACATCTGTACCATATGCAATAGAACCAGATACTGTAAGATAGCATATATCCCGTATAGATAATGCTTCTTTCTTGATAACCTCTAACTCAATGCTTCTGTCCATATTAAGCTCCTTTCAAATCTCCTGCATATTTATAGTATGCAATCAAATAATAGGTTCGCCATTGAGTGATACGACAGATTTCTTTAAGACTCTTGGTCTAAAGCCATGTATCATTGTCTTCTTAGATGGTAATACATAGATACACTTGTTTCTAAATCTAGTCAATCCAGTATAGTTTAGATTCCTTTGTATCTCTGGATTTAGATACTCTTGAATATAGATACCATTCCTATACTGATTACCTTGAGACATGTGAGTTGTTATAGAATAACCAAACTCAAACTTCTCTCCAGTATCTCCATATGCTATAGCAGATAGATTCTTCATCTGTCTTCTTGCTTTGAAGTCTGCTATAAAGTATTGATAGTCACACTCTATATCCTCGAATACTATATCTGGAAACAAATCAGGGGTAAAGTTGATCTTGAATTTAACCCCATCAAATTTAGAAATAGATGTGGTAGATGATACTCTACCACTCAATCCATTTGCTAGATTGATTCCATCTACCTCTATATGCCAATTATTTTTTCTACATACTACCTTCTCCCCATATTGAGGAAGTTTAGATTTAAACCCTAATAAATCTCTTCGTATCATTTCATTGAAGTATTCTCGTGTTCTATTTGTACCGCATATGATCGAATCAGAAGCCATGATCATCTCATTTACGAGATCTGAGCGGTATATGACTAGTACGTCACCATAATCGCCTATTTTTGGCGTATAGCCGTTTCTTAGCATATTAGAGATTTCTATGATAGAAGAGAACTTAGACTGACGCATAATCTTCGTCAGTCTGTGTACTTTTCCTGTATATAGATAAGCAGGTTTATCTAGTACGGGAGGTAGCTGATCTAAGTCTCCACATACTAGAACTTTGATACCATTGGACTCTATATCCTTCTTCATAGAATAAGGAATAGTACCTCCCTCGTCTACACAGATGAGTTTAATCTTATTCCGATCCAATGGTCTTCTTACAAAGTGTAACTTCTTTACTATCTTACCAGTCAGTGGATGCTTTTCCAGTTCTTCTACTAACTCATATAACCATGAATGAGCAGTGCATGCATTGTAGAACCCATTGACTCTCATTACTATAGCAGCAGATCCTATATAGGTCATAGGAGCTACTTCATCTGGTAATAATCCTAACTCATTGATTATAGCATGCATTACAGTAGACTTACCAGCACCTGCTGGAGCTGAATACTGTAATACCTGCTCTGAATCATACTTATACCATCTTACAGCTTCTTTGATCAACCGTTGTTGCTCATCTGTAAATTGTATTCCCATATCAGTTTCCTTTGAATACTGACTCCTCGTATGCATCATAGATATCAAGAGTATCTTTGACTATATCATCTGTCATAGACTCTAATCTCATGAATGCATCAAGATACTTAGTAGTATCTTTATAATGAGGAGATGTAGAGATAGTAGCCCCATTCCCATAGATGATAGTAATAAACCCATATGTATCATTCTTAGGAATAGTGCCACTCTTTACAGCATATATCTGAGTACTGGCAACTTCTGGATGAAATTTGGCTAGATACTGTTTGAACAACTCCTCCATAATCATCACATTGTTATAGGGATCAAAGATAATATCCCTATTATGGAGTATACCAGCATTAGAGTATCTTACTGGTCTATTCTTGATAGCAACATACTCTGGTTCCACAGAATCCTCTTCTGCATCTACTAGATATCCTTCATGGTCTATCTCTAATCCAGTAATACGTAATACATCTGATACAAACCTATCAGACAATTCTTTGTTATCACAGTACTTAGACTTGATATCAGTTGTAGTGTTTACAGCTATGGTGTTCTTCTTACGTGCCATGGGTAATCATCCTTCCTCTATACACAGTAATAATATTAGGAGGTGCCATCATATATGATAGACCTAACTCCAAAACAGGCAATAGATCCAACAACAACAGAAGTGGCTATATTACTAGATGATGCAGTAAATAAGTATCATCCTGGAATACAGGTGTTTAGACTACAGTCTGTAGCTGGTCTTAAAGAGAACAGTATTGCTGTAGAGACAGACAATGTTGATATACCTAATCTTATGAATAAGAAGAGGCCAAATTTTGGTCAAGTCAACATGTCATCTGTTGTTAAATTGGAACTTCCAAGAGATGTAACCAGAAACTTCCCAATGAAGTTTATTCCAGCAGGTACTAGATTCATAGTATCTTTCAATAGTGGAGATATTACAAAACCAGTCATAGTTGGGAGGGAATTTACGTGATATACAGTGCTTCTACTAATAAGAAACCATCTGAGGCTCATACAGTAGGAGAGTTTATAGAAATTGGTCAACAAACTAGAACCAGTATAGGATATAAAGATCTTACTTACGTAGAGAAGAGAAATGGATTAGAGTTCTCGGTTAAGAATCTTATAGATGATTATTGGCATGAGATCATGGAAGCCTCTAAAGTAGTTAAGTTTAGTGATAAATCTGTTCGTAAGTATAGATTCAATCCTAAACTTCTTGCTTATGATCTATATGGCAATACAAGATTATATTATATAATCTTACGTTTGAATGGTATGTGTAACGTACATGACTTCTCATTAGAGAATCATAACGTTAGACTTCTAGAACCAGCAGATGCATCTAATATACTGGCAAAGATACAAGGTGCTGAAAATATGTCTCTCCGTAAGTTCACTGATGCTCATAAAGATGATAAGATAGAGATTCCTATACTTCCTTATGTATACAAGAGAGATCCTATAGCTAGATTCAAAAGACTGTAAAAAGAGGGCATGAGGATAATTCCTCATGCCATCCATTTATTCTTAGATTCATCTTGGAAAGATACAACTTCTAGTGGCTTTCTCTCATACTTCATGCCATACTTAGGTTCTGTATTATCTGCCTTTTTATCTTCAACCTTAGGAGGCAGTATGACACTTCCTGGTATAGTATACTTATTAGCCATGATATTAGTAAGACCTTCAAGTGCTTTGACGGTTTTATTGATAGATACACGTTCCACATTACCAAAGGACTTACGAATCTCTTCTGCATCCCTCATCAAGGATTCTCTATATACTGGCATAGATTCGTATACATCTTCTACCATTGCTATAGGAGCTCCTGGATAGAATGGTTGATATATAGCCATTGGTGCTGTAGGTGCTATCTCATATCTCTTCTTTGCCAGTTTGATTCCCATATATCTATTTCCATCAGAATCAAACTCTGGTGCTATAATGAAAGTACCATCTAGATTCTCATTCATTCTAGATGATTCTCCTATATTAGCTCTACCTAGTTTCTTAACTAAGTCTAGCTTATTCATGTTTCTTCCCTCATCTATCAGTTTAGCCGCATCTCTATTCAGCTGAGATGCTGTAACTACTGGTATCTTATTGAGAATAGCAAAGGTTCTAAAATCATTGATGATATTACCCAAGTCTTGATATGGATCACCAGTATTCATGATAGGAAGAATACGCTTTACATAGTCTTGGAAGAAGCAGATTACTTCATATCCCTCATCAGATAGGTTCTCTACAAGCTCATACATATAGTTTGTAGTAACCGAATGAACTGGCTTGAACTTGATAACCATCTCTATCGAGTTAGGATTATCTTGGTCAAACTCAAATGCATGAGACTTGAACTCATCTATAGCTTCTTGTGCTGTCTCGCAGTCTCTTAAGTTTTTCCCTTGTGTAATGATATGATATAGAGCTGCTACAGTTTGTCTTACATAGTTCTCCATAGTAAGAAAGACTATGCATGGTCTCTTAGTCTTATCTTTACATTCATATCCTCTATTGTGTTTCCATACTTGATAGAATAGATTCTCTAATGTAACAGTCTTACCCTCACCAGGTAATCCAAAGAAAGAGTATACACATCCAGGTTCTAATCCACCACCAAGCATGGCATTCATGCCCTGCATACCAGTAACTAGTTTGAATGATGGTTTAGTTATCTCTCTATGGATATCTACCACATTAGATTCCATATCAGTTAACCTGAATAGAGTATCCGCAGTATCTTTGTCTGTATCATTCTTTCTGAACTGATATAATAGATCAGTAGCAGCTTTCCTTATCTGTGGGAGGAACTGATTTCTGTCTCTATAATTAGCACTCTTATATTCCTCCACTAGATTGATCCATTGACCTATATGCTTATTGATATAGACGTTATTTAGAAAGTCTCCTACTATACTCTCTACATACTTAACCTCATCATTACTCAACTCTCTAGATGATTGAGGATCGGCTAGTATGGGGGTTACATCGATAAACCTGTTTATATCAGACAATATAAGTTGTCTATCGTGTATCCCACTAAGTCGTATCTCTACAGCCTTCTTAGTGAAGTTATACTTCATGGTAAGTTTGATGTTCTTATCAAAGTAAGATTCATCTATAAACGTCAATAATGAATATAAACTTGACAATCCATACTTATGGATTGTCATATTCTCACTGATTGCATATGAGCAGAATATATTCATCATTGATTCGTCTATCTGTATAACTCCTAGCTCTCTTTGAGTATCAGCAGACTGTTTCTTACGATATTTATTTGATCGAGATTTAAAATCCATATCATCTCTCCATCTTCATTAAGTATAGAGATGTCATAGCTTTTCTATATCCTGAAGAAACTGTTTCAGAGAATCTACAGTCCAAAATGAGTTTCCTTCTTCTTGGTTGATATATTGAACCAATATAGATTCAGGAGACTGATTCTTATCAAAGAGATAATCATACTGTTGATACTCTTCTGACATTTGTTCAAGCTCTTTCTTTATCTTAGCTTGTTCAAAATCTGTTTCTATCTTGATATCAGATCTGTTTCTATAATATGACTTCAATAAAGCTATCTTATCTACATCATTCTTAGTGAACTTAACTCGTATATGGTCTATACCATTATCTTTCAACTCTTGTAGATATTGTACAATGAATCTAGGATCTCCATTGAGCATATGGTCTAGATATACCGTATCATATCTAAAAGACTTTATAGGTTCTAGATGAATCATATACTGTCTAGTTCTTATATTATGAAGAAGGATGATGAATCCCTTCTCTTCTTCTTCTCCATATCTCCATCTTAATGGAGAGCCACAATAGTAGAAGTCTTGTTTATAACAAGAATGAACGTGGTTATGACCTGATATGATAGGACCTCTACAAGAACCAAAATCTTCTATATCAAATACTGGTTCTCTATTAGAACCTAAATCTCTTTTATTCTTACCTGCTATACCACCAATGAAAGTCCCATGCATATAGCAAGCATCATATTGACCACTATGCATCAAAAAATGATTATAGTATGCCTCTCCCTTGTTATACAACTCTGGTATACAGAGTATCTTCTTACCCTTCACATAAATGAATTGTGTATCGAAGATAACCCGTATATCTACAGTTGGATCTCTCATCAATGGACTAAATATCTTTAACTGATCTGCGTCATGAGATCCAGTGCCACTAATCAATATAAGAGAAGCTCCCTTTCTTCTACATATATCAACTAGTCTATTCATAAAGTATATAGCATATACTACAGCATCTGAATTTGCCATGAACTTATGATCAAAGATATCCCCATTCACAGATACTATATCTAGTATATTCATCCCATCTATATAATTCAAGAATTGCTCATTCAGTATAGTATACTGAACTTGAGGATCTATAACGCCAAAATGTAAGTCTGCTATATGTGCTTCTACAAACAATTCTTGATGGTTTATAAAGTCTACTACTTTCTTTACCATATCATTATCTCACCCTCTCTTAGTTATAGTGTATATCTAAGAAGATATTTTAAACAAAAAAAAAGAGAATGGTCATAGGCCATTCTCTCTGTATACCATTATTCTCCTGATATAGAAGTGACTATCATTAGAACAGTAGTATATTTTATAGACTTCGCAATGGTTAGGATACATTAAATCAATTTATAGATCTTCAAATCCATAGAGGTTACGTTATTATAGGATATAGAAATTTTACCAGTCCAAATGTTACACTATAGAGCAAAATAGATAGTTTGTGTCTAAGGGTATACATTCTTTATATGATATAGATCTTAAACAGTAAAGTTCTCAATAGATATGTTTCATACTAGAGAACCAATAGCGTTTCTATATAGATCTAGCCTATTTTAGATACAATCATCAATATGATAGATGTGACATTGGCAAGGAGACATTTTTCTTTAACTATAGGCATATTACGGGAAAGTATACGTTAACAAGTAATATAGATCTTCGACATATTAGGTTATAACATTTTTTACAATTATAGATTTAAACCATTAGATGATACATTATAGGCCCTCATAGTCTTTGCTATATAAAGTATACAATATTCAGTATTATAGATCTTTTGTAAGTTATACATTTCAAATGTTTATAGATATATCCCAGTAGAGTTAACACATTCGCTAAAAATATAGATAGTTATCCGTTATAGGATCGCATTAGTCTAATATATCGTTCTTATCTGATAAATGATTGCATTTATGCGGAAGTATAGAGATTGGCTGATATAGTTATACATTAAACGTGGATATAGAACTTAGCCAATAAAGTTGTTACAATACCATATTTTCTATAGAACTTGTCCAGCATAGGAATACATTAAGCAAGATTGTAGAGTTTGGCTAGTATAGATATACAGTAGTTATGGATATAGATCTTTAGCTATACAGTAATACAATTTACTTTAGAGATAGAGTTAGCTTAGCATAGGATACATTATTCATGTACATGGGTGTCAGTGATAACAGATACATTTTACAGTAGGATAGGATTTACTACGATAAGACTACTACATTTAGAAATATTATAGAGGTATACTGTAGGAATCAATGTCACAGTTATAGTATATAAGAGAACAAGTAATTGATTAGGAGAGTATATCTCCTAATCATGGTTTTGTGTCTATACTTTCCGAACAGCTTTATCTAATACTATAATAGAATCTACTATAGCAAACTTACAGTAGTCATAGATCATCTTAGACAATATCTTCATCATCTGTATAGATACCCATGTATGCATGATAGCATCCTCTGCTTTTAATGCATAAGAGAATGTATAGTTAGGACTATCTACTTCTCCATTAGGGGCTATATCTATAGTCTTATGCTTATACTGTTTATTCATATCTGGCTCATCTTTATCATTGAGCTCATAGGTAGTAACGTCCATGGTTGCTATAGCTTTTATCACATCGTATTTGAAGATAGCCTTCATATACTTTCTCTGTAACCACTCTTGGGTTCTCTCTGTTCCATCTCCCATATCAATCTTTATATCTACATTCTCTGGGTTTAGTATGCCTACAGTACCAAGAGAGAATGATTCTACTGATCTACCATTCCCTGTTAGAGTAAACTGTATATCCATCTGTTCTCTAGATACTTGGCTAAGGGTATACATCTTATCTATATATTCTTCCTTAGACTCTGTTAACCCAAGAACAGTACATACTAACTTAGTTAATGCTGCTGGTATGATATGATATGTGAATATGGATGAGTTAATGATGTTTATAAGAGTATTATTGAGCTTCTTGATCTTATATGAGAACTCTACTCTTGTATACCATAGAAGTTTCATAATTTGCCATGAGAGATTAATCACACTCCTCTTATCTCCTGTGGAAGCTATAGATCCTATCTTACTCCTTAGAGATATCATTGACTTTATATTCTTATCTAGTTTCATAGAGAGCTTTGATAACTTATTGTTCGCTTTTGTCATCATCTTTTTCTTTGACTGACTTTCGTCCGAAATAATCATTGAACTTCCTCCCAAGATAATCTATATGATAGTATCCATATACAAGTGACATGAAACATCTCTCACATAGATTTATAAACTCCAAATGCTCTGGGTTGGAGAAATCTAATACATACTCATTATATCCAGGGGTAGATTTGGATAGTTGTAGTATGATCATACCATCTACTTGTATACCACTTAGATTCAGCATATACTTATATGCTGCTAACTGTAGATTGTATTTATAAGTGACATGATTACTTGTCTTAAAGTCTACTAGATATACTTTGCCATTGATTCTAAGAAGTAGATCATAAGTACCACCAAAGTATTGACAAGCAAGCTTCTGCTCTTGACCTATAATCTCAACTTTGTTATTAGAGTTTATAGTACCCCACCATTGATTAAACGAGTCTATTATACTTATAGGAGAATCTGGAGGCACTGGTTTCCCCTTTAGTAAACATTCTAAGGCATAATGGGCTTTAGTACCATATACAGCAGCTTCATTGAGTGTCTTAGTATAGCTCTTATGCTTAAACCCTAATGAGTTAGCCCATTGAATGATAGACTCCTCTGATATCATCTTATGAATGATCTCTGTAACTCTAGGAACAGTTACTCCGTTATATGTGTATCTATCGTTCTTTATGGACAAAGATAGATCCTTTACATCTTCTAATGATATAACTTCTATCATATATAAACATCTCCTTTCTTATTAGGCTGTATGGGAAATCATCTATGTCTATAATATACAAGCCATCGCTTATTTTGCCCACCTGCGACATAATTGTAACATTTATAACTCTTTTAGGAGGTAAACTACAATGGATGATAAGTCTTTCAAGTCCTATAGTGATACATACCTGTTTCAGAAATACCCTCGATATCAGAAGATGCTCTTTGAGGCTATGATGAGGGATCCTGTAATTGAGAAGAATACTGATGAGTTCAAAGATGTTATCTATGAGATCTCTCGTAGTAAGGTACTTTCTAAGTCATTAGAACGAGTACTTATGTCTACTAACACTATTCTTCTTGATTGTGTAGAACCTCTTCCTCGTGTATTTAAGGTATTCTGCTCTAGAGATCCTAGGAATCGCAATAGTGGAGTTAAGGTATTCATTGACTGTACTAACGTCATTACTAAGAGAGCTAAGTCTGCAGAGTACTCAATTGATGATATCAAGCTTATATCTTATCTCATCAATGCATCTGTATGTATGATCTATCATAAGAACGTTACTATTCTTACTCGTAACTCTACTATCGTAAAGAATCTTGCAGTATGCTTCTCTAAGCTGTTTACGTATATCATTGACTACCTTGCTAAAGTTAGTATCCAAGAGTCTAATAAGATCAAAGTCATGTACCTAGCTGCTACATACTTCCTTGTAGGTATTCTACAGATGGAGAACAATGCTAGAACTAAGACTCTTGCAACAAAGATTGCTGGTATCTCTGAACGTGAAGCAGATATGCTTGATATCTTGGTTGATAAAGCAGCACGTCCTAAGAGTGGATCACATGCTACAGTAGAACCATACTCTGATATTCGTATCTTTATCAATACTCTTGCAGATGTATTGCATCTTGATAAGAGAGTTATCTCTACAGATATCATTGTAGAGAAATGGATGCAGCAGTTTGGTCCTGGTACTGTATTTGGACTTGAATATCTGCCTGCTTTGTCTGCTATGCTTACAGATGCATATAGTGGAGGATATCTTAATCAGCAGAAGACTATCGAGAAAATCTGTGCCGATAATATGGTAGAATACAACAAATCTCTGTTTACTATGTTAGATTCTACTATCTAAAATATGGGGGAGTGTAATAGGAATGGCTGAGTTTCTATTCTCAACACATTTTAACTATAATGGCCCAACCAATACAGACGTAAAGACTCTTGGAGGGGTATCATTCAAGAATACCAATAGATTATACGATACTGATATAAATGGTGGGAGATCTGCATTCTTTGAACCAGAGAGCGATAAAGCTGGTTTAGAAATCATTGGAAACTCATTAGCTGTTATTACCTCTCATCTATGCAAACCTAGAGTAGAGTTTGGTCTGTATCTAAGATACAAGGTAAAAAAAGAGAACTTATATGTTAGCGATAATGATGCTACTGTACCTATCATAACTTATATAGAACATGTAGGTCTTAAACCTAGAGATCTATTGTCTATCAATATGAAAGACCATTTCATGTTTAGAATTAGTGACAAAGAGATTGCTACTTCTAAAAAGATAGATTATACCTTTGATGGTACATGGCATACATTGGTTATATCAAAAAATGCTGGCTACGTGAATATCTTCATAGATGGTATACTAAACTCTACTACAGAGTGTGATGATACTATATCTGATATAGATTCTGCCACACACCTTTATATCGGATATAGAGATGATAAAGGAAAAGGCAGTCATGTAGAGACTTTCCAGTGTGGAGAGTTAGATGATATCTGTCTTACAGAAGTTCCTATATACGTAGAAGACTTTGTTCCTCCTAATAAGTACTTCTGTGGAGAGGATAGTATAAACAACTATTGGCAAGAACAGCCAGTATCCTTTGGTGATATGCCAAAGTATATTCAAACAACAACTGAAAGAAAGTTAGCTAGTACAGCTTTCCATCTTAATGAAAAACAGATGGGTTGGCTTCCTAGACGTTTGAGAATACAATGGCATGAAGAGGATTATCTTTTTAAGCATCAAGACTACTATCGTCTAGAGTGTAGTAGAGAGTATACTGCTATTTCTATATGGGGATTAGAACAACCTCTTCTTAGAAAGAATTTTGAGAATCGATTTGTAGATCCATTCAATGCCGAGAAGGGTATAAACGAAGATATCATATATCCTTTCGTATTGTTCATAGACAAGAAGTTTGTTCGTCTTTCTTATATCACCATACAGAAGTCTGATGACTACTATACTTTCTTTATCAAAGATAGATTGCCAGATAAGTACAATATGATCAAGTCTATTGAACTCATACTGATCCCATTCCCAGTACTATATGAAGAAGAGATGGGTGCTAGAGTAGATCTAAAACCAATCTATGTATTTGATAAAGAAGGATACCTCAACCCAGCTAATGGATTCACATACTACTATATTCATCCAGATCGTGCTAAGGGTATGATGACTACTGGCATCATAGAACAGAATATTCCTATAGAGCCAGGATTCAATCCATTAGATCCTAATGGAGAGAAGAGTGAAGACGGCGATGGATCAAATAGTAGTATAGATGCAGCATACTCCAATAAAAGATTTCTATCTAACTATTGGAGATATGGACAATTCAAATTGTCGGCCAAAAGACCAGACGGCCTTTTGGTAAAGTTTGTAACAGATGATGGATTCTCAGTAGGTCCAGATGACAAAGTCAATATCTTTAGAAATACTACACTTATAGATACTCGTTCATATGATATAGTTGGATCTGATACATTCATGATGTATACCAACAAAGCTCCAGGATATATGGATGATATCTTAGATAGATCTATCACTATGCAGATCGTATCTGATGCAAGTGGAATGTCTTCTATCTTCAATGATATGACCACCTGTAAAGAGGTTACAGTAGAGGCTACAAAGGATAAGCAATCTACGTTTATTATACCTACTGCTGTAAACAAGGATGGAGTATCTGATACTGGGAATAGTATCTATAGAAACTTCTTGGTATTCAAGTCTACTGTATGCTTGAATGGCAAAGATAGATTCAGACTCTCTTATGATAAGAAGAAGATCATACTGAATGACACTACTGATTTCTTGAATAAGGGAGATACTCTTACATTCATCTTTGTCAAACTTACTAAGTCAGATCAGTATGGTATGATGCATGTAGAACCTATCTACTTATATACCACTGTAGGATCTAACTCAGTAGTTGCTAGAGGAAATTCATCTTCATATACTGAGGTAGTTATTCCTAAACTTAGAAAGCTATACTATACTAAGAATAACATCATGATGTTTGTAGGTGGTACATTCATCTCTCCAGACAGATATGATATCATAGACGGTAAAATAGTATCTCTTAAAGAGAAGAGTTTTGATAGATTCAAGGTTGGATTTGGTGTCACATTCGTTCTCTTAAGAATGGTTAATGAGATGGAAGATCCTACTGGTCCTAGAGGAGATATCATAAAAGAACAGATTCGTCAAGGAAACAGATTTGTTCTACATGATCTAGATATAGGATCTATAGAAGTCTCTAACAAGTGGCGCGGAGGAAAGAAAGAACGTAAACATGTTAAGATTACGTTAGATAACTTCACTGTCTTTGATCAACTTGGTAGATATATGCCTCGTGTAAGTGGTAATGTCTACAATATGAATATTATCAAGGGAATCAAGTCTACAGAAGATCCTATGCATATAGTTCCTAGGTACTTGACTTGTATCTACTCATTCGAGAAGTCATTAGGCAATGAGGCTAATATATGTAGCTTTGCTAATGAGGGATTTGTAAAGGATTATATCAAACTCTATCAAGAGTTCTATGAAATAGACGAAGACTTTGATAGATTCATAGCAGACTTCAATATCAAGTACTCTAGACATGAAAGATATGGTCAGAACTTGATGAGAGCTATCAACTATATGATGGAATATAATGAACTCAAGTTCATTGATCTATATAGACAGAAAGCTACTATTAAAAGACTGCCATTCGATACCAAGAGGATAAATGATAAGATAGAATCTAATGGTATAATGGGTCCTATAACTATGGAACGTGGTGTATATAAGGATAACTATGGTAAGACTTTTTCTATCTTTTTTGAAGATGGTATGATACCAGATTGGTATAAGCATATCGAATATGATCAAAACCAATTAACCCTCAGATTCAAAGAGAAAATAGATGAGAAAGCAAAGATTGATGTACTGCGCTTCGAAGGTATGAATAATCTACTAGAACCATTAACTTCTGTAGTTAAGGGAATAGATGTAGAATATGTACCTCCTAAAGACGATACAGAAGTATTGCCAGATCCAGAACCGCTGCCGCCACCTCCACAGCCTAAACCAGATCCTACTCCACAGCCTCAGCCGCAGCCTAAACCACAACCCAAACCAGAACCTCCAAAACCGCCAGAGAAAATAGAGATTGAAAGTAGTACAATACGACTAGATGAATGTAAAACTATAGCATCATTTACCGTAAACACAAAGCTACAATCTAAATTCAAGAACTTTAGGAATGGCAATACAGTAGATGTCGCATCCTATCCAATTATTACTATGGATCCTATAGATAAGTTGGTGGATATAAATACAAGTTATGGAAGAATAGTGCAAACTATAGAACAGACTGGCAATGATCCATATCCAGCAGATATAGACTATTCTCCACATAATAATCTAAAACTCGATGGCGTAAATGGTTACAGACCACCACCACCAGGTCATAACTATAGAAGGATTGAGACCAAATCTTCATCTTCTATCACAAACTATAAAGAGAAATATTTAAATAGTCCAAAACCGTTTAGTCCAGATATATTGCTTAGGCTTGCAGTAGCAGATGTTGTTGGGAGCAAACCAGAAATCCATGATATCTACACTGTTATCTACGAAAAAGACAAAATTGATGAAAATCACAAATATTTCAAACCAACTATCATAGAATTAAAACAAGATTGGGATCTATTCTTCGATTACGATAAATCGAAGGACATAGTATCTCCAGAAGCATTAATATTTGCAACGGATATGCTAAAGAGAAATGATGGAAGTATAGTATATCCAGAAGAGTTCCCATTGCCATATACAAAAGGAATACCATATTCAAAAGGTATCCACAATCCATACGCAAATGTATATAAAGAAGATATATTGATGAAATTCAATGTATGGTTTGAATGTTCTTCAACGACATCTCTTAGAAATTCTACAAAAATAATGTTCAAGAATCAATACGTTTTATACAATAATAGAAAATCGGCACAAGAGTTCTTTGATTATCCATCGAAGATATTTGCTAGCAAAATTCAATATATTATCGATGGAATTTCTCCTAGATTAAAAGCTATATCTACTGTTGAACCTGTAACAACTGGAATACCAGCAAATATTGGTACTATATTAACTGACAAAAAACACTATTACGACGACGCGATAGCTCTTGGTATTGAGAACATAGATATAGCTAATTATATAGACGTGCAATCAACTACAGTTCCATTTATTCCAGGGGTTCCTGGAAGTGATGGAACACATCCAAGAGATATACCATTGCATGGTCATAAGTTCTATATCAAAGCATGGACTGGTATCAAACAAACCTAATTCATATTACTAAACAAACCAATAGTCCCAGTAGTTTTAGGCTACTGGGACATTTTTGTAATATTTTGATAAAGAGGAGGGGTTTATATGGCCAGGATTGAGCCTTATGGGGATACTTCAGCAGTTGAAAAAGAACTCAATTCTAAATTTAGAGGTCATCTTAGGATCAAGCAAGAAGATGTGCAAGTATTTGCCATACAAGACTCTTTAAACTATCTTCCAGTACAAACTTCTATAGATTCCAATGGCGGTTTCCATATAGAAGACAAAGCAGAAGTAGTAGAACGTGGATTAGTTGTAGGAAGTAAGAAGCAGTTCTTGTATAAGAGATATGAGAAAGAAACTCTTGGTAGAGTATATAATGGGTTAAAGATAGTTTTAGATGAAACCTTTAGAACTGCATGGGATAAGTCTAAGTATCTAGTATTCAAAGATGGATATCTGCTAAGCCCATCTATGTATGTATTATCCATACCTACATGGGATAATGATCTATCTGAGAAGGCTATCTATTTCCCTTATAAACTAGACACAGAGAAGAATACAATAGATGTATTCTATATAGAACACAATGACTTTGTCAATGTGAGATTCAATCAAGATGCTTATATAGAGACAAAGAAAGCATATTGTGAGAATAAGAATCAGATACTTGTGAAAGTACCATACCCTAATGACTTCTATCCTAGAGATAAGAAGATGTTCTTCGTATTAGATGGGCAGACTTCTGCATATCTTGATGATAGATATGATTATGTGACAGCAGATGGTGCTGAGTATATAGTACTCAAAGAAGATACTCATCTAGTTAACCCATATAAAGACTATCTTACTTTTGTATTTCCATATGTGGCAGAAGAGATAGATTCGGATATGGACGATGAAGATGGTGTTGGAGAACACAGCGGGGTTTCTTTTTTGGCATTGCATTCTTCTTATGATCCTAAGAGAGGAACTTATTCTAATCCATATGGTATTGTGTCATTTACGGAAGAGGCTATGTTTACTAAGTATGATCTTACTAAAGAGAAGATTATGCTCTTCTGTAACAGTACCTTCATAGAACCTGATAGATATAAACTTCTTGACAACAATACTATCAAACTTCTTAGAAAGAAGGATGTAGAACACTATGAGTTCTCAAGATTCACAATGTTAGTCTTTGCAGAAAAATCTGCAAAGAAGAAAGCATTTGATCTTACTGTTCAACAAGTTCCTATAAAGAAGTCTGATAATGGTATATATAACGTACCTAAGACAGATCCTATATCTACTAACTTCTTAGTGTTCTATGACACGCTCTTCTTTGATATATCGGACAGATTTACGTTAGATACTTCTACGATTCCTAACAAGATCAAACTGAACTCTCCTCTTAATGATCTTAGAGTACAAGATGGCCATCTATTGACTTTTGTATTCTATGGTAAATCTAAAGATGCTACTGTTAGACTTAATAGAGAGATAGAGATCTGTAAGATAAACTTTACCTCTGCTAATGATGGTACAGCAAATATGCAAGTACCAGATCTAGAGCATTCTATAAAGTTCAATCGTAAGAATTGTATCATCTTTATGAATGGTACTTACTTAGATCCATCTAGATATACCATAGATAACAATGTACTTACCTTCGATAGTCGTATAAACTCATTGGTATCAAATAAAGCACTCACTGGTATCTATCTAGTATCACATCCTACTATTCAAGATAATAGTGATGCAGGATACTTCGTTCATGACGGAATGGATGTCACTCATAAAGCAAAGAGATTGATCTTTGATGAGTTATATTCGTATCCTAAGATACAATTGGATCCTAATTTCAAATATAAAGATCCATCTTCTGCATCTGTAGTTCCTGGGAATCCTTGGGTACCTCCTCCAAACCCACCAAAACCAAAACCAGAAGAGCCTATTATACCACCACCGCCACCTCCAAGACCAAAACCAAGAAATGCTGATTTACCAAATAATATAATTCCATTAGATGAGTGTAAAACAATAGCCGTTATTTATATACGAAAAGAAATGGCAGTAATACACATAAACGGAAATGATTATAAATGGGCAGCTACACTTTTAGAGAACTGTGGGAATCTTAAACAGATAAACACTTCATATGGTGTAATACAAGAAACAACTCAGTTTACAAAAAGCGCATCTCGTCTAAGCCAATATCCAGATCATAAGATAATTAATAACTATGATGCTGTAGCAGAATTTAATTCATCGGCAAAACCATATACACCAAAAATATTTATAAATGACTGGTATGATGATACTGGCTCAACGTTCAACATGTATAATGGTAATACAAACAATAACAAAAAATATGGAATGCCATACCAAGAAAAGAGTATATTTTCATGCAAAGGTGTTATTCCAAAAGCTGTTATAGTATCTATTCCACCGTTTAAAAGAAACAATGGTTCTATAGTAAAGCTAAATGAATTTCCATTACCATTTATAAATGGGATTCCTGGCACAGAAAAGTTAACAAAGTGGTTCAATAAACCAATAAGTCCATATAATGAAATAATATATGGTATAAATACTATAGCGAATATAAGTATTACAACAACCTTTGTAAATAGAGGAGAAAATCCTAATCATGCAAATGGACGTATAACCCCATTTAGATTAAAAAATACACAAAAGTCAATAGATGCTTTAATAGATTATGACCATAAAGTTATTGCCTCTGAAGAACAAATACTTTATAATACAGAGCTTAGGGGAACAAACTATAGTATGGTTGAAAAAGTAGATATATTACTTGAAAATGTTTTTGGATCTCATCTGGATTGGAGTGTGTTGACCGCTGCAATGAATTTTATCCCAGGAACCACTAATAGTGACGGAACAGATCCATTAGATATTAATCTAGATGGGCATCCTATTTATATTAAAGCGTGGACAGGTATCAAGCAAACCTAAGGAGGGATAAAGTATTATGGCAGAACCTGCAGGAAATGTATTAGATACTCAGCGCAAAGGAACGGCTAGATATTTTACAGTATCCCTCAACGTTCCTATGGGACAACTTGTTACTGAGTTTACGGCTAAGATGGTTGTCGATGGATCTAATACTGTTATAATTCTAGATATACCATTCCCATATCCTAACTTTACAGAGATGGAGTTCTTCTTATCATCTGTAGATGATGGTAGATTCATACCAGAATACTACTATGATAGAATCAATGAGAAACAGATTAGATTCAAGAAAGGTAATCCATTTGCTATAACAGAATGGGATGGAGTAAGATTTACTTTCATGCATAAGAATGGGTTCTATGCTGTTCATAAACATGAGCAGACTATAGAGCTTGTTGATGGTAAAACTGAGTATAAAATCAAGTCTCCTTATACTAACAAAGTTAACCTACAGCAAAGAATGAAAGTATTCTACGATAACAAACTCTTATATCCAGATACTTCAATTTATACTATCGATAGCAAGACTGGTACTCTAAGATTCAACTATAAGAATCTTAAGATAGGAACTGGCCATATAGCAAGCATACTCTGTTTCTATACTGGAACTTATTGGTCTGATAAGACTATTACAACTCTACCAATGTCTGGTTATATAGACTTCGATAAGAAGAATATAGATAGAGTATACGATAAAGACTTGTTCAATGTCTTTGTAAATGGGAAGCTGTTAGATAGAGACCAACTGATAGATATATCCAATGGAACTCATAAGATCAGTGAGGATATAAAGACAAGATACAATGTACAAGTAAGAGGTATGTCTCCTCGTATAGACTCTCTTGTTCCATACTTTAAGAAGAGTTATGAGAAGAGGGTTAGTAAACAGAAGACACACAACTATGAGTTCCCAGTTACACTGAAAGTGTATTATCCAGATAAGTATAGACCTAGATACTATATACTTCCAGATATATTCAATCCAGTAGAGTATAAGAGACTAGTACCAGATAACTTGGAGTGGTATATATCGATTATACGCCATGGACTGTCTGATACAGATAAGAAGTCGAATATCAAGTATCTACTGCACTTCTATAGAGATGAATATATGCCAGATCCAGAACCTGTACAAATCATAGGACAGATAAGGCTTAAAGGAAATGAAGAGGAATTTTATCCAGATTCTCCTACATCAACTCTTATAGGAACTCTTCCTGATACACTGAGTACTAATATGGCAGATGTCGCTCTGTTTACAATAAAAGCTAAGACCATATTTGATAACGATACTACTTTCAATGGAATGAAAGATTCTATTGATGGCATTATGTGTCGACTAAAGATATTGGATACTAAGATAGATCAGTATCATCATCTGTATTATGAGCTAGAGTCTAGCAACTATGAAAGAGATGCACAAGTAGATATCTTCGAATGGATAATCAGTGACAAACCATATGGAGAAGGTCATATCTATTATCGAAAGACTATCAACATGCGTCCATTCAACAATCCAGAAGAAGACCCAGATACGGATGATGAGAAAGAGGAGTTCTTAGACGATGACTTTGAACCAGATGTAGATGACGAAGATTTTGAACCAGATGATATATAAGGGAGGAGGATTAGAATATGTCTACTTATATGAGCATAGCAAGAAAGTATGGTACTAGTCTAATCTTCCGTACCACTGGTGTTATAGATACTAGCAGTACTAACAACAAGTGGAAAGTTATATTCCCAAATGATAGTGATGGTATTCTGTTTGATCAAGAAGATTCTGTATTCAAAGAAGACTTGAGAAACAAGAATAAGACCATGTATGTATCCAAATACTCTAGTTATCTATACAACGAAGATGAGATATCTATAGATGGAGATTCATACTCTTTAGGATTCTGGATTGCTATAGGACAAGATACCCTTGATCTATTCTATGAGAACAAGGATATGATAATTCCTATAGTAGAATGGGATGATGGATCTAATACACATTGTTCTATTATCATAAAGAGAGTACCTGGTACTGATGATCCATCTATAGAACTATCTTTAGGTTCTCTTGTAAAATACATAAGATTCTTTGACGGGTTAGAGTCAGAGAAGTGGTATCACTTCTTATACAATAGAAACGTAGATACAGATAGAGCATTCATAAACGGTAAGAGAGTTATAGAGTACAAAGTAAACACTAGAACTGTTAATGCTCCATTCTTTTGTAAGATAAAGATTGGTAATACATCAGGATCTAACAAACTTCCTCCTGTGGACTACTATCTGGATGACTTTTTTATCTGTAACTCTTACTTCTATGAGAAAGACTTCGAACTTCCCACTGCGTATATGAATAATATATTCCCAGAAGTGGAGTACTTAGAAGAGATAGAGTCTGCCGATGAGAATCATAGACTTGGTACCTCCAGTGGAATGTATTATAAATATCATACAGCAAAGCAGCTATCACCTGGTACATATACAGTTGGTGCTACTAATTCTGGTATGATGTTTTTGAACTCTGTATATCTGGCTCCTACTAGATGGAACGTTCGTGTAGATAACAGTGATCCAGATCATCCTAAGACAGTAATCAATCTTACAAACAGTGAAGATATATCGGTTGCTGATAAGATAAGAGATTCTCTTGTATTCGTAGAGATATGCCAATCTAGATATGGGAATACTATTGCTGGTACAAATTACTCTATAACTGTAGAACAGACAACTGCATCTAAACCAAATCAAGCAAAGTTCCTAGTTCCTAGGCCAGAGTTTGCTAGAGATAATATAGATGCATTTATCCTCTTTGATGGATCTCTTGCTGCTGTTCAAAGTCATAGATACAACTATATCAAAGAAGGATCTAATCGATATATAGAGTTCACTAATAAATATGATCAAGTATGTAATGAAGGAGCTCCACTAACCTTCGTATTTGCTACTAGAGCTACATATAATACAGATAACAAATCAGATCAAGAGGCTAACCCACAGCTATACTTCAAGAGATATAACTGTGTGGTTACAACACCAGGGCAGTGTAATATTCCTAAACTTGTTGGGAAAGCATATGGTAGAGTAGGATTTGGTCCAGAGAGTTGCTTATTCTTTGTAAATGGAACATGGATGCATCCAGATAGTTTCATTATAAAGAAGAACGTACTCACTATGGAGAATGAGAAAGATGATACTCTATTGGCTAAGGGATCTGATCTAACTATACTAGTATTCGCCTCAACCAAATCATATAACTCTCAGAATATGGCTGCTAAAGAGTTTGTCATACGAGGAGTATCAGACTTCGATGATATCACTAGCGTAGGAATCACAAGACCATCTTATTGGAAGAAATGGGATGGAGCAGACTACGATATGTATCATAAACTAAAGTTCTATGATGATATTGTAGTTCCTAAATGTAACTTTCCTACTATAGATAAGTTTGGTATCCAATTCAAAGAGTGAACCACATCTAGGTAAAATTTATATAGATGGGGGCATACACTATGAGTCATCGAAACCCAAATTATGATGGACTTCTAAAAAGCTTGGACAAGTACCAAAAGAAGTACTATGACAGCTTGATGCACAATCCCGTTACTTGCTGCAATGCTAAAGCAGGTTCTGGTAAAACAGTTATTGCTATTATGGCAGGACTACAGCTATTGGAGCAAGGCAAAGTTGATCAGATAATCTACGTTAGATTCCCTGATCAAATGGTTCAATCTCTAGGATCTCTACCAGGAGATCTAGCAGAGAAAGAACAGTATTACATGGATCCCTTCTATGATGCTTGTGAAGAGCTAGGAATACAGAAAGATTTCGTTGATGAGGTCTATATTCCAAAGAATCAGATTGTTCTATGTACTAATATAACCTTTAGAGGAATCAATATCAAGAATGCATTTGTTATCATGGATGAATCTCAGAATGCATCTTTCAAAGACCTCAAATTAGTACTCACTAGATTACATGATTCTTGTCATTGTGCTCTTATAGGTCACAGCTGTCAAAGGGATAATCGTAAGTGTGAGAGAGAAGGAGCATTTGAAATGTATATCCATCATCTCACTAAGAAACCCTTTGCAGCAGAAACTCCTCTCAAGATAAACTATCGTGGTGAAATTAGCCAATGGGCAGATGCTCTTATGCTTAATGAAAAGGGAGATTACACAATTGACGTTTAATTGACTTTCTAATTCTAAGGGACAAGGCTGAATTAGCCTTGTCCATTTTTCATTTTACGCAATATTACGAGTATACCTTAGTAGGTATACTCGCCATGTACAATTAAGTTGAATATGGACAATTTTATGAAAAACAAGAGGGGACCAAACCTCTCACATATATGTTTTCATGGTAAAAAACTACCTTCAAAATTAGATGCAAATTATATACTATAGACATGGTAAGTTTATTATTTCTATCTATTTAAAAAAAGGAGTTTGGTAAACCATGGCAACAAAGTTGAACACCGATTTCGATCTGAAGTCTGTATCCCTGATCACGAAGGTGATCAATCGCCCAGACTGTCTCATTCTCGATGAGAGGACTGGAGAGGTTATCCAGAAGGATGATGTGAAAGCACTTGCCATCATCAGCGATAACCAGAAGTATGAGTATCTCAATGCACTTCCGAAGGAACGTCGTCGTGCTCACAAGCGTAAGGCGGTTACTGAAGAGGATGATGTATCGTTCTCTGAGGTTGACAGCGATGATGCACTTGTCGATGGCGAGGAAGTTGTCAGCAATATGTCTGATGATGAACTCTGCACGCTCATTGCAAGAGAGCTGAAGATCAATATCAGATCTACATCTGTCCTTGTCAAGAATGGCTGGTATGTGATTCCTGCTGTTTCTGGCATGAAGGAGTTCCGTCCTCTTGTCATTGAACCGATCAAGAATGGCTATCGTCTCATTCTCAAGAATGAAGCAATCTTTACTCTTGAGAAGTGCCCATTTGATGACAATACCAATTGGGGATACAATCCCTGTGTATCTATCAACGAAGAGCTTGAAGCAGAGTATGGTCGTCGTGGTCGGTTCTTTGCGGCTGCTCCGTTCAGACATCACAAGTTTGACCGTCTCACGATGGAAATCAAACAGGCTGTGAAGTCTGCTGAGATGGCACAGAAAACCCGTATCAAAGTGGGAAACAATCTGATCGCTGTTGTATACAATACAAACGGCATGATTGGATTCAATGAGCTCAAGGAGAATGCTGCAAAGGATGGCGGCAAGGATATCAATGATACGAAGGTGTTGGATCTTATCGAAGATGAGTTCCATTACATCAACAGTACCATTGAGACTGAAACCAACAGTATCGACAAGCAGATCTCCAAGCTTCTTGATACCATTGAGACTTCTGAGAATCCTGAAGCGGATGTGAAGAAGTTCCTTGAGAAGACTGCGATCAAGAAGTATCGCAAAGCCATCAATGATGGTATCAAGAGCGAGAAGGAAATGGAGTTGTTTGTCAAGAACCATGGTTTGAAGTATATCAAGACCTATGGTCTGTATACAATGGTGCGCGAGTATCTCAACTACTTGCGTATTGAAACTGATGCTGTTGCGTATATGAAGGATCTCGTTCATAGTCACAAGCTGTGGCAGAACTATCTTATCGGCATCAAGGGATGCGGTGAGGTTATTGCTGCTCACATCATTGCGAACTTCAATATTCGTATCACTGAGCATCCTTCTGCATTCCTGCGGTATTGTGGTCTTGATCAGATCATTATCAAGCCAGAGGAAGGTTATGAACCTACCACTGAAGATATGATCAAGGCTATGACTCTTGCGCGTCTTGATTACATCCGTATTGTCAATCGGGCGAAGATGTACAATCAGGACGAAGAGGGTATCTTTGAGAACTTCTCTATGTTCTCTACTGATACCATCACGACATATGATGAATTCACTGAAGTGAGATCTGCATGTGTCAAGTATGGTATCGATATCGAGAATCCTCTTCTTGATGTGCAGAAAGGAATCTTCGCGAATATCGGCAACATCATGCTCAACAACAAGATTCGTGATATGATTCTCAGAGCATGCAACAACTCTGTTATTGATGTCGATGATAGTGGCATTCCCAAGATCAAGAAGCGTGCTCGTTCTATGCGGGATAAAGAGATGACCACTTATATCTCCAAAGATGGCAGCATCAAGACCAAGAACTATCTTGGATATAATACTGCCATCAAAGGAAAGCTTATGGGTGTTCTCTTTGGTGTGTTCCTGAAGCAGAAAGACTCTTCTGGGTATGCACAACTCTATCGCGAGTATCGTGCACGTCTTGAGCAGCGTCCTGATATCAAAGCATCTATTGAGGCTGGAAACAAACTGCGTGTTCACAATATGGCACGTCGTTATGTTATTCAGGAATTCCTCAAGGATCTTTGGATGGCATGGCGCCAGATTGAAGGACTGCCTCTCAATGGTGGAACCTATGAAGAGGCTAAGCTTGGTATCATCCATCGTCAGGGCAATCGTCCTGAGCTCCTTGCTGAACCCAAGAAGCTTAAGAAGGATGTAGCCGCTGCTTGGTGATAACCACTATGATTGATTAAGGATAATCATGGGGAGGATGGACTATATAAGTTCCATCCTCTTCATATTATTTTTAGCTTAAAAAGTATACTTCTATGTGCCAAGCATACTGTATCACTAGTAAATGCTAAGTTCAATAAAATTCGCTAATGTAAGTAATTTGGTATACTATATGCCTATAAACATTTAAAATGTTTTCTTAATCACAAGAGTTCTATAAATGAAACTATTGTATCCTTTATATCAGGACTTCTATTACCCTTACCATTGTTCATGTATTTCAACACTTCTATGCATTTAGATACTGTAAGTTAAACTTAATGATCTCTATATGTGTACTAAATGAATCATGGAATGAAAACAATCTATAGTTCCAAATAATGAATCAAGAATTCACGATTTCTATATCAAGAAATACTGTATACACTTTGCTCAAAAACTTCTATTCTCCTAATTATTGTTCAAATCAAACAAGGAGATATCTATTATTTGTAAAACTGTAACTTATATTGCAAACCTCTATTTATATTCAGCACGTTGTAGCTTTTGAACAAAAGATCTATATGGTGTGATTAATGTACTATAGCGCGTGAAGTCTATAGAATTATATAGTATCCCTTTTGTGTAATACCTCTATGCTTTTGATTAATGAAATCAATCATTATATACCTATATTGAGAAGCAATGTATATCAGGTTACAGAACTTCTATAAAATAGACTATTGTGCCTACTATTTGTTACCTCTATACCTTTCAAGACTGAACTAAAAACCAAGCTGTCTATATGAAATAAAAATGTACTTTAATTGCGTAAGTTCTATATAAGAACTCAATGTGTTGTATCTATAGAAAGAGTCTTATATGGCTCTTTCTTTTTTTTTATAAACGAACAATAGCACAGCAGAGTAAAGGAAGTGATTAATGATGGAAGGAACTGGTATTACTAGAAGAGTGAATGCTATATCTGATACTTCTACTATATCTCTAGAAGATAAGATGACTACTGCTAGAATAGAAGTAACAGGTTCTTGTACTCTAAACTGTAAGTTCTGTTATAATAGTACTCTTAAGAAGAACAATATCAGACAGAAGATGATGAATCGTGATGCATTCTTAAAAGTAGTAAATGAGTTAGATAAGCTAGGAACTATAAAAGAAGTTGGATGTTTCTATATGGGAGAACCTGGTATGCATCCATTGTTAGAAGACTTCTATAAAATTCTTAAAGATAGAGGGTACTTTACTTATCTTACTACAAATGGAACTGTTATAAAAAACATACTTCCTGCTATACCATATATAGACTCTCTGAAAGTATCATGGAACTATATAGACGTAGAGGATTTTATAAGAAAGACTGGTATGGATGATAAGACTGGTCCATTCTATTATAGAATCATAAAGAGTAATATGAGCACTCTTTATAACAAATGCCACGAGTGTGGAAAGAGTCTAGCAGTATCTACAGTAGTAGACTATGGAGAGCATCCTAGAGATTATACTATGATATTGAAGATACTTCCATACGATGAACACTACTTTATGCCAGTACAAAATCAATGTGGTATATATCGTAATGGAGAAGGTGGAGTTGTAGGAGAATACTACCATCAAGCTCATAAGATACCATGTTGGTCTCTATTTAGAGGGTTCTATGTAGACGTAGATCTAAATGTAAGAACTTGTTCTTATGGTCATACAGATGAGCATATACTTGGTAACATAAGAACTGGCTATGATCTAAGCAAGTTAGAGGAGTATAAGAAAGACCATCTTAACGGTATTATACCTTCTATTTGTAAAAGTTGCATACAATAATATAGGGGAAAAATGGGATAGAGCTCTAATGCTCTATCCTTCAAACTATATATTGTTTATATACTATATAGATGGAAAGGGAGTTGTAACTGTTAGGAGGAAAATACAGTAATGGACAACAAGAATGTATTTGTACAAGGTTTCACGTTTACCCCGAAGAACAAAGTAGTGACAACATATGGATCTGATGAGTTTGCTCTTCGTCCGTATAGGAAGGGAGATACAGCAGAGGATTTCTTTGATCTCTACCATACGGCAAAAGAGGAACTTGACAGAGTTCTTATGGCCAAGCACACCCATCGGAATACTAAGGATGACCATCTCATGAGAGATATTATCTTTATTGAGACTCGTACCAGAGAGTATATCAATGCCATGGTAGTGTATGGTCTCAAGAAGGGATGGCTTCGTAAGAAGAGCACTATAAACGAATAAAGCAAAAATGAAAGAGTATCTAGAGGGAGTACTCTTTCTTTTTTTTTTCATTATGAACCCCCATAGTACCTTAGTGGTACTATGGGATTGATTGCGTCTAATAGAGAACTATTACTTCAATTCCTGGATACCATTGTTACGATACCAATTCATCTTACCACGAAGAACGTCTCCACCACGGGTTCCATCTTCTGCCCACGGATTAAAGCTCGGAGACTCACTCGTTCCAAGGAACTCAAGATCCCAACGCTCACATGTCGTACGAGGACCATATGCCTCATGCGGTTCAATACCATCTTCGTTGTCTGCTGCTTCACCGTGAGTCATAACACGCTGTTTATCAATTGTTAGATCCCATGCATCTGCAAGAATGCATCCAACTTTAGCCATTGCTTCAATCTGAGCAGCCGTAGGTGCATATGCTCCAAGGCTATCGGTAGTAGCATTATATGCACAACAGAGAACAACACCAACAGCACCAGTATTACGATAGTATGTATGGGAGAGTCTCTCATCGAGATCATCTGTAGATACATAGATATCACCATCACCAGTGATATTGATATGATAGCTTCCGAATGTAGCATTATAACGGCCAGCACTCCAATGGAGATAAATCTTTACATCACGACCTACACTATTTGCACTATCCCAGATATCAGACTTTGCACTAAGAGCAAGATCGCGAAGTTCTTTATAGTCAACCTTACGCATATTTTATCCTCCTTTTATTTAGGTTACATGATAGTCATACATGACCCACATTTGAGTAATGGAGGTGGTATATATGCCTGGTGGTAGTGGAACTGGTATTATCACAGAACAGTTGAAGCAGATAAAAGATATAAAGTGGCCAAGTCCTGTAGTACATGTAGATCATAGAACTTACTTTGGTAACATGCTTTGTCAGTTTATAGATACCCATAAGAAGGGCAAGGGATATAAATATCATATACCAATAGAATATGGGTTTGTGTTTACAAAGTCTTATCCAAACAAGAACTATATCTATCTTGATAGATATCCTATACTACCATATTGGAATAGAAACTATTCTCATCCAATGATAGAGAAGTTATCCAACTTTGAGTTTACACATCCTACATCCATCCATAAGTTATATGATAAGGATGATATGTATATGCATGGAGTATTTGAGAACTCTGCTAATAGTGCTACTGGCTATTACTTGGCAAGTGATGATATTACTATAACATATTAAGATATACCCCATAACCATATACTGGTTATGGGGATCTTTATCAGTAGTCTACTGGTCTATCATATCTAGTGACAAGATAATCATCATCTTCATATTCTATAGCTTCTGGTTTAAATCCTTCTATCTCTATATACTCTACAAACTTGTTTCCATTTCCAAGTACTAAGACAAACCTAGCTTTATCAAATGATGTAAACCCATTAGGAAACTCTCCTGCTAAAGCAGATCTTATATTGATAGCGGTTTGAAATATATCTATCAATCTTTCTTTTGTAGAGTCTTTAATCTTCTTATCGCTCTCTACTCTTATCTTTATCATATCTTATACCTCCATCATGGTGTTCTATGCCACGTATAGTCATTATACCCGATATTTACCTTATGATAGAGTATATTGGTAACAGAGTCTCCATCTGTATCAGCCTCTGCTATAAGTATTCTAGAGAATGTTCTAGCACCATCAGCATAGACTCTTTCTTCTAGAGCAGATCCTTTGATCTCTCTTGTATTTGGATCTCGTTCTACATAGATAAAGTTCTTGGTATTAGGAATAAGTTTGATAGGAATAGGGTTATTTATCTGACTATAGTATCCACCCAAGAATAGAGCAGTAGAAGGTATATAAACAACCAAACCAGTTGAAGACTTCAACTGAATCTTATATCTGTTATAGTTACCTCTAAGGATCATATCTGTATCAGTATAGGTATTGCCAAAGATATTAGGCATTGGAAGCTGAGTAAGGAATGATTGATAGGTATGATCTTGTCTATCACCCTCAAAGGTCAATCCAAGTTTAGGACCAGAATAGATCAATCCAGTACCAGCAGGCATTGCTTGTACATAGATCTTCTCTTCGTATTTATGACCATTACTCATTAGCATTCCATCATAGTTGTTCTTAAACTCTATATAGTGGTTAGAGTAATCTCTGTTAGCATACTCATCAGTCTGATAATACAGATTACAGCAAGCAGTAGTAGACGTTGGGAATGTCATAGTTCTAATCTTACCAACATAATCACCATTAGAGCTCTTGATCTTATCACAGATGGTCTTCCAGTTCTGTGAATAGTTATCCATCATATTGGTTCCATATATTCTAACAACCTGTGCTATATTATCCAATACAGCCAAGAAGGTATAGTTAGAATACTGGAATGTATTGGTATCATTGGTCTTATCATTGAATACCAATACAAAGTTCTTTGCTGCTGCGTTATAGAATACCGATATGGTATCTTCTGTAATATCTGGGTTAGGTATACCAGCAGATCTAGCTTCATTAGCTATATAACTGAGACTTATACTTGTGACAAATATTCTACTCTCATTGACTTTGAACGTAGTCTCTGTCTCTTCTTTGAAGTATTCATTTACTGTAAGGAACCCATCTTTAACAAATGTATGGAAATATCTAGGAGACCCATCTGGCATCTTACAAGAAGAATCACCAAACTGAGTAAATACTGGTATTGGATCTATCTTATGATAAGATGCTGGTGCTGGGAACAATGTAGTTCTATCACCAGGATCTATTATCCAGTCTTTAATCCAGATAACACAGTCTCCATACATCATTGAAGAACAGTTGATGAATGTATAATCCCATGCAACGATATACTTATAGAACCACTTACCCCATGGACATGCATCTGGTGTATTGATATACTCTCTTGGAATATATGGGTTTACAGTTCCCCACTTCTTATTATCTCCCTTTGGAGTATCTTGTTCTTTGCTTACATATCTACGCATGTTGTTGTTATAGTTGTTCATGTTTCTGAAGGTATTGTATACCTTACCACGCATAGTATCATAAGAAACAACAAGGTTAGTGGCCTGTATATTCTCTGTATAGAACGTAGAAGTCTTATCTTCTGGATTATATATGAAATCTCCAACCTTCTGAAGAAGCTCTATTGGAGTATGATCTCCCTTCATTGTTCCTATAGGACACTTCCATGATAACTTCAGTGCATTAGGAACAACCTCTGCAGCTCTATTTCCTGGTGCTACAGATTTTATAGGAGTGAATACCATATTAGCAAATTTAAGAAGCATAACCAACAACTGAGAATCTTCGAAGTATTCACAGTTAATCTGGAATCCCTTCTGTGCGTTAGATACTGGTGTATCAAGATCATATCCCAAGTCACTTACGTTACCAATGGTAAATGTATCCTGAATACTATCTGTAGAGAATGAGCATACAGAAGTATCACACTTTAACAGTCTCATTGGGTTGGCAAGATACTGAGTATCAAGAAGAGTATCTGTAGAATACTTATACACTCGCATTACTACAAGATTCTCAGTCTTAAGATCAGAGAAGTGTTCTGTCTTATTGAACGTTACGAATGTATCGTACTTCTCAAAGTACTTAACGTTTATCGTATCCTTGCTTATATAGTTCTTCAGACTCTTACATTCAGTCCAGAAATCTGCATCTTTTGTATAATTTGTCTTTACAAGATACCATCCAGATTCGCCCTTACCAGCCTTATATGTGACATATACAACAACATAGTTGTTATCACATGTCATTATATCAGTTATGGTGGATACTTTATTACCAGTAGCATCTTTAAAACACTTAGGTGCTATAGGATTATTTGAGAAATAGAAGTTCTGTGCATCAGTAGTTCTAGTTCCACAATACATATCATATGGTACAGTATCAACACCATTATTTGCTATAAGATATACAATCTCGCTATTATCTGCATCAGTAGTAACCATACTCTTCATCATGTTATTCATGAAGTATACGGCATAGCATTCAAGTATATCTTCTTGCAAAAAGTTAATCTTAGGAGCCAGGTTCAAGAAACTTCTTCTATCAAGAACATCATTCACATCTTCTATGATATCGTCTCTAAGATCTGCTATAGTCTTCTTTATAGCAACAATCTTATCGTCCATATCTTTAGCAGTCTTCATGACATTGCTAATATCGGTAATAGTCTTTGATATCCTATCGCCTAGCTCTATAGAATATTCTGTATTGTAATCTGCCTTAATGCTAAGCTCTATGATATCTTCTACATTACTCTCAACTTTACCTTTGAGATCTTTGATATCTTCCTTATTCTTAGCGATATCTTTACCAAACTGAGTTGTTAATATAGTAAGTGTAGTGATATCACTTTCATTCTTCTTAGATCTTTTCTCATTCGCTGTTATTCTACTATCAAACAGATTTGCTCTATCTGTTAGAGCAGTGATCTTGTTCTCATTATCTTTAGATCTCTTATCTATAGCCCTGATAAGATCAGAGTCTATATTAGCAAAGCCATCAAGTCTTGTATTAAGAGCAGCAAACTTTTGATCATTCTCTTTAAGTTTATCATCATGCTCTTTGATCTTTGCTTTGTTTGTATCTATATCCGCTCTAAGAGTAGCAGTAAGAGCATTGAGAGCTGCTATATCCTCTTTGTTCTTCTTTATACCAGCTTCATTAGTAGTTGCTCTTTCTTCTAACTTCTCTATACGCTTAGTATTATCCTTTATCTTATCAAGATTAGTCTTGATATTTGTCTTGTTAGTCTCTACTGCTGTCTTAAGATCTTCTATATCAGACAATGCTGTATCTAGATTATTCTTTAATGCTGTAAGATCTCCAGGATTCTGCAGATTGAGATTCTTAACAAGAGTTTCTAACTTAATAAGAGAAGTCAATGCTGCTGCAACATCAGACTTCAATGTTGCTATATCATGTGTATTAACGGATATATCCTGTGTATTCTTATCTAACTGCTGCTGAAACTTATCAAGTCGATTGACCATGATTGTATAGTTCTTCTGCAGAGTATCCATATTCTCTTGCAGAGTAACAAACAAGGTCTGTAAACTTGGAGCCAATTCATGCCAAGTTATAAGGTTCTCGGGATTAAATTGCGCCATAACCTGAAACCTCCTATACTAAAATACTTACTCCCATGTCAAAGCTAGGTATTTTAGCTCCTAAAGTAACCGCTCATGGTTGAATCCTATAACATAAAAATAATAAATTGCTAATATTTATAGTGGGCCAATATCCTTCCACATCTAAGTCAATAAATCTTCTATATCAGGGATTGGCCAATCACTATACTTTTTATATAGATTACAAAACCAGACGGGTGAAGAGGATTATCCTCTTCACCTATCCTTGTGTGTTTTACATATCTAACGGCAATCCCAGTCTATAGAACTCTATACCAGATACTATAACTCTAGAGTTAATTCTCTCTTCTGGTCCTGTATAGTCATCTGCTTTGATAAGAAGATAATTAGGGGTTATGGTCTGTAATAGATCCACATCCTCTGCAGTTTCTTTTAAGTAGTCTCTTATACGTTGTCTTCTCTCACAGAAGTATGGTACAGTTACTTTAGTATGCATACACGCTAATGGGGATATATAGTTCTCTCTTTGATGGTTCATCACTATCTCCCATCTCGGATTAAAGATAATATACCCTAAACGTATACCACAGCCTAATGCCTTAGAGTAACTTCCTATATAGAACTGATTCTCTTTTGGTATTAACTCTTCATATATCTTATCTGATAAGAACTTATCTACCTTACCATCTTCCATATACTGAGATATCTCTTTTCTAAAGCTATTGAGCTTCTTATTAGTATATACCTCATCTATGACTCTAATGATATCTTCTCCATATTCAAATACTTCTATCATATCATCTCTAACAAAGTCTGTAGTAGAGAAATAGTTATTATAGCCAGACGTAGTATACAGTATACTACCAGGATTGTTGTATAAGATATTATATGGATCTATACTAAGAGAGAAGTTAGAGATATTACCATTCTCTTCTGCTTCTAAGAAAGACTTGTTATCGTATTTATAATCTATAGGAGTTGGTATAAACCCCTCTTGTTCTGCTAGTATTGGAAGTAATCCCCATCCTGGAGCTCCATATATGAATTTAGTAGAAAAGGTATGTTCTCTTAGCATCAATCTTATAGCAGATAATACTATTCTAAGAGAAGCTTCTGTTCCACTAGTGAGTATGAACACACTTCTAGGAAGCATATACGCCTTGCTAAAGTTATCATATGCTTCTTCCATATCTGGATATTGGGTTATAATAGAATCATTATTATCATAATGAAGTACTGGCTCATTAGATACAGAGTATATTCCATTCCTCTTAGCAGACTTAGGATTGGCTCTTAAAGTTATGGACGCCTCATTCTCGCTCATCTTCTAGTACTCTCCCCTTATAAGTTCTTTCATATAGTCTAGAGTCTGTTTAGGGAATGCACATACTTGCCTTGTACATTCACAGTCTCCTAGACAGTACCGATAATACTCGCAATTATAACAATGATTGTTATATAGCTTTTCACTTAGTCTAGATTCTGATAAGGAGTTATCATTGCATCCATTAAGAGGACAACCACCATACAATCCATGATCATATAGAGTATATACCTCTTCACTACATCTAGTCTTAAATATAGGAATAGAATACTTAGCAGCATCATAGTATCTATTGTATTGGTAGTTCATATCTTTTGGTATAATCTCAAAACAATGCTTCATCCATACATCAGACTTCTCATAGTCTTCTTTCAGTTTCTCTTTATCTTTATGAGCACTATATCCATAGATTACTCGTTCTATATTGATAGACTTTGCTTTTACAGAATAAGCAAATTCAAGCATATCCTCTGGAGAGGAATTATCTACTAGATCTTTGGTAAGAGTGACAGTTAATCCTACTCGTATGCCTTCTTTATCCAGCCTTTTCATGTTATGCTTGAATAAGTCTAAATACTCTGGCAGATCGTTAAATCTATCTGTACTATAAGAAGTCCCTATAGATACATTTTCTACACTCATATCCTGTATAGTTCTAAGACAATCTATTTGGCATTTTGTCATCATGGGATAGCATAGATTAGTAGAGATACACCACATTCTCTTAATATTGCCATATCGTACTTTTACCATTCTTAGTATATCTATGATTGTATCTGCATATAAGAGTGGTTCTCCTCCTATAAAATTTACACACTCTGGCTGCACCTTTTCCATAGCATCAAGTACATCAAAGACTCCTATACTAGACGATGGTTTGAATTTCTTGAAATTCTCTACAAAGTTATTGAAACAGAATGGGCATTTCAACATGCAATCTTTGGTCACTACTATATATAGTATCTTAGTTGGCTTTATCTGCATTACTATCACCCTCTCTTGTTTTGTAAAAGCATTGATTCTTAATTATATACTATATCGGTGTAGAAGTTGTTTTAGTCATGATTTCAAAAGGAGGAATTTAAAATGGCTAAACGTAGAGTTAACTGGACGAACTGCAGCATTTTGCTGCTGGTCATCGCTGCAGTGGTGATGATCGTCAGCGGATGTGGAACCCCGAAGGGATTCGTTCATATCGGCGACAATATGTACTTCAATTGCAATAAAGTACAGGTTGTCGACCAAGGTACTCTGAACGGCAAGCCCTATTGGGTTGCTACAGTGGAGTACGTTGAGATCAACCCGAAGAACGACACGATCATGAACCGTCAGACCGTATGGGTTGCAAACCATAACCCATACACAGAGAAGTTTGACAGCTCGTATTGGTACACGGAGGACATCACGAATGTATTCGGATGGACCAACACGACGGAGGGCTTCGCACTGTTCGATGCATTTCAGGAAATGGAGAAAGACTACATTTCCAAACAAATGAAGGTTAAATAGTCAAAGGAGGAAACCACCATGTCAAAGTCAACAATCATCAAGATCCTGATCGTTCTTGCGATCATATGCTCGGTTATCGGGCATGTGATGAAGTCAGAGGCGGCGGAGGGATACACCGATAAGATCGGATATCCTACCAATTACAATGCCGAAGTGTATGGAAATTGGATCGTAAACCTCGACTCCATTCAAAAGGAGTATGAGTATGTCGATCCGAACGGCAACTGGTACATCGCCGCTTGTGGAGACGTTATCGATCGTGACAACTACGTCGTCACATGGCACGTCCAGAATTATAACCACGATGGGGTCAGATATTCTGGAAAAGGCCTGCTCGTTACCTTAAACTTCAATTATGGGGAGACGAAATATATCGAGCTCCCCGACGGTGACCTCAGTGATTTCCGTGTAGCGAACTGCATTATTATGCAGTTCTATCGAAAGGGGTATAAGATATGGAATAACTGATACATCAAAAAAAAACACAGAAGAGGGATACTACATCCCTCTTCTTTTTTTGTCTATTACTAGTTGTTTACACTTATCGTATAGATCTTTGTTATATAAGCATGGTATTAAAGGACATCTGCCACCACAGTCTTGATAGTCTTCACAGAATAAACATTCGTATCCAGTAATGCAATTAGAATACATTCTCTCTGTTATACCACAATGAACTGGCTTTCCATCTTTATTTATGGGTGTACAATCTGTTCCATAATGACAGTTTGTAAGACTATTGTTAAATATAAGATCAAACGTCTGATTATGTTCTACATCTCCTATATCTAATAACTTATACATCCACTCATGAAACTCTTCTCTTGTTATAGAAACTGGATTCTTTCTAGCACTACCAGATTCGCATATTGGTATATATCTATATCCAGAGAATCCCATCTTGTTAAAGAATCTCATTAGTTTCTTAGGATCTTTCTGTATAACTATCTTAGATAGACAACAGATCACATCTAGATCTTGTCTTATATTTTTTAGTATATAACGTACATTGTTTCTCCACTTTAGCAGATTCTTTATATTACCGAATCTTACTCCTATATCAAACGAAGTCTGTATAGTATCTAGAGTCTGTATAGCAAGTAATCTATTGTGGGTTAGATCATAACAGAGGTTAGTAGTAATCTTCCACTTTATATAGGGAAAGTCTTTCATTAGTTTATAGATCTCATAAGCATTCTCATCACTAAAGAATGGTTCTCCACCTCCTAGATGAACTTCTTTTATGTGAGGATTCTTATGGAATGTATCTCTTATAGCATCATAGTCTATCTTATCATTAGTAAGACTATTGCCCATACAACATTGATCACAATGTAGATTGCATGAACAAGAAACCCTTAGATCTATATTTGATAATATCTTATTGTACCCCATATAGTAGAGTCTCCTCTTTCATCTCTTGTTTGAGATCTTTGATAACTCTTTCAAACAGTAGTGATGGGAATGCACATACGTGATTGAAACATTCACAATCTCCACCACACCACTTAAACCATCTACATTCCAAACATTTATCCATCTTAGTATCTACAACATTTCTCTTCTCTAGTGTAGGACACCCATACTTAAGTTTATCTGGATACAATGTGTGTGTATGATTACTACACGCTGTATCGTAGAATGGTCTTCTATATACAATGGAGTTTCTTACTAGAGTATAGAGAGTTGTCTTATCTTTAGGGAATATCTCATAACAAGTTCTTAGATACTTATCTATCTCTTTATACATAACCTCTAGTCTTACTTTATCTTCTTCTAATTCCTTAAGAGGCATTATTACTCTCTCAAAGTGTATCTGATCTACTCCTAATTCATCTATATAATCTTTAAGAGCATATGGATTCTGATAATTGATCTGAGACTCTGTTACTGTTATAAGAGATGATACTCCTATTCCTATAGATTTAAGCTCTTTCACATTAGAGATGAAGTATAGTTCTTGTTGTTTACAATGAGCAAATCTATCATAACTATATGAAGTTCCAATACTATTCAATCTACTAATAGCTTCTAGCTGTTTTGGAGATAACTGCTTGAATGCTAGATTAGACTGTATGGAGAAGTTTACATTCAAATCCTTACATCTATCCATTATATCCAAAAGAACCTGGGGGTAGAGCAAAGGCTCTCCCCCGTGAAATACTGCTAAATCATACTCTCCTTTTTTAATAACTTTATATACCAGTTCTGGATCTATATGAGATACATTCTTTGGTGTTTCTGATGAAGATACAAGGTTATTATCAAATGATGGTACGAAGTTTACATAGCAAAATGGGCATCTCATTTGACACTGATCAGTTACTATGATATATAGTGTCTTCATATTACTCCTCTTTATATATCTCTGGTTTGAACCCACTATCTATAACGTACTTAGCAATCAGTTTGTTAAACTTAAACATTCCTAAGTCACTATACCCCATATCTGTATTATCTATAGCATATTTGAGATAAGAGATTATATCTGCATCAAGAATGTTGTCTATAACCTCTTGTTCTCCATACTCTTCAAATATACCTCTAATAATACTCTTTCCCTTATCAGTAACAGCTATATCTTTAAAAGTTCTATCTAAATTAAGACTGTAGAGGGTTGTTATCTTGTTAGATAGAGATAAAGTACTTTCTCCTTCTAAGAACTTCTTATAGAATAGCTTAGTGATAGCATTGAGTAAATCATAAGCTCTAAAGGCTTCTATCTTATCTACGACAAACTTACCAATATCTTTATCATGTATACAGTTTATAAGATACTCAAGAGGGATATACTTTATATGGTCTATATGTATACCAGAACGCATAGACTGGTTATGATCATAGACGTAGATATAGTCTAATAGATCCATCATACCACCATTCAAAGCGCAATTTAACTCATTGCACTCTTTAACAGTGATGATATGAGACCACTCTTCTTCAAATTCTTTATAGTACTTAGCATACAAAGATAAGAATTCCTTTATGTGCTCTATATCTTTTATATTAAGATACCATAGATACCCAGCAAGTAACTTATTACATACATCCCCATCATAATCTGGTATCAAGATATTAAATGAATGCTTTGAAAACTCCTTGTTCTTGTAGTCTGATAGAAGATTATCAAAGAACTCATATGGATTATTAGTGATATCACTCTTATGAATCTTTATAGGAAAGAATTGATCGTTCTTGTTATCAATCTTAGTACAAGAAGGTGCAAGGAATATCTTTGCAAATAAATTTATTAACATTTCTCTTTCCCCTATAGGTTCCCATTATTGTGTTTCCTATTATACTCTTCAAGAAACTCCTCTGTTATATTAGACTCTATACCTCTAAGAATATACATCCTTTTCTTTAATAACAACATAAGCTTCTTGTTAAACATAGGATACGAAAACTCTGTATTGAAGCACATATTGTTATCAGTACTAGATATAAACTCCTCTAGAGGTATATCATCTGATATCTTATTTTCCCTTTTATAGGTATTGAGCATAGTAGTGTATACCTTGGTAGCATACTCATCATATCCCACATGATTAACCCAATACTCTAATGGTAATATTCCATAGTTCCATGGTATATCCTGTCTTGGTAGATTCCAATCATCTAATACCAATGGTTTAAACTTTTTATCTGTATACTCTGGTTGATATGGTCTACAGCATAGAATACCATATATAAATGCTTGATCTATAATAGCCTTATACATATCATAGTGTAATCCCAATGCATTACAGAACTTAACAAGTATAGGATTAAACATGCTATCTTTTACTTGAAAGAATACTACATTGCTTGGATTGCTATTCTCATGACTAGTCATTAGATCGAATGGTAGATCTACATCATAATCGTTATCTACCATCTCTTTGGATACTTCATAATTACAGGTAATCTGTGTTGGAATAGAACTATTTATGATGAAGGAGTTCTTAAATATTCTAGCAAACATATAAGACTACTCCTTATCTTCTTCATCTATCAGCTTCTTTGCTTTTTCAAACTCTTCTTTTGCCCATTTAGGATCTCTGGTCATTGAGTTATACATACACATCACTTTATATGGTATGAAGGTATTGAGCATATATGATATAACAGTATTCCCATCAAACATGGGTATATCAAACTCTTTATACTGTCTAATATCATCCCATGTCATAGTCTCATCAAGATGATAGATATATCTAATGAACTGAGTAGCTGTTCTTATATTCACGATATTATTAGACAATCCACTCTTAAGAGTAGTCTTCTCTAGTGAGTTTATCTTATCTCTAAGATCTTTATCTTCTTCTGCTATAATAGAAGAGATGATCATATGTAAGCTATAGAAGTAAGATCTAGCATCTTCTAATAGATCAGAATGCTTATCCTTCATAGACTGTACGATATCTTTAAAGTTGTTATCGAGTATAGTAGTTCTAGTATCATCTTCAAACAAGATAGATGTAATAAGTTCATTGAAGTTCGGTATATCGATTATTCTATCAAACTTCATATATGCCACTACTACATCTTCTAACTCTGTATAAGAGCCAGTTACTATCATTCTCTTTATACCACAATTAGAACAATAGTTCAAGAATTTAAATGGAGATTCAAAGTCACAGTCCTTATAGTCTATAAGAACTACAATATTATCTTCAGAAAATTTAGATAGATACTCATGTACTTTATCTTTATCCAAAGGAAGCTTATCTAACCTAAGTATATTCGAATCATATGGATTACACTGTTTCTCTTCCATTGTAGAAATCCTCCCATAAATGACTACTTACTTACCATCTAGCACAATGACAGTTATGATGACAATTGTTATGGCAAGTTAGATGATGTATGTAATCAAACCCCCTATTATTATTGGTCACATACATCTTACTCATAAGACGCTGTATATGATATATAGATATCAACTGATCTTCATGGATCTTATTATCAGTAACAACGTTCTTATACAATCCTTCACTAGTAGTTATAGGATTGGTAAGTCTCTTAAATCTCCAGTTTCTAGCAATACTCCATCCATCTCCAGCATATTTAGATATATCTGGTCCTGGATCAGACCATGCTGGTATAACATGTTCCACATTAGTCCATGCTGGATTATACCACTCAAATACTTCTACCTGAGTATATTCATACATCTTGGTTCCTGTACTAACCAATAGATTCTTTATATCTTGGACAGATATAAGCTCTCCAGGTACTGGCATCTTTGCTTCAAACTTATGGTTACCGATACCTTCAAATGTGGTATTATCTGCTGGATCGATAACTTTCTTTACTTCTATTCTGGCTGTTTTCTTAAGGCCATCCCACCACTCAGTGCCACTAACTCCTTGACCTTGCGTTAACACTGGTATAGCATCTCCAACTTTCAGTTTACCAGCAACAACCTGGAACTCATGGCCTCTCCATGCAAGGGTTTTACCATCATCTCCACCATGGTTATTTTCATACCACATCAGTGTATCTTTTCTAACAATCATTCTAGAGCCATCGCTAAATACTAGAGTAACTTTCTCTTTATAATTTGGCTCTGATGGGGTCATAAAGTGAACCATAGAATCCATAAAGTCTTCTACTGTTACTATCTCTCCTGGATTTATATTGCCTAATGCCACTATAGTTTCCTCCTCTTATTTTCAAATTTACTATAAAGTCTCCAGGAAGTATTTGAACGTCTTCTTTGGAAAGGCACAGTTATTGCCAAATCTTTCACAATCCATCCTACAGTATTTAAAGTAATCACATTGTAAGCACTTATCTACTAGCTTTCTCTTTCTTCCTCCTTGAGGAGTATAACAAGGACAAGTATGTTTAATAGTTTTAGTTATAGGATCAAAGAGTCTAACATTTGCATCTGCACATACTGTGCAGTGCATAGTCATATTGTTTTTTATACTCTTAATCCACGTACTCTTAGTCAAGTTCTCTAACTTACTTGACTCCATTAACTTAAAGCACTCTAGTAGATACTCATCTGCTTTATCATAATACTCTGATAAGTCTTCATCAGTAGAATAGGAGACAGTTTCAAAGTTTACTCCATCTGGATTCATATATTCTAGATCTTTTATAAGATCTTCTGGTTTATACTCCTCTATTGTCTTAGGAGTTATAGTAAGATTGATATCTATTGCCTCTATATTCTTAAACGTCTTTCTTATATGCGATATATTGGCTTCCAATACATCTATCGATCTCTTTAGGGTCATACCAGTCTTTACTTTAGATCTCTCATATGACCAAGAGGTTTGTACTCCTTCTATATGCTCAAATAGATTACTGATATCTTCGTTTATATCAAGTATAAGATTACTAAACACTACAACTCTCCAGTGCCTAGAATAAGTAGACTCATAGTATCTAAGTAGATTATCTATAAGAGTTGGATATAGAAGTGGTTCTCCTCCAGTAATATACAACTTGGATGGGTTTATACTATCTATAGCATTTACCAAATCTCCTATATCTACAGGCTCTTGTTCTATACCCTTATCATGAATATAACAGTAATCGCAGTTTATATTACACTTATTAGTGATCTCCAGATATAGATCTGGAAATTGATCGTATTTGGATATCATAAAATCCTCCTAATCCCAAGGATAATGGTTACTTTAAGTATTAGACTTATTAAATTGCCCATTTTAGATAGGGGTTACATCCCTATAATATTTTAAGAAGGAGTGTAGTCATATGGCATCTACTAGCTCTAGATACGCATTTAATCCAGAAGATAAGATAAACTGGGAAGAACTAGCTCCCAGTTTGCAAGATAAGTTCAAAGGATTATGGAATAGATTAAACAATGATAACAAGTATCTCAACGATAGAATCGGAGATGTAAGATTTACTGTAGGTATGAAACCACCATTTGATCCCATAGAATATTGTGAGTTATGGTTTGATACCAATATAATGGCACTAAGAGCATATGTAAATGGTAAATGGGAACTGACTCGTGGTGCATGGTATGGTAATAGCAACTCAGACGTTAAATCTACAACCGAGGGAAGATTAAGCTCTAACCAAAGAACAAACTGCCATTGTTATAACGTAAAACAAGCAGAGATAATTGGTGAGGGATTCTGTCATTGTAAGATGCAGTTATGGAACTCTGATAATGTAAAGGTTGGAGATAGATCTAAACTTGCATTCAATGATGAAATCACTGTTGCTTATAGCGAAACAACTCAGTATAGATGGACTATAGAACCAAGAGGACGAGGGGTCACTATACAAACTCTAAATGCATATACAGCAGAAAACAAACAGACAAACCTTATACTTCCAACAGAACTTCAGCAGCGTGTTGAAAAGAATGGTGAGTTTGTATACTTCTGTAGTTTTGATGCAAAGTATGATGGTATGTTTGATAACAGTAGCAGCACTACATCTGTTATAGGATCTAAAGAGATCATACCATTTGAGTTCGCATATAAACAAAAGATTGGTGGAGTAGTTGGAAGATTGGCAGCATATTCTGGAGGACCTGTTACTATAACACTTGAAGCTTACAATACTCCTAACTGGATAAAGCTATATTCGATCGATCTACCAGGAAATCCACAAGCATATAGCGTATGTCACAATCATTTCCCATGTCGAGACTTCCCATGGTAAAGTATATTTAGAAGAAAGGGGGTAGTTATATATGCCATTCAATCCTGAAGATATGGTTAGATGGGAAGAGCTATCCAATAGCCTTCAAGAAAGATTTAGAAATATAGAAAGAATGATCGATAGTAGAATGGCCAATATAAATGGTGATTCAGGAGACTATCGGATGTATGTATCATATGAACCACCATTAAATCCAGAGGTAGATAAAGATCTGTGGTTTGATCTAAATATCATGGCATTAAGGTTCTATACTGCCAAAGGTGGAGATGATGAAACTAACCTCAGTAGAAATAGAGAAGCGGCATGGGAAATAACTAGAGGTGCATGGTATGGAGGCAATAAGAATGATGTTACTGCTCCCCCAATACCAGATGTTATCCATCAATATTCTAGAGTAAAGTCTCTGATATGGATATCTAACAGTGCACAGAACGGGCAGTATAAGAATAACCCAGAGATGCCTAGAATAACATCTTACTCTGTACCAGTAGACGCTTGGTATAGAGTACAAGATCGTAGTTCTTTGTTTATATATAACTCTCAATACAATTACGTCCATGATGGTGGACAAATGAGAGTAGATATAGTAGTTCAAAGAAAAGAAAATGGATATCAAGACGAAACTTTATATACTACTACGTATGAATCTCAGTCTAAGTTTAGATCATATATCGATGATACGAATTCGTTCCCAGAGTTTAAAGTACAACTAAAGGCTGGGGATAGATTGTACTTGGTTGCTACTACTGCCAGAGATCCTAGATCTACTGATAGATTTAGGATCTCTCAGATAGCAAGCTTCTACGTATATAGACTTAACCATGGGAATATAGATGACCAAGTTGGAAATATAACCAATGATAAATACGAAAGAATAGTTCCCTCATCTACACTGAATGCTGGTAGTGGTCCTAGCACTGCTCCAGTAGAAAGACTTCCTATACCATTCGTACAAAAGATAGGAAATATGTTTAAAGAGGGTACAAACTGTCTGGTTCCTATAAAGACTTACAGTGAAAATGGTGTACCATACACTGGACCATCATCTGGTTCTTCTAATACGTCTAATACGAGTCCTAGTAGTGGCGGAGGATGTCATAATCATTTCCCATGTAGAACTACTGGTTCTAGTAGCACTAATACAACTTCTAGTTCTAATGGAAATACTTCGTCTAGAACAAATGAATCTACATCTTCTACAGGATCCGCACCTAAAGCTACCAAACTAGTAATGACAGAGATTGTCTTAAAAGATAAAAATATGAAACAATATCCTAATGATATAGAAGAAATACCAGGAAAATATGATGATGTATCAACATATTATGTTGATGGAGAAGAACAGAAGGTTTGGTATTATACTGGTAAACGATCAAAACATGATGGTTGGGGGAGTATAAATGTTGTACGAGAAAAAACTATCCTTCCTACAGGAAAAGTTGCATTAAAGAAGCAAGAGTTGATAACTATTGGAGAGGAAAATTTAACTGCATCTCCTGGGAATAAAATAATAGAAGAATTGGTAGAAGTAACTCCGCGTAATAAAAATCTTCCAATTGTAACTTACAAAAAAGATACTATTCATGATGAAAGATGTGAACGATATGTTATAGGGGAAGATTATAACGAATATCACATGTATTATACATTAGATTATCCAGATATCAGACATACTGGTTTTGGTAATTTTGGTGAAACAACAGAAGAAGAACGAAATTTTTATAAGTCTCTACAAGCAGTAAAAACTGGTAGATCGTTCGCATTTAAGAAAAAGGAAGTCCCCACTTCTTATACTCCAAAATATCCAGACTATATTTCACAAAATGGAACTGTAATTCCAAATACGATAATATATAGAGGAAAGTGGTATGTAAAGGACGAACAGACTTGGTATAGTGAGTATAATAGTATTAAAAATAAGCTGAGTGGAGATTATGTTAAGGATGTGGCTGTTGCTGCTGGCAGTACTAATACAAAAGTTGCATATTGATCAAGGAGGTAAATATACAATATGAGAAAACCAAATTCTACTTTACCTCCTGAAGTAACCAGGAGTTTTAATACAGAGAATCTTATTAAGTTTAGTGATCTAGCTCCCTCTCTTCAAAAGATGTTTTATGATCTAGAAGGTGCTACATATGAAAACTTTGAGCAATCTGATCGTAGATTAAATAGTAAACGTGTAACAGTAGATATGTTCCCACCTGGTAATCCAAAGAACAATGTGGATATCTGGATAGATACAAGATATAGGTGTCTTAGAGTATTCACAGAAGATAACTGGGAGTTTACTAGAGTGGCATGGTATGGTGGAGATAAAACGCAGATACTCAACCCACCAACAGAAGATCCTGCTCTTACGGATTATAAACATGCTGGAGCTCAAACAAAACCACATGTAGAATACATATTTGCTACGTTTACTATAACACAATCATCCGTAATGATCGCTTATAAAGAAGGAGTACCGACTACCAATCCTGCTATAAACCTAAATGGTGATGTGAATAATATAGAGATATCTTATGAGGTATCTGGTGGTAGTATTAGTGGTACTGTAGGATATATACTTGGAGTAAAATTTAAGTCTGATAAGTATTCAGGAACCAAGGTGTGTATACCAATAAACAAAAATTCTGATAAGGTTACAATACCAGGAGCGTATATGGATAGATTTATGGTAGACGTACACTCCGCTTCTCGTCCCAAACTTGAAAACATAATCCCATTGAGATTCGCACCTACTGGCATATCTGCAGATAAAGAGGGAGTATACTACCCAGACTTCCCATATGGATATACATTAGGACAAGTTAATGGAATCATTGCAGCATTAGGGGCAAATGGAAGTTATCAACCACCAGGAGTTCCTGGTAGTTATAGTCCATTATCTGGAACTGTAACTGTTAAGGTAAAAGTAATTCAAGACTAAAATAAGAGTATACCCATATTGGGTATACTCCATCTCTATTTGTTTAGTTAAGAGGTCTAGCCATAGTTACTATATCTACGTACATACCATTCTCAAGGTACTTACGTACTACAGTTTCATCAATCTTTTCTTCTTTGATAACCTTAACACCATTGATGTGTTCAGGTTCTTTCTTTTCTGTACTCATCTCTTATCAACTCCAATACATTTCTCATCTTAGAACAATACTGACTCTCATCATTATTATTCCTTACTTCTCTTATATAGACTGCACATGAGTTGCATATGTTATCCCATTCGCACCCATAGCAATCGTTTTTTATAGAATAGTACTTCTTTCTGAATCTATAGTTATTATCTGGATTCTTATCCATTCTATACTTCTCTATCTCTTTCTCATCCATATAGGATATATGAGAGCATTGTACTATACTTCCATTAGGAGTTATAGTGCATATATCTTTATAGCAGTATCTATTCATATCACAAGATAAAATAAAGTCTGGATCTTCAAAGTACTTATGAAGATGATTGTATATATTATCTTCTACTTCGAATCCATACTTTCTTATTATCTCTAGATACTTCTCAAATAGTCTATATCTAGGATAGTACTCTTTACATCTTCCATCTATTATAGCCTTATTGATCTTACAACCAATCTTTAACTCCTTGGAGAGTTCTATTATATCAAATAGATATTGTTCATTGTCTCTATCTGTTACATATATAAAGCTTGGCTTATATCCTATCAATGAAAAAAATAAAGAGATTACTTCTCTAAACATCTTTTCATCATAGACTATGAACTTATCATTCTCTATATATCCTCTTTTATCCCCATATTGAAAAGAAGTTCCTATACCTATCTCTTTCTCTCTAAATAATCCTACCCACTTCTCTGGATTTCTATAGAAGTCTATAAGATTAGTAGTCATAGATATAGGAACTATTCTATTCAATTCTGATCTACACCAGCTTAGTATATCATAATAGTATTGTGGATCCATAATCAATGGATCTCCACCATTTATTATTATCATATTCAAAGTATCTTTAAACAGACTAAGTTTCTCTATAGTCTCTTTAGAAGATAACTTTCCATGAGATATAGCAGATGCTGCACAGAACTTACACGCAAAATTACATTCGTTAGTTGGATTGATTATCACGTCCATTATGGACACCAACAATTCGTAAGATCATGTGTCGAATCATCGTTATGGTGATCAATCTGATTAACTCTAAGGCTCTCTTTCAAGACTCCTATAGAATTGCTAAGAGATTCTAACTTTCTAAGAATCTCTAAGTTTTGCTTCTCTATCCTTTCAAGAAAAGCCATTTCATAACTTGTCATAGTATTTCACCCACTTTCTATTAAACTCTCTATCAGCATTCTCAAGATATTCTTTACGTCTATTACTAATCTTCTTAGTTATACCTATGAACTTATATACGGTAGTACCTATAAGAAGAACAGCAATGATGAATAGTATGATAATGGTAAGTGCTATAATTTCTAAAAAGCTCATCATAATGATACACTCTTTCTTAAAAGATCCCTCCAAAGAATCCTAGAGATTTCTTGCATAGATTTAGCCTCTGTTCAATCTGAATAGTACTCTTACATAGACCAATTCCTAATCCATCTATCTTATTGCATTCTACATTCACATATTCTATCATATCTCGTATCTTATCTATATCACGACCAGATTCTATATAAGACCATTGTATATTGATTTTCTCTCTAAGTATTGATAGCTTGTAATCTAGATATATAAGTCTTGCTATCTTCACTATAAAAAAGATAATGACGCATACTGGGATCAGAAACCAAACAACAAAGTGTAGTATCTCTTCCGCCACGTTCAATCACCTACCTAATAAAGATATCAAGTATAGAGCTTAGTGCTCTATACTTATATATCCATTTCTAACTCTTCTGTTGATCTTTCTTTGCTTTTGCTTTAACCCATGCTGGGCAAGAGTTGTATACTTTGATTGAATCATATCCTGCTACATATGTTTCTTCTGATTCATATATTGCCTTACCAGACTTATCTTCTCCAACCTTAACTGGAAACTTAACTACTCCAGGAGGTATAGGTTTTCTAATCAATGATACATTAGACAACTCTCTTCCTCCCAATGGAAGTTTTCTTCCAGTATGCATATATGTATTGATAAACTCTTTAGACAAGTCTATCATATTACGAGCCTCAGATGATTTGATCTCGTAGTTATCCATCAGATGCTTTGCTTCTTCTGATGCTATACCAGTAGTATTAGAGATTATAGATGACATAGTCTCTCTAATACATTCAGCTGGACAGAACGAACCTTCTATTCCATTAGACCCATACACATCTACTCTATAATTTCTATCATTTAGCATAGCCTTCATGACAGCAATCTCATCTTTTTGTGATTTAGTATCGTATGTTGTACCATCACTAGAGTGACGTGCATCGTTAATCTCTTTAATGAGTTCTACAACAGTCACCATGTATATTTCTCCTCACGATTTGGATTAAGGTTATGTCTCGCCTGTCAATATTCATTGACCCTTATCCTCTTCTCTATTCAGACCAGATGGTCTGATAAACACAACGGGGAATAGTTTCTTTACTCTCTTGCAATTCTTGTTTAAGAACTTTTCGAGGTCTTCTCGTGTAAGCATACTGACCTCCTTAAGAAATTGCGTTTTTTGCATTTTGGTACCTCCTAATTGGCCCATGTCCCCTTAAATTAAAGTAGTGCAAACTATATTTTTTCATATACATGGTTATTTTTTTATCTTATCTAATCTAGATTTGTAGTCTATAGGAATAGGAGGAGACATATTGCTTAGTGATTGCATTGTTATATTATATATTGCAGATGCTTCTAATGTCTCTTTCGGCACTTCATACATTTCATTCATAATTCTATATCTAACCTTACAATCGTTTATCATATCGCATAGAAGAACGTCTATATTAGAAGCCGCATCAATAAAAGTCTTAAATGGTCCTATAGGTTTCTCATTGATATCTTCTATAGGATAAAAATACCAATATACAAGATCAGATATCATTTGTTTATAGATGATAATAGATAGTGGTCCACCACATACTTCATCATAGTCATCATATATAAGAACCCTATAATAGTTTCTTACTCTCTTATCATTCGGAAAGATTACATTGTCTAGTTTGTTTATAACCACTATCGGAGCTGTCTCTGTTACATTAACTGGAGAATATGATCCATGTATAACATTATTACTTATTGCAGAAGCTAATAGTATATCTGGAGGGATTAATCTTGTATGAATCATCTTAATCTTCCCTTCTATGGTTAAATCAGGTTCATATTTATAGTATGCGTCTAAATACCATATTAGTTGAAAGGGGCTACATCAGTGTAACCTAAGAGTATTCTACAAATAAAGGAGTTGAATTAGGTGGCAATTCTACTTGATGAACTCACTCCGATGCGAATGTATCGTGGTAATTTCTTCTATCCGATTAATATGAATGATAGAATGAATAATAGTGTTATCTATCTGATGACACCGAATAGACAAGCATCTGTAGATGTAATGCTTTATAAAGCATCGCTTCAGGGATGTAAGTCCATGTTTAGGTCTTACTTCATAGAGAAGAGTATCCAGTTTATTATTAATAAGCTTGCTGTTACAGAAGGATATGAAGTAGTCGATGAAGGAACCTTTGGTTATGACAATGGGTATTCTATACTAGAATCTCTTGATCTCAATAATACAGAAGAAGATGTAATACTGAACGAGAATCATCTATCTATCAATAATGGAGATAAGTCTGTTCGACTATTCTTCCCAGAAGTAGTAGAAGACGTATTGAATGAAGATATGACTAGAACTAGATATGGGTCATATAACTTCGATATGATTTTCAAGAACATGCTCTTCAATAGTCGTATACGTAATCAGCAAGAGTGTATGCAGATATATAAGGATATTAGATCTAAAGTACCATACCTCATGTTTACCTTTAGTGACTTGAAGTTATATAAGAACAGAAACCTCTTCTATGATTGGTCGTACTATACAGAACAGTTCTTCAAGCATATACCGAATGGATATGTAGGAGAAAGAGGGATAGATCTCTTATTTGCATATATGAATCGATTCATCAAGGATGCTAGATTCAATTCATATACAAAGAAGACTATAGTAATTCCTGTACATGAATGGGTTAAAGGTATTACAAACCCTCTTGATTATACAGAGAGTTTGAATCCACTATCTATGATCTATAGATCTCTTAGAAATAGACCTGAAATGATCAAAGAATCATGGAATGGATATCTCTTCTTATTCATGACTCCAGATTGCTACTTTACTATGGACTTCTCTAACTTTGACTATGCTAGAGATTATGGTAAGTTCTCTTCTATTATTAGACGTATGGTAGCTCAAGATTATACAGAGATAACTACTACAGATCAAGATAGTAGATCTGGTATAATGATTCAGCTGTCTGATATGCTTGCTGATAGAGGAGAAATAGAACTTACTAATCTCACTGGTGGTACTAAAACTCTTTCTAAAGAAGAACTTGAAAAGATGGGTCTATTGAAAAACCCATCTGTATCTGATGATGTAGAAGTTAAGAAAGCAGCACTAGTATCTAAGATGCAAGATATTGCAGATAAATCTGTGGATGCTAAAGAAGCAGAGAAGAATCTTTTGTCTGATGAAGATCAATTAGAAGCAGATTGGATAAAAGATGTATTGATGGATATAGAAGAGAACGATGGTGGAGTTAAAATGTCTGCCGCTAGAGTTGCCCGTATGGAGCAAACTAGAAAGGATATTTTAACCAAAGAAGTCAAAGGAAAGAGTGTAGCATCTCTTGTAAATGACTTCAAGACTGTTAAATCTCTAGCTCCTGTATCTGTACCAGTAGACTCTATTGATGATAAATGGAAAGAGATCAAGTTCGCCAGCTTCAATAAAGACTACAACATGGATCCTGATATCTATGCCATGTTTAATCACTTTACTACAGTAACTCATCCAATGAATATGGTATCTATAGATAGTGAGAATACATCTACATCTGAAGATTACAAAGATACTTGGACCGTTAAGTATGAAGATGCAGAGAGTGGTAAGCGTCAAACTATTAAGGTTGATATTCCTCTATTAATAGGAAACCGCTTTATGAAGTTAAGAGGAAATGAGAAGGTTCTTATAGGACAGCTCATGCTTCTTCCTATCATAAAAACAGCAGATGATGTAGTACAGATGGTATCTAACTATAACAAGATTTTTATAAGAAGAAAGTCTCCATCTGGTTTCGGTAAGTCATCTCCTATCATTAACAAGCTTATCAAGGCATTAGATAAGTATAATGGTAAAGCTATGAAGGTTATTCCTGGAGATAATAGAAAAGTCTCTATCAAGTATGATCTTCCTGTAGAGTTTACAGATATCTCTTCTCTATACTCTAAGATTGTATTCAAAGATGGATCTTATATCTCCTTTAATATGGATGACTTAAGAAAACTTCCTATAGATAAATCTGTACTCCCTAAAGATAAGCGTAACTTGTCTGATGAGAATATAGACAAGCTCTATCTCTCAGTGTATGTGGATGATAAAGGCAAGAGGGTTCCTATAGTAGATGAGAACTTATCATTTGACTATTATCTTATCACTACTATACTTGCTAATCTTAACAAAGAGGTTTCTAGTTCTGATGGAGATGAGTTTGAAAAGCTTTATAGATCTGCAGCTATTGCTAAGAGACTTATGTATTCTGAAGCGTCTATAATGAATACTACAATTCCTGTAGTAATAGTACTCTCTTACAACATAGGACTGCAGAAGCTTCTTAATAAAATCAATGTAAAGTATTCATTCTCTGAGAAACGTCCAGGAAACTCCAAAGATACTGATATAACGTATATCAAGTTCAGTGACGGTTATCTATCATGGAAAGAAACAAACACTGAGCAGAATATGCTGTTGAATGGTCTCATGGAATGTGACTTCACTGATTACTCTATTAGAGAAATCAATGGGAAAGACATGTGGTTATCTATCTTGGATGACTTTGGTGGTAGAATTAAAGCAGATGGTTTGGATAACTTCTATGACCTCATGTTTGATCCTATAACTAAAGAGATCTGTAATATGCTAAAGATACCAGATAACTATGTAGATGGAATGCTGTATGCTAATAAGCTATTGATAGACAATAAGTTCAATAAGCATACTGATATAGGCGGTAACAGATTAAGAACCAATGAAGTTATAGTTGGTCATCTCTATATGGTTCTCGCTAAAGCATTTGGTGCTTATAGAAACATGATCAAGAGAAACAAGGGATCTGCTGGATTCTCTTGTAAACAATCTGCTGTTATTGATTCTATCTTGAACCATGATCAGACATCATCTGATCTCTCTACTTTGAATCCTCTTCTTGAAGCAGAGTCTGCATCTAAAGTAACCTTTAAGGGTCTATCTGGTATGAACTCTGAGAGAGCATTCTCTCTTGATAAACGAGCATATGATGAATCTATGGTTGGAGTACTTGGGTTAAGTACTGGGTTTGCTGGTACTGTTGGTGTTAATAGACAGACTACTATAGATGCTAACGTCATTAACCATAGAGGATTCATTGCCAAGATGGATCCAAAGAAGTTAGATAATACTAAGACCTTCACTATGATGGAAGCTATATCTCCTCTAGCAGTAAACCATGATGATCCTATGAGAACATGTATGGCATTTACACAGACTGCTCAACATCAGATGATGGTTAAGACATCTATGCCTAATCTTGTTACTAATGGGGCAGATGAAGCATTGCCATATCTAACTTCAGATAAGTTTGCTCATAAGTGTAAGTTTGTTAATGCTAAAGTAGAAGAGCTTACAGCAGACTACATGATCATCAAAGATATAAAGACTGGTGAGTGTGATTATGTAGATCTTAGAGAGAAGATACAGAAGAACTCTGATGGTGGATTCTTTGTTACTACCAAACTAGATGCTATACTCAAAAAGGGAGATAAGATTAAACAAGGACAGATAGTAGCTTATGACAAAGCATGTTATTCAAATGCTATTGGTAATAACTCCTCTAAGGATCATATCTCTTACAATATAGGAACTCTTGCTAAAGTTGCTATCATGGAGACAGATCTAGGGTATGAAGACTCTTGTGTTGTAGATCATACAATATCAGAAGCTATGATGTCTGAAGTTGTAGTAATGAAAGATATCTCTCTTACTAAGAACACCAATGTCTACAATGTACTTAAGATTGGTACAGTAGTACAAGAGGGAGATCCTCTTCTTATCTTCCAAGATGCTTTTGATGAGAAAGAAGCAAATGAACTTCTTCAATCCTTGGCCCAAGATAATGAGATACTCTCAGACTTAGGAAGAAAACAAGTCCATGCCAAAGTAAGTGGAGTAATTCAAGATGTAAAGGTATATCGTACTTGTGAGCTAGATCAGTTATCTCCTACATTGAAGAAGGTATGCAAAGACTATGATGCTTCTATAGATAAATATAAGAAGGTCATGTCTAAGTATGATATAGATAAACAGTATACTCTTGAATCTACTGGTAAGCTATCACCAGAAGGTAAGCTTAAAGCACTAGATGGAGTACGTATAGAGTTCTATATCAAAGTAGAGGATAAGTTTGGTATAGGAGATAAACTAGTATTCGGTCAGGCCCTTAAAGGGGTTAACTCTTATATCATACCTAAAGGACAAGAGTCTACTAGTGTATATAGACCAGAAGAGCATGTAAATGCATTCCTTACTATCGGTGGTGTTATGGGACGTATGGTTGCATCTTCTCAGTCTATTGGTCTTATGAATAAACTACTTATAGAACTCTCTAGACAATCACAAGAAGATCTAGGTATTAAGTGGAGACCATTACAAGACATACTTTCAGAAGATAACTAAAAAAAAATAAAGAGTATGGGAGAAATCCCATACTCTATTATTACTCATTACCTCATGATATAGATATTATTTTGAAGGGTATACATTGTGCTATGATATGGATCTGCCACTTCAAAATATGTCAGTTTTGCAAAATATAGGTTTAGAATCCACATAGTTACATTGTGTTATAACATAGGCTTCACTGTTAAAAGTTGTTACATTAGTTTTTCGAATAGAAATTCTCCCGATTAGGTTATAACTTGTTGGAACGCAATAGATATGGATTATTTTAGTACCATTAGTTCTATTGAATAGAAATAGGATGTGAAAAGAAATACAGTTTCGCTAACTTGTAGATATAAGTTGTACCATTACGTTTTTATACATGATATAGATATTTCATCCTTTATCTTAACAATCTCAGTGTTTATAGAGTTGGAATAATATAAATTTCAGTTGAATAATGAATAGAGATAAATTACATAAGTTTTACAATATTCAAATGTATAGATCTTGTCATCTACCAGAATACACAATAATTACATCTTATAGAAAGTTTCTAATATAGATACATGAACTCCATTTATAGATAGTTCAACAGTGTAAAGAGACATTAAATTCTATTATAGACTTTCAAATGTTTAATGTACACACTTGCTTAAGTGATAGATCTACCTTTCCAAAGATTACAGTATATTATGTTATAGAACGTTAGCCTAATAAAGTACAATAGGGTGTTATATAGATATTTTGTTGTTAAAAGAACTTCATAGCTATAATATATAACTATATACATTATTTCTCTTTAGCATATACTGTGATCTTTCCACCTTTGCCTCTTACTATGGTTCCCAAGTTAGTCTTGATGGTATAGTTGTCATCAAGAGTTGTAGTAATATCAACCTGTGTTATATATTGTGGGAGCATATGAGATGATAACTTATCTATCAAATCTGCATGAGAGATATCTTCTCCATTATACGTACAAGAGTCTACTTCCATTCTTTCATAATCTTTAGGGAAGAACTGTTTGATAGAGTTGCTTATAATATCAAGCTCATTCTTTGGTTGATCTTCCCCATGCTCTATTCTCTCTTCTATGATAGCAGTACGAATAGCTTCTTGTGTCTTCTCTGTATTCATAGTTTCTAATAACTCTGAATATAGTGTATAAAGAGAAGTTATAACCATAGAATTCTCTACATACAATAGTTTATTCTTTTCTGCTTCTTCTTTAGATGAGGTTATCATTGCTTGATCGCTAAGAAGAAGATCTCTAAACTTATATGGATCTATATCATCTTCGTCTAAACTATCTTTGAATTCATTAAGTGTGGAATAGTAGATGTCTTCTAGATTATCTATAGCTTTCTGGTAATCATTGATCTTCATCAATTTACCATTAGCTCCCATGATATAGATACTCAACTCTTGACCAGTATGGATAGCAGATTCTTTAAAGTCTTCTATATCTTCTAATGAAGGAATCTTCTTACCGAATCTAAAAATATAATCACATACTTGGCTGCTTTGTTCTGCAAACAGTCTATCAGAATCTTTGTATAATGATACTGGCATGATAACGAACTTACGTATCTTTTTCTTAGCCATAATTGACCCTCTCTTCTCTATTTATAATATTATCTTAACGTCTCGTATATGATAAACTATCCACCATACTGCTATTACGGTAGTATGGTTCACATTATGATAATACTATATAGATGGGAGGGCAATACAATGCCTACTACACAAACTTCAGACACTCTTCTAGATTGTACTCTTACTGTATCTAATGAGAATATGGTAGTAGATATAGACTCTACTATGAATATACAGAAGAAGGATCCTTCTATAGATCTATTAGATGGATCTCTTACGTATAAACGACTTCCATATCCAAATGTTGGAGTAGATGCAATACTGAAAGTACTAGAAGAGCCATATGATATAGAACTAGATATGTCTCTAGAGGTTCAAAAGCGAAATAATGTGGGAATGTTTCTATTCGATTGTTCTATCAATGTAGTGAACCCACATACTCCTCTCATATATCAAGGCTTTGTCACTGGCTTCATTGATATGCCTAGAGATATACATGAAAAAGATCTATTAGACTCTACTGTCAATATAGATGGTATAGATATACATAAAGACTTCTTATGCTCTTTCAGTACACAACTAATGAAGTATGAGAATGAACTAAACTCATTTGTTCATCTAATGAGACCAGATGATAGTTCATATGATCTATTAACTGCTACTATGGAATACTTTGATAGAGAAGAATCTATAATAGATATAGACTGTTCTCTCATAGTTCCTGAGCAGATACTTGTAGAGTTTGAAGGTACTACTTCTATTGCAGAAGAAAGAACTAAATATGATCTACTTGATGCTAATGCTATAGTAGACAACAACTCTGAGTATGTAGATATAGTAACTGGAACTGTATATGTATTCCCAGATCCAGTAAACGAAGTAATCATAGATGGTAACTTCAAATATGAGAAAGAAAAACTAGATACTGGATTAGATGCTTTCATGTATCTAGAGACTAGCTTATCTAGAGTAGAAATACCATGTCAAATCAAAGTAAAGTCTCGTAAGTTCATCTATTCACTCTTCTCATATATGAGAGTAGTTCCTGGGTTTACTAGAGATATATACTGCAATATTACAGTATTCAATGACAAGATATGGGATATACAAGCAAATCTTGATATCGGATATGATAGGCTAGATTATGACCTCTTACCACAAGTAGATTTTGATCTAATACCATATGAAGTTCATGATATAGAGGCTACTGTAGATATAGAACGTGTAGATACTAGACGAGAGTTTGTTCTCTGCATGTTTGTGGTAGATCCTATCAATATAGATATAGATTGTACTATGGAAGTATTCACACCATACTACAACATACTACAAGATATACCATGTTCTCTTACTGTAGGAAATCCTGAGTATATGGATATACTCGATATATCTATGATAGTAGAAGGAGCTCTTACTGTAAATAACGAGATAGAATGTAGACTAGAAGTTCTAAATGAACTAATGCCTGCTAGAGTTGGTATATTTGTAGATCCATTGTGGGAGTATGATCCATATGTAGTTAAGTCCTCTATAGTAACCTTCTTGGATAGAATAACTACTAAGAATACTGTAAAGGTTATCTATGGTGGTCATCCTAGAGCTAACTGGGATATACAGCACTTCTGTGATGTATTTGGAGTACAACGTCATAACCAGTTAGAAGTGAGAATGAACTACTGTCCTGCAGATCCTATTATTAATCAAGATGGTATCCATAGATTCATAGAAGCTATGTGTCAGTTTACTCCTGAAGAGTATGAAGAGCATCCATATATCGATAAAGTCTTTATCTTTACCAATATGCCTCATACCCATAGACATACTATGCTCATACCTCTACTTGATTTCTGTTATATGTATAAGATTCCTCTTACATGTATAACCTCATCTGGAGACTTTATAGACACTACATTACCTACAATGAGTGGATATAATAGGACAGAATACTTTGATCCGCTTAAGCATTATATGCCATGGTTCTATGGATGTAATGGTTACTTTACCAAACATAGATCTATATTCAATACAGATTCTATAACGATTCCTACTAAAGACAAACAATAATATCAAGAGGATAGGACCAAAAGTCCTATCCTCATTATAGCGTGAAATTATATACTATAACTATGTATGGGAGTATCATAGGGATACTCATTTTGTTCATCCATGTTCAATAGGAGGAAATATCATGGAAAACATCACTCTCGAAATCAAGACTCTTCGTGACTTTGTCAAGGCCTTCCATAAGGTCAATAAAGAAGAAGGAGGGCAAGATTCTGATACTTACTATGAGCTGTTGAACTTCTGTAAGTACATGAAGATCAACTCTGCTGCAAAGGCTGAGTATCGGATGCTGTTCCGATATATCCGCAAACTCTTTGATGAGTTTTCATCCCATGCAAATCATGTAGGATACATGGAAGATGGCCGTCCTATGTGGTGCTCACCTATCTCTCTTGTCGATGAGAAGAATATTGACAAGAGGAACCCCATTGAATATACAATGGGAGGAATGAAGATCTGTATGTATGGATTCCTTTCTGGGAATGGAGAGAGTACATTCACCATCTATGCAAAGAAGGAGAACAAGTCATATTATGATAAATTAGATTATGATGTGACGATCAATGTACCTCTTCAAGAGATTCTAAGAAAGGATGTAGATGGTTCTATCTATAAGTTGGAGAACAACATTCACATATCTCTGATAAAATCTGGTATCATTGATATGAAAATGTTGATGATTTTCACACTCTCAATCTCAGCATATATTGTAGTATTCCATATGCTGAATGCAGAGTCAATGATAAACAACCGTAACTTCAAAAACAAGATTATGGATACAGAATTGGTACCAGCAAACAAGTAAACTTACCATACAGGAAGGTCAAAGATTTTACACTCAATGACCTTCTTTTTTTGCTTTTTTTCTCTTTTCGAAAAATTCATAAAAATAAATTTAGGCTTACATGCCTGAATCCTGACAACTCAGATTAGAAAATCGTCAAAAATGATGGGTTAATATTTTTTTCAGTGATATACGATAGTAAAAAACTTTACTTCATCTATCGATGAACCAAAGTTGTTTTAGTCACTACGTGACATTAGCCAATCTATCGATTGCTAATATCACTAACGTGACAGGCCATCCTGTAGGATGTCTGTCACTGTTACCGACTGCTACCAGAGCTTTCGCTTCTGGTAGACACTCGCTATGAGTGAGACTCATAACCTATGAGTACGTAGTCTCATAAATCGTCTCACTCATCTATCCTGTCGCTCTCGTATATCTAGTGATACATCCTTCGAGTAACATGTATGTTTCAGTATATCACATGTATATCTGAAATATAAGTACAATGTGTTACTACTCTGGAATGTCACTGATATACTAGAGACTTTTTCGCGCAAAAGCGCGATTAGGGGTTATACCCCTATAACCCCAAAGTAAACACCTTCTTTCTATGTGGTGAAGATCAAATCTATCTATCAAGATCATATATTCAGAACAGGTTGATCTGATGGCCACATCCCCACAGGGGAGTGGCCAGATGAATCTATAACGAGATTATGTCTATACCTATAAAGATCTTAGTTCCAGAAGGTACTCTATAGGTTTACGAACAGTTCTTTATAGCCAAAGGATTTAGGATATCTTAAGGGTGTAAATCGAGATTACTTCTATACCCAGGAACTTACTAGGTGTAAATCCTCCAGTTCTCTATAATGAGAAACCATGCGCGACTTTGACTTTTTGTCCTTTTGACTTTTTGACTAATTAAGATAGTAATTATACACTATAACTATGAGAGGTATTATTCTATTTATATAGGAGGATTAGTATCATGAAACCAATGGTCGAACACACAACTAGTTATAAGAATATGATACTTCATATGATGGATACTTTCAATATACTGAGCAATGCAAATATTGAATTCGATGATCCAATAAAATATTCTAGCATTTTCCAGAAGATGGTATTAAATAGTACCTCATGTTTAGATAGAGATGAATATAGAGTACAACCATCATATTCTGTATTTCAAGAATATATAGCAGCACTGGCAATGTCTCACAAGTATCCTTCTAGTGATAAGGATACCAATATAATACAGTTTTATGCTGATCTAAGATACTCTGATAAAGAGCATGTATGGGATAGAGTATCTTATGGTGTAGATATCTCAGTATTGAAAGATAGTATAATTATAATACCATATCTAGATCTTTTATATATAAATCTTAAGTCTAGATTAGCATTGGTTACATCTAAGATACATACTAAAGAAAATAATACTTATACCTTCTACAAGGTATATGATATTATATACACTTCTATCAAAAAGTTTATGGTCGAAGAGCATTCTGATATACTTGACACTATAAAAAAGATTGATGAATCTTCTGATAAAATATTAGAAGAAATGGCTATACTCACTACACTGGTATATATGAAGCATATAGTACCAAAGAATAAATATGAAGAGTTTATGGAACTGGAGGGGAAGAATATAGAAATTTGTACTAGTGTAGATACGACAAAGGCTATGTATGAGATAAACAAATCTCTATTTGAAATAGGATCCAGAGATCCTAAGTTATTGGATGATACTATATATAAGATAAGATATTTAATAGATAAAGCTGGTAAATAAGACACAATACCATCCATAGAGTTCTATACTCTATGGATTCTTTTTTGTTTAAAATCGTTACTTTATAGGAAATCTGATACCTTGATTTATAAAATATCGTTCTAATTTAACCATGTATGCTTGAATTAAGACGCTTTTTTAAAAAAGTGTTGCGTTAATATTTTTTTCAGTGATATACGATAGTAAAAAACTTTACTTCATCTATCGATGAACCAAAGTTGTTTTAGTCACTTACCAGTGACGCGCTCGGTAGAGCGCACGTCACAACAGTGTGACCGACTGCTATCCCGAAGCTTCGCTTCTTGGATAGACAGATCGCTATGAGTGAGACTCATTGTCTCACATCATAGTCGATCGTGTCGCTCTCGTATATCAGTGATACAGCCTCCGAATTTCATCTATGATGAATATAACTGTAATACAGTTGTATTCTGAAAGGAATCTCTCATAGATGAAAGACCGAAGATCACTGATATACTAGAAACTTTTTCGCGCAAAAGCGCGATTAGGGGTTATCACCCCTATAACCCCAAGATAAGACCTTCTCTCCAAGTATTAGAATAGATCTATCATATATCCACCTATATATACCCAAAGTGCTAAGGAGTGCCCACTCCCACAGGGAGATGGGCACCTTCTGCTCAAGGTATATCATTCTATCCCCGTATACAATTAGTTCCAGAAGGTACTCTATAGGTTTACGAACAGTTCTCTATAACTAAAGAGATGGTAGATGTCTATAAGTGTAATGTGGGGATTATTATCTCTATTCCTGTATGGAGATGGGTGTATACCCTCCAGTTCTCTATAATGAGAAACCATGCGCGACTTTGACTTTTTGACTAATTAGTCGTATACTTATACACTATAAATATGAGAGGTTTGTTGTTTCATACACATTTAAGGAGGATTTTATCATGAAAGACCAGAAAGATATGATGGTGGTATGCTTTAATAATGACTATAAGAGATCTGTACTTGCTATAATGAATACCCTAGTATCAAATCTACCTTCTCCAGATAGAGATACTATGGGATTAGAAGACTATCGTAAAGTATTAAGAAATACCATAGTAGATCTTATGGAGTACAATAAGGATATAGACAAAGATAGCCGTATATATAAACTAGTGAAAAAGTATATATACTCTCTTCTGTATACAAATATCTCTTTCAGAACAGATGGAAAGACTATATGGTCTATGCAGATACACAATGTCTATTCTGTCAATAATCTATCATATGATGAGATAACTGTATCTTGTACTATATCTGCAAATGTAGATAAAAACACTAACCTACTGAAGAATATACGTGTATCTCCACATATCAAAGTATCTTATAACGATCTAGGATTTATGTATGAGATTCCTGGTTTGTGTATAAGCTCAGAAGATTGTTCCTTTGAGATCTGTAACTTCTATGGGTTATATAACGATTTTGAGTTTAATATGAAGAAGGTCATAATAAACGATAAGAATCTTAGCAATAGTATATCTAATCTCACAGGAGATATAGAAACCTTTATAGAAGACATGGCAATGCTTCTTACTCTCTTCTATATGAAATCAGTAGTATCTATAAAAGACTATCCAAAGTTCTTAAAGATATCTAATACTATAAAAGAGGAAGATAAGAAACCTAAGAATGATGATATATTAGAATATATCAATCACTCTATATTTGATATCAACAAGAATCTGTATCTTATAGGAGATAAGAACAAACGTCTATTGAGGAGTACTATAAAGAGAATAAACAAGATCATAGAAGAGATATGTGAAGAAAATAAGATCTCTACAAAATAATACGGTTTAGTAGTTTCTAATTTAACGGAGTAAGCCTGAATTAGGCTTACTCTTTTTTATAAATAGAAGATTTATACGTGTTTGTTTGTAAGGATACTGGTATATCTCTTATATCGCTTATATGAAAGGATTTGATGGGAATGGATAGAAAAACTGCTGCTAAGATGAATAAGTATGTAAACTTATGTAAATATATAAACCATAATTGGTATGGAGAGGAAGAGACTACTGCAGTTGAGAAGATAGCAACTATGTATTCAAAAGATGCATTGGTGAGTATGTTTAAGAGTAGTCCATATATAGAACTATTCTTTCTGTATGATAGGTATATGCAAAATACTAGAAGGCATATATCTAAACTTGGTTGTGGTAATAGCTACTACTATCATATCTTACCTGTATTTACCAAACATTCTAAGACCAATGAGATAACTAACAGTATTTCTATAGGACTTCGTTGGGTATCTTTGGATATAAACACTATCAAAGAACATGAACTTCTTACTGGATACAATATAGATATATTCTATCAAGATAAGAACCATGTGTATCAGATGTTTAAAGTAAACAAGTCTATACCATATTATACATATCTCATTGCATCTGAAACAGAACCTATGGAGATAGAAGGCATAGAGAATGAGATCTATACAATCAAAGATGATATGTTAGAGAAATATAAGTATAGTTTAAAGATCTCTTTGGATAGTATGACTATAGATGCTATAAAGCAATCTATGGAGGATATAGAAGAAGAGATAACATATAAAGAATACTTAGATAAGATACTAACTACTATTGTTTATCTAGAGACTATGGTGACAACGTTATATGTATCAGAGAAGAACAATATAACGCTTATTGCACCTAAGATCAAATAAGTGTATAATATAATCCATAGAGTTTTTATACTCTATGGGTTATATTGGTCATTATAGAAATAAGGGATTAGTATGAAGCAAATGGTGGAAGATAGCAAACTTTATAAAGAGATGATACTTCATATGATGGATAGCCTAAACGTCATAAGTAATATCAAGCATAAATTTACAGATCCCATAGAATATAATGGGATACTACAGAATATCATCATAAACTGTACTGTATGCTTAGATAGACATGAATACAGGATATATCCCATATATCATGTACTAAGAAAGCATATAGCATCACTGACTATGATAAGAACAGATGAATCAGATATACACTTCTATACAGATATGGGATACTCTAATGGTAGTAGTCTTAAGTATGATAGAGTATCATATGGTATCCATCTATCTATAAGGGATACATATATCCATATACTACCACACATAGACCCCTTGTATATATGAATGCAATGTCTAGAATACCAGTACGTTCTATAGATATAGATAAATCTAATAACTTAGGATTCTATGGAGTATACAATACAATCCATAAGGTTATAAAAGAAGCAATAGCTGATAAGTATAATAGCAGTATAGATGATAATGCATTCAGGTCAGATACAAGAGCAGATATAACAGAAGAGATGAGTATATTGACTACATTGCTTTATATGAAATATGCTATTGATAAAGAACAGTATGAATCTTTTATGAATACAAAGTATAAGAGTACTGTAAATAGGAATACTAAAGCTCTATATACTAAAATAAGAGACTTCTTTGATAATATTATCCCCCACTAATACCAAAATTCTCCCATAGAGTACAAGACTCTATGGATATTTTTTTTTGTTTTGGATATACAATTTCACAAAATACTGTTCTAATTTAACCATGTATGCTTGAATTAAGACACTTTTTTGAAAAAGTGTTGTGTTAATATTTTTTTCAGTGATATACGATAGTAAAAAACTTTACTTCATCGTTCAGATGAATCAAAGTTGTTTTAGTCACTACGTGACATTAGTCATCTATCGATTACTAATATCACTAACGTGACATGTCATCTGAACGATGACTATGTCACTGTGACCGACTGCTATCAGACGCTTCGCTTACTGATAGACAGATCGCTATGAGTGAGACTCATAACCTATGAGTACAGTAGTCTCATAATTCGTCTCACTCATAATCGATCGTTAGTCGCTCTCGTATATCAGTGATATAGCCTTCGAGTTTCATCTAGATAAGATCTTCATAGATATAATCTATAAAGAATATCTTCATAGATGAATCACCCGAAGATCACTGATACACTATAGAAGTTTTTCGCGCAAAAGCGCGATTAGGGGTTATCACCCCTATAACCCCATATCGCTTCGCTTATTTCCAGGGAGTCAAGAGGATAAACATGCATCAAGATCATATATCCAGTTAACCTCTCTCTAAGGGCCACATCCCCCCACGGGGAGTGGCCCGATGAATCTATAACGAGATTACATCTATACCTATATACAATTGGTTCCAGAAGGTGCTCTAGTAGTATATATCTTACCTCTCTATCCCAGAGCCTAAGGGTACCATATCGGGGATTATCTCTATTCCTGTATGTAATGTGGGTGTAAACCCTCCAGTTCTCTTCAATGAGAAACCATGCGCGACTTTGACTTTTTGTCCTTTTGACTTTTTGACTAATTAAGAACTCTAGACTACATAGAGTCTAGAGTTTCGTATTCTTAGTGTAAATTATATATTATAGATATGAGAGTGTTTGTTCAAGTATATAGAAAAGGAGTTTGATTATCATGGAGAAGAATAAGGAACTAGAGGTAGTAGAGGATATGATGGATTATATCCGAGCTAAGGGTATATTTGTTAAATCTAAAAAAGATATAACAAATATCACGAATCTACTATTCAGTGTATTCGATACGTGTAAGACAATGTATACGTTCAATCTATTCAAACATACTCAAGACTTTTTAAAAGCTATTGCATTTAGCAGACTACCTAATCTTTGTCAAGAGATAGAGATCAATAACAATCAAAACCAATATATCATGCTAGACAATGTATTCGATAATGCATTCAATAGCGAATTTGGTGGAGGGTTGATGAATGATCTTATCAGATTGAATAAGTTTCCTACTATCTATTCAGACAGTTTTATACTAATGGAGATAAAGCTGAATGATAATAAAGAAGATAGTGTAAGTATAGAGTATAGATTTCTTGTACTAGATGCAGATGAATCTACGCATAGTATCTATTTTGATACATATGATCATGATAAATGGCACAAGATATCTATAACCAAGAATCATATAAAGGATACAAAGGGATATTATGAGTCTTATACGAAGACTATACAGGATACAGTAAAAAAGTCTGAAATCAAGGATGTTCTCTTTGATAGATATAAATCTTTGGAAGAGGATAAGGATAATATGATCAAAGACTTCTCATATCTCTTACTGTGTATCTTCTGCGTGTATACATCTCTTCTTACAAGAAGCAGTGATGCATATAAGATCCCATTGACTAAAGAAGGAGAAAATTAAAATGGATAAGAATATGGAAATGACAAATGCAACAATACTCACCTTTGCGAAAGCTATTAAAAATAGTGCTAATCTAATATATAAGGATATGGAAGAACTGTATCCTTATGAGATGGAACAGCTTAGTATTATAGAAGATTATATGATGCTTGGCTATGATGCAAACAAACGAATTTTACAAGAAAAGCCAGTTATACAGAATCTTGGAGAATTTTTGGCAATAAATGACAAGTTTGCTATAACAGTTGTCAATAATTTCGAAGATCTTGTGGTTGCATGTGCCATGTCAAGGAGAAATGATACATACAAAATTACAAAATATATCAACAGCACCAAATATCCAAAAGATAATATATTCTCTGTTATAGAGAAAACAATCACAATGTTTAGAATTCCAGATTTATCTGGAAATGTGGCTATGAGGATATCATTGGGGTTTGGGTATAATATCAATAATCATGGTGCTATGCAGATAACATATTCTAATGCAGATGATTATGATATAATAGCAGTGATAGACTTAGATATATCGCATAACTTTTCTAAAATACATGAAACGTTATGCAAATATCTGAAGAAACTATTCAAAGCAAATGAGGTATACACCAAACCCATATTGAACAGCAAACAAATACCAGAAGAGAAACATCAGGAGGTAATTGATGAGTATATAGAAGAGCTGTCATATTATATGATAGCATTCTATATGGTTAAGTATGTTTATAATGTAGAAGAGTTCTTGAAAGGAAGAGAATAATAAAATGCTTAGTCAAGATTCTATCACTCTCATAAAGGCCATATCTTCTATGAAAGAAGCAGAGAGGAGGATATTGATATTAAGTTATGACAACAAGGATGATTCAAAAGGCTATGATAAAGTCTGCACTGATATAGTGCAGACTAGACTTTATTTTAGCTGTGAAAGTTATATGGAGGATCTAAGAGGAGATAACTTAGCAAAGAAATCTTTATCTGGAAATGTAATAGATATCCTTTGTGAGTTATATAAGCCAATCATCTTAGGACATGCATTCACTAGGCTATTCTATGATAAGAAGGATTTTATGCTATTTTCGTCAGAATTAGACATAGGGTCTTATAAGAGCCCATCCGATACACTTAGTGAGTTGGTCTTCACCATTGAATGTCCGAGTTATGATTGGCCAGCACATTGTTCTATATATGCTGCTATGAAGTTTAATATCTGTGGACTCATAGTATCAAATGTAGACTATAAACAGGTAGAAGAGGAGGATATCAAAAGAGAGGAACCGATTAACTGTCTTATCCCCATCAGAGATCGTTTCTCTCTAACAGAAGTATCTAAGCATATAAAGGAGTACGTGGATGATCTGATTACAGTCAATGCACAATATCTACTCTGTATGAGAGTTGGTATGCATACTAGCGAAGAAGCTATATATCGCTATTCGGATAGAATCTATAATATCTTCATGGCGATATATATGTATTCTCTTGAAGAAGATGAGCTCAAAGAGTTCTTATCATCTAATACAGAAGAGCAATAAGTGTTTCATTCTATTAAAAGGGAGTATTGATATCATGATGGACAAGTACATGCAGACAGCAAAAGAGATGTTGGTTCTTATTGATGAGTTTGACAAAGAAGACGTATTCGATATGGATAAAACCATACAATTAGACAACAAGCTCAGAGAGTTACAATCTGATGCGAAGTGTCTATATACGGATACTATACTGAGATGCCATGATCAGATAATGGAGATCATGCAGGGTACAGAGATACAAACAACTCCTGTATTCTATGAGAAGTTCAATATCAATGAGTTCTTATGCGATGATGATTCTATGGATGGTGAGGAAGTCCAACAACTTCTATTAGACGAATCATCGAGTATATTCAATCTCAATCTTATTGTAGATATTGGCTTCTCTGATAAAGAGAGCAAGAAGATTCATTGGAGTATGGATTACGATATGATTATCGAAGGAGATCTAATGGATACAGATCCTATCACAGATCCCGATGTATCTTATATCGTTAGATCTATCTCTAGTAATAGAGTCATATCTGAGAAAGCATGCTTTAGAGATATAGACGAGATCATATCTATACTCAAGAACTCATCAAATCTTGCTAATATCATTAAAACAAGATTTATGAAACCTGAAGAGTATGATGACACTGTATTGAATATAATCGCTGTAAGAATATATTATCTTCTCCATATGCTTTCTGCTCTTATCGTATATGGAGCTGCTACAGTAGCAAACAAGATGATAGATTTGCCTATCACTGCTATAGAGGATAAGTATATCTGATTTTTACAAAGAGACTACTATAACGCTAGGATATTAAACTCTAGCGTTATTTTTTTTTGAGAGAAGGATTTGCTATGAATACTAAACGTATTAGATTCAATATATCTTATAAGAAGATAGATAATGGATATGATTTTTCTGTATCTGCATCATTACTTGAAAACGACGATGTTTTATATACAGAAGATGGTACTAGTATACATGGGAATGATATGATATCTATGTATAATCGCTGTATAGACAAAGTACCAGATAAGAAGACCAAAGAAGAGTTTTCTAGATCATATTATGAAGACTGTATCAATGATATATCTAATACTATACTATCAACCATGCATACTGTAGATAAAGGATATTTGGAATTTATCATGGTATTATCAATGAATAGAGAAATAGGAGTTTCTATACATAATATATCTGCAAAGATAAGCAGTTATATAAACGACGATGAATTATCTACCGTACTTATATCTACACGTAAACATACGACTGATTATATGTTTATGGCGTATATCGCAGTTAAAGATATAAGTGGAATAGATAAAGAAGAACTACTAAAGCTTTATCCAAAAGAATTGCTTGATATACAAATGAATATATCTAAGAATATAGTAAACATGATAAATGGAACTAAAGCACGTAAAGTAATAACTGATTTAAAAGCAATTAAGTTGAAGAATCTGATAAAAAGCTTATTGTAATATAGAGAAAGTCAATAATGGAGGCACTACTATGTATATACCAGATAAGTTAAAGTCTATATTCTACCCATCTACAAAACTACAAGAAGAACCAAAAGAGATATTTGTAAACAAAGTATCAAAGATCGCATCAGTATTAGATGGGTTTCATTCTTTTATGAACAACCCTACTTCTACTAATACTGCTCAGTATATGTTTTTCCCTTTAGAGTATTCATTTATCAATATGGAGAAGAATAACAATAGTCCTACTACTGGATATATAGAGCATATATACAGAATATATGATCAGAAGATGGGTATAGATAATAAAGATATAACAGATGGTGTATTACTGAGACTAGATTATATCTTCAAGTATCTAAGCAGTGACTATTACCTATATGCAGATCTTAAAGCATCTCTGTTGAGAGATACAGGACCTAACAATGATTATACTGTTATAGGAAAAGAGTATGATCTAAAGAAGTATAAAGAGGCTAGGCATTCTTTAAAGGACAATATATGTTGTCGTCAGTTGAACAACGAAATCGTATCTGATATGGTGAAAGATATATCCATTATAAGCTCTACTATTAGAGATGATTATGATGAGATTATAGATCTGGCATATAGAATCAACAATACAATCAGAAACTTTATAGATGCAGTAAATAAAGATGGAGATTATGTGAAGAAAGATGATAACTCCTAATATACAATTTGGGATATCTTTGTCTCTCATGTATAACGCCAGAAAAGAGAGTTTCATATTAGGTGCCATAATAATTCTCCCTAATGGTAGAAGATTCTTCTGTAAGAAGTACTATGAATCTTCACTAGAACATTGCATTATGAAACCAGTTATATCAAGACCAGGACTTAGAAGATTCGTATACAATATAGACAAAGATATCAAGAAAGCATTTGGAGAGAATAGTGGATTGCAGAATGTAGACTACGAGAAGATATATAACTGCATAGAGACTGGACGCTTGAACGCTATAATGCACATAAAGATTCCTATTGAAGATGATGAGGAAGGTGATACTGATGAGTGTAGTAATGGATACGATAATCAAGCTTAAGAAAATGATGCATAAGGCTTCTGATCATGCTGGTATTTTAGATAGAGAGAAGATGAGTGATATTTCTAAATCTATCAAACCAGTATTTACAGATGAGTGGTCTGTATCAATAGTAGATGTATCTCCTAATCTGTATCTAGTATCTAAAGCTGCTAGAGTATGTGTAAATAAACCTGTTGATGAGTCCATAGAAGAGAGAAAGAAATATGTAAAGAGACTAGCAGAGATGGGGCATGAGTCTCCATTAGAGCACTCTAATATCATAGCAGTTATATCTGTAACACAAGAGTGCTACCCAGCATTGATCTATATCATGGAGAATGCTAAATATGTAAATACATTCATCTCTTCATCTAATGGAAAGATAAATCTTCTTATTGGTGGATCTATTAGAGGATTCCTTCATATAGTAAGAGAGTTCAACAACAAATCCGCAGATAAGTTTGCATCTAATGCTGCAGACTTCTATATCAATGGATCTTATGCAGTAGATATGATAACAAGTCTGTTATATAATACAACAGAAAAGGAGTTCTTGCAGAATCTTATTAAGTTCAATCTACTTGATGAAGATAGATGCAATTATGAACTAGTGGCTCCTATAGCTACTAATAGCTCTTATGAGGATGGAGAGTTAGTAGATGAGGAAGCAGTTATATCTAATATAAATGATCCAAAGTATGTTACTGGAGAGAGAGTAGATATTATATACAACCAAGATGTTGTTAACGTATATAAGAGAATAAGACGATTTGGGTTCACTATAGAAGATGCATGTAAGGTATGTACTGTATCTTTCTTATTCCATGACGTATCTAGATCTTGCGCTAATCAGATGACTCGCCATAGAGTAGCAATATCTCAAGAGTCTCAAAGATATTGTAAAGTAGATATTACCAATGATTCTAACTTTGTAGATCCTATAGTATTGCAGAAAGATGGAAGATACAAAGATCTAGATCCAGGTATTCAAGAGAATATCATAGATGAGATCAATGTCGATAAGTTTACACCATATAGTAGACTTATAAATGTAGGGATTGTAAAAGAAGATGCTAGAGCATGGTTACCCATGAATGTAACCACTAAGCTTATGATGACTTTTACATATAAACAGGCTGCACAATTTATAGATCTCAGATCTTCTAAGGGAGCTCAGTTTGAAGTAAGATTGGTAGCAGAAGAGATGAAGAAGCATCTTCTTGTGAATAAAGATGTGTATAATCAGGCTGTTAGGTCTATGAAACCAGTAGCTACTACAGAAGACATCGATAATTATATAGTTATAGATGATGATATCCAAACTACAATAGAAGAGATGAAACCATTGGATATCTTATCTCCTGAGTCTGCTAAGGCGTATATGGAGGCTCATGAAGAACTCAAGAAGATTAAAGAAGAAGATATCTAAATCTTCTTTCTTTTTTCTTATATACTCTATCTTTTCTACTATAAAGGAGAATTTGCAATGGCTATGCAACAGAAGGAATTTGCTCAGCGTAAACCTCGTCGTGGTGGTGTGGTTCACTTTACGAATGTCATCAAGACATTTGAATCGTTCAGTGATGGGTATGCTGAGTTGCTCAAGTATATTCCAGATATCAAGGTTTATGGAGGAGAAGATCTTCTTCATGAGTCAGTGATCGGTTCTCTTCTCTCGGTTATTGGAAAGAATATTCCTACTACTTCCAATCCAAACTATCCGAACACAATGTCTATCAGTATTGATTCTCATGAAGTCGGGTTCAAGACTGATTCAAATATTGCATTTGGTTGGAGAGAAGTATTTGATAGAGAGAAAGCAAAGACTCTCTACAAGTTCCGTGCTTCTTTTGTAAACATCTCTACAGCTCAGAAGGATATTCTGGCTGCTATGGAAGCAGATGGATGGTACAATATCGACTTCAATAAGCAGAAGCGTTTCTGGAACAATGTAGAAGGGAAGAATCCTCGATACAATAAGAAGAAGAACTATTCTTCTAATGAACCAGAACAGCAGAGACTTTTTGATGCTATAGAAGTGAGGGAAGAAGCTCACGAAGTTCTCTGTGATGCTGCAGAGTTCCCAGAAGAAATCCATGAAAAAGTAGAAGTGCGTACAGATCCAACCAATGATAATCCTATGGCAGAAGCCTTCCGAGAAGCAAAAGAAAAGGCTAACAATAACGAGTAATCTATACACATAAAAACCCTTCCAACCCCTATTGGTTCAGGCCAATAGGGGGATTTTATTGCCTTTGACATTGGTGTAAATTAAAAGGAAGGAGGTACGGTATATGGCTTCTAATGCAATAGCTAGCTATCTCAAGAACCTAGGACAATCCATGAAGTATGCAGCCACTGAAGTTATTAAAGAACAGATGCCTGTGACTGGAGAGTTTGTAGCGACCAATCAAGACGTATTCAAGGATGCCTATAAGACTATCCAAGATATACGTATTGGTATGCCTAGGCTGTCTACTATACAGAACAATGTTCTCTATAAGTCAGTAACTAAAGGTCTGAGTAATATCAAATCAGACGTTATGTCAGGAAAGTTCTACCACCCAGAGAGAGAAGATCCTATGGCATCCATGGGATCATTACAAACCATTATGGGAGCTCTCGGAGGAATGGGCGATGAGTTTAATGAACTCATGGCGATTCTTGGTGGAGATTTTAGTGGAGCAGATGAAGGTAGTAATGGAGAAGAACAGCATCCTGAGTATAAGATGATTACTAAGGGTGATGCTCTTGTATCTGCATCTATCATCAAATCTAATATGCAATCCACTAATGCTATTGGTCGTGTAATGACACGGCTTAGTGAAAACCGTACTAAGACTACTAAAGCTATAGCAGATATGCAGATGATGCAGTCTGCTAGATCTATGGCAGTACAACAGCATGGGTTTGATAATATGGCCCGTGGGTTCAACTCTATCATAGATTTCAACAATCAGATTATGAGAGTACATGTAGAGAACTCTACTAAGTTCTATCAGACAATGACTGATATTACTAGAGACACTAATGCTACTCTACATGCTATTCATGATATACAAGAGACACTCAAGAACGCTCAAGCACCAGATGCTAAAGACTTTAAAGATCAAGTCAACTGGAAAGAGATGTTTAAGGGTGGCTTGAATCTAAAAGCTTATACCACAATGGTGAAAGATAATATCAAGAAGTCTCCTATGTATGGCACTTATGCAATGATTATGTCTTTACCAATGATGCTTGAACAGTTTGTTGCTAATCCTATGCATACTATTGCTAAGAGTGGTATTAGTGCTCTTATGGGTGCTCAGCTACAAGTTGCTATGCAGAGGATAGACAAGACTCTTGCTGGAGCATTCAGTACAGCTGCTGCTAAACTGTTTGATTATGGTAAAGAGAATTCTAAATCCTTCTTGGGCAAAGTAGCTCAGATCTTTGGTTTTAAACAGAAAGATCATAAACTTGCTACAGCAGATGCTAGTAAGTATCAAAGAGGCAATATGTCATGGAACGGTATTGCCCAGAAAAGCTTAGTAGAAGTAATCCCTGGTCATTTAAGAAGAATTGAAGCAGCTCTCACTGGTCAAGGTGAGAGACTAATGAACTTCGAAACTGGTAAGTGGACTTCTGCTGTTGCTGTTAAGAAATACGAAAGAAATATCGATAACCAACTTACTAGAGATGCACTGTCTCCTCTGTCTAAACAGATGAAAGCAATCGCTGGGTCTAATAACTATGCTAACCCTCAACAGCGTAGACAAATGTCGAAAGCAATTGATGATATGATGAAGGGTATCTACGCTAAAGGATACGTAGACTTTGAAGATATCAATCTCAATAAGAACGGTAAGTATGGTAATGAAGGATTAGTACAGCTCTTAGCAGGTATACTTAGATCTATGCCTACTCATGAGGTTGCTGGAGTTACTAGTAGAATAGCAGAAGCCAAACAAGCCAAAGGCGAAATGATATCTGCATCTGGTGGGTTGGAGAACTATGGTCCAGCTAATGAGATAATCAATGGTGGATTGAATGGTCAGATAAGAAAAAGAAGTAATCTCTATCAAAATACAGCTGATGGGAACTTTGGACTTCCTAATCTTACTGAGCTTACTGATAGCAGAGGATATACTCTCTATGATTATCAGAATATGATCTTAGAAGAGCTGAGACTCCATAGATCTGGTAATAATAGAAAAGGAGGCAAAGGAAGCAGAAAGTCTCCTAATGGTGGTGGAACTCCTCCATCTGGTAGCAGTGATGGAGATGAGCCCCCGCCTGCTCCTACACAATTTAGATCAGACCCTGCTGATAAAGCAAGACGACATGATAGTGCAATAGAGAAGTATCAAGATAGACTCCGTAGACAGGGATTAGGAACTATGGAGGGATCTACTACTATAGATCTCGATGCCATTACAAAAGATCCTAATTCTAAAGAAGCTAAAGACATGATAGCTCAGATGCTTTATCTTGCATCTGAGAATAGAAGAAACAAAGATGATCTAGAACTTAGTGCCAATAAGAGCTTCCTCAATGGTTTCGTTAGAGGAGGAGAGAAAGATGATAACTCTAATATCATCGATCAGCTCCTCAAAGCGGGGTCCATAGGAGAGAAGTTTGATGTAGTACAGAAGAATATTGGCGCACTTATTAAATCTCCTGCTACTCTTCTTGCTGGAGTTATATCTAAAGCAGATGCTGCTGTATATGATATACTCTTTGGAAAAGATGTAGGAGAGAAAGACGAGAACGGTAAGCCCATATTAGGTATCTTCCATAAGATGACTAATGAAGTCGATAAGGCTATGGAAGGTCTTAATGAGACTATCAATGATATGGGTAAGAAGATCAAAGATTTCTTTACTGGTAAAAACGGTATTGGTTCTTGGATCAAGAAAGGTCTCGGATTACTAGGAGTAGATGTAGACGAGATCTCATCTACCATCAAAGGAACTGCTAAGAAATACGGTAAAAAGGTACTTAAGGGTGCTAAAGGTGTAGCTAAGGATATTGGTGGAGATATACACAATGCTGTTATGGGAACCATGGCCGATATGGGTCTGGCTAACCAAGAAGGAAAGATGTCTTTCGATACAGTATTTGAGAATCTCAAATCCTTTACAGATCCTGGTGAGCAAGTACAGACTAATGCTAGAGGTACTAAGAGAGTACAATCTGCAGGATTGACTTTCATATCTCCTGGTGAGGCTATCATTCCTGCCAATATGAATCCATGGAATCCTAATAGAGATAACGTGGATGTGAAGACTCAGCAGAAGAATGAAGAGAGATTGAGAACTCAGTTCTCTTCTAAATTCAAGAATGCTTTTGCTCAGTTAGGAGAAGCTATTCCTACTAATGCTGGTGGTACTGCTAATACTGCTGCACAGTATTTAGTACAACAGCTGAATAGATCTGGGTTAACAGCAGCTGAGGTAAACTCTGTTATCTTAGCTAAGAACAAAGCAGAGAGAAATGCTGCTATAGATAAGATTATAGAATCTCATAAAGGGAATTTTGAGATTAAACAGCAACTGTCTAATCTTGAGACTTTCCTTACTAGTAACAAGTTTGCTAGAGGAGCTACTACATTAAGAGCCAACAATGGAGTAAAGCAAGGGGAAGATGGAAAGCTTGCTCTTGGGGATATTACTTCTGCTGGTATGCAAAGAGCTACCCATGTAGATACTATTGCAGATTATAACTATACTGCTCTTGCTAAGATAAGAGGCTTTGCTAATCAGCAGGGATATACAATGGATTCTGATGAACAGATTGGTCAGAAGAAGTTTGCTGTTCGTGAAGGTCCTACTACTGGTATTAGACAGGGTATGTTGCAGGCATTTGGAACAGATCCTGTTAAAGCAGCAGAGCTATCTAAGAATTTTATGTTAAAGAACTCCTTTAGTTTGGCCAAGGGCGGGGCAATTGGAGCACTACTATCAGCCGTTTTCCCTCTTGGAGGACCACTCATGGGGTCCCTCATTGGGGCAGGTATTCAAACGCTTTCTAAGAGCGAAAAGTTCCAAAACTACATGTTTGGCAAAGTTGTCAAAGATGATAAGGGTAATGAATCTAGGCAGGGTGGATTAATCTCTAAGAGTGTTATGGATACCTTTGCCAAGTATGCTCCTGATATGAAGAAGTACGGAATAACAGGTGCTATTGGTGGATTGATTACTCCATTTGGTCCTCTTGGTGGTGCGATGATTGGTGCTGGTGCATCTATCATTAAGAACAACAAGAGAGTCAATGATTTCTTCTTTGGCGATAGTGTTGGATTGCTAAACAAGGATAGAAAAGCTGCTATTAAGAAAGCATTCCCGAACATGGGAGCTGCTATGTTGGGTACCTTCTTCTTAGGACCCTTTGGTCTTCTTGGTAATGCTGTATTAGGTGCAGGTATTGGTCTTGTATCTACAACAGAAACCTTTAAGAAGATTATGCTTGGTCCTAAGGGTAGAGATGGTGTAAGACGTGATGGTATAGCAGGTGCTATCCGTAGGCAGATTACAGATCCATTCAAGCGTAGTATGAATAAGATGGGTGAAGATATCACTAAGTGGTTTAGAGATGATATCGTAAAGCCCGTTGGTAGAGGAATCGTCCCCATAGGAAAGCTTATGGGCGGAATGATTCAAAGAGGAACTAATAACCTATTCAACTTTATCTCTAGAGCCTTTGGTAAGAAGGGTACTGGAATAGCTAGACTATTTGACAAAGCTCTATATGGAGTACGTAAAGCTGGCGGTTTAGGTAAATGGATAGGAAAGAATACCGTTGGTAGAATTGGTAGCGGTATTGCTGGTGCTATAGGAAAAGCTGGAGACGCTGCAGAGAGATATGCTATCATGCATGGCTATGGTAACATGTACTCTGCAAAAGAGAGACTAGATTTCTATGATAGAAACAATATTACTGGCACTGCTCAAGTAAACTCAGACGTTGCTATGAATAAGATGAGTGATGATGAACTCACTCAGAACTCTCAGATGCTTTCTATGATTAATGCTCATCTCAATGGAGACGTAGAGCGTGAGATAGATAAGCAGAGAAGAGAAGAAGCTGGTTTATTTAAAAATGATATGGATAAGATCAGTGGTGATCTTACCGATCAAACTGAAGCAGATGCTCTTAATAAGCTCAAAGATAAACTTCATACAGGCTTGATGAAGGGTAAGTATGATGCTGTAAATGCTGATGAAGCTGCTAAACTGATAGCAGGTTCTCGCATTAATGAAGATACTAAGAGAAAAGTATTAGCAGCCTTTAATAAGGGCCATTCTAATATGATGGATGCTGAAGGTAGATTTAAACTTGCTAAAGATAAGTCATACCTTAATGATAGCCTTAAAGCTGTACGAGATAACTTCAATCTTGGAGATATCTCAGACAAAGAAACTATTGAGCTTGTCAAATCTCTTTCTAGAAACGCTGAGAATGAAGTCAGTGTTAGAAGATATGGAGACAAGCCATCTAATGCTATCTCTGAAGAGGCAGCCAAAGCTGGAGAAGAGGGAGAGATCCCAGCATCCCAGAAAGAATCTATGGATCTTGCTAAGAAGCAAACTGATATCCAAGAGAAGACTAAAACTCTCACAGAGATGATGCTTGAAAAGCTTACTTCTATCAATGATACTCTTATGGGTAAGAATGTTGATAAGACATCTGATTCTCATGGGGCATTAATAGATGCTGTAGAGTATATGCGTAGACAGAATGCTCTAACATCTGATAGATTTGGTGAAGCATATGGCGAAGCTCAAAATGCAGATGAAAAGCGTAGATCTAAGAGCGATGAAAAGTTAGGACTTGTTAAGGGTGGAGTTCTTGAAGGACAGTCTGCTGATGCTAGAAATACACTGGTAGATGCATTTGATAGAACCTATAGAAACAACAAGCTTAGTGATCTTGCTGGATACTTCAAACAGCTAGAGGAAGCTAAAAAGAAACTTGGCCATGATGGTAAGATAGCAGATGGTGGTCTTGAAGAGATCATCAAACTTACTCAAGAAAAGGGAGTTAAGAAGACTAAACGTATTCTTATTCTCACTATGTATGGGTATAAGATACCTATAGAACACTATAAGGCTATAGTCAATCTTACAGACACTGGTTTCTTGGCTATGAAGAATGTAGCTAAAGCTGGTGGTAAGCTTGATAAGATAGATTCTTTTGTAGATATAATGGATGATCCAGCTGGAAGAGCTGCTGCTCGGCAATATGCTATGATAGCAGAGATTCAGAAAACTGGAGATGGGTCTGATAAATATAATAAGATCAGTAATATGCTTGCTGGTCAGTTGACTAGTGATGACTATGTAAAACTAATGGAAGATGAAGATCTTAGAGATAAGAGATTGATGGGTGCTAGCTATCAAGATCTTTATGATGAAGATCAATCTAAGTTTGCTGGATCTGCAGCTGGAGCTAATATACCGCAAGGTCTTTCTAGTAGTATGAATGGAGACGTAACTCCATTTGATGCTGAGAAACAGATCAATGGTGGTGTAAGTGGCGCTGTAGGAAGATTCGGTAATCATACTATAAACAATGCAGCTAAGATAGGTAGTGGTGTGGTAGGAGCATGGAATACTGTTATGCCAGGAACCACTTATCTTAGACAGACTGCTGCTAAGGCTGGAGATAAACTATTTGCTGGATACGTTCCTCAGGCAGGTACTCAGTTGACTACTATTGCTGCTGGAATTACTGGTGCAATGCCAAGAAATGCAGCAGAGCAATATATGAATAACTTCTATGGTTTTCAGGATAGTGAAGCTGGGAAGTTCTATCATGGAGTAGAGAAAGACAATCGTAAGTTTACTTATGATAAGTTTAATAAACTCAGTGAAGAGAAGCAGAAAGAGTATGTACAGTCTCATAGTCAAGAAGAGCTGGATGCTCTTATTGCTACTGCTCCAGAAGATGCTAAAACATATCTGATCAATAAGATCTCTGATCTCAAAGCAGAAGAAGTTCCTACTAATGCATTTGGTACTAAACTTGCTGCTATAGGTGGAAGTCTTGCATCTATTGCTGGTAACTTTGCTAAAGATACTGGTAAATCTTTCCTTGGAGGAATGTTTGGTCTTGATAAAGACGGCAAAGAAGACAAGGAGAAGAAAGAAGAGCCAGAAGAAGTAGCTCAGCAACAAGTACCACAGGCTCAGATGGGCCCACAGATAGATAGCAATGCTATAGCCGCTATAGGAAAATCTGTAACCAGTGATTCTAATGGTGGTGGAGTTACTAAGAATGCAGATGGGACCATGATAGTTCCTGCTGGAGATGGCCAATTCTTAGAATATGGCAAATCTAAAGTAGATGGCTCTTACATGGTTGCCCAGACTAAGAATAATGTAGAAGTAGAAAACAGAAGAAAGCATAAGGATCAACTGCAAGAAAGATCTGTAGCAGCTCTTGAAGGAATGGCTGGTACTCTTGGCGTTAAACTGGCAAGCGCTGGTGGACAGATGGCCAAGAAAGCTGGCGGTGGTCTTCTTGATATGCTTAAGGGTCTTGCAGAAGCTCCATTCAAGATGCTTGATAGTATACCCATTATAGGTCAACTTGGTCTTGGTGCCATGATGCTTGGTGGTATTAAGAAAGCTGGCAAGTTTGCTGGTAGTAAACTCGGAAGCCTTGCTGGTGGATTAATCAACAAGATACCTGGAGTTGCTGGCTTAAGAGAAGCACTTGGTGGTAAGATAGCTCAAGGTGGACTCTCTGGTGGTATACTAAATAAACTATTTGGAAAATTTGCATTGACTCCTGGGTCAGTTACTGGAGCAACTGGTGCTGCAGGAAATGCTGCAGAGCAAATGGCTCTTAACTTTGGTGAAGAAGCTGCTGCTAAATCTGGTGGTGGGTTCTTATCTAAAGCAGGAAGTCTACTTGGTAAGCTTGGAACTAAAGGAAAGATTGCTGCTGGTATCCTTGGTGGAGCAGGAGCACTCTTTGGAGGATATAAACTCTTTGGTGGAAATGATAATGAGAAAATCCAGTATGGACCTCATGAGTCTCAGGTTACTACAAGAGGTCAGTTAAGAGAAAAGGGCTTAACTGATGAAGAGATAAATATTCTTCAGACTTATGCTATGCATGGAGCTCCTACGCAGCTTGCTATGGAGGCTATCTATACTCGTAGACAGCAAGCAGAGAATCAGCGTGCTGGTAATGATAAACTACAACAGTCTAATTATTCTGGTGGTGGAATAGGATCTACTCTTGCAGGTTTGGCTGGAAATATTGGTGGGTATAAACTAGGAGCTAGATTCTCTAAAAATCATAAATGGCTTGGTGGTGGTATAGGTTCTGCTCTTGGTGGTGCTGCTATGCAGTATGCTACTACTGGAGAGATGCCTGGTCTTACCGATATTGCTATGGATGCTGGTACTGGTGCTCTACTAAACTGGGGTGCCGATAAGATAGGTGCTAAGATATTCAGTAAGGGTGGAGCTCAAGCTGCTGGACAAGCTGCAGAGCAAATGGCTCTTAACTTTGGTGATGATGCTGCAGAAGCTGCAGCCAAGAATCCTGGTATGTTTGCTAGGATGAAAGAAGCTATAACTGGTAAATATGGTCCAGAGGCTATGCAGAAAGCTAAAGCCTTCTTCTCTAAGTTTGGTGGTAGTAAAGCTGTAGAACAGACTGCTCTTAACTTTGGTGAAGATGCTGCTAGTGCAGCCGCGAAGAGTCCTGGATTCATTCAGTCTATTAAAACTGCTCTTTCTGGTAAGCTTGGACCAGAGGCATTGGTCAAAGCACGAGCAATGCTTCCTAAGTTAGGAACTGTTGGCAAAGTATTAGCAGGCGTTAGTGCTGCTGCTGCATTCCTAGCTCCAAAAGTTGGTAAGGCTAGTGCTAATGTAGTTAAGAGCTATGGAAAGTCTGCAGTTAATGATGAAGCTCTTGTATATGGTGGAGCCAAAGATCAGGCTTCAGATAAGATAGGAATGATTCCTAAAGTACTTGCTGGTACTGCTGGAACTGTCCTTGCTACTAAACTAGCAGGAAAGCTTGGCGGTGGAGCTAAGACAAAACTGTTATCCGCTATTGCTGGTGGTGTACTTGGTAAAAGTGCACTTGAAGGCAAGATGCCAGAATTGTCTGACTTTGCTCTTGCTGGCGGGCTTACTTATGCTTGGAAGAGAGCAGGGGCCGTAGCAGATGCTGCTAAAGGTACTGCTATGACTAAGGGAATCAAAGCTGGAGTCATGGATGGTCTTAGAGCATTCATTCCTAAGACAAAGCTTGGTAAGTTAGCTGCTTTGGCTGGAGCTGGATATTTAGGATCTAATTATCTCTTAGGAGATAGCTCAGCAAGTGCTGCTGGATTGCCAGGGTATACTCAGGAAGATATAGACAATATGTCTCCTGAAGAACTGCAGGCTATATATAATGCTCATCAAGATCAAGTTCCTAATGAAAAAGGACAGAGTTCTGGTCTGATGAATCTCATTGGTAGTCTTGGTGGTATGGCTGCTGGTGGAGCTATCGGTAAGAGACTATTTAAGAAGCATCCATTGATTGGTACTATATTGGGAGCTACTGCAGGAAACTCATTGGGTGATATGCTTACTGGAGGAGAGTCTCCTACATTAGGTGGTATTGCCAGTGATCTTGCAACTAACTCTGTTCTTTATAATGCTGGCAATATAATTAAGTATGGTAAGAATAAGCTCTTTGGAAAAGCAGAAGCATCTGCAGCTCCAGTACAACAGGGTCTTGACTTTGGTGAAGATGTTGCAAAGACTGCTGAAAAATCATCTGGAACTACTAAGGGTATAGTAGATAGATTCAAGGAATTCATATCTAGCAATACTCCTAAAGTATCTAATACTATAGAATCTGCTAAGACGGCTGTATCAGAAGCTCCTGGTAAGGCAGTAGATGCATCTAAAGATGCACTTGAGAAAGCTAAACCTTATCTTGAGAAGATCTCTGCTGGGTTTAAGAAGGTATTTGATGGTATAAAGAACTTTATACCAGAGAAGGCTATACCCGCTACAGCTAAATTCTTCGAGAAGGTACTTGAGCAGATTTCTAAACCTGCAAATCTTACTAAAGCTATGGCTAAGATGGCTAAGCAGGGAACTGCGTTTGCTGCTGGTGCATCTACATTAGGAATCGGTTATGTTATAGCAACCATTGGGTTTGCAGCTGCAGACTTCTATAGAGGTTATAATAATGCTGATGAAATGCTCAAACTTAAAGAAGGCACAGCAACTGATGGAATGAAGATAGCAGCTGGTCTGGTAACTGCAATAACTGGTGCTATACCATTCTTAGGAATTTTCTTACCAGAAGACTATATGCTTGAACTTGCTATAGAGTATCTTGGACCAGCCTTTGGATTTGGTAAAGAAGATCTAGAGAAAGCAAGAAATGGAGAAGAGGATCCACATGATACCCCTTCCTTTGCGGAGAAGATAAGTGATGGACTCAAATCTGTAGGAGGAAGTATACTAGATACTGCTAAGAAAGCATTTGATCTTACTCCTATGGGAATGGTTTCTAACTTTGTATCTAGAGCTAAAGCTTTGGCTACTGGAGAAACTATGGTAAGTGACTCTGGTAACAAAGTATCTGATGAAGAAGTTGAACAGAATAAGAGTATTATTCTTGGGAAACTGAAATCTGGTTCTGAAGAAGTATTTACTGCTATTCAGGAGTGGATACCTACAGAAGCATTTGATTCTAAAGATGGCTTAATTGCTCAGATGGTGAAACAGTCTGACAATCCTACAGCTATAAAGAATGCTATGTCTAAGGTTGCTAATAAGATTAGCAAGATCTCTGATCTTGTTGGTATGGGTACAAGCACTGCACTTATCAACATGCCTACAGATATAGAACAAGCTAAGAAGTCCTTTATCAATGGAAGTAATGATGCTGGTAGTATCCTTAACATAGAGCCATCTTCTATTACTAATGGGATGAAAACCCTTGCTGGTATAGTAGCTGCTCTTTGTGATGGTATACCTTTCCTTACGTCGTTGATTAAGGAAGATGACATAGTAAAACTTGCTATAGACAATATGGGACCAGCTCTTGGTATAGATAGAGCTAAGGTTGATGATCTAAGACGTAAAGGATACAGTAAGACTCAGAGAGCTAAAGATGCTGCTGCTAAGGTAACTAGTATCTTTAGAGATAAAGCTAAGGATCTTGCAGATGGTATTCGTGGTGGAATACGAAGTGCCATAACTGGAGTTAAAAATTTCGCATCTAAGGTATATGATAAAGGCGCTGAACTTTACCATGCTGGCAAAGAAGCAGTATCTAATGCTATAGATGCTACTAAGCAGAAAGCTGCTGAAGTTAAGAAAGCTGCTGAGGATAAAGCAGAAGAAATAAAACAAGATGTAGAAGACAAGGTAGAAGACGCTAAAGATACTGCAAGTAGTTGGGCAGATAAAGCTAGTGAAGCTGCTTCTGCAGCATACAATAAGGGCAAAGAGATAGCAGGCAATGTAGCAGATGCCGTTGGTGGAGCTGTTGATTCAGCAAAGCAGGGTCTCTCTAATGCATGGGATTCTCTTACTAAGAGCAGCGATAGCGGAGAAGGCAAGCACGCTAAGTTCGGAAGAGGAGGAAACTTCTATTCTCAGTTAGATCCTGCCTTTGCTATGGCATATAATGCTGGTAGCGATTCTATCCATCAAACTATGTCTGATTCTGGTTGCGGTCCTGTATCTGCAGTTAATGCACTCTCTTCTATGGGAGTAGATGTAGACCCAAGAGTGGCTGCACAGTATGCTCTTGATAATGGCTATAAAGAACAGAATGGTGGTACTATACCTACATTCTTCAAAGACTTTATGGGAAAAGCAGGAGTAGATGCTCAGAATGTATCTGGTAATCAGATAACTGACTCTCTCAAGGCTGGTAACCCCGTTGTTCTAATGGGCAAAGATGGAAGAGGAACCAATCCTAATAATCCATTTGCCGAAAATCCTCATTATGTAACAGCTACTGGAATGGATGACAATGGAAACATAGTTGTTCAGGATCCAGAGTCCTATACTCCTAATCAGGTCTATAAAGCTTCTGATGTAATAGGAAGATCTTCTGTTGCTATAGCAGCTAATAGATATGGTAGTGGAAAGATGGGAAGAGTACCACAGTATGGGAAAGGAAGATCTAGATATGGACGAGGCACTGACAATGCTGAATTCATCTGGAACTGGCTAATTAACCAAGGGTTCTCTAACCAGGCAGCTGCTGGTATATTGGGTAATATGCAACAGGAGTGCTCGTTCAATCCACATGCATACCAGAGTGGTCCAGACCAAGATGAAGCACCTACACCACAGGGTGAGGGTGATGCTGGATATGGTCTGTGTCAGTGGACTGGATCTAGAACTCAAGGACTAATAAACTATGCTAGAAACAAAGGAACGTCTTCTGGCGACTTAGAGACACAGCTTGAATATATGATGATGGAAGCTAGAGATAGTGGAATCATTGATAAGATGAATGCTGCTCAGACTCCAGAAGATGCTGCTACTATTTGGGGTAAAGAGTTTGAACGATGCGGAGAGATGGGAGACCGCATAAAGTATGCTACAGAAGCTTTCCAGAAACAAGGAAAGGGTCTTACAACCATTGGTACTGCATCTGGTGGTCCAGGAGGAAAACCAGGGGCTGCTCCTAAGAAGAATGGTGGGTTAATGGGTAAACTCGGTGAAGTAGCCGAGATACTTAGTAAAGCTATTACTCCTTGGGCAGCTTCAGAATCTGGTTCTTCTGGTCCTGGAAGCACTTCTTCTAATCCTAATATTAGAAAAGCCTCTGATTGGGCTAGAAGCGTAGAAGGGCATCCTGGTCATGGTAATGGTAATAATGGTTGTACAGCATTTGTTCAGGATTATCTGAATCAGGCTGGTCATCCATTTGCTAAGACAATGTCTCTCTATGTACCTACTCTAATGGAGCAAGCTAAAGAACAAAATATGTGGAAAGAGAGCAATCCTTCTGAAGGAGATATTGCTGTTCTTGAAACTAACCATAACAGAGATGATGGCCCAGACCATGTTGTTATCTATGATGGCAAGGGTGGTTGTTGGGGCAACTCCTCTGGTCAAAATAAGTTCCTTCATTACGACAACATGCTTGACTCGTTCCCTGAGGGAGCATGGGGTTATGTAAATACTGGTGATGGAAGTTCTAGTGGAGATCCACAATCTAGTGGCAACCCACGAGATGAGAAAGAAGTCTTAAGAGACTCTAGTCTAGATTATGGTGCTGGTAAGCATTCTAGATTCGGAATGGGCAAACGCTTTGGTAGAGCCAAGGGTGTTCCCAACAATGTCTATAGTCCACGCCTTGGTCTTAGAGATAACAAATCTAAGTATGGTCGTGGTGGAATGATGGATAGTATTCTTGGAGCAGCTCAGAAGGTTGCAGCTCCAGTATCTAAGATGATGACTACATTTGGTGATAAGTTCAAGTCTATCTTGAGCAAGTCTAGCCTTATGCCTGCTATCACTAAGATATTTGGAGATGACAACCCATTCTTGTCGGCTCTTGGAATGAGTTCTCCATCTTCTGGTAGTAGTGGAACTAGTACAATGCAATCTGGTCCTGGTAGCACTGGCAGTATTGCACTTCCTCAGGAAGGCAGTGTTGGTCAGAAAATGATGGCAGGATTGCCAGATGCATCTATACCCAATAATGGCCATTATGGAGATCCAAGAGATAACCATATCTATGGTCATGGTGGAATAGACTATAATTCTAGTAATGATGCAGCTCCTATACCAACTCCTGTAGATGGTACAGTAGAAGATGTAGGATTTGAATCTGGTGGCTATGGAAACTATGTTCAGGTTCTTGATGCTGCTGGAAATCATCATATATTTGCTCATCTGAGTACTCAGTCTGTTTCTAAGGGAGATAAAGTTTCGGCTGGTCAGATTATTGGTAATATGGGAAGTACTGGTGCTAGCACTGGTCCACATCTCCATTACCAGGTTGATCCTCCTGAAAATGGTGGAGCAGAAACTAATAAACCCCATATAGATCCTAATGGATATATGCCTCCTGCTGGTGGTGCTGGAAAGCATTCTAGATTTGGAATGGGATATAAGCCTAGAGTAAGTAAGTGGGGAGCTGGTGGTTGGCAAGCAGATCTTGCTAATACCAATAGTCTCAAGTCTACTCCTAAACCAGTTGGAGAAAGCTTTAAGTTTGATCCATCCTTTGGCGTATCTAAGTTTGAACAGAAGTATGCTAGATATGGTATGGGAGGAGAATATACTAATATTGAAGGTCTCGATATACCAGAGTATAACAAGATCAAAGATGATGATCCCATCTTTGTAAAAGAAGCTAAGTATAAGAAACAGTTAGAGTTACAAAAGCAGCAACAAGAGAAAGCCTCTAATGCTATAGCTGCTCAAACAAATTCTACTGAATCTGGATCTACCTTTACAACTCCTGGTATAGTTACAGCTTCCTCTTCGTCCTTCATTAATGATCCTCTTACAACTAAACTTGCAAGTAGTAGTAATAGTTTGAAGGACTATACACAGCAAGATAAAGCTGAGAAGACTACTACCAAGACAACTCTTCCTGGATTGGATGCATTCATTCCTATCTTTGATCAGATAAATGATGATAAGTCATCCACTAACAAAGATACTACTAAGAGTGTATTCAGTAAATACTTTGGCTTACCTCAGAGCTTTGAGGATCTACTTAAATCTACAAGACAATATAGTACCGAGGATACAGGTTCTAAGATGTATGACAACATTGAAGGACTTGATATACCAGAGTACGATAGAATTACAGATGATGATTCGTTGTCTGTAAGACAAGCTAAGTATCAGAAACAACTACAACTACAAAGAGAGCAATCTTTGAAGGATGCTTCTAAGGGAGCAGACAAAGCCGCTGAACTTCAAGATTCTCTAACTAAGGACAATGATACTACAACTAAAGAACCAGTAACTGATGAGTCAGCCGATAAAGGTGATGTGCCGCTGCAAACTGCTACCACTACTGCAGAGCTACCATCTGACAGCAAGATAGCAGAACTCATCGAAGGACAAAATAAGACTAATCAGTTACTTGCAGCTATATTAGCAGTAGCTAATACATTCATATCTAATATGCAGACGGGAAGCAGTAATAACAACTCTTCTGACAGTATGCAGTTGAATAACAATACTAGGACTAAGGAGAATGCTCTTACCACAAATATCAAAGCAGTACTTTCTTCTCTTGGAGGAGGAAGCAATGTAGGTATTGGTGATAAGCTCATTCCATCTAAGAATGATCCCACTAATGGTATCGGACAGATTATGTCTGTTTTGAACAGTGTAGCTGGAAGATAAATGAAGGGGATGGGCAAAAATGCCCATCCCTGACATTTTTGTAAATTGTAATATGAGGGAGTGATTCTAGATGAAGTATATAGTTATAGATAAACCTATAGCTGTACGAGATGAACCTAGCCATAATGGGCGCATTATAAACATTTTTCCTCCATCTTATGTGGTAGAGATAGTAGAGGAATCAAATGGATGGTTGAGAACAGACTCAGATCAATGGCTTCTTGTTGGAGATAATATAGTCAAGAAATCTGTATGGGATAAAGATCATCCAACTCCAGAGAAGACAGATAATGAAGTACTACATGAGATGGATTCCATAATCATGAGATCTACTCTTATAAGTCCTGGAGATAGCCTACGATTAACTGGCAAAGACATGGAAGATCCAGTTACTGGTAATACTATACATGAATCATATAGCTCTGAGAAGACTATCCTCTTTGTTAAGAGAATAGAAGATGATGGTTCTGTATTAGTATATGATGGTGGACAAGAGTTCCATGTAAATCCTATGGCTACAGAGCGTCTAGATCCTAAAGAAGTGGATAAATGGACTCAGGTAAAAGAAGAGGATGTTGTCCAGTCTAGAAAAGAGTTACAGGATATACAGAAAGCAGAGAGTGGTGGTATACTTGAAAGTATATCAGACTGGATATCTAATCTAGAAGCCATAAAGATAGAAGGTACTAGGTCTATCTTTGGTATGCCATATCAGTTCACTCCTATAGCAGATAATAGAATAGATGGTTCTTTTAACCAAGCTCAGTTTGGTAGACTATATGCACAGAAGATAGTATCTAGAATGCCAGTATTGATCTTACAGGCTGGTATACCTGAATTCATGCAAGGATATTCTACAGAAGCTAAGGATATAATGGCTAAGGGAATTTCTGAGTCATTAGATCTTCTTACTGATAAATCAGATATAGAAGAAATGATCAACAAGTCTGGTAGAATGTATGCTTTCAAAGCAGTTCCTACAGAATACTATCAGGTTGTAAATCCTATGTGTCAATCTATAGCAGCTCTGTTGAATATAGATCAAGTAGAACTTGCACTTAACGGCGGTAACCAAACACTAGGAAAGATAGATTGGTTATCACAATCTCAACATAGTAAGTTTGGATACTATGCTGGGTCTGTATGTTTCTATGTAAACTCAGAGCCACAGGTTAATGAATCATTCTCTAATTCTACTACACAATCACAGATAGCGTCTAAAGTAAATGATATCGGTAGAGCTGGATCAGAACTTCAGTTCCTCCTAGGAGGAGCTTCTAATAAGATACACTTCTTAGATAATGCAAGAACTGGTACAGATGAAGAAGCTCTAAAGAAGAGTGCAGCATCTAATACTGGTGGATTGTTAGATAACCTTATAGGAAATATTAAGACCCTTCTTGGTGGTGGTCGAATGGCCTTTCCAGAGATATGGTCTGATTCTAGTATGATGAGATCTTATAACGTTACTATCAAACTAGACTCTCCTACAGCAGATGTGGTATCACTCTATTTGAATATATTTGTTCCTCTTTGTCATATACTTGGATTAGTAGCTCCTAGATCTCTTGGGTATAATAACTATATAGCACCATTCCTTGTTAGAGCATATTATAAGTCCATGTTCCATGTAGACCTTGGTATTATAACAGACTGTCAGATACAGAAGGGTGATGTAGGTGCTTGGAGTCAGAATGGATTGCCTACACAGGTTACAGTACAGCTTACTATAAAAGATCTGTATGATGTAATGGCTCTATCTCTTAACAAAGGACCAAATGATGTTATAGGAAATCCAGCACAGTTAGATTATCTAGCTAATATGTGTGGTATAAACATAGGAACTCCAGATATCTATAGAACTTGGAAGCTATGGAATGCAACAAGAGGTATCAATCGTATATCTACTAATATAACCCATGCTTGGTCTGGATTGATGATAGACTGTTATAGAAAGCTTAACAATCTGGGCTCATATTGGACTATGTAAGAGCTATACCAATAACCTTCTTTGATTATATACTATAGAAGTGGAAATCGAAGGAGGTGAATAAGTATGTTTACATTTCTTGCAGGAGTGGCCTTTGGCGCCATAGCTACCATCTATGGTAGTGAAGCAGTCAAGCAGAATCTTATGATATCATTCATGGTAACAAAAGAGCTGCTTGAAGACAAAGAGAAGCTCAGAGAGTATGTAACTCAAGAGATCTATCGGATGCATGCATCTGGTGAGCTCCATGAGTTACTAAGAGAGAGAGGACCCGCGGTGATTGATCTTCGCCGTGATCTTTCTCAGCCGTCTCAGGTTATCATTCCAGCTTAATGATGAACTGAGAGTTTTCAGATCCCTTATCTACTTTACACACACAATCTTTTAGAGAACGCAGGAGTATCTTCCTCAGGCGCCCCTGCTTCTTGATGATCTTCTGAACCCAAATTTCATCGAACCTGATATAGAGCGGAATTCCCTGCCGCTCTATATATTTTTTTTAATTTAACTTGCCACTTCATATTAAGATTTGGGCTTAGGAGGTGACTTTAGATCAAGTCTAGAAAGCAAAAAGCGAATTTATACGACAACCTGTATGGTTCTATACCGAAAGACTATTTAGAGCGTCTCTCGTGGATGTATGACAAATATCATATATCTCCGACTAAAGCAGATCAGATTATACAGAATAGAATCAATATACTTAGCTCAGTTTACTATCAGCAAGAGTTCTTTATAGTACTCTATGAAGAACCAGAAGGATCACCACGTCCTAGAGCTAGATATGTAAATAAATCTAACGTAATCAATACGGCTAAATCATATCCAGGATTCATACAGATCTATTCTCTTACTGGTAAATCTGATCGACAATTTATGAGGAGAATGTTAGATGATGGAGAACTTAATGACTTAGGTTCTAATCTTATATATACTCCTTGCAGTGTAGAATATACAGCCTATATAAAAACACCCAAATCGTTCAATACTAATGATACTTTCTTAGCAGAGTTACATTGTATACGTCCTATATGCAAACCAGACTTTGATAATATCGCTAAGAAGTATTCGGACATGTATAATGGGAATATATGGATAGATGATGCACTAGTGATGGATGGATCTATCCATAAGTATTATTCTATACTACCAAGAGTCGAGATAAGAGTTCGATTCTTAAATATGCTATATAACAAGTACCAGTATAACTCAGTACAACACAGATATCCAGATAGAACAGATATAGAGTATTACAACAACGGTAAGTAAAGGATAGGGATTAGTATGGAGAATAGAAGTAAGTTTAAAGATGAGATTAGGAATACTACTGATCTCAAAGTTAAACTTGTAAAGAGTGGAGTATGGGATGCTAATACACTTTCTGCTAACATGGCTAATATCAAGAATGTTAGTAAGTGTGAGATAGACAACAAGCTTGGCAAGATCTTTGTTAAATTTAAAGATGGGTTTGTTGATAATCTTGGTACTGGATTGAATCCATCTTTATATTCAATGGTAGATGATAGCATCAAGAATACTATCATTGAGAAGAAAGATGATATCATTGCCAAGGGTCATCTTACTAAGGATGATCTAGAGTCTATAAACAATATCGGATATGCAAGTTTGTATAATATAGCTGTAAGTAAGACTACTAACTCTGCTATTATTGAACTCTGATCAACAATAGATAACCACCATACCAGCTATCTGGTATGGTGATAAATTAATCTTTTTTGATTGTATACTATAACTGTGAGAGGAGGTGATAGTATGTTGGATAATATCTTGGCTATAGTAATAGCCTTGATAAATGTATTCGGTGGACCATTTGACAATGAGAATGCAAATGTTATTCTCAGACAGTCGATCTATGCGGTCCAAGAGTACAATGAACCTACCGAGCAAGAAAACAAGAATACCCTTCCTAAAGTTATGGAAGGGTATGATGAAGAAGTTATTAGAGATAAGAACCACAAACCATCTATATTGGATTATGATGGTAATACCCTCTATAACTTCTACAACAGCAAGGCTATGGAACAGGTAAACAAGTTCCATAGCAACATTGCAGAAGGTGGTATCTAAACCACCTTCTTTTTTCCTAAAAAATGGGGTTGTAAAACCTTGCTGAAATTATATACTATAATGGTGTATAGAGGTATATAATCTATACAAAATGTTCACTGTTTTGGTACCATTTCTATGGTACGGAAGGAGGAGATATCGATGGGAGATCAACCCCAGACTGGCCAGACACAGGTCATTCAGAACATCGATAATCCGCAGGATCAGGCGGCAGCACAGTATGTTGCAGCAGCAGTCAACCATTATCAGCAGGAGGTACAAACCATGGAAAATCAGGCACAGGCACAGCAGCAGGCACAGGCAATCCCAGTTCAGGTTCAGGTCGGAGAGCAGCAGCAGGAAAGCTCTTGGTTCAACACGAGCAATGCAATGAAGGTCGGCGGCGGCATTGTTGCGGGCATCGCAGCAAAGGCTATGTATGATCATTTCAGCGAGGACCGCAGCGCGATGGCAGAGCTTACGTCTGCATTTGCAGATCTTGCTTAAGTCCGCAGGCTAGTCTAATAAGACTAAGAAAAAGGAAGGGTTTCTATGAACCCTTCCTTCTTTTTTTTTTTGTTATTTAGTATAAGTCGTATCAGTCTCTGGATCTACAGGAAGTTCATTATCGTCATCAGAGATACGTTCATGATCATCTTTAATGGGATCCAACTTCTCATTCTCAATAGTATCTGCCATAGACTGTTTAAGCTCTCCAATGGTATTCTTTACGTAGTCTTCATCTACTGTAATGATACCAAGTGTATTCATACCTTCCATAACAGTGAAGATAGCAGATGCATCTCCAACTACTTTCGAGAAGTTAATCTTAGATGAACCATTGTCTGTATCCATATAAGCTTCTTTAAGAGATTTGATAGCAAAGACAGACTCAGTCATTACTTTCACAATAGAACCAAAGAGATTGGTAGCACACTCAGTAATGAGTTTTCTCTCTTGTCCTCTTGCAAATCTAAGAGCTTCCTGTTGAATAGCTTCACTATCTTCAAGTCCATCAGCTTGAGCAATCTTCATCTTAGCATTATCATAGATCTCTTTGATCTTGAACTTATTGGACTTGTTCTCATCTACAAAGTCATTGATAGAATCTTGGACCCTATCCTGAATAGTCTTTGTAATATCTTTAGGAACTATATCTCTAGCATTGAGAATGAAGTCATCAATCTTCTGGTTCTCAATTGTATAAGCATCCTTCTCAGAGAGACCTTCTTTGATTTTCTCGTCTGCTTCAGAGATAGCATAATCAGCATATGATGTAACAAGATTAGCCAACTCTGCAAGATAGTAGTTCTTATACTTGAACTGATCAATCAGGTTCATGTATCCTTCTTTGATAACAAAGTCAGATACAGTTTTATATGCAAGCTGCTCTTCTCTCTCTTTAGCAAAGTTCATTTCAAGTACTGGTCTAACAGCACTCTCAAAGATAGCAGTACTGAGAAGATCATTCCTTACTTCCTCACTAAACTTAGCAAAGGAAGCACGCTGATAATCCATGTTTGCTTCATGCATTCTTGCATTGTTAACAAGCATCTCCATTTCAGAAGGAGCTTCTGGATAGAGAGAGATTGAATCTTCACTAATAGCTTGTTTCTTTTTTTCTGTATTCTCAAGATACTCAAGAATAGCAGAAGCATTGGTTTTAGGAGCAGTTGTAAATAAGTTCTTCATTATCTATTATACCCCTCTTTCTTAGAATAACGGTCCATCTGCTTCACTAGAAGAGGGATCGGTGTTTACTTCATCAATGCGATACTTCTTCGTATCGTCTTTGATATTCTTTGTTGCTTTGATCTCTGCATCCTTTGCTTCTACTGAGATAGTATTAGCAAGCTTATGGAACATGCGAGCAACGGCAAGCTGACGATTGATAACTTTCTTCTTATCATCCTCAGTCTTGATATCAGGATTATCTTGCAGCTCTGTTGCATTCATCTCAAGGAAGTCTGCCTGAATATCAAGGTATGTAGACATACGAGCTCTAGTGGCATAAGCAAAGTATACAAGATCTCTAATAAGAGGAATAACAGCTACAACAAGAGCACCAAGAACAGCTGCAGTCTTGATACCAAGCCAGATTACTCCCATCGTACCAGCAAAGCTCTTGATACGATTCTTGATCAAAGGACGGAGAGAGTTCTCAATACTTCCATTCTTGCAGGATTCATTGAACTTAACAAGACTCTCATATACGATATGATCCTTAACACGAGCAGGACCAGTCTTATCGACTACAATCTTCAATCCTTCATTCTTGGTATCTTTGATGTAGTTGATACATACAGCGATCATGAATGAGATGCTATTTACAATACCGAGTGCTACGTTGCTATAGATCATAACACCCATCTCAATACCACCCATGTATGATGCAATATACATATCTCGATCATTCTCAAGATTCTTCATTGCATTATCGATAACATCGATAGGTGCTGTATCCTCTTTATACTGTACAAAGATATCATGCAGAGTTGCAATACAGTCTTTGAGCTGTTTATACTTACTAAGTCTACGGATATCTCCCTTACTCTGAGGGATATCACCATAGTCGATATCTTCTACCTTATCTACTACCATCTGATAGAGCTTGTTTGTGAGAGATACAAGAAGAGAGTTCTGTTCTGCTTCATTAAGAGCAAGACAACGGTTAAGAGTATCTATATCATAGATATCCATCGTCTCTTTAAGAACCTTATCAAAGATCTGCTGTTCTTCGTATGTATACCCTTCTTTGTATGAAGCCAATCCATTATGAACTTTAGGCTTTGTAGTTACAGCACTAGGAGATGGAGCAGAAGCTCCAGGATTAGAAGGAGTAAAAGAAGATGGTGTAGAACTAGTAGGATTTACTGGTGCAGAAGTAGGTGTAGATGGAGGTGGAGTGTAGTCCTCATCCATACTACTAAAAATATGACCAGAAAAGCTAAATCTATCTTGCATTCTATTTACCGTCCTTTCGTGGCCAGATTGATAACCTTCTTATACATAGAACCAGAATCCTCTCTTTCAAGACTCATGAAAGAGAAACTCTCATAATTCTTAGTACCATCATCATACAAGAAGTCTACACGTTCTTTGATCTCATCAATGATACATGCAGCCATAAGGTTATATCCACGCATAATAGCAATCATAGTACCAGGTTTGTTAAGATCAATGCGATGAAGTCTCTTAATCACATCAACCTCAGACTGAGAGATGACGATTGTAGAAATAGCAGCACAACTTGCCTCTGCTTTATTTGTAGCTTTAGCAGCTTTCAAACGATTAGCACGAAGTTCAAGAAGCTTCCAGATCTTATTAGTAGACCCCTTACCTGCTTTAGCAACTGCATCAATCTTAGCTCTATTAACTGCAAAGAGGAAGTCATTGAAGAATGCAATCTCTCCAGTGGTTGCACGAATGAAGTTAAGAAGACCACGACGATCAGAGTTCTTCATTACAACTCGTGTAATCATATCCTGAGAAGATACATAATGAATCATAGCCTTAACACCAATAACGCAAGTGTTAAGAGATGTATGACCATGGCCCATATCAGTCTTGAAGTTAACAATCATCAAGCTAGGAACAGCTTCATTTGCTTTCTTCACATCAGTAGGAATAATCTGCTTATTGAAAGCTTGAGTGGCTTGCCAAAGGGCATCTACATCTGTCCTATTGTTAGGATCATCTCGATCTGGAGTTATTGTTCTGGTAGTAACACTCTGTGTAGTGGTTCTACCCCTTTCATCAGTGGTAGTCGTATGAACAGTCTGTTCTCTATCAGATCCTGGAGTATTGATATGGCTATTCCATACAGTCGCTTCTCCAAGAGCATTGTTCTTGATTCTAAATGCGCTGATAGGAGTCGGGTTTACGTCATAAGATAGACTATAAGACATTGCTTCCTTATAGCATTCCATTACTCCACGAATACCTTCTGTCTCAAGAGCTTTCCATTCAGCCTCTTCATTAACTCCAATAGGGTTAGGATCAAATGAATCGATAGCATCGATTACATCATCTACATCCATACTACTAAGATCAAGACTACCAGAGATATTGTTATGGAAACTAGAGAGATAGTCTTTAACAGATGCTACATTGCTGATCTGGTTAGCAGCAAAGAGCATCTGAAGCATACCAACTGCTTTACGCTCAATTGCCTTAGCTACCATAGATGCATTTTCTACACTGGTAGCTTCTGTAACAATAACAGGAAATACTGCTGTAAGACTTACCGCACTCTTGGCAATATTGCCACTAATCTTAGGGCCAGTATACTTATCATCAGGATCTTTCTGCTTCAGAATCTTGCTAGACAGACCACGGCCAAGTTCCGAAAAGAAATCATCGTTACTATTCGTAGCCAACCCTCTTAGAAAATCTGTAAGAAAGTTAGCTTCGTGTAAGGTTCTATAATCGGGTTTATTATTCACCTTAGATACCTCCTATATTTAATCAAGATTACATGAATGTCCCTAGAGTGAGCAAATAAGCACCCCCAGTACAGTCCCATAGGGGCGACATATTGATAATTTATTTTGTATATGGAGGGGATTTAATTGGCACAAGGAACGTCGAATGCGGGATCGATAGTTGAAGAGAAAAAATATAAAGGCGGACTTGTAACAGATTATTCTCCCAGTGGAGAAGATCCTAAGATTAAGTTACAACAAGATATGACTCTTGCAACTTCTTTGCTTAGAAGAACTATGAGAGCTGCTGGTATATATAACAAAGAAGATATGCGATATAGAGATACATTCTATCGCTTTAAGAGAATAGACCCCTTCCATATGATAGAAGGAGCAACAGAATATCTCTTCTTTGTAAAGCCAGATTTGAATATATTAGATGGTGGAGGCAATTTGACAACCTATGCTGATTACTATGTATCAGATTCTGGTGGTACAAAAGGAAGAGGCATACCTGGTGGTGTAGCAACAGTTCCATATTTCCAAGAACTTGCTAGCAGAGGATATCTTAATACAGTACTAGCTGATCTATGTTATAGCAACAGTTTATCATATGGCAATAATTGTCCATTCGTGAAGATGCTTAGTAACCGCAAGACTTCTAATATGGATATACCAGATATCGTAGTAGATGAACTAGAGACTGCTCAAAATATGTATGGTTCTAGGATATTTTATGCTAAGTCTTCTCTTAAGTCTGATGAAGACGTAGAGTTTACCATAGACTTTGAAGATACTCAATACTTGGAGATATATCACTTCTTCAAAGCATATGATATCTATAGACAGCTTATGTGGTTAGGAGTTGTAAGTCCCACTACAGCTCATATAGAGAATAAGATACTTGCTGATCATATGAGTATATTTAAATTCCTCATAGATACAGATGGAGAGACAATACTCCACTACTCTAAAGCAACTGGAGTCTTCCCGAAATCTATCAATAGATCTACCTTTAGTGAAGTACAAGATAGAGCATCTGTAAAGATAACAGTTACATTCAAACTCAGTGGTTGGTTTGAAGATATGGAACCAAGTATTCTTTCTGATTTCAATCTACTTGTGAAGCAGTGGATTGCTCCTAATACAGAAGGAAAAGCTCCAGTAAATGAAGCTCCAATATGGGATGAAGAGATTGGTATGATCAGTGGAGAACCAGTGAGTTATTTCTACGTAACAGATGCTCCAGGGTATATGCAAGATACTCCAGGATTTGATAGTAGTGGATATAAGCGATATCTGTTAAAGGGTGGTGTAATGTAATATGTCAGATACCAATACCAATGTACCTAAACTTAGTACTGATATATATCAGATAAGCAGATATGTAGAGTCTATAAAGAGAAAGTATATAGATATACCAGAGGATACTCTCTATCTTGGAGTATATGGTTATCTGTCCTCAATGTTTAGCAATATAATAGAGAATACAACTGTTATGTCATCTGAGTATTCTCAGGAGGCTATTCCTACTAAGGCAAAGTTTGAGAGAAATGTTATCTCTCACGCTCTTTCTCTTGGTATAAACAAGATATTTGCTACACCATCAGAGATGGATGTCATTCTAGGCTTTCCAGAAGAAGCTCTATTGAATAATATGGTCAATAACAAGTTTGTATTGGATAAAGAGTTTGAGTTCAATATCGGAACTAAAGAGCAGTATCCATACCATGTAGATTATGATATCATACTTAGAAGAGATAAGTTGCCTAATGGTAGATACGTATATAACGCTAAGTATGATATAGACAACAGAAACCAGCTATCAGATATAGTAAACCCATATCTTCCAGCTATAGGAGTTATGAATATAGATGGGGATGCTATGGTTACTATCAAGACCAAGATCAGACAGTATAAGCATACACAGATCTTTAAGAAGATTATAGTCAATAACCCTCTTGAAAACAAAGTATTGAACTTTACTTTTGAAGATCAGTTGGCTGCATTCTATGTAGAAGTGAATGAAGCTGGTGTATCCCATTATCTCAAGCCAGTATATGATGGATTGTATGACTTTAGGTCTGACGATGAGTTTATCAACTATCTATACTTAGATGAGAAGAATATAAGACTTACGTTCAACAGAGATTCTTATACTCCTAGACAGAATGCAGATGTAACTATCCATGTTTATACAACTCTTGGCAAGAAGTGTAATATGGAACTGAAAGACTATCAGCTCCTTAAACCATTGAATTCTGAGAGATACTCATATAACGGCATGTTTGTTATGCTGCAGAATGTATCCGATTCTCAGTTTGGTGCAGATAAACTATCTCTTGAAGAGCTAAAGATTGCTATTCCTAGAGAAGCATTGTCTAGAGGATCTGTTACAACGTATACAGATCTTAACAACGCATTCAATGTTATTCAGTCAGATGATTGTAAAATGTACTTCTTAGAGAAAGTACACAATCAAGTAGAACGTCTATACTTCTCATATCTTCTTCTTAGAGAAGGGAAGAATATCATTCCTACTAATACTATCACTGCTAGAATAACAAGAGGAATATTTTATGGTATTAATAAGAATACGTTTACTATCAAACCAGGATCTGCATACTATATAGATCCAGACACATATGAAGTCAATGGTGTAATAAGCCCATCTAAGACAGATATAGAAGAGATGGACAGGAAGTCTTTCCTATATATGAATCCATATCTTACTGTGGTTAACAAATCCCCATTCTATGTATCATATTATATGACTCTGATGAACTATACTAGAGAGCTCTTCTTCGAGTATATCAACAATGACTCTGTTCTTCAGTTTATAAGTGTGAACTTCTATATGCATAGGGATTTCTTCACAGATCCAGATACATACAAGCTTGAAGTCATAGCAACTCAGAATATCAATACAGATTTCCAGATCTTAACTTATAATGCATCTGGTGCTCTTGAAGAATGTAAGTTTAAGATGATTGCTGTGATCTACTCTCTCAATGCAGAGGGAGAAGAGATACCAGTAAGATATATAGATGGAGAACTAGAAGACTTCTCTGAAGATAAGTATGAATACCATATGATCTTCAAGTTTAAGACAAATGATCAGATATCTGCTAGAGGTACATTCCTTAACATTGTATCTGGTATGAAAGCAGTTAAGACTGGTAGGGATACAGAGTACAATATAGCTCCATCAGTAAAGATGAGATTGTTCTATCTTGTTAAACTCGATACCCCTCCTGCTAAGGGAAGGGTATATGGTTTGAATGAGACACAGAATCTTGATGATATAATCCCAGATCTAGATGCATATACTCTCACTAACGTATATGCTGCTGGTACTGGTGGGATGGATGTATTCTATGACTACTCCGATATACAGAACTCTTATATTAATCTAGAAAGAGTTCCTACTGGCTTTGATTTCACTATCCATAAGATGCCTGTAGTTAGATATACTTACTTGAGTAGAGAGTCTAGATTCAGATATCTCTTCAAGCAGATTGATAAGAGAAGAAGATATATAGAGAAGATGCTCTTATTGTTAGAGAACTCCTTTGGTATTGATTATAAGTTCTTCAATACTTATGGTAAGTCTACAATGTACAACATCGAGAATACCGAGAATATCGATAGAATCAACCTTAAACTTGAGTTTGAGATCAAGTTCCAGGTTGCTAGTGAGCATGTATACATTCCTGCTATTACTAACTCCATTAAGGAATACATAGAGGATATGAATAATCTGGTTGATCTCCATATGCCTAACCTGATTACTTATATCACCAACCTCTATAGAGAACAGCTTGTGTATATCAAGTTCATTAGACTTAATGAGTATCAGTCTCTTTATCAGTCCATCTATAAGAATCCGAAGATAGATGAGAACTACTTTGTTGAGACACAGACAGTACCAGAGTTTATCAATGTAAATACCAGATTGAATGATACTCCAGAGATAAACTTCAAGATAGTATCATAAGAGAGGAAAGATACAATGTCATATTTTGAAAGTGTATCCAAAGACCCAATCCCATTAACAGAATCTGCTAAAATGGTTATGATGAATCTGCTTATGGTTCTTGGCAATACATACAATCCATACTTCAATGCTAAGAAGAACTATATCAATATAAAAGATACGTTTAAGAAGCAATATAAGTATAGCAAAGAAGTACAAGAGATGCTTAAGAAAGCACTTGTATCTGCGTGTGCTAAGGGAGACTATCAACCTATAGATTACTCTCAGCTTACAAAGTTTATTAGATACGATCTTGATGTGGATATAATCAGAAGAACTATGAACAATATCTTCCTAGACGTGAGTAGAAAAGTAACTCATGAAGAAGTATTTGCTATTCTTCTAAAGTCTATGACGTTTTATAACACATCAATGGTAGATAGAATGTCTAAGCTACAACTTCCAGTATTTGTAGATGGAAGATATTGCTGTATTATTAGTTTTGATGAGAAAGATATACATCAGGTAATAGTACTAGCCTCGAAGAATATGTATGATATCAAAGAACCTATCAAATTCATTAGAGTAGATACAGATACAAACTTTGACAAGTCCTTGTTTATGATATAAGATCAATCCCATACATGAACTACTCATGTATGGGAATTTTAGTATATAAATCCATCTAAAGTTGTATACTATAGTAATGATGTAGTGTCCATAATACATCAAACTCCTTTTAAACTATTAGGCCATTCCAGCAGGAGTGGCCTAATGGATATATTGAATCTATCCTACATATTTTTTATATGAAAGGTAAGGTGTTTCACCCAAATGGATAACAATCAGAAGGTATCTTACACAAGCATTATAGAAGTAAAGAAGTTTATCATACATCAAATCACATCGTCTAAGGATATGTGTATAAAATATAAAGTTAGAGTAGATTTTCTCAACAACTATCATTCGGAGAATTACGTCAGAATGATAGTAGGTAGAACTAAGAGAAGCAGAGAGGATCTTCATAAACTTGCTACTGAGTTTATTGTAGATATAAACAGTTGGATCTACAGCAAACTGAGCAATATGAGTGCAAGTGAGTTAGTAGAAATTGTCAATGAACCAACTTCTTTAGATAAGTTTCTAAAGAAGTTGAAGAAGGTTATAGGGGAGAATGATAAGGATGACATTTTTTTACAAAAATGCAGTTAATGTGTTTACCGATGCGTCTGTGGCTACTATTCAAGATCAAAAGGGCAGTGACATTTTCGTCACTGCCCCTGGTTTTGTCACTGTCATAGATGGGAATGTTGTTAATCGTAGTGTAGAAGTCTTACATGGTGCTACAAACAACTATGGGGAACTGTATGCTATACTAATGGCAACTAAAGAGTTAGCAAACTACAAGAATACCGATTACTTTCTGAATATCTTTTCAGATTCAAAGATCTCTATATCTGCATTGATAGATTGGATTTTTGCTTGGTATGTAAGGAGTGATAGAAGATTAAGATCTAATTCAGGCGCTTATGTAGCTAATCAAGAGTTGATACTAAACACAGTTCAGTCTATTATCAAAGGAGGAGTACATATATCACTATATCACATCAAAGGTCATTGCAATCCTAGTAATGTAGATCAGATGAATGTATTTAGGAATACTTTCTTAAAGAATGATCCTAAAGGATTAGCTGGTAACGTACCTGATGAGATATTGTATGATATGTGTACGTATAACAACGTCATAGACAATATGACACGAGAAGTATTACATAAGACCCTATCTTCTGGATATAATCCAGATCAGTATGTGATACCAGAATCTTGGCCAATGTACTGGTATCCGAATAAAGAGTCACTAGAGTATTACAGGTATCTCATAACAAGATAAGAAGTTGCATACTATAAATTTGGAAATGGAAAAAGAAAGCAAGGTGTGTTGTATGAGTATGATTCCATCGGGATACTCTATAATGGAAAGAGTAGAACCGATAGAGAAGAACGATGTCATTGGATATGATGACATGCAAGGAAATTCATACGTTGGTATCAAACCAGACTTTGAGAAAGAAGGATGGGTAAATGATCTGATTGAACAGGTTGGTTTGGAAGAATTATGTAAAGAATTCCCATATGTGCATCTCAAAGTCGATAAGAAGACTAGGTTATTGGTACCAGTAGATGGAAAGAGTCAGTATGCTAAGATTACTAATCTATTTCATATACTGTATCATATGAGAAAGGATGAAGAACTAAAGAAGCAACAACAGCAGCAAACTGTAGTACAACCTGTATTTGTACCACAATATTCCCAAAATAATGGAAATCCGTTTATGAGCGGTTTTATAGACATGGTGAGTAGGTGCATACAGGAATATGCTTTTAGCATGGATTTCGAGAAAAGTGATGATCAGATTCCCTCGATAGCGCCTGAATGGGAGAAGGCATATCATAGAGAAGAAGAGCCTGTGGTTTTTCACAAGACTTCTCCAGCAGAAGCTTTCCTTGAAACAGAGGAGGATATCAAGAACAAATACGCATTAAAGAATGTGGATGCTAATATGCTGCCAGAAGGTGGTCTTGAAAATGTCAATGCACAGAAATGGCATCCCAACCAGAATAGATATGTCTCTCAGAATCCATTCCAACAGTCTGGTATAAATCCATCTATGGCATATCCTAACCCATATGTGTATAATCCAAACTATGGGAATCCTATGATGGGAATGCAGTCATCTTATCTTCCACAGTATAAGAGTCAGATGAACCCATCATGGCCACAGATTGATACTCAGTTTCCAGGAGTGTTTGGAGATGCTAATGCTAGAATGGTAGATGATCTTAGTAGATCATCTACAGAAGCTGCTAGTATTAATCAACAAGCAAGAGCGAACAATCCATCTATGCTAGAGCCTACTACAATAGACTTTAGCAATCCAGAGTCTGTTGCTAATATGATGGTGAGAAGTGGTCAGTTTGCGAATCCTATGGTAAACAACATGGCCAATCCAAATATATCATATGGACCAACAACTCCACAACCATATGGATTGAATAATCCATATAGATCCATATACAACTCTGGGTATGGTGGATATACTCCCATGGGATATGGATATTATAATGGCGGGTTTTCTGATTTGAGTTTCATGGAACCAACAGAGGAAGATCTCAAAGAGAAAAAGACTGCTAGAGCTAATGTAGTTAGAGGTGAGGTTAGAGAAGAGAAGAAACAAGCTATTCAGAAGAAACCAAAGTCTATCAAGGTTACTGTAGTAAGAGAATATGTATCAGAAGAAGAACCAAAGCAGAATCCTTCAAACGAGAAGAAGGAAGAAAGAGAGAATAAGTGGTTCTCCGAAGAATATGAAAAGAAGGTAAACAAGCTAGCAGATGAGATAGCTGTCTATGATGAAGCAAGAGCATTATGCTTAGTAGGATCATTAGAAGATCTAAACAGAAACGATTTTAAGATATATTTCAATCTTACTCTAGAGAAGTTGAAGTGGTATAGAGCCCAAGAACAGATTCATCCAGATATAGATTATAGAGTTCCATTTAGATATAGGGAACTACCGAAGAAGTTACCAGATAAGGAAACTGGTAAGATGGTCTATATCTCGTATAAAGCGCCATTCAAGAAGACGTTTATGTTTAAGGGCAAGCCAATACCATTCTACGATTTTGATAGAGGATGTGATCCATCTGATGAAGAATGGACAGAGTTCTATCGTCAAGCGGAGTATGAGAGAGATATGGAATTAGCAGCAGCAAAAGCAGAAGCTGCAAAGAAGTATTTTGAAGAACAGGATCAGCAGGATACATATAATCCATGGGATCCAATGTCTGTAAGAATGTATGAATACAGGCAACAACAGAAAAGACAACAGCAACAGTATGATATCTTCCGAACAGCATTAGGAGGAAGAGTAACAGATGAAGAATTTGATAAGTGGTGGTATGGAAACACTACTAGCATGAGAAATGGCAATCCAACTCAGCAGGATATTGCCGAAACGAAGAGAAGATGGCGAGATCAGATGTATATGAATCACATGTATAAACTCAATACAGCAACTCCAGTAGACCCAGCAGTGGTCTCTGATAGATTTACTGCAGGAGTGAATGCAGCTATACGAGACTTTGATCATGGGGTAATGGATAACTGTACCAATGTAAAAGACTTCTTCGATAACTTAGGGTATCTCAATGTGAGAATCTCTGAGCAGAATATCGAGAAGCAAAGAAGAGAATCTATGGATCAAACCATAAGCAGATCAGCATATGAGAATTCTCTACATCGATTCGTCAATACAGAAAGACCAGGATATCCTATAGAGAGATTCCTGGGAGGAGTTAGTGGATATCAACAACTAAACCCTAGTTATGGTATGCCACCAAATTATATCGATTTTAGAAGCTCAGCGCATTATGAGCAAGCAAAGCGCGATTTCATGAACTATTGCGCTACATCCACGGGAACTGTTCCACTAAAACCAATCTATGATTAAAGCAAGGAGTCTATTATGAACGTAAAAGAACGTAATAGCTTCTTAGCACAGAGTCTAGATGCTCTAAGGTTTGTTGGAAAGAAAGATGGTAATAAGAGCTCTGTATTAGATATAGCGAAACTAGAAGTGGATTGGCATAAGATGCACAAACCTCCTATAGAATCCTATATACCGATCTATGGGTTAAACGACTTATGGGAAATAACCAATGACGTTAAACTCATGAACCGACCAGATAGAAGAGTTAGATATATGGATGATCTCTTAAAGAGATTTGATATATGCTTTCTCAACGCTGGTACTAATAGAAGAGTCTATTATCATCGAGCAGACCCATTTATAGTCTTCAAAGTAGGTTCTGATCAAGTTGGAAGGTCTGATAATACATCAGAATTCCACGTACAGAATAATATCTTTCCATTCTGCACTAGAACGTATAGTGCTCTTCCTAATGGAATGATAGCTCTAGCCGAAAGGGTAGAGATCATGACTGAGAGAGACTATAAAACCAAATGGGCAAGTGAGGTATTTGATCTCATTCTAGCAATAGCATCTAAGGGATTCATTATGGAAGACGTAGGAGGAAACTTCTATAAGAATCTAGGTATACGTATAGGATTTGGTCCAGTATTTGCAGACTATCCATACGTATATAGAATAGACCTTAGAAAGACTCTATGTAGTTATATCAATCCCATTACAGGAGAGAAGTGTAATGGTGAGTTAGATTATGACTATAAGAAGGGTATGTCAGAGATTGTGTGCGATACATGTGGAACACGATTCTCAGCAAAGCATTTGGCGTTTGATGCCAAGGAAGATCGAATTGAAACTCGAAAGGGGAAGTACACCATGTCTAACAATTTCAAAGTCTCTGTCGTTCGTGGAAACGATACGGTACTCCGCACTTACAATGAATCAGAAGCAGCATCCATCCAGAACTTTTCGGATGTAGTACGAGTAACAAGAAGAGTACCAGAACCTATGCGTCCTAACGAGATTGTAGTAACTCCTCGTCGTACTAATCAGCAGAGGACTCAGCAAGTACAATCTTCGTTCAGGACTTCTGTGCATAGGGGAAACAATCGACAGGAGTTTGGAAGAAGAAATGATAGCTATCAAGAGAATGGAAGTTATCAGCGCAGATCCTCTAATCCCCCGAAAGAGGAGATCATTCCAGATATTGAAGCGTTCCTTTATGAGATGCATCAGAAGCATGGTAAGGGAACAGCAATCTATCTTGCACGTAGACTAGGAGTATATTATCAGGATCCTAACGAGAAGAGACATACTGCAGATATCGAGGCTACTGTAAGAGTAGAAGCAGATACACCTGAGTATATTACTCCAACTAAGCAGGAGAAACGTACAACAGCAAAAGTAGTTTCTTCTAATAGTGAGGATACTCTTATGCAGGAGATTGCACAGTCTGGTACTACTCAAGAGGAAGCCATGATTCCTATGAAACCAAAGACTGCTGCAGAGTTAGCAGCTATGGATAAGGAATCTCGTAATGAGAATGTAGTTATGGGATTCCCAGGAGAACCTCTTGTTGATACTATGAGAGTAGAACAGAAAGCTCCTCTTATTGCAAAGGCAATAGAGAATAGATTTGATCACAAGATCACTCGTGAGAATGGAACTGCAGACGCAGAACTTATGCGTCAACTTGAGAAAGATATTGCAGAGTTCCTTGAGAATAATCTTGAGATGAATCAACTCTATCGAGATGGACTTGATGGTCTTGAAGTAAAGGTTAACTCTCTTCTTGATCATATGAATAAGGTGTGCTTCCTTGTTAAGGTAGAGATGCATAAGTCTTCTCTGCTTGATGTAACCCTGTATCCAAGTGAAGGAGAAGAAGATAGGCACGATTATGAAGACAAGGAATATGAGAACTATCTTGCCAAAGCAGCTGCAGAAGAAGATGAAGAGGTTTTGAAAGATGAGGATATTCAGGAGGATGAGGTAGGTATGGATCATGACGTATCAAATATCATAGAGTTCTTTGAGGAACGTATCAAGCAGTATTCTATGGATAAGTATATGGTTGATATCAAGGAACTTCCTCCTGAAGAGGCTATCAATAAACTCTCTCGCAAACTTCTCTCTGATGCGGTAGATCAGAAAAACTATCCGTTTGCTCTGGCGCATGAAGAAGCAAAGAAGTTTGCAGCCAAATATCTTGGATATGAGGGTAAGTCTATCGAAGATACATCTGCAGCAAGTCAGTTGTAAAGAGGTGAATATGGATGGAGAATAGATTCCTAAGAGGGAGGTTATATGCAAGCAATGATCCAGGAGCTATACCTGATGCAATGACTTCTGGCTATACTGTAATAGCATTGGTTGATGTGGGTAGTTCTATGAACTACCCCAACTGTGCTATTATGAGTAGCTTGTTACCGCCACCTGATGCTATATCAGATATACTGAACGGAAATGTTCCCATGGGGATTCAGAGATACATAAACTATCTTATGGATCCTGCAAGAGAAGATACTGTTGTCTGCCTATTAGCTGCATTATATCAGAAGCCTACAAACTTTTTGTTGTATGCAGACTATGAAGCTGATAATGAATTCCATATACTCTCTACTCTATCTAACTTCTTAGGAAATGCATTTGGTATAATAGTAGGTCAGTATAAGGTTACTCCTGCTGGATCTATTGCATGCCCAGCTCATGATTATACTATAGCAGATCTGTTATATGTGAATCACTATATCTCTGTACAAGAGTATGCTATGATGATTCCTCCAGATGCGGTACCATCAGCAAGAGCATGTTCTGAGATCTTGAGACATATTAACTATGGATTCAACTCTATGGAAGATTGTGTAAGAGCATGTTTAGGAATGCTCAATGATGTAAGAACAGAAATTACTACAGGAAAGCAATCTCCTGTATTAATGGCAACTCCTGTTCTATCTAAGGATGCTCTAGTAGAGTTACAGCAGCGTAGATCTCAATATGTAGCAATGGGTAAGCCTCAAGGATAAGAAGATAAGGAATGGGTCTAATCCCATTCCTTTCTTTTTTTTGTTATCATGTAATATCTATAAGACAGCCAGGTAAAGTTCTCTATCTAATAGGATAGATGAAGCATATATTATATTAGGGAGGAATTATCCATGTCTAATAAGATTCGTACTCTTCCTCATTCTGGTTTTAACAAGAAGCCTAAGTATAAAAAGAAACAGACCAATCGTTCTCAGTCACAGAATCCCACCAATCAGAATAGAAGACCTATTCCTAATGGATCTCTTGTAGAACCCACAGAGAAGTATCAGAAGACAATCGATTATATCTACAAGAAAGGATTCTTTGTTACGGCGGCATATGGTAATAAAGTCCGTGTTCATCAGATCAAAGAGTTTAGAGTAGATGGAAGAGATGTTCCTGTGCTTATTGTAGACTTTGAGTATAGGAATAATAAGCAAGAGATGGTTCGTCGTAAGAAAGTATATCGTATCGTTAGATACAACGATAAAGAGATTGTTGGTATGGAGTCAAGAAATACCAATACTCAGGTATATAACAGAGTTAATGTAAAGATTCCCGAGAGAACTCAAGAACCTAGGCTTATTCGTAAACCTCATAACACCAATAGGTATAGGAATTGGAACAATTCCGAGTCTTAAAGATTTTTTCGATTACACACTATAGATATGATATAAGGAGAGGTATAGACACAGGACAGGCGGTCGTCAACACGGCCGCTTGTCTCTGCGTGTCTATGACATTAGTCTATACCTCTCCCCTATTATTTTTGGTGTTGATGTCTCATATAGCCATGCTCCAGAGTTCCGAGAGGAACCTCGTCTTGGTCGGTGCCACCAATTATAATAGGTAAGTGTCAACATGCCATACGGCATGCAACTGAGGGGTACCTACGGTTAAATCGCGTAGCTTATTTCGAAAGGTAGTCGCATGGTATGTATAAAAATCTAAAATAAAACGATTGGGAGGGCCGGCCTACTGGGGGTACTATGGTTAGTTCAATAGAGGGGAAACTCTTTATTGAACACATAGCATCCTCAGGGCTGGCCCTCCCACCACGGTGTTCCAAGGGATTTTATAGGGGTTTTTTGTAATGAAACTCACGTTTGTAGATCCTACTATGGATCAAAGGTTATTAGATTGGGCAAGTAGTAAGAGCATCTCAGGATGTTGTTCTATATATAGATTCTATACGATCTATATGTATGGCAAGTCTTTGGATAACCTTATACCATCTAATGATTGCATGCAGATCTTGAAGAAGTGTGGATTTGGCGACTCTAACACTATAGAGTTCGATCAGAGATATGCTGCTGAACTGTTATGTGATCCCATGAAGTTCGTGGATTTAGTAACAATTCTCTTATCCTTACAGAGGGATCAAGAGACTATTATCATATCAAACTATCTCCATCCATATGCAATGCCTATAGTGGAGAGTTTGATAAAGTTTATTCAAGAGAGATACTCTATACAGTCTTATGTAGTCAATGATTGTATGGATATCAATGACTTGAAAGTATCTGAGTTTGATACTGAGTATGGATATGAAAACTTTGTATCTGATATAGACAGATTTCATACCCAGTATCCAAACAATGGTGTTACAACCGTATTTGATATCTAGAAGAGAAAGGAGGTTATCTCTTTGGAACTTCTAAGCAAGTTATATGAGAAGAATTCATATGTAGCACCATATGAATATCTCATAAACGCGACTATTCGCGAATATGATATGGAGAAAGCCAACATTAGTATCTTAGCTGATGAAGGATTGATTTCCAAATCACAATACGATTACTACGCTGCTCTACCTAAGCGGCAAAGGGAGGTAGAAGTGGGGATCCTTCAAAGGGATAACCCTTCTATTCTTAGTGGGTTAAAGCGAGGCTTTGTTAGGGCTCGGGAGAAATTCTTTCGAGTTAATGCTATTAGAGACTCTAGTCTTCTCTATATAGACAAAGATTCCATAACGACCATTGAACAGGCAAGAACTTATTTCGGGGTAGGTACTATGCAAACCCGATTAAGTAACTATATTAATTTCAGACTAAAGAATGAATATACTAGCTTCTATAGGGTCTTTCTTATCGATTTTCTCTATTTTAACGATGGTAATACTGAATCATTTCGGATTAAGAATGCAAATGAAAGAGTACCACTAAAGCATATGCATTATATGATGGATCTGTTATTAAGCATAGCTTATAGTGGACAGAGCAGTCGCGTGCTAGATACGCTGCAGATGATAAAGCACGCATACTGTTCGTATACTAGTGGCGAACTCAGCCCAAATTTCTACCGTGAATTTAATCAGAAATCACAATTCAAGTTGAAGTCTAATAGTACTGCATTTCAGTATTATAGTGACGTATTGATAGATGATCTAGATCTAATAGACAATACGTTCAATGCTGATGTGATAAGGCTATTTTATAGATACTACATGAATGAGTACTTTAAGGGAAACAGATAGCTGATAGGTATAGAACCTATCAGCTATATTTTTTTTAGTAGAGCTTTATCTGGTTTTGACCATCTGCAATGATGTAATCATCAAGAAGATAGTTAGTTGGAGGGGTAAAGTTACTCTTCCATAGCACTACATCTTTCAGTATAACAAAGTCATTTATCTCGAAATTATGAGGGATACCGCCATCTCCTATACCCATATATCTGAACGAGAACATAGGATAGGTTTCTCCATCAATGCTAGTACTACTCATATCATATTGAGCACAAAGTTTCCCATCTAGAAATAGCATAGCATTTGGATAATCAAGTATTAATGCTACATAAGTCCACTTGTTAGCTTGAGGAAGGATAGTATCTGAGTGCATATTGTAGTGGGTATTGTTTATTCTTACCCCATAATGTGATCCATCATATAAGTCTAGACTTTGTATAGTATATCTATACCCACTTGCATTAAGAATAATATTATAGCTACCACTAGTTACAAGATTATACCAGAACGCTATACTAAACTTCTTACCAGCCTGAAGTTTGATTATATCATTATAAGAATAATTTGGAAATAAGTTTATAACCCCATTATTAGACCTCAAGACATGAGTCCAACTACTTATGGGGGGGGGGGCAGTTGATTCTGATATAGGAATAGAAGTAAATCCATTGTTAGTTATATCGGTCCGATAGCGGTTATCTATACCTCCAGCTTTAGCCCGTATATTTACCAACTTCTTCAAGTTTTTGTTCATTTTGTCCATCCTTTTATATAAAAATCAGGCTCTATCCATAACACGGATAGAGCCATTCTTTAATTCTCTATTACTTTAATATCAACTTAATTGCCAAGGATTTGTTCCCATTCTTATAAGCAGAGATCATATACAGTGGTCGGTTGTATATCCCAGGAATCATCTGCTCATTAAATCTATCCTCAGCAGTGACAGCGAGTTCGTCAGATCTGAATCTTACGCTATATTCATCTTCGTTGACACTTATATCTTCTATATCATTGATATGAAAAGATCCATTCAATAATGCAAAGATTGCTGCGTCTTCTGATGCATTACAAACTTTTTGCTCACTGGTAGAGGATAATTTATCATGAAAATCTAAAAGATTCATAAATTATCTATCCTCCCATGAGTGCATCCTCAACATTCTCGTTTTCTTTCTTTTGTTGGGCACTCTTACTCTTCATTTCTTTTGTTACTACATACCAGAGATAATGGAGGAAGCCAATGTCATATTGCATGGCTTCTCCATATGTCATTCTAGCCCTACCACCTGTATTATCGCAGATCATCTTTACTCTGGAATATAAGCTGCTGCGGTCGGTAATTGGGCACGTGTAAAAAGGATGTTGAGTGGATTGGAAGGTCTAGCAGGAATAATCTCTCCACAAGTGGGACACTTAGTTGCAGGAATAGCATAAGTGATCTTATCTTGAGCAAACTTAGTTGCAATCTTTGCTGCTTCTGTACTTACTATAGCGCGCTCATCTGGAGTAAAGGTTTTGAATACAGTTTCAATACCACGTACTTTACGCATAGTAGCCTTAGACAGAGAGTTGTCTTTATCCTTGTCATTGTCGAAATCAATCGGAGACAGTGTCTTAGAAGCCTTATCAATAAGATAGATAGTATCGATATTAGGAAGGATAGATACGATAGAACGATACTTATTAGCGAACTCATCGCTCAATGATGCAGGTTCAAAGAGGTTAGAATAGATAGATGCAGAGATGAATCCTACAGCATATCTATCATTGATTACACGAGGATGAGACTTATAGAACTGAGAATCTACAGCCTCAGATGCCTGGATCTTATGGAAGCGCTCTTTAACTTTATCATTCGGGAATACAACCATATCCATGATATCCTTCTTCTCAAGGAAGAGTTTCTTACACTTGGGATTAGGACACTCATAAGTGATATAGTTTGTATCCTTGAAGTTTACTGCATGGATAGCAAAGAGCAGTCCATCGATATCAAAGTCACTGATCTGACGAAGCCATACTTCAAATGACGGCTTATTAGCATTGGTGATATGACGATAGATAGTAGCAAAGATCTTCTTCAGACCAGCAACAGTTTCAAAGCTAGTAGTCTGAGGATTGAGATTGATAATCTCCTCACCAGAGAATGTACTCATCTCAATATTCTTACCAGAGTACTGAAGAGGCCATGTAAGAGTAATATTAGACTTACGAGACTCAGAGGTTACTACAAGAGCTCTATTCAACTTGATAGGCTTTGTAGATACAGTGAATCCTTCAAGATCATCACTCTTCTCAAGCTGAAGTTTCTCTACGAGATCATCACGATACTCCTTGATAATCTCTTTAACCTCTTCTTCCGAGAGTTCATCTACTCCAGTGAGATCTTCTATAGTATCGTCTTCATCAGTAAGAACGAGACTATCATCATCGTCTACTGGTTTCTTAGCAGAAGAAGTATCTGTAGATGAAGAACTCATAGTAGTATCTTCCTCTACATCATCAGGATCATTGATAGAGATATCAGGCACCACAGAAGAAGGGCCCTTATTAGTACCAATGGTTACAATATCATCATCAAGGCTAAGATCATCATCATCTTTAGTAGTGATAGAATCAATAGCCTTCTCGGCATCTCTAGATCCACGAGGACGAGTATTTACCTTAGTCTCTTCAATGCCGAAGTAGTCATTATCGACACCACTTTTGGTGTCTTTAGCAACCTGGAAGAGGATGTATCCCTTACGTTCGAACTCAGTAGCATCATCGAAACGTGGATCAGTATCCATCATCTCGTTGATCTTCTTAATATGCTCTCGAACTGTCTTACTACTCTTAGCCCGCTTCTCAAGCTGAGCATATTTGGTAGTAATATAAGCCTCTTTAGCTTCATTGATACGTCCACCAGGAGCATTCATCTCCTTCTTGGTACGTTCAATACCTTTGTCTGCGAGTTCATATAAGTTATCGAGGTTCTTCCTGATGGGATCCACTTTCTTCTTCGGAGGATTCTTAGCAATATCTTTAATATCAATTGCTTCGCTGTACTCCTCCTTTCCATCTCCAGTAGGATGAACTACATGATGAGTTTCCTCTTTCTTCTCCTCTACTGGCTCTGGTTCTCCCTTAATAACTTCTACTTCTCCTGCATCAATAGATACACTCTTCGGAGTAGCTTTGGGCTTCTTTTCTTCCTTCTTAACCTCTGTATCATCTGTCTCTTCTACACCGAGATCTGCAAGAGAAATCTTCTTTTCTTTCTTGCTCATATGAAAACCTCCTAAGTAGGTTATTTTTTCTTTTTACTAACCCTAACCTGTTTTATCTTTTGAAATCCTTTGCCTTTAAGTTTCTTTCGTTCATTGATCCTTGGTTTCGCTGCTTCTAATCCTCTATCAAGAAGATCTTCCATAGCTCCACTATCTAATTTCCCATTGAAATCAGTAGAGCCTTTAGTACCAGTAATACCTCTAGTTGATATAAGTCCAGGAGCTTTACCTTGCTTAAGGATTTCATTCATAGAGATCTCTCCGACTTTCTTTTGATGAGATAACTCATCATCAGAGAATCGAATCATTGTATTTTCATCGAAGTCATCTTCGCTTATATACTTTTTTGTGGTAGGGTTGTCTTTTAGTTTAACCCATATATGCAAAGCATATCACTCCTCACTCAGATATGTAAGCTGACTAGATTCTTTATTGTATGCTAGTTCAAATATGTTACCTCTAACAGCTATACGTATAATCAAACAATTAGTTTCTGTTGGACTCATATAGCATTTTACTTGAACTGGCAGCAACTCTGGTACATATGTAGCTACTTGTTCTTCTATATCCATTTGGAGCATATTTATCTCATTATCAAAAGCGAATCTATATCTACCTTTGATATCTACACCCATATCGGGTATATCAGGTATGCATCCCTTTCGCATAACAATGAGTTTAGCAAGTATTATAATAGCAGAGTTCATAACCCCAGGTTTGATGACACTTAGGTCGACCATTTTAGGCTTGCCAAGATCATCCAACTCTAACAGATATTCCCTTATATTATCTTTACTATCTACTGGTAACCCACTCATAGAATCACCCCACTCTCTTATCTTTAAGTCGCATAAGTGAATTTTCAACTATGTGGCACATCTTAATAATTTAGTTTAACGTGAGGAGGTCAAATTATGAAGTTCAGCTTTAATGATTATGACGATACTGCAGATACCAAACAACCTACAAAAGAGGCTATGGGATTAGCTTCTATGAATCCAGTTATTGGTGTTTCTGGACAAGGTTGTATGCTTGTAAACGTAATGAATCACGATAAAGATCTCGAATTAGGATGGAAAGATTATAAAGCGGTATGTAGATCTATGGATCCAAATGATGATCTATATGGTATAGATCAGAATGGAAGAATCTTAGCGAAGCATAAACATGATGTTATGGATTCTCCTGACATAGTAACAGAATGCTATATTATCAAAACTCCAGATGTAGATAAGGTTATGAGTAGTATAGAAGAGGAGGCATCTCTTCCATATGAAGACAGACCAGTACATCAGTACGATTATATCTATGAATCATTTACTGGGAAGAAGCTGTTGTCAGAATCTCAGTTAGATCTAGATCCTCTTCTTGAGAAAGTAGAACTAGATAAGATGAGTGGAGTTATGTCTGGGGAAAGTAGTAATACTGATAAGCTTAGTGGTCCTGCTGCTAATAACAAACCAGAAGGAACTGACTATATTCCAGATGTGTATAATCTGAATGGTATGGTAGAGAACTCTCTTCTAGATATAGATCCATATAATATCTTAGAAGCAATAGATAGGGTACAGACAGTAGAACCATATGAGAAAGAAAATATAGAGAATACAATAGATGAATCTACTTTCCATTTTGATGAAGGTTCAGTTCAAGAAGATATACAACCACTAGATGATAATGAACTAAAGGCTATTACAGAAGACCTTGATACTCTTCAAGAAACTAAGAATAACATTGATAAGTTCTTTAATAATAACAGAAACCCAAAGAAACCTGGATCATTCTCATTTGACGACAATCCAGATCTAGATGAGTTAGAGCCAAAGTATGATGAACCTATAATTCCTCCTACTCAAGAGAGATTCTCTTTTAAAGATCTATAAGAAGGAGAGTTCATATGAGATTTGAGAAAGTAGAATATGATCAGACTCCAGAAGAGTTGGAAAAACGATTTAAAGACATGATAGAGAGGTTTATAGCACAACGAGGCTCTACTCCAGCTCTTACGCATAATGAGATACAAGTATGGCAACAACAGAATGCAGATGCCATTATTATGAAAGCTTCATACGATTCTGAAAAGAAGTTAGACTATGATTGGGATATATGGTGTGCTATGGACTATGATGACAAAGTAGGTTCTGACACCATGGCTATTAAGCTATATGGAATGGATAATAGCACCATATATAATGGGTTTAAGACTATCTTTCTTAGAAAGACTTCTCAGAATCCTAGCTCATATGATCCATCGTTAGTATTGTATAGCCAACAGAATAATATACTCAAAGATATGATTCAAGGAGTTAAATCTGATAGTGCTATACCGTATCAGATATCAGAAGCATATGAGATGGAAGATAATACAACTATAGCAAATCTCAACAAACAAGCATTTGATGCCATGAGGCAAAGTGGATATGCTATAGTAACTGCTGGAGCTAACTCTATAGAAGAGTTGAATAAGCAGTACTACAACTATCAATCCATGAGCAGAGATAAGAGAAGTAAAGCAGATACATACTCTCTTCAGATATATGGAATGGATAACGAACAGCACTACAAAGAACAGTTCGTTAGATTACACAATCCAGACTTTGCTGTAGATACTCCTCCATCTACTATAGATTATCAACCAACAGATGAATCATCTAATTTATTCTCTTTAAATGCTATATTAGATCATATCCATGATACAGATGATCTAATAGAAGCAGCTACTATGGCTGATATAGTTAAGAGGGATATCAAACCATCTACTATAGTAGAAGAAACTCTTCTTAAAGTAATAGATGATGAGGTAGATAAGAAAGCCAAGAAGTTAGAAGATGAACAACCATTAGGATTTACTCCATACTTCTTCTTACCAGATGAGATAGAAGAGTTAGGAGCTTATTCTGAAGATTCTAATCTATACGGGAAATCTGCTCCTAGTGGAGATATAAGCCCTAATACAAAAGATTGGTTATACAGCTACTATGCTAAAGCATTAGGGTTAAGACCTCCTATGAGGTGGTCCAACTCTAGATGGAGAGGACAAGTAGAACTTCTGTCTAATAGACTTGGAGATCCTAAACTAGATAACAATCTTATCAACTCTACCAAACAATCTCTATTAGAGATAGGATGGAATCCAGAAGTAAAGTATGACCAATCTATAGAGGAATCTATATCTATAGAGACGAATAAGAGATTCTTAGAAAACTTCTCAGAGAGATATCAATTCTTGGATATAACGGAAGCTGCATCTAAGTATGATGAGAAAGTACGTAAAATATCAAAGTCTGATACTCCTATATTGAACTTCTACTTCTTTTCTACTACAGATGACGTAGGAGCTATCACATCTCAAGAAGTTTATATCGGATTGGATATAAATGATGAGTACTTATATCCAATAGTAGATGGATTACTTAGAAGACGAGTAGAGAACTTTGAAGATATAGTAGCTCATACAAACCAAGATACTAATCTTAAAGTGTACTCTATAGGAATGGCTAAGACAGATGCTGATAAGATACAAGATGTAGTTCATAGATATTCTGTAGATCTAGAGTTATCTAAGTACTCTATGATCAATGCTGTTCTAAGAGAACTAGATATACCAATGATCATAGAGAATGAGAAACTCTTCTGTGCATATATCTTGGATATGATAGTATTCTTGGCAGATAATCCAGGTGCTATACTAGAACCAATATCAATGGAAGAGATATCCTCTAAGCATATAAGAAGAAGAAGTCTAAGACATGTATACCTAACTTACTCTGGTAAGGCAGATGAGTATACTATCAACCCAGATAATAGACAACACTTCTTTGGTAAGTTTGTTAAATATTCTATAGCAGAAGACTGTAATCCATGTTCTTCTATAAAAGTAACTAAGCTTCTTCAAGAAGTAACTACTCTTCCCATAGAGTTCGATAAAGATGGAAATCTCTTTATCAAGAAAAAAGAAAATATCAACTTTGCAGAAGAGTATGCTAAATGCCATAAGCTCTTAGTTCAGTATTCTAAAGCTAAGGGTTATGAGGCAATGAAATACTATGTTGCTAAGTTATGGTATATGAATATACTCATAGAGAAGAGATTGCATGATAAGAAGAAAAAATATACCAAAGAACAGCTAACCTCTTGGTATAATACTAGAGCCCATATACTATCAGACTTTAAGAAGTATATGGGGGAAATACTAGAGAACGAACCAAACTTTGACTTTGAGAAGTACTACTCTACTACTCCATTTGATAAGAGTACTCTCAAAGTGAGTAATACATTCTTAAGGACAATATGGAATATGCTCAGATCACTGTTAGGATTCTATGTTCCATCAATGCCTAAGAAGTGATAGACAAAAAATAAACCAAGATTCCTGTACAACCTTGGTTTCCAATATTACCTCTTTAAAAGAATCCTCCGAATATGGCAATTTAGATGTTTTCTAGAATCTTTTGCAGATTATATGCATAGATTCTAGCTAGGTTCTTAAATCTTTTGTATATATCACATACGTTTTCATCTGGGTGATGCTCGCAGTGGTATATTGAATTGATTTCATCCTCCATTAGCTTTACTAATGTTGGATCTAGATTATCTTTAACCATTATTCGGAATCTCCTTTCTAAAGATTGAGTAGCTTCTGTACAGGTAGGCTACTCATAGATATAATATATAACTAGAAAAGAGACTATAATATTCCCATACTCTAATGAGTATGGGATATCTACTTATCTTATATAGAACAAAAAATAAACCAAGATTCCTGTACAACCTTGGTTTCCCCATATATGAGAAATCCTCCAAAATGATACAATTAGTAGACCTTCACTTGCTGTAAATTATACGCAAGTTCTTTGGCCAATCTTCTGTAGCGAGGGTATATGCCGCATACATTCTCATTTGGTCTGCACTCAACAGGGCAAAGTTCGTTGAGTTGATCTTCCATTAGTTTTACTAATTTAGGATCTAAGCCATAAGTGTCATTATGATTGCTCATATAAACGGTTCTCCTTTCTAAAGATTGAGCAGCTTCTGTACAGGTGTAGGCTGCTCATAGATATAATATATAACTAGAAAAGAGACTATAATATTCCCATACTCTAATGAGTATGGGATAAGTTTGTGTTTAAATGTATACTATAAATTTGAAAAGGAGTGATCAATGTGTTTACACCACAGATTATAGGAAAGAGATTCTTTAGAACCAAACCATTATCGCAGAATAGTACTACTATATATCCATATCTATTAACTGTTCTAGACCAAGCTTGTGATGGAGGATACTATTATCGTGGTGCATCTGACCCATACTTTTCCAATGAAGATAAAAAGATGATATCTCAAAGAGAATTGTTTTCTGAGTATAATTCCATACGCCCAAATTACTGTATCAATATCATAACTAGCTCTACTACTAAACTAGAAGGTGTATCTTCTAATGGGGTAACCAGTAAAGAGTATAAACCAAGTGTTATAATTTTTGTGGATCAGATACTACCAAAGAAAGAGATAATCTCCTTAAATCGTCCTTGCAGTGATTTAATTAGAAGAGCATATCTTTTAGTAGATGAAAAAGTTAAAGAACTGGATATGAGAAGTGTAGTAACAGATAACTTTGGAACTACTATGATCATACCTAATGCAAATATGGGGTATAATCAAGATTACTTATGTATTATATATATGGAGGATAAGTCTACCTACTTTAGATTGTATGGATATATAAACTCAGCCCCATTGGAGTTGATCTCGTATATATTGATGAATCATATAGATGATATCAAACCATATGTAGATCCACAGAAGTTTATAAAACAGGGTATGAAAGTAGTAAACAATATTAACAAGATCTTTGGCATAACTTCTATACACAATTGCGAATACAATATATCAGAGGATCTGCAACAAACATCTTCATTCTTATCTCACTTTAAAAGATTCAATCATGATCAATTTAGGAATTTAACTCATATAGATAAATCTGATAAGATAGATTGTGTAGAGAAGCTAATACATATGATAGTAGATCCACATACATCTAGCAGAGCAAAGTATGAACTGAAAGATTGTTTCTTTGTGAGATATAGTGACTTCATCAATGTATCTGAGCTGATAGAGAAGGTTATGGCTAATGGGTTTAGCATAAAATTTTTAAGGTTCCGCAATGCTGATTTGGCAATGGTCTATAGATTAGAAAAAGTGGTAGACGATATGCCTAGACTATTAATGTATACGCATCAACCATGGGAACAAGCTATAGATAATGATGGATCTCTTTCATATGAGGAGATTTGTACTCTATTCGCACACAAACATAATTAATGATATTAGGTACAACACAAAGTACTTAATATAAAGCCGAATGCTGCAGAAAGGCCGCTGCAGTATCTAACAATCTACTAGTGGAGGATTTTATTATGGCAGAAGAAGCAAAGCAGGAGCGTCAGAAAGCAACTCTTCGCATCGACGAGCATGCAGAGTTCGTAGGTCTCGTGGATACTATCTTCACGGATACTACTGAAATCTGCACTCGAATTGGAGATGTGTTCTCTGGTGTATTCCATGACTGGTATGGATCTCGTATCGATATTGGTCAGAATCGTGAGATCATCACATCTCTGTTCTTCGCAGAGCAGCCGCAGAATGTTCCGAATATCGAGAACAAGCTTCTCGCTATTGAGCGCATTGCGTCCAAGAAGGATACTGATAGTGTGATTCGTACTATCAATAGCTTCATTGGTGGAGGAAACAGCAAGCGCTATCAGCTGACTCAGGATGGTAAGGATATCCTTGAGTCTGTTATTCCGCTCCGTGCAAAGAATAACAAGGGCAAGGTTGAGTGGCAGAACCTCACATCTGAAGAGGTTATCCATAACCCGATGAATTATGCTGGTCAGAGCCAGATTGTTTATCGTGTTATCATTGATCTCAATCGTTTCATCCGTCTTCTTTATGGGACGAAGGATGACAATGGTACCGAGTATCAGTACATGGTAAATCTCGGTAATCCGATCAATCCTGTAACGACGTTTGATGGAAAGCTCATCGGCAACAGCTGGCAGGTATTCATTGCTCGTCTGAATGGTAAAGCGACCAATGAGATTCTCAAGAAGTATGGATTTGGTGCATCCAACAATCAGGGTATTGTACGATAATACCAATCCATAACTAGATGGTGGGTATAGGCTATAGAGCCTATACCCATTATTCTATATTTTTTATAAAGGGAGCAATATAGAATGCCTTTCAAGAAAGATGGGAACCTATCATATGAAGTTAACCAAGATGGGATAAATGAAGTGATAGATGAAAAGGGAAGTATGACTCTTATGCTCAGGGAAGTAGCATGGAATGGTAGACAGAGTCATTTAGAGTTACGTAAGTGGGTTGTAGATGTAGACAAAGAACAACCTATGCGGGGAGTATCGTTTATTACAGAGGATGGACCTCATAACTTAGCAGAAGTATTGGTTCAACATGAATATGGTAATACTAAGAATCTGCTGAAACAGCTATCTGCTAGAGATGACTTTGATGAAGCACTTATAGATGTAATAGGTAAGAAGAAAGTAGTGGCTGCTAAGAATACAACAGCAGTAGTTACAGAAGATGATTACTATGATCCGAAGACGTTGATAGCCTAAATAGACTGTGTATCAGACTAGGTAGTAAAATACCTAGTCTGAAAGGTTGTGTGATTTATGGAAAAAGAGATTGTTGGGGACGGACAGGACGAACAGAAGATTCAGTTTGAGCCATGTAAGTATAGAAACACCCAAGAGGAATCCAATCCAGGTAGGGGTAGAGATGGTAAATGTAAATATATGGACAACTATGGGAACTGTATCTTTGAGAACTGCATTTATGATCAAGAAGAGACTCCTCCACATGTAGTAGAATGGCATTATACTTGCGTAGTATGTCATAGACCAGAAGTTATAGATCCTAAGAAGATGAAGATTCATTGGTGTACTAGTTGTATTGCTAGAGCTAATGATGCAGAAGTATTACCGTTTACGTGTAGGTATTGTGGAAGAAGACAGAATCATCCATCTGCTTGGTTCTTATCTAAGGTATGTGATTCTTGTATTCCCAAACTATATGATCCAAACTGTAGACAGTATGGTTGTAAGAACTATGAACCATAATGGATGTGATAAATAATGGACGATAACAACAAAGAGTTCTCTGTATATGATGATGCTACCCATATAGATTACATGATATATGGGCAATTCATCAAATATGATAGACTTGCTATCTTATCTAAGAAAGAACTATCACAGTATCCTAATGATACTATCTATAATATCTATATAGATCTATATCAGATTCTACTCCATCTGTATAGATACTATAGATTCACAAATCCTCTATCTATAACATCATGTGTTATAAACCTTGCTATACACTTTAGGAACTTCTATAAGAAACAGAATATATATACAAACATCTTCCTTATCTACTCATCTAATATGAGCTACAACAATACCAGATTCTGTCCTGAATATAACAACAGGAACGTCTTACTCATTATGAACAATAGAGAACTATCTGATATTGTCAATAAGAATATAGGTCTGTTGTCTACTATAGTACCATATCTACCTAATGTATATCTAAAGGTAGGTACTGTGGAACCTACAGTTATAGCAGCAGATATGATTAATAGATTTGCCGTTAAGGGATTCAATCCACCATCTGTATTTGTGAGTAGCTCTCCATTATCATATCAACTCCCACTATGTGCTCCTAAGACTGTTGTATTCCATAAGAAGAAAGATAGAGACTCTGTTGATACATCATACTCTGTAAACATATTCAATGCCTTAGATATGTATGTAGCAGAAACAAGAAAACTATCAGTACAATCTGTAGGATTGAACCAACAATGGCTAACTGGGTTTATGGTATTAACTGGAGTCCCTAAGAGATCTATAAAGGCTCTTATGAACTATAAATCTGCTATTACTATACTAAAGACTATAGCAGCTGGATATCAGTTGGTAACTCCAGAGATGATATATGAGACTATCTGTAGATCTATGGGTGATAAGATAAATATCACCATGCTAGATATAGCCAATAGATATAATTGTTTAGATCTCAGATATCAGATGCAGATGTATGCTTTGATGCCAGAGGCTAAAGAGACTACATATCTTAAACAGTTAGATGATCCAGATGCTATAAATACGATCAATGGTCAATACTTTAGGGATAATCCTATAATGGTAGACAAGCTATGAGGTATGGGTATAATCCCATACCTCTTCTTTTTTGTAAAAGTATTTTTTTTTTGATCATATACTATAGTAGTGGTAGGTTGGTTCTATATGTATAGGAGGAATAACTATGGATACCATCGATAAGATTAAGAGTGACAGTTTTAAGCACGTCCTTGACCACTTTATGGGTGGCCTTCCAGAGTACGATGATGCTCTGGTATTGTTCAAAGGGGTGCAGATCAATGGGGTCGATCTGTATTCGTTCATCACGAACCCCACGGAGAAGGAGTACAATACTCTTATCGAGTATCTGGATTCCACCATTGCCGAGTTGGACAAGTCGATTACGCTGTATGATAAGGCAGGACTGCATAGGCCGTGCATCAAGTTTGAGCTTGTCAAGTCCAAGCTTGAGGGATATAAGATGTCCCTCAGCGTATCGTGGCGATATTGGAAGCTCTGCGTCAAGGAGAGAGAATCCGAATCGGCATGACCTCCAAAGAAAGAGTGGGATTTAATCCCATTCTTTTTTTTTGTTTAAGATAATAATCCCTCTATACCCGTATGAGTATAGAGGATATATCAATGTATTACGGTAGTACCTGTATTGTTCCATTCAAGAAGACTGTCTCTTAGTGCCAATAACTTCTTATTTCTCTCTAATTGGAAGTCTAGTTTCTCTCCTAGAGCCTTATTGAGATACATAAGAATCTTAAACACTATATCTCGTTCTAGACCCATATTATATCTCTCTATAAGTTCCCACCATTTACCAAAGATCATATCTGGAGGAACGTATAGATATTGATGATGATACTGTTGATGACAAGTCTTGCATAGCATAGTTATAGGAATACGATTATGATGATGCTCATACTTCAATAACTCTGCTAGATCAAACTCTGTCATACTGTATCCACTATTGAGAAAGTGGCTAGATATCAATATTGCTATATCGTATATATTAAGCATACAATGATGCATCTCTAGAGTAGCCATCTCATACTCTTCGCTATTCTGTATATATGGATGGAATTGGCATACATTCATACCAAGCCCATAAATATATCCCTTATAGTGAGTATAAGCTCTACTCTTCCTAAACATTCCTATTGCTCCATCTAAAAAGTTCTTGTACTCTTCTAGATCATATGACTCTTCTTTAGTCATAGCGAATTTAATCTCATATGTGGAATTTGGGGAGACTAAGGTAGGATTAGAGTCTAGGTTTGTGAGAAATACATCAGGAAAGTTGCTTGGTATGCAGTTCATAACACTACCCTCACAAATCTCGTATTTCACAAAATCTACTGCTTTAATTGTATGTAATAGGGGCCAATTAGAGCACTAGGTACGTACTTTGTGAGAGGGGAGACATCATTATAATTTTGGATCATAAATAGATCGTGAAGGGAGTGCCTATACATGTCTTTACCGTTTTCTAAGGATAAGATGCTTACAGAAAATCCATTCATAGACTTGTTAATGCACGATATAAAGGTACTTGGTTATAGTGCGGTTATAAAGGATCAGTATACTGCTGATAATCTTGAGTCTATGGAGTCTCTCAAAGAATCTGCAATATATACGGCATGTATAGAGAACCACGCAGAACTTGGATTGTTTACAGATATACCAGAATCTGTAATGAGAGAAGCAGATGTTCCTCAAAGAGTAATAGATGTATATCATCTTCAAGGGAAAGATCAGAATCAGATACCAGATATATATCATGAAGCCCTAATAGAGAAGCTAAAGGTTTGGTATCTCAAACATTACTCAGAGAAGAATGAATACTATAGACTTATTACAGGATTGCCTCCTATTGGTGATCCTGGAATTCCAATGCGAGATTATGAGTATCTGATTCCTGATGATATCATATATGATGGTATATTCCTCCATGAAGTAGGTGCTGGTGTTTGTAGATCACTAGAAGCTGCTGGAGTATTAGATGTAATACGATCTGAATATCCACAGATGAAGTATCTAAACTATCTTACTCAAGGTATCTCTATATATGAAGCAAGAAATAAAGTTGATTTTCAGATACTATGGTTACCATCTGATCTCAATCTCTCTATAACAGAGAAGTTTAGATTGAAGTATGCAGAGAATAGAAAGTTCATGCTTAGTACTGTATATTCATCTGCTATGGAGATAGAGTCAGAATATTATCATAACTTCATGATTGCTTATACTATCTTGATCACACTGATTGATATGATAGTAGAAGTACAGAGTCATATCATACGTAAGGATGTATTGGATAGACGCTGTATTGAGTATATCTTCTCCATGTATGGTATACCATATTACAAGGTTATTCCATACAAATATCAAGAGAGAATGTGTAAGAATGTATACTCTCTCTTGAAGTATAAGTCTTGTGATAAAGAGTTCTTAGATCTCTTAAAGATCTTTGGATTTGAAGATCTTCAAGTGTTTAAGTGGAATCTTCTTAAGGTAAGAAAGACTGATCAATGGGGAGACTTCTTATACTCTTCTACTAAGCAATATACTTGTGAGAAGAATACTGTTATAGAGCACGAAGTGGTTACAGAGAGAATCTCTGATAGACCTCCTAGAGGAAAAGTTCCCAATGATATGAATACATATGCTCAGTACTATCCTGGTACTGGTATAGCAAATGACTTTAACCCTCCAACAGAACATATTACCTCTGAAGGTAAGACTGTAGGAAACAATACTGGATCTCATATCACAGAGAATATAGATCCATCATCCCAAACGCCAGGATACCAGTTAAGAGCTGATGAGAGATTCATACCATTCCCATTTGAGTATTTTTTACAAAAAGGGAATGTCATGTTTGTCAGGCTTAGAGATTACGTACTAAAGCCTGGAGTAGACTATACTATCCACAGTTATAATATCATTCGTTTCCTTAATGGTATCAATCAAGCTGATTATGATAAGATACAGTATGACTTCTACTATGATAATACCACAGTAGACTCAGATTTCCCTGTTGATAAAGATCATTGTATTCAAACCATACAACAGAAGCTGAAGTATAATGGTACTCAAAAGTATTCTCTCAAACCAGTTCCTATAGAGAGATACTTTGAACAGAGAAACCAGGTTATAGTTACTCTAAATACTACATGGTTACCCCCAGATGCTTACATCATAGACTATGATGAATGTGACCTAGAGTTCGATAAAGATGTAGTACTAGATGAGAATAGTGATATCACACTGATCTATGTATATTCTAAGCATCTTAAGAGTAGATACTCTAAAGCAACTGTAAAACTTAAAGAGAATAAACAGAAGAGAATCCATATACCAGAACCATTCCCATGCTATGTATTAAATGGCAACTCGTTCTATATAACACTTGGTCAAACCTTCATAGATAAATCTAGATATACTGTAACTCCATCTAGAAAAGAAGGTAAAGCATATATAACATTCATAGACAAAGAGGTCCTTGTAAAGGGACAAAGAGTTGTATTCAATTTCTTGTACTCTAGTAATGCTATATATGACCCATTGAAGGTAGAAACTAAAGTTATCACACTTGTAGCCACCAAGAGTTATCAGTATGAGTTTGATATAGAGTTCCCAGTAGAACACTATGTAGAATCAGGATATAAAGTATTTGCTAAGATGCTAGGACAATGGCTTCCTACATCATTCTTTGATATAGTAGGAAGGAATAAGTTTGTACTTAAGAACCATTCTCTTGCATTGATGCCTGGTAGAGAGATAGAAGTTCATCTTGTATATATGCCATCAGATAGAACTAAAAAGCTCAATCTGCAAGTAGCATATGATTCTGTTATTGCTACAAAGGTGAATCAGTGGTATTACCCAATAAAGTTCCCAGTATCCAATTACTTTACTAAGGGTAATAAGCTTATAGTAGATACAAATGGTAAACTGCTTACTTATAAAGAAGACTATCTTATCAGTGAGAAGTCTGGTAAGATTAAGATCATCAATAAGAAAGCAAGACCTAAGAAAGGTCAAAAGGTTAACTATACTTTCTACCATAATAAAGAAGCAGACTACTATCTTGCATTAGATGCTAGAGAAGTAGAAGTAGAAAAGACAAACGATCAAGACTTCTCTATCCCATGGCCATTCTTCCCATATCTAGAATCGAATCAGGATTTTCTTGTTATTGTAGGAACTACGTTCGTACCTAAGTCTAGAATAGTTATGACCACTAGGTTTAACTTTAGAATCTTAGGATTGGATCCTGCAGAGATAGGAAGAAAGGTAACAGTTCTCTTTATATACAATAGCTGGTATACTGATGAGAAAACAGCTGATGAAGCAAGGCCTAGGTTGATAGTAGAATGGAGACCACACGAGATCTATAAAGAGAATATAACAATCAATACTCCATTTAGGTATTACATAGAGAACGATTGGGATTACTTTGTAACCTATAAGAATAGACAGTTCATGCATGAAGATAAGTATGATACCTATGGGAATACATTCTATACTTATCCAGTACCAGATCTAATGAACAAGGTCTATGGAGATATAATAACTTTCGTATTCATCTATCTTAAGAGAAAGCCATGGGTATATGAATCAGAGATAGAGAACTATGAAGAGACTACAGATCTAAAGTTCTCTAAAGCCCCATTAGGATATATCCATTCTGTTCAGTATATGAAGGATCCTACTAACTGGAAAGCATACGATCCATTGACTATTGCTGATGGATGGTGGGATGGATTAAACTATAAAGAGAACTCTCATCAGATTATAAAAGATGCTATATATGAGCAGAAGTTCAACTATGCTAGATCTAAGTTCTATGGCGTATCTAATACGATAGACTTAGGAGAGTATACAGCACAGATGGCATTCTTTTATAGTATGCTATATGATGACGTATTGTTAGAGAAGAAGGTTAATCTATTGATTCCTTCCCTATCTCCATCTCATAGATTCAATGTGGCTTATCTGTTCGTATATATGACCTCATTGACTTATCTCTTCAATGGATTAGAAGACTTTGTGTTAGATACTCCTACAAAGTTCCTCTTTGTTACTGGGTTTAACTTTAAGACAGATCTAGTACGTTTGAAAGAATATGTAGAAGATCTTCATCATGATGCCGATAAAGAGTTCCCAATCTGGGATTTCATATCTCCAAAGACACAGATACCAGACTTTGCAGAGTTTATCAATATCTATAAGACAAACTATGCTGTTCGCAAAGTAATCTTGAAGGGTATGGTAAACTCTAATCATTATATAGAATACGCTGTATGGAAGAAACTTTATGATTCACTTCTCAGATGGAAGCTGAATATGAAGTTCTTTGAAATGGATGATGGAAAAGTTGCAAGAACTTATACAGAATTCCTCAAAGAGAAAGAGCCACTTCTATATAGATCTATAAATGATATCAAAGAGATCAGTGATGAAGACGAAAGACAGGATAAGATAATCCAGGTATGCGATGATATCATCTATATCATGGAGAAGTATACCAAGGGTAAGGAATTCAAATATGTATTTGATAGATTCCCTGGTCATTCTGCATCTCATGCTGCTAAGTATCTACAGATGATGATAGATTTCTTTAAGTCTTATAAGATATCTCTACTTCCTAGAACAGAGACATTGGAGATGGGTAAGGATCCTAATGATCCTAATAACTATGCAAGACCAATAGACTGTATATACTCTAACGCTCAAGGAATTAAGATGGATTACTTCCCATTGGTAGAGATTCCATTTACTACAGAGCATATACAACTAAAGGAATATGGAAACTTCAAAGACGATAGCAAACCTCTTACCTTGTTTAGAGATATCTCTGGAGTAGAAGACTCTCAAGAGGTTATTAGTAAGGGACATTGGATGCTTGAGTCTGTAGCTATAAGAACTGGTACAGAAAAGCTACGAGTAACAAATGAGTTCCAATGCCAGATCAATGTGAATAAGATACCATTTGAGCAACTGCTTCTCACTGTGAACGATGGTGATATGGAGTATACTAGAGAACAGAAGGTTAGAGAGTTCTATGGCTTCACTAATATACAGAAGGAGTATATCGATAAGTTTATTATCGAGGGTGCTGTAAGAATGCATGATTACTTCAAGATGGCAGTAAGCTTTGATGGTAATATGTATCTTGATGGAAGACTGTTCCTTGATGGATATAAGATGATGGATATCTATCGTCCTATATATGATACAATGACCTCTATACCTGCTACAGACAGAGACGATATTAACGATAGATTCATTAAGCGTATTCCTTACTCTAACCTTGAAGAAGCATTCAAGAATTGTAATGCACTTACCCATATGGATCTTGAGCTTGATATGATGGATTCTGGTGGTATGCTTAGATACTACAACATGAGAGATCTGTTTATGAATTGCTATAATATGCAGTCTGTAAACTTCCCAATGCAGTATGTACCTAACATAGACAAGGATAAGCATCTTGAACGTCTATTCTATGCTTGTAGAGAGCTCTCTAAGATAGATAACTTCATGATATCTCAATATGATACAACTAGGGGAGCATTACATCTAGAAGAGGCATTCTATACTTGCTCTAAACTTGAGAAAGGTCCTACGTATATCAGATCCACAGAAGACATGTATATCAGCAAAGCATTCTACGGCTGTTCTGCTCTGAAAGAGATGCCTAAACTAGACTGTATGTATGGCGATATGATTATGGATGAAGCATTTGCTATGTGTAGATCCATAACCAAACTTGGGCCTATATATTTCTCCATCTCTAATAAACCATCTAAGAACATAAAGATCAACATGAGAAGAATGTTCTACAATTGCGTTAACCTAGAAGATGTAGTATCGAATGGGCATATTACATTCTCTCTTGCAGATGTGAATATGACTAGCACATTCGATGGATGTATAAGTCTTGAATCTACTCCCACTATTGAGCTTAAGACTAAGGCTAAACTTGATCTTATAGATACATATGCTGGGGCTAAGAAGCTTAAGGTTGCTAATAAGATCTTTGGCCAAGGTATAATAGAACTCAATATGGAGAGAACGTATAAAGATTGTAAGGCTCTTAATACAACCTTCCAGATCGATATAGATGGTAGAGCTGTAATAAAGATGAATAATACATTCGAAGGATGTACATCTTTGAAGACATTGTATGATCTCTTTAGTAAAGCAAAGCCAGGAAATGATGTAGTATACTATCTGAAAGAAACATTTAAAGATTGTACCTCTTTAGTGGATCTTGTCATTGATGCCTCTAATATCTATAGTGTTGATGGGATCTTTACTGGGTGCACAGCGTTGGAATCTGTAACATTTGTAAATCCGAATTCTACTATAGAATCTAAACTTACACATAAGGTGCTAGACGGAAACTCGTTGTATTATAGAATATCTACATACAACAGATAAGGTACGGGAGGATATAGACAATGACAGTATTCAAAGAAAGATACATGACTCCAGAAGAGTTGAGTATAAAATCTTCAGATGGAGATAATCTAAAGATAAAGAATGGATTCCCTAGTAAAGAGAAGAAGAGTGAGATCAATCTTCAGGATGGTCATCCTGACGGATTGAAGACTAAGGTTACTATAAAGAATCATCTTACGGGAGAAGTAGTATTTGAAGGGTCTAATAAGACTATGATCGCTGGATCTGAGTTCATGGCTCTTCATATGTTTAATCTCCCACATGATGAGATGATTACTACTACATACAACAACGTGTTGGGATTGGAGAACACAGTCTTTGCAGAAGAGCCAGAGAATAAGTATTGTGCTCAGTTGTTCTGTGTAGGGACTTCTGGATGTAATAGAGAATCTGGTTTGTCGTATGATGTAGTGAATAAGTGGTGGATTGATCCAGATGATCTGATTCCATTCCAGTATGTACCATATGATAGAGATCTTAATGCTCTTAAGCGTTCTATCTACTTTGGTAGAAAGCCATTGACTGATAAGAAGATGGTTGCATACTACTTCAAGAAGTTTGATTCAGATCCTGTACTTAAGAGACAGCTGGAAGATGGTACTCCTATCGATACTAATATCTATTCAGATATGAGTGAACTCTCAGTACAGACGTTGGTTGTAAATAGTATGACTATTACGATTGATGATCTTAGAGATTACTTTATCAAGACTACTGGTATCAATGATGGTAGGTATAACTGTTTACAGCTCTGCTTAGCATGGTATACAGTAATCAATGGATTCTCTTACTATCAGGATATTAGACCATGCACTCGTATTAACTTCCCGAATAGATACTTGTCTGATCTTGGACTCTCTTGGGATATTGTATATCAGATCTACTTCTAATAAAGACTAATATAGCCCTCTACTCTATTAGAGTAGAGGGTTTGTAATATTATACTTTTTCGATTATATACTATATCAGTGTAGAAACATTCATCTATCTATTATAGGAGGAGAAAAAGATGAAGAAGTTTATGATGGTAGTAGCTATGTTCGCCGTATTGGTTGGATTCGGGGCCGTATCGAGCGGCACGGCTGAGGCACGCCAGGACGTTTGGGTCTGCTCTGGAGAGGGAGGGGGAGCTATCTATATTGACAAAGATAGCGCAACACTTCTTACCCACACGAGTGGAAAGGGGGTCGATGATTATTACAAAATCAGGGCCAACTTCTATTCGTCCAGCGGAGCAGGTTGGTCTGCAACATACGAAGTTATGTTTGCAGGCGGCCAGATCCAGGTCTTTGATAATGGCAGAAACATCTATCCTCTCAGCGGGCTGAAGGGGAATAAGTTTAAGGCCGCGTGGTATTACAGCATGGGATATCAGTTCGAGTAATACCACGCATGGGAATGGGGTTAAACCCCATTCTTTTTTTTTTGACAATGCGAGCCCCATAGCAGTAGTCTGCTATGGGATGATGTTTGGTTAGAGAAAAGGAATGATTCGTGTGCACAAAAGGAATCTTGTATGCTCAAGAGAAGAAAGGATAAACTTCTCTCACTTATATGTCTATCAAATATAATCTTCAAGTATATATTATAACAGTGAGAATATCACTATTAGGGTCCAACTTGGCATACCAAGTTCCTAACCTCCTAACGAAGTAAGAACCAACTTCTCATCAACTCTGGTATTCTCAATCTTAAAATGCTACGATATAGTTTTGGTCGGCTATCGTAGGTCCTATCATTTTGAGATGGTTATCATTTTAGTATCTGCCACTCCTCTCTACGGGTAGATACTCTCCATCGTCGCAAGAAGATGATAACTAAAAAGGATGGGAGGTATGTCTCCCATCCTTATTTTTTTTATTTGAAACCAAAGATCTTATCTAGCCCATAGTCTTTCTCTACATCTGTGATATTAACAGTACTATCATGGAATGCTTTCATAGAGATATTCTTGATAACAGAGAACATCTCATATGCTGCTATACCAACCTCTTTAACTCCAATACGAGTAAAGAGATTACCAGCACACTTATTGCATATCCCCTTAGGAGACTCACACATCATAGCAAATCTCATCTTTACTTTTTTGCCGATATACTTATCTGCTGTATCAGAGGTTAGTTCTACTAACTTACCTCCATCTACTACGTAAGAATACATCCATTCCTTTATATTCTTCTTAGTAAGTTCAACTTCAATAGTTCTAGTAGTACCACAGTCACTGCCTTCTTCATACATAGTAAGATGCTGAAGTGCTCTTACTAGAACCTTTTCCCAATAACCACCAACCTCTGTTTTCTTAGCACGAGAATAAGGTCCCATAATAACAGAGTTGGCAAAGGTAGCATAGTCTTCTTTAGAGATACCATCAGTATAGTTAGATTTGATGATAGAGTATTGAGGCTTAGTAGGATCAAACTCTTTGGTTGCTCCTCTAAAGACAAACATGTTCTTGAAGTTGTTTCCCCACTTTATACGAGAACCAGATCTGATAAGATCCATGAACTCATCATCTTTGAGTATCTTCTTACATTCGTCAAGAAGCTCTTTCTCTATCTTCTGTGCTATAACTGGATCATTTGCTGCTAGTTCTTTCTCATACTTCTTAAAGAGTTCTTCTTTAAGTTTCTTTATCTTGGATGGTATCTTCATACAATCTACAGTGATAGAAGGAGATATGATATTACAGTATGGCTGATACTTCTGAGTCTTAAGAATATATCTCTTAAGAGCATCTATAGGAATCTTATCTTCCATAACAGAGTATGAGAGCTTTTTGTTTATATCCTCAAATACTCCCTTATCAACTGGCTTGTTTACATATCCTATTACATCAAACAGATCTTTTTCAATGAAAGTCTTATTGAAGATCCATCTACCTACTGTAGTCATGAATGGTTTCTTATTTCTCTTTCCATCTGGTCCGTATGAGTCAGCTGGTACCAAGAATAGATCATATGGATAGAATCTCGGAGTTCCTTCAAAGTCTCCAAATGCTTCCATAATGAAACTAAGACTACATCCATCATCTTCTGTCATATTTAAAAGGAAATTTATATCTTCTACTTTACTAACGGTTCTAGCTATACGTTTAGTAGCCATATTGCTCAAATCCCCCTTTTTAGCCTTATTCTAATGTGAGGACACAGGAAATTGAAAATAATTCGTATTTGAACTTTACACTAACTCTAATTTAACCATGTACGGTTAAATTGGATAACCAAAAAGTTGGTTATACACTATAGTTTTGTAAAAGGAAGATCATTTTATGGGGAGGAAGTCTATCTATGAATACACCCAACATTAAGGTTACTTATCCAAGAAATGATGAGTACGATTATTATGTAAAGATGGAGAGAATAGACTTAGATAAGGAATGTTTGAAAGATCTTTCTAATCAGCATGGGTTCATCATCAAAGAACCTCAGCCTATCAATAAGGCTCTTAAATCAGAAGACTCTATCTTCAGTTCTAAGTTTGGTAGATCGTTGCAAGATAAGGATCCGTATTCTAATAGATACTCTTGCAAGTATGGATGTACTCAAGGAGCATTCTATGCAGTACCAGATGATGCCAATTGGGTATGCCCAGTATGTGGAACAGAAGTAAAGCTTGTTGGGGATGACTTTACTTACTTTGGATGGATTAGATTAAAAGAGAGATATTGTGTTATCCATCCTATGATGTGGAAGTCATTGGTCTTTTTGATTGGTAAGGATAACTTAGAAGCTATCATAGAACCAGAAGTTGAATTGGATACAAATGGCATGCCAATGAGTTCTTATGATAAGAGAATACTCAAGAAGAAGAATGCTCGTAAGTATAAGCGTAAGGCATCATTAGATCAAACATATGCTGGTATAGGAATGCTGGAGTTTAGAGATAGATTTGAAGAAGTCATTGCTTACTTCTATAAGAAACGTCCAGCTAAGAAGGAAGTATATGAAGATATCATGGAGAATAAAGATATAGTCTTTACACACTCCATACCAGTATATACTACTCAGCTTAGAATAGCTAAAGTAGAGAATAGACGGTTTACATTCGAATCTACCAATGCTGATTTCAATATCTTAGCAAAGTTAGCCGCTACAGTTAACAAAGATGGGTTGTCCATCTATCGTAATACAAAGTACCAGAATAGACTGCTATGGGATATGCAGTCTAAGATAAACCATCTTACAGATGAGATAATTAATATCTTATCAGGTAAGAAAGGAGTTATGCGTTCTATCATCTCAGGTAGAACAGCATTTTCAGAGAGATCTGTTATTGTACCAGATGCTACTCTAAAGATGGATGAGATTACTCTACCATACTTTGGTCTAGCTCTATTGATGGAACAGGTTATAATCAATATCGTACAGAAGTCATATAATATCACATATGCTCAGGCATATAAGATATGGTACTATGGAACTCTTCAAGTAGATCAGAGAATACTAGATATCATAAACAATCTGATCAAGCTAGGCAAAGTACGAGTACTAATCAATCGAAACCCAACTATTTTCTATCAGTCTATTGTATATAAGAAGGTTGTTAGATGTACTTTAGACTTTGTTATGGGTATGGATGTATATACCCTTACAGGATTGAATGCAGATTTTGATGGGGATACACTCAATATCAAGATGCTATATAATAAGAGATTTGCAGATGAAGCAGAGAGAATCTATTCTCCTCGCAATGCATTTTGTATCTCTAGAGATGATGGAAGAATGAACTCTTCTGTCAATATATTCAAGGATACTGTTATCAATCTTAATGCATTGATTACTCTATCTAAGGGAAACTATACTAAGGAAGATAAAGCAGCTATTAAGGCTGCACAAACTATGGCTATCGAAGGAGTCTAATAATATGCTACATAGACACATAAGTCTATTAAAGGATCTACAGAAGGAAGTCTCATATATAGATGAGATGACTGGTGAGGTTATAAATGGTATAGTAGTGAATGTAGAGCATTTGTCAGAGAACTGTGCTTTTGTATATATCGCTAGTCCATATAAAGATGAGAATACTAAGATAGAAGGTAATCTCCACTATAAAGATATAATGGTCTTTGATAGTAGAGAGAATACTGTAGAAGGATGGCATCTAGATACAGTACTAGGAAACTATAAATCTAGACCAAATAAGTAGTAAGTTTACTCTGATACAGATCTGTATGCACTATACAATGGATATACCCATATGGGTATATCCATATTCTATTCTTTTTTGTAAAAGTCGATATTTTCAATTGTATACTATAGTGGTGAAGAAGCATACATAGGGTATGTTTCAATGGTTGTTCTAAAGGAGGACAATATCATGAAAATCCAGATCTCTCTCTCTCTCAACGAAGTCCGTGTACTCCAGAATGTCGTTACTGCGCTTGGCGGTAAGACCAAGGAGATCCAGAACAAGGTCGAGGGCTACGGCGCCCTCACGAACGAGGTTGAGTATGGCTTCAACGGGCTGACGCTCACGAGCAAGATTGATGAGGGTTTCGTCACCGATGTGTATCAGGTCGTCATCAAGCACAGCGCCGCGATCCGTGGTGTCATCGCAACGGCGAAGGGCCTGTACGAAACGTACATGGCTTTGTGCCTTGGAATGGCCAAGGACCTCAAGGAGGTCAGCGAAAAGTACTTCAAGGCGTAAGAACCTTAGGTACTGCTGACAATAAAGGGTGGGACGAAAGTCCCATCTTTTTTTTTTACAAGGAAGAGCGCTAGAGCATAGTTGCCCTAGCGCAGAGGAAAATTTTTCACCCATACAAAATGAAAACAATCAGAGATAACTTCGATCCCTATAGAAATGTAGGTTTGATTATATATTATAACTATGATGAGTTAAGTGGTAGGTTCTGATATATAAGAGAGGAGAATATCAGATGAAGACTATTATAAACTATATCTACTTTGTTAAGGATATCTGTGAATCACCATTACCATTCAAACTTTTGTTTCTCTTATCCATCTCAACTGTTTTCGTATTAGGTATTTGGATTGGTATACTACTGAATATCTGGTATTTGAAATGACAGTATAAGAAAGATAGTAGCTTAGACTACTATCTTTTTTACCATTTAAAGCCTTACTGGGACATTTTTGTAAAATGACTTAGTAAGAGGAGGTATCATATAATGGCATTTCAACCTTATGAGAACATAATCTCTCTTATATCCGAAGATGTAACTGTACCGTTTCCTGATGATATGGGAAATATAACTCTTAGAAAGGGTGTACAGACAAAAGATCAAGAAGCATCTGCTAGCAGAGAATATGCAGAGATCAACCGCTGGAAAACAGATAAATTACAATCTTCTGGTAATACATTGAGACAAAAAGTAGCAGTTGCTAGTGATGCTGGTATATGGCATACAGTCAATCTTCCAGCTAAAACAGATGATAAGATATTCCTTGTGACTCCAGAATGTGCCGCTGTTGGTAGAAAACTGGAAGGAAGAAATGACCTCGTTACTAAAGCCGATCTATTTAGACTCTTGAGATATACCAAGGGTAAGATGCAGTATGATCTTAGAAAGAACTAGTATAGCTCCTTGTGTAATAGTTAACTTTTTCAGTTATATACAATAACAATGTATTTAGGTTTTATATAAGGAGTGGGCGAAAGCCCAGTGTGGCTATTCGCTGTTTTTTTTTGATTTGGGGTGATATCTTGAATCCTAATGAATACAAAGTTCTTTCTAATAGAGAGGTATTAGAGCTATTCGGAAGAAAAGAAGATCTTCCTATATACCTAAACAGAGACTACTATAAGCAATTGAAGACTAATCTGTTAGTTCCTTCTGTAAATCAATCCTATTCATGTGCTTTAGAGTATATGAGTAATTGGTTCTACTCTAGATTTCCAGATGACTTCTTTAAGACAAAATATGTAGAAGCATCTCATATCTTTAATCAGTTAAGGACTAAGTCTTATAGAGAGTTGCTTAAAGTAGTAAAGCCAGCTGCTGTTATAAGACTGAATATGGATATGGGATTCAATAATGAGAATCTAGATCAGTACAACTATGGTAATCTCTTATATAACAACAGAGCTAGATATAAGGATGCATTCTTTATAGATAAAGATCACGATCTATATATTTCGGCTACTATGGAACTATTACAACTAAACTTCTCATATAAGATAATGGTTCCATATCAAGGATTACAGTTAGATCTGGCTAAGAAGTGTCAGCTTATATTTAGATCAGGAGCTACACAGAAACACTTTAATGATGTAGACTATCATATTCCTAGTGAGCTGTTGAATCAGTTAGCTGCAGATACTGGTAATAAGGTCTGTCCATATAATGGGAGTATCATAGATGCTACAGAGTTTGTAAGATATTTCAATATGCACTCTATGCTACCATTGATGTATAAGTTTGATGCAGCTACTGGCAATATGCAGTACTATCTCAAGATGTCTAACGTGTATGTGCATATTAGAACCAATGAGATCAATATAGATGAAGGAATGAGAGAAGGACAGTTGATGAACAACTATACTATCTCATTCGACTGTCAAGTTAGATTCCCGACTCCTAAGTTCTACGCTTACTTCTCTATGAAACAGAGAGATGATATATCTTGCATCTCTAAACTTGATGAAAGTTCATTTGTTGTAACAGTAACTTCTCTATCCAATGTACCAGAAAAGAATGAGAAGGGATGGAGATGGAATCTAAGAACAGAGTATGAGTTTACAGAAGATCAAGATATAGAAGATCTTAAAGCTGGTAAGTTGATGCATATAGACTTTGCAGAACTTATGGGAGACTTTAAGGATGTAATAGATGCTACTAAGCATATAGCTATATCTCCAGATGTGTTCTTAGATATAAGGGTATACAGCTTCTATAAACTTGCTAAGTGTTCTGTAGATTGGCAGAAGTATAGAATCAATATATTAGAACCCATAGAATCTGCTAAATGTTATATAATCATCTATATGGATACTCAGTACTTCAATGAACAGCTTATCAATATCAAAGAATATGATAAGCATCGTATAGCTCCTACGGATACTAATATAGAACACAAGAGGTTAGATTATAAGAAGAACCTTAAGAGAGCATCATTTGAAAGAAACCAAGATAAAGTAGAAGATACAAATGAATACACCAAAGAGTAAGCCTTTATTGGCTTACTCTTTTTTTTTCAATAGTATATTTGTTTATAGACTATAGAATTGACAGGTAAGCAAGGAGGATTTGTACTATGAACGAAAAGATACGTGAAGTAAACATAGCACAGCAGTCTTATGAAGACCTTAGAGCCTATGCTATCTATGTTTCTCGATTTCGAGCAATACCGAATTATATTGATGGATTGAAACCAGTTGTAAGAAGAATTCTATGGTGTGCATATAATGACTTTCCTGGAAATGGGTTTATAAAGACATCTGCTATCATGGGACGAGTTATTCAGAGATATAATCCTCATGGTGATAGCTCGGTTCATATGGCTATTCGTAATATGGTGAATGATGTAACTATTAAGATTCCAACAATGGATGGAGAAGGATCTTGGGGAAGTAAAGCAAATCCAACACCAGCAGCACCACGATATAATGATTGCCGTCTATCTAAGTTTGCTATGGATGTATTTCTTAAAGATATAGATGAAGATAGAAGAGCAACAGATTGGCAAGCAAACTATGACAATACTTGTCAAGAGCCAGTATATCTTCCTGCAAGAATACCAGCTCTGTTAGTATTAGGGCAGTTAGGAATTGCTATTGGTATCAAGGTATCTATTCCATCTCATAACTTAGGAGACGTTATAGATGCTACTATAACCCTTATGAAGAATCCTAAAGCAAAGATCTGTCTTATACCAGATGAGTGCATGCCATGTGAGATATTTGAAACAGACTTTCAAAAGATCACTGATACTGGTATGGGTACTTATATCGCGCAAGGTATAGTAGATGTGATAGATTATAAGGGTAATCCAGCATTAGCAGTAAGGTCTCTACCAGATTTTACGTTCTTTGATTCTATCAAAGAGACTATACTTAAGTTGGTTAAAGAAAAGAAGATGCCATATATCACAGATCTCATCTCTAGATCTAGAGTAGATGAGAAGACTTCTAAGACTATAATGGAAGAAGTTATTGTTCTTAAGAAGGGTAGTGATCCTAACTTTGTAAGAGAGTTCTTATATAACAATACCGCTATAAGACAGACAAGACAGGTTAAGCTTATCACTATCAAGGATAATAACCTAGATATCAATCAGGATGGATATAGAGGTTATCTGCTCAACTTCATTGCATTCAGACGAGTAACTGTATATAGAAAGCTTAATGCAAGATTACAGAAGATCAAGACTGATATCCATGAGAGAATGTTATACCTCAAGGTTATGACTTCTGGTGAAGTAGACAACGTAATCAAGATGATCAAGAAGCAAGATACAAGAGATGATAATATATTGATAGAGTATCTTGTATCCAAACTACGAGTAACTAACCTGCAAGCAGAGTTCCTTCTCAAGACAGATATAAGAAAACTCTCTAAGGGATATTTAAAGAAGTACCAAGAGGATATCAAGGAGTTTGAGAAGAGAGAAGCAGTCATTATGGATATACTTCTCAATCCTGCAAACATTGATAAGTATATCATAGATGAGATGTTAGATATCAAGAAGAAGTACAATACTCCTAGACTGTGTAGAATCATATCATCAGCAGAAGCACAAGGAGTTGCACCAGGTACATTCAATCTTGTATTCACTAAGAAGAATTTCATCAGGAAGCTTGGAGAGAATGATGCTGCTGGTGGGTTCTCTAATGATGAGTTCAACTTCTCTATCACTGTAGATAATACAGAGGATATACTTGTCTTTACAGATCTAGGAAAGGTGTTCAGACTTCCTGTATCTAAGATTCCTCTGTATGCTAAGGGAAGTTATGGTGCTGATATAAGAATACTGAATAAGTATATCACATCCAATGTGATATGTGCAGGAAGAGATACATCTCTTCAGAAGTTGGCTAAGAAGGCTAATAGCTTTGCTTTCATAGTAACTAGAGCTGGATATATCAAGAAGATAGATCTACAAGATGTACTAACAGCTCCTCCATCTGGGTTTATCATCAGCAAACTAGATCAAGGAGATTATGTAAAAGATATCATCTTTGGGCCAGATAAGCTGGATATCATGGTATGTTCCGAGGCTAAGATTCTTAGAATACCTGCTAAAGAAGTTCCTTATCTTAAGAGAGCTACAAAGGGCAATAGAGTATCCACAGCTAATTCTGTAATAGATACTATCAACTTCATCCTTCCAGGAATGACAGATGTAGTTATAGTAACCAAGAATGGTTATGTGAATAAGATACCACTTTCTGTTATTCCACGGAATACTAGAGGTAAAGCAGGTATCAAGTCTATCAAGCTAAATAAAGCAACTAAGTCTGCAGAAGCAGATAGTGTGTTATCAGTATGGGTATGCTCTGAGAATAATAATCTAGTAGTACTTGATGGAAGAACAACCAAGACAGTTCCGATCTCTAGTATTCCATTAGGGTCTACTATTAGTCATGGAACCAAGATGTTTAACAATCCTTCTAGGATTGAGTTGTCTATCTAACAACAAGATATGGATAAGGCCTAAAAGCCTTATCCATTATATTTTATGCTTATATACTATATCCATGAGAAGAAGTAATGATACCACATTGCTCCGTCTCCGCTCTATTTCTAGGGATCCACTTACCGATCCCTCAACTCCTTTTTGACGCAAGGGTCCTCCATCCCTTTGCGTCTTTTTTTGTATAAAACCTCGATTTGTTGAAACGGGAGACATCCTTGTAATTTAAGGATGTGAGGTGTAATCAGTGGCTATAACAAGAAAAAACTTCAATACAAAGGCTACGCTTACAAAGATATATCCTATGGTAGAAACAGGACTTAAAAAGAACTATAATAAGTGGAAGCATTGTATGGCTAACTTCATGCAGAAGAGATCTGCTATGCTGTTTGATACAATGCCTTGTGATCGTATCTACTACTATGATGATGATGCGAACGAGTTGTTATCTGCTATCAATGTATCTAAAGCAGATGTAGAGATGGCATTACATGATACATACTATTGGAATATAGAACCATTTAAACCATCATCTGCAAAAGATCCTGTTACTATAGTTATACTTTGTATTGTTAGATACTTCCTTAAAACAAAGAACGAGAAAGATCTTTCTCTTGCTTTAGTATATCAAGCATTCTCTGGGAAGTATTATCCGTCTATACACTATGGGTTCTTTAAGAAGGTTACTCCTGCTAAGTATAGACACATAATGGAATATGTTGTCAACTATAAACTTTCTCATAAGTTTGAACTGAAATCTGCTGGTTCTGTTATAGGTGCTATAAAAACAACGAATGAGACTTGGCTTAAGACTTATAACAAGATGATTTTACAGTTTGAAGATGAAGATATAACCTATATCATTCAGCAGCTTCATAACCGTATCAAGTCATTTATGAAGAATGTGGCTACAGTCTATTATGAGACCTATAAGACTAGAGAGTATATCTCTTATGATAAAGACTCCTTACCCGAAGAGGAAGGAAGTAATGCATCATTCCATCTAGCAAACAATGATTCATTCAAACTACAGCAGTATGTAGAGAATGCTATGCAGAGAATCAACACTTCTCAAGTAGATTATGCTATATGCAAAATGGCATCAGATTCTAATGTATCTACAGAAGAAGTTAGAGGAATCTTTGAAGCTATACTGAACAACAAGAAGAATATCCCTCTTATCAAGGAATACATAACAAATATGATTGCTGTATTCTTATCTCAGTCTGAAGTTAAGGATGTAGCTACAGTAACGTTCTATAGAGCATCTATAGCTCCTAAGCCCAATACTAAAGATCCATTAGTATTGAGAATGAAAGAGATATTAGAGACTCTATTAGACGACAACTCAGTTGCGTATAGAAAGAGAAAGCATAGAGCTCCTACAAAGGCTTCTTACCATAGAGCCTTTGCAATATACTTTGCAATCATCATCGTCAATGCAAACAAGTAAGAAGGTGTATATAAATGGAAGTATTACAAGAAGCCTATTTTGGTAAACTACCACAGCTTCTCCAGGTAGAAGAACTGTTTGAGAAGATGAAGATCAAATATCAGAAACCAGATGGTGGGGTAGATAAACAGATCTTCTATAAAGAGATCATCAAAGATGAGGCTCTCAAACGTATAGAGAATATCATCAGAGACATGTTTGGATTCAATGAAGTGGTACTTACTATAGAGAACAATAACTCTCCCAATGCATGTACTCTTGTCTATCTTAGTGATCCGAATGGTAATCCATATGGTAAGACAGTTCTTCTTAAAGATATCATTGCGAACAACAAACAGATCAAAGATGCTCTTATCGTAACCAGAGAAGGATTCAAGTTTAATAACAAGGTATTCTCTCCTAACCTTCTTATCCTCTTTAGTTGTGGGTTGATCTTTAATAAGAATATCTCATCTCCTGAGATCGTTGCTGTTATGCTCCATGAGATTGGTCATAACTTTACGAAGTCTATTGTAGATATTCCTACTTATAATGCTCGTATAGATGAGAAGTTTGCTGATAGATTTGCTGCAATGTATGGATATGCTGCAGAGCTGAATAAGTGTCTTACTAAGATAACCCTTGATCATGGATATGGTATGTTTGAGAAGATCAGACATATCCCCATTGTAAACATCTTTGCTGGTATGGCATATATAACAGACAAGTTTATCTCACGAGCAGTATTTGGATCAGATGTACATCCATCCGTTAATAGTCGTATGGTAGATACTATCAAACAGATGGAACATGATCTCAGAAATGCTAAAGATTTGTCTCCACGAATGAAAAAAGAACTCGAAAGAGATATAGCTCTTGCCAAACAGCAGATGGCAGACTTCTATAACACTGATAACGACAATGTTGCTGATAAGATGAGCAAGAAGTATCTCAAAGATTATGAAGGTAACCATAACAATGAGATAGATCAGGACGCATATGCAGATAAGTATGCAGGAATAGAGACAATTAACCAGATCATATCGAATAAGATTGTAGGAAAACCGATTAATCCTCCGATTAAGAAGGTTGGTTACTTCAGTAAGGTTTGATACGTATGGCTAATATAAAACAAGCAAGACAGAAGGTAGAAGCTAGAATCTATAAGGTTATGGATAAGCTAGACCATACTGGTCAGAATACAGAGTACTATAAGAAGAAGTTTGGAAGTATGAATGATAAACAGTTCTATGACTTCTTCAAACAAGACTTTCCATTGAAGTTTCAAACCAAAGTATTTGAGATAGATCCTAAGATAGAGGATATCATAGATGCATTGGAAAGTATACTCAAAGTACCAGTAACCGAAGAAATTACTCTACCGTTCTTATATACCAATAGAGATGGCAAACCAGTTAAGTCTAAGAAAGTACTTGTAGTATATCTTCCTCTTAAGAGAATGAAACAGATGGTACAGAAAAAGACTGGTTATTCTGTTAATATTGCTAAGAGAGACTATAGAACTGGATTGCTTATTGATACAGATAAGAATGGTAACTCTACAGATCGAGAGTTTGAATCTCTGGTTATCTATGGACTGAATAAGACTCTTAGAGAGTTATCTAGTTTTAGAGCAGATGCAATGGATGCTAAGTCTAAATTCTATGCAGAGATCAATGCTAAAGGTATGGTCTCACAAACAGAGGTAGAGTTAGAGAAAGAAGACTCCATTGCTCGTAATCTTATCTCTTCATATCTCTTAGGGTGTCATCTCAATAGCAATCTTATCAATACAGATTGTTATTTGCCAAGAACTCTTAAGAGAAAGAATGCTGGTCAGAGAGGACTCTCTAGGGCAGATTAAAATTGCAGAGTAATGATATACTATAAAATTGGAATGTGATTGTAAGACTACACTCTTGTAATCATTTAAGGAGGTATATTATAATGGAAGATCAGAGCAAGAAGAATGAGAATCAGTATGTAATTACTGAACAGGGCGATCTTGGACTTGGAACGCGCCAGCTCACAAATGAAGAGCAGAAACATGTCGATGAAAGAGACAAGTTTCAGAAGCAGTCCAAGTAAAGATACATAAAACTACCTTACTTTAGATCTATATACAAGCAGAATGTCTCTACTTTAAATATATTAATTCTATATTAGGTATAAGTGTGATTAGGAAGAGGATGAAATCTATATAAATAACCAAGGTGGTATATATAAGAAAAGACCTCTATAGTGTTATTAAAAGAATCAATACACCCTTATATCTATATAGGACGGCAATGTAAAACTATTTAATTTCACCTATAAGATTGAAGAATGTATGCTAATGGGTACTTCTATAACATGCGTAAATGAATCTTACAACCAAGAAAATCTATATCAAACATTAATGCAAAAATATCAAAGACAATTCCCATAAAAATTTTAAACGTACTCTGCAGTCAGATATCTATATAGACAAAGGATTGTTCTCTATATAAAACAAGATCTATAGGTATACTTTTAAGGTTTCAAAGATTTAAACTTCTATAGTTCGTAATATTGTTATGATCATTATACTGTAGATCTATATTACGAGTAATTGTAATAGCCTAAAGCAAAGATGTCTATATATGTGGATAAAGTACTAGTTGTAAAAAGTTCTATTCATTAACTTAAGGTATCAAGATGAAAAAGCTCTATTGTATAAACTATTGTTATACACTAGAAGAAATTAGCTCTATAATTTCCGAAAATGTATCCAGATAAAGGAATATATTTCTATATTAAAACAAAACGTGTAGCTATGTCCCTCATACCACTGGGTATGAGGGAATCATTTTATTTACTATTTAGGAGAAAGGTAAGTGGTTTTATGAGTAAGTTTAGTGCTTTGCTGTATAAGGGATTACTGTGTATAGTAGTAATATCACTCTTTGTATTCGGAGCATATTCTGTACGTCAGATGAATGATATGAAAGATATCAGCAAAAAGAACCATGACACTATTCTTCAGTTGAAGGATGAGAATGATAAAAATGCCAAGAAGATTGATGAGATGAATGAAAGGATCAACAATCAGGCAGATAGGATGGTAGAGATACAGAAAGAGTGGGATGATGGGAAAGATGCTGTAAAGGCTTTAAAGAACTACGGCATCCAGAAAGAGACAGATATTGGCGCTCATACCAATCTCACTGTATCTGATATGAATAAGATCATAGATTACTATGATAAGCATATCAAAGAAGGAACTCCCTTTAAGGGAAGAGGAGATGTGTTTATCAAAGCATCTAAGAAGACTGGATTGAATCCTATCTATCTTTTTGCACATGCTGCTTGTGAATCATCATATGGTAATAGTTACCTTGCCAGAACAAGAGGGAACTATTTTGGTATAAATGCAGTAGACTCTAATCCAGATAGAGCATCTCATATGGGAGATGATATCGAGGATGGTATTATCTCTGGTGCTGTATGGATAAAGGAGAACTACTATGATAATGGGTATACGACTTTAGAGTCTATGAGACAAGCTGGATATGCTTCAGATCCTAATTGGGCTACCAATATTTCATCTGTAGCAAATACAGCTATCTCACTTCTCTAAGGTATACTCAGCTAATATTGAATACATCCATAACTGATTCTAACGTAATAGATGAGAGCTACTTCTATATTGTGTAAAAATGTCCTAAAAAGAACAATCTCTATACCAAAACATTATGTCATTTTTACAGTTATACGCCTATTATAGCGCTAAATGTATCTATAGGTGCTAAGGTCTATACGTGTTGTAAAATGTGCTTTCGTATATAGTGTCTATCTACACTATATTGAGAGTTATAATATATAGAATATCTATGAGATGAGTAAATGTAGCTTAAATAAATTACTTCTATAGATACGATCAACTGTTCTATTCCGAAGCAGATCTATAAAGAATTATATTGTGAATCTAATCTAACAGAGTTCTATATTATGAGGAAATGGCATAGTATTTCATCTTAAGCCTATATTATAACAGAATGTAACTGTATTCTCATACGTCTATTAGTGTATCTAATTTTTAACACATATAAACTTTTTAAGTTTAAAAGGAGGAAGTTTAAGAATGTTGAATGCAAAAGTTATTGGAGTTGGTGCTGCTGGTAATAAGGCAGCTATTGCTCTCATTGAGAAGAAGATTCTTCCTGATAAGAATATCCTTCTCCTCAATAGTACTCTGCGGGATGTTCCTGAGAAGTATAAGGAATATGCCATTGAGTTTGGCGATACCAAAGGCTGTGGTAAGGAGCGCAATCTCGCAAAGAATATGATCCTTACTGCGTTGGAAAATGAACAGGTAAAGCTGGATAGTTTCCTGGATCCGTCTGATAAGATGATCATTATTGTATCATCTTCTGAGGGTGGTACAGGATGTGGTGCATCTACTGTCATTGCAGACTATATGAGCTCTCTGCTCAATATTCCAGTGCATATGTTTGTATTTACTGGATTTGAGGATGACGTACGTGGTCTGAAGAATACAGTTGATTGGTTCTCTGATCTGAAACCTGAGTATGTTGTACAGGCTATCAGCAATAAGAAGTTCCTTGAGAGCTGTGGGAACAATCGTTTCAAAGCTGAGGCTGCAGCAAATGAAGAGTTTGCTAACCGTATTGGCATTCTGTTGGGGAAAGAGGTATATCCATCTGACAACAACATGGATGATACGGATATGCTCAAACTTACAACGACTCCTGGTTATATGACCATTGAGACTTGCCATCTGACCAAGCTCAAAGATACAGAGCAGTTCAATGCTCTTATGCAGACGATGATCGATGACTCGAAGAGTCTCGATACTGAACAGTCTGCTCGCCGTATTGGTATTGTATTCAATGGTAGCCCGAAGACTCAGGCTGCTATTGATACATCCTTTGAGCTGATTCGTCAGCAGTATGGTTATCCGATTGAGTTCTTCCAGCATTATCAGAACGTACAGGATGAAGAGTTCATCAATGTTATCGTCTCTGGTATGAAGCTTCCTATTGATGACATCAAGGGCGCTTATGAGCGCTATAAGAAGCAGCTTGATCGTGTTGACCGCACAAAAGAGCAATTCTTCGATAAGAAGCTTGAGACTTCTGATATCGATGAATTCGACATGGCTGGTGGTCTTACTGCTGCATCTCCGAGTGCTATACAGAAAGGAAAGAACGATTTCTTCTCCAAGTATGGCATGGGAGGAAACAACAAATCTGTACAGCAGACTGAGAAGAAGAAGGAGAAGTTCTCCAATACGGCTAAGAATGAGCTGTAATAACCCATATTCCCATAAACTTCTTAATAAAACAGCAACCAATACTCTGCTGAGTATTGGTTGTTTATTTTTATAAAGGAGAATCATATATGGATAGGAAAGAAATAGTTCCTATGTATGGGGTTAATACTGTTGATATGGTACATAGTCCCTCCTCATTAGCGAACGTGTTTCTAGATATAGAATCTATGAGCGATGAGGACTGCTATAATATTCTGAATAAAAACTATTCCGTCTTTCTATCTAATGAGATAAATTCTCCTCATTTTGATAGACTAAGAAGATCATCTAGGTTCATATCTGTTCTAACACAGGTTTGTATAGAAAATGATCTTACTTATGAGCAAAGAGTATATTGCAACTCTATGCTATATACAGAACTTGCTAAGACAGACAATGTTTATATGCAGAAGGTATACTATATCCTTGGATGGGTAGTAAATAAGGATATGGTAAACAAGATAATGGAATGCAATATAGACCAAGTACTTGCAACTTATCTTGCTATTAGCAGAAAGTCTACCTTCAACAGTAAGGATAATATCTCACGACTAAACTTCTCTATCATGTGCTTTAGTCCAGATACTATGACAGTACAGAGAATCACTGATATCTATTGTGCTATCTTCAACACAGTAGAAGATGTGAAAGAATTGTTCTTGTTGAATATCAGAGATACATACGTGTTTACTTCAGATGAGGATTGGATAACTCCAGATATACTGAAAGTTGCTAGAAACATGGATTCTGCAGTAATCAGTATATTAGACTCATTACCAATCAATGCTCTAGAGAAGCTACTCAATGAGTATAACAATATGTGTATCATAGATGCTTTGGATGAGGATGATGTAAGATTCTCGTTTAAAGATGTAGATATCAACAAGTTTAGGCATATTGGTATTGTCATGGTTAAGATGGCAGAACAAGGATTGAATCTACTATAGTACAAGGGAGTCTGATACTAATGCTTGTATTATATTTCATATCCACTATAGGTCTATTCATCATACTACCACTTCTTTTCTGGTTGTGCTTTATAAAAGAGCCAGAAGGTCCTGAAGAGGTCTATATAGGATATGACGATCTTGATCAAGAATATAAAGATTGGGTACAGAAAGCTATACAGATAGAAGAAGATAAGAGAAAGATTTGTAAACAATAACCAAATTCCTCTAACCTATAGTGGTTAGAGGGTATTTCTGTCTAACTTTAAAAGGAGTTTTTAAAATGGCAAGAAAAGCAACAACAAACAATGCAGAAGCAAAGTTCAACGATGATGCAAGAGATGAAGAAGTAGTAAAGCGTGCAATGGAAAATGGAAACAACATCACACTCTCCGAGTATGCTATCAGGCATAAGCTGTATGAACTCTCGCTGAAAGTTACAGAACTTCAAGAGAAGTTTAGATTGGAGGTGAATAATGGAGCATGCGAAGAATACATTGTTGAGGTCATAGGAGATATAGGAGCTGTATTTGGCAAGATAGCATATCTGAAGACTATGCTTGCTGTAGGGTTGATTCCAGAGATCTATGATAAGAAGGATGTTCCTAGAGACCTAGAGATCATCAATATGAAGATGCATATGATTGGGGTATATGGACAGGCAAATCCTGTAGTAGTTAGTCCTACTATGAGTGGGTATGGATATGGTGGTCAGTTCACACCATATGGTACATCTTCACAGACGGTACAGGATTATAATGAGGCAATGAAAGAAAAGATCAAACTCTAAGGAGGATAAATTACAATGAGCAGAGATGATATGACTCTTGAAGAGGAGAAAGAGGATATCATAAAGAATATCAAGAATCTTGAATATGAACTCTCTGTGGCATATCGAGGTACAGATGAGTATCATAGCATTCAAGAGGAATTGAGTTTGGAAATGTGCTTGCTTGAAGATATCAATCGTAAGCTCAAGGCTCTGGAAGAGGAAGTAAACAAAGAAGACTTCTATCCTTCTGAGAAAGAAGAAGAACCCGCATATGCTGAGGCTGATAAGCTAGTAGATAAGTTAGCTAGTCGTGGTTGGTGAGTATAAATATATAGGGTAGACCTTAGTGGTCTACCCTTCTTTTTTTGTAATTATCAATTCTCTCAATTATATACTATAGAGGTGTAGAAAGATATCATATATAGGGTGATATCTAATGATTTCCAATAGGAGGAAACAAAATGGCGAACTTTAACAACAACGAAGTACTCGATGAGAACATCCAGGAGGCTGAGTGCCCCAAGAGCTTTAAGGAAGCTCTTGTGATGGATCTCATCGCTGCAACTCGTAACTATGAGGAGCTGCGCGTAAAGTTCATTGAGGCTCTCGAAGAGCTGCGCGATCTCCCGCGCGATGAAGAGGACGAGAGCGGAGTGCGGGCAAAGGATGTTGCTGAGCAGATCAGCATCATCCAGGAAACAATGAGCCAGGCGGCTCAGGAATACGGTCGTATCTTTATGATGGACCGTACGCTCGAATACATCGAGCGCAAGCCAAGTCTGGACAGCCTCATCTGGAGGCATCGGTTCCCTGGCAGTCTCTCCAAGTCACTGTATCTCACGGAGGACGATGAGGATCTTCTTCATCGTGCTACCCGCAGAAAGAAAATCCAGAAAATTGTGGATAAGCGTTCAGGCCTTATGCCGTACGTTGAGTTCACGTCGGAGACGATGAACGACATCGAATTCGACGAAGCTGTGATCCGTGCGCGTTTCAAGAAGTAAATAAGCGGAAGAGAGGGGTGGGGATGAGAAATCATCCCCCTTCTTTTTTTTTGTAATTTAACCATACAAGCCAACTTTAGATACTTTTTTATCATATCCTCTACATTCTTATACTATGTGAAATAGTATGAGGAAGATTTTAGAGGAGGAAACACCCATGGCTAGTATCTTGTCGGATATGTTTAGAAAAAAAGTAGCTGATATGAAAGACTACAATATGTCTAATGAGGCTCAAGAAGAGACTGGTTATACAACTGGATATCTTCCATTAGATTATCTCAATGGATATATGGCTACTGAACTGAACCCACAGACTGGACAACTAGAACAATACTATTCTCTTGGTATTACGGATGGTTCTTATAATGCATTCATTGGTAATACTGGAACTGGTAAGTCTACATTGGTTGCACAGATAGCAGCTAATATAGTACGACCGTTTAAGACATCAACTATCTTTGAAGATTCTATTGAAGGAGGACTTACAACTCCTCGTAGAATGTCTCTATCTGGTTTCTCAGAAGTGGGATACAAAGAGAGATATATAATTCGTAATACTGGAATCAATGCTGAGAACTTCTATAAGAGAATCAAGATGATTCATGATATGAAGACCCAACATCCAGAGGAATTTATCTATAATACGGGTAGGAGAGACTTGTATGGGAATCCTATAATGAAGTTAGAGCCTACTGTATATATTATAGACTCTATTGCTATTCTGATGCCAGAGAAGTATACAGATGAGGATGAGTTAGCAGGTAAGTCAATGGGAGCTGCATCTGCTCTTATTGTAACCAATGTCTTTAAGACCATACTTCCTATGCTTAAGGCGGCTAATATCATCCTCTTTGGTATCAATCATATCTTAGAAGATGTGAATATGAGTGCTATGCCTAAGAAACAGACTGTTCCTGGTTTAAAACAGGGAGAGAGAATGCCTAAGGGAAGGACAGTTACTTACTTGGCAAATAATATCTTTAGACTTGACCATGCAGGGAAGCTTAAAGAAGATGAAGGATATAAGTTCAATGGAAGCCTTGTAGATGTATCTATGATTAAGTCTCGTAATAGTGGTCATAAGTCATCTGTAAGACTTGTATTTGACTTCAATAATGGATTTGATCCTTGGATTTCGATGCTTAGATTCATGCAGGATAGGAAGCTCCTTTACGGGGGAGGAGTATCTATGGCATTCGATCCTGATAAAGAATTTAAGTTCTCTCAAGCATCATTCCGTAAACAGATATTTGACGATCCTACATTTAGAAATGGATTCATCAGGTCTGTCCTTCCTCATCTTAAAGCCTTGGTCAATGCTAAAGATGTACAGGCTCATGATAATCATGTATCAGAGCTGCTGAATTGCCAAGATCTCTATTCGGCATAAATCATTCCTTGGTTAGATACTATAGAAGTGGTATCAATAATGATACAACTTTAAAAGGAGTGTTTGAAAATGATGGAGAAGATGGATGTAAGGAGTATTGTAAAGCTAGGAGTTATAAGCAATGATGACTTCTTAAAGACTGTAAAGGAAGTGACATCACTCATTGCTGATGGGGATCAATCTCAGCAACTTCCAGAGCTTACGACAAATGAACATGATAGAGTAGCCAATGGTCTTCCAGTAGTAATAGAAGAGTTTAGGAATGATGCTATAAACGTTCCTAAACTGAACGAAGATGAGATAAAGCTATTACTCATAACAGGTAAGGTTGAAGACGATAGGTATTATGGAGTGTTCAATGAAGCTATAGAGTTCTTACATTTCACTATGAAAGATGGATATGGATACCCATCTTCAGGAGAGTATATAGAGCCTGTAACTCTAGTGGTAAGCTCTTCTGATTTGGCAGCATACTTTGATTACAATGAGAAGCTACCTATAGAGAAGAAGAAGGTTTCTATGGGAGGAACTTTGTTTGTTATGCTTGATTATGCCTTTGAGGATTTCAGAACCAAGTGCAACTGGTTAGTCAAGATAGAGTATTAATGGGGGAAATTATCCATGGCTATGAAAACAAGCACATCTCTTAACTTAGCAGAAGAAGTTGGAGAGATAGCAAGTCGTTTCCCTAGCCAGGAGTACATATTGTGCAAAGGGCTTAAACAGCCCTTTAACAATATGAATTCTGGTTCTAGAAAGATCATGCAAGGAATTCAGATTGAGCAAGCAACTCAGCTACTCAATGCAGAAGTTCCTATTATCTCTACTGGTTATGAGAACCAGTTTGGTGAACTTAACTCTAATTTTATAAGAGCTGAACACAACTATGTAGTTGTAGATAAAATATGCAAGTTCAGTTCTAGTCCAGAAAGACATTATTGGTTGATTCTTCTCAATACAGACAACAGTGAGTTGTCTTGTATTGAGAGGATCAGCTATAAACATATAACCGAGTTCTACGGTTATATTTTTGATAATGAATACCTAGATGATCTAGCTCCAGGAGATGGAATCACTAAGGGAGACGTTATTAAGAGAACAGTCTCTTATGATGAATACAACAATAGAGCAGAAGGCCTGAATATGGCTACTCTCTATATTGCGTGTGAAGATGTAAAAGAAGACCCTATCGTCATATCTGAATCTGCATCTAAGAGATTTGCGGCTCCTATGATAGATAAAGTAGAAGTTAAGATCAATGATAACGATATTCTACTCAATCTATATGGAGAAGGTAAAGTATACAAGACCTTTCCAGACATTGGAGAGGATATAAAGAACCATATCCTCTGTGCAGTAAGAAGAGAGCTTAAAGATGAAGAAGCTCTGTTCTCTCAATCATGGGATAGACTCAAAGATACTATGATGAATGATAAGAAATATATCGTAGATGGTACTATCATAGATATCGATGTATTCTGCAATAATCCAGATAAACTCACATCTGTGATGTATAACTCACAGATCAAATACTACTATGATCAGGCTAAAGAATTTGCTGCTAAATTTGTATCAGCTATTGATAAACTCATGGGGGATGGAACTACACCATTCACAATGTCCTATGAGTTACAGAAACAGTATACTAGATGCCTTAATGTAGTACATGGTAAACAGTTCATCCATGATAAGGTGTTCAATAACATCATCATGCATGTTTACGTACAGAAAGAAGTTCCTCTTGTAAGAGGAGATAAGATTACTGATAGATATGGTGGTAAAGGAGTTATCTCTAGAGTAAAACCAGATAATATGATGCCACATTATCTGAAGAATGGAGAATGGGTTCCTGTAGATCTTATGTATTCGATGTGCACTTGTATTAACCGACTTAATGATGGTCAGTTAGCAGAGACATCTATTACATATGCTGGAAGAGAGTTATTGTGGCATATCAGAAGCAAACAGATAGACTACGATACAGCATTTCAATGGATTCATAAGTTCATCCATATCTTTAATCCACAACAGGCTGATGAGTTGTTGATGTATTACTCATTCCACTATGATGATCCTAATGATGATAATAAGTTCAATAGAGATCTCTATATAGAGCAGATGCTACATGAAGGATTCATTATGCTCTCATTAGAGCCTATCTCTTCTAATATATCTATTGATACTATAGCACAGATCTATAAGGAATTCCCATTCCTTGATAAACACTGTGATATCTGTGTACCACTACAAGACTCTAATGGAAACTATAGAATGGTGATGTCTAGACGTAAGTGCGTTGTAGGACATAAGTACATCATTCGACTAAAGCAGTTTGCTATAGAGAAGTTCTCTGTAGTATCTCTTGCATCTACTAATATTCGCAACGAGAACTCTAAGTCTCGTATGAGCAAGACCCATAATGCAAGATTCCCATCAACTCCTGTTCGTGTATTCGGAGAGATGGAGACATCTACCATCGGTTCTCATATTGGAACCGATATTGTGTATGAAGAGTTTATGTTATCATCATCTTCTCCCATGGGTCGGAGAGAGCATAAACAACTTCTCACTGGTGACCCATTTGAGTTCAATGTCGAACTGAAAGAAGATTGTACTTCTCTTAGTGCAGATATTGGTCAGGCCTATTTGAAGACTATTGGTGAACGGATACGATTCATCAAGATAAGAAAATTCAAACGTCGTCCTATGATCAGACAAGTAGTTGCTATACTTCCTAAGAGGAAGCATAATGTGGTGTATTTTATAGATGATGAAGAAATACGTGCAGATAAGAAAGCAACTGCTAAAGAGATCAAGCGTTTGAAAGCTGCTGATGAGAAACAGTCCTCTCAAGAGCAGATAGATGTAGTAGAAGTCGTACCAGGAATCTATGAGGAGACAGAACGTGAAATGGCCCATAAGAAGAAACTGATGCGACTGGGACTGTTGGAGCGGAAATAATATACGAATGCAACTAAAATCGGTAAGGGATATTCCCTTACCGACATTCTTTTTTGTAATTCTAGATTATTTTGATTATATATTATAGATGTAGAAGGATATCATATAGGATGGTATCTAGTGTCACCTATAGGAGGTAATTATCATGACAAACAGCAAAGCGTATACCAGTATCGATCGTCACTCTAGCCAAGAGTGGTTCGATACAGAATATTCTGCAAAAAGCTTCCTGGATGAACTTGTCGATATGGACAAGAGTGGAGAGGGGGTGAATGTAGTAACATTCAGTATCCGCTCCGAGGATGGAGAGTGTTGGGAAGAGTTGTTCAGTTATGACAACAAGAACAGCTCTGCAGACTTCTCTCAGAGGGCAAAGGAGGTGCTCTCTGCAGAGACAATCTCCAGAATCTGCAATTTCGGAAAAGAGGTATCTCATCCAAAAGGAATCCCCTACTCCGTGCGGCAGGAGTTCCAATTTGCTTTCAGAGAGGCAAAGCGTCGCATTGAGGGAGTAAAGTTCTCCCCTAACGAAAGAGATGAGAACTACGTTTGCCGCGAACAGGGGTTTGAGATTCCATACTTCGATGGGATTCTCCACTTCTCGAAAGAGGAGTTTGATGAGAACTATCACGATGAGGAGGATCGTGACCAGTTCCCGAAGTACAGTCCATATTTCATCCTCCCAAACGGTGTGCATGTTTTCTATGCAGAGCAGGTTTTTGCATTTGACAAAAACCGCTGGCTCATTGACTGGCCAGAGTGAGCAACTCTAGGTCAATTACATTTGGGATCCTTGGTGGTCCCATTCTTTTTTTTGTAATAAGCATCATAGTTGAATACTATAGATATGAATAATGATAAGGAGGTTATTCTATGGGATCAATATATGATAAATATAAACTTGGAGAAGAGACTATATCATGGTTTGATAAATTCAAAACCGATTTGGACCTCTTACGTATCAGAACAAGTGGTCATTGGTCAGGAGAATATGTGCCAAAAGATTTTATCATAAATTTTATAGAAGACGTTGATAGGGATATAGATTATCTATACAGAACTGACTTAGATTGGTACTATGCTAGATTTAAAGATTTCGTTTCAGGCCGTATATTCTGTATAGAGGAATATTGTGGAACTACCGAGTCTCTCTATAATAGACAAATGATGCCAATAGAAAAATTCAGAGAGATGCATGAGATTACAAAAGATATGCTACAATCCATCAATGTGCTAAAAGACTATGAAAGGTTTAATAATCATGGTAAACTTAACTACCTTACACAACAAGATTCTAAACGGGGATGGGAGGATATCAGAACAAGAAAAACAGTATATAGTGACATTGGCAACTATAATCTGTCAGAGGGGTACGATTCAACAAGAAGAGTTACAGGATTTTGAAAATATAATCAAAATATCCAACCTTCTATACAACAATGGAGCAAATGCTCTATTGCCATTATCGGATGACTTATATGATGCTATACTATCTATAGCAAAGAAGCAAGGGATCCAATATCCAGTAGGAGCTCCATCTGTAACATTTACTAATCTGGATACTATAGATCTATTAGAGCCATACGTATCCAATTCAGATTATCCTAAACAGGTAGTTGCTTTTGTACCAGATAAAGATAAAATGTTCTACTATAGAGATCTAACCTCTAATAGAACACTTCCTATGTATGGGGATTATACTATAAGCTCATCTACAGAGCTTATATCTAGAAAGACTAGAAACGCATCTCATTCTTATGGTATGTGTGGTACTCTTGATAAGTGTAAGTATGTATTGAGTAATGATGCTAGAGGAGAAGGAAGATTTCAAGATCCTTCAGTAACCATCTTTGAGAGAGACTTCTTAGCAAAGCATATTCAGCAAGGATTGGTTAATCCAGAAGATATATCTCTAGTAGTATCTCTAAAGTATGATGGTATATCTGTAGAAGCAGAAATAGATGGAGATGAAATAGTCTCAGCATGTACTAGAGGAGATACTTCTAATAATGAAGCATCTGACCTAACTCCAGCATTATTTGGTATGAAGTTTCCTAGAGCATATAATATACAGAAAGGGAATCCTATAGGTATAAAGTTTGAGTTAATCATAACAGATTATAACTTGAAGAGGATAGCAAGAGATTATGGTAAAACATATGCAAATCCTAGAAATGCTGTTATAGGGTTGACTGGTGGGTTGGATGCACGTAAATATAGAGACTACTTAACTCCAATTCCACTTGAGAGCTCTCTGAATCTACCGCGTATGCAGGAATTAGAACTGCTCAATAACTCATATACGCGAGGAATCGATATGCGGAGTACCCTCCTAGTGGGCACATACGTAGAAGTCCTCTACAAGCTAAAACAGTTTGTTTTAGAAGCAGAACGATTAAGACCATATATGGGATTTCAATATGATGGTGTAGTAGTAGAATATATAGATCCATATCTAAGAGAGAAGCTAGGAAAAAGGAATAGCATACCAGAGTATGCTATAGCAATTAAGTTTCCTCCTATGAGAAGAGATTCTATCTTTACTCATTATACTTACTCTGTAGGACAAACTGGAGTTATAGTACCAATGGCTCATTTTAAACCTGTAGAGTTTATGGGTGCTATACATGATAAGACTACTGTTCATTCTTATAAGAGATTCAAGAATCTTATGCTCAAACCAGGAGATAAAGTATTCCTCACATTGAATAATGATGTGATAGTATATCTAAACAAGTCTCCAGATGAAGATCAAGACCCAAACAATCATAATCCATATGAAGAATTCCCAGAGGTTTGTCCATCATGTGGACAACCGTTATCAATGTCTGATTCTGGTGATACTGTATATTGCACAAACTTCTATTGCAAAGAGAGATGTATTGCTCGTATAGCAAACATGCTCAAGAAGTTAAATATCAAAGACTTCTCTACACAGACTATGAGACTTCTAGACATAAGAAGTTTTGTAGATCTTATCTTATCCGAGAATAGATTGGAAAATAGTGGTCTAGGACCAATAGAGCAGCAGAACTTTAGAGAGATGCTCAATATTCTTAAATCTACAGAATATCCAGATTATAGGGTATTGGGATCTATAGGATTCACAGGTATAGCAGCAGATACATGGAAGCTTATCTGTAGGAAGTTTGAGTGGGAGAAACTCATATATGGAAAGTCTGAGGAGTTGGATAATCTGTCTAAGATCAAAGGTATTGGTCCTAAGACCATATCTACTATCAAGAATGAGAGAAGTTTCTTTGGTAGAGATCTAGACTATATCAAGAAACATATGAGGGTAGTGTCCACATATGATCCATATAACACTCAAGAGAAACCACAGGTTAGAATAACTGGAGTTAGAGATCCAAAACTCTTAGCTCAGTTCAATGAGAAAGGATTCAATGCTACAGACGGATCTGTGACTAAAGATACACAGATACTCATAGTTCCACATCTTGGTGCTAGATCTAAGAAGTATGATACTGCTATGAAGTTCATAGTAAATAGATTGAAAGCTCTTGGGTATAAGGGGAATCCAGCTGTTCTTCCAACTGATCAGATCAGGAGAGTATATCCATGGATTATGGATATAAACGAGGCTAACTACTTTATCAAGAATTATAATCAAACTTGATATGCCTAGCTACTTAGGTATAATCGCAATGTAACTCTAATTAGGGTTATATACCATAAGTATGAGAAGTGAAGAGATTCAAGGGAACTACCCTACCTATATACGATAGATTATGGACGTGTATAGGCTGGAGGTAGTCCCATGAGTCTCTCCCTCAGTTTTATATTATAGGGAGGATTTTTTATTATGAAGAACTATCTGGAGTCTACGATCCCAATGCAAGTAAACAAGATCATGAGCGGAAGGAACTATGGTTGGAACGACCAGTGTACTGAAGCATGCATTCGTTCTCTCTTTGAGGGCTTTGCAGTGTATCTTGGTCGTAACAAGAGCAAAGATACTCCACTTGCAATTGTATTGAAAGACGTAGACGATAAGTTCCACTTTGCTGCATATGTGCAGTATCTCAAACAAGGTGAAGCTGGAGCAGACGAAGGTTCTTGGTCTCTGAATTATACGTTCAGTGAAGCTGATCTCGATAAAGAGAATTGGACGATTGTCAACTATCCTGACGATCAGGTAGCATTTGGTATTGTATCAGATATCGCATTTAGTCGATATGGTATGGTATTCAAGTTCCTTCCGAAAGATGCAGATGGAAAGATTTGTGAAGGTTCTCCTCAGGAGCTTCTCTGCACATGCATTGATACTGTATATGACTATATGCGTGCAAACGTATCTCAGGATCCAGTGCTTGAGTATACTGATTACTTCACTGCAACTGCTAAGGTTGATGGAGATGGTTCGGTATATGTAGGTATTACTCCTAGCGCATTGTTGAAACAGCATGTCAAGGACGATTCCATGATTGATTCTAAGTAAAAATATATAGCTTTTGATAAGAAGATAGCTAGAGAAGGTCATTCTTCTCTAGCTACAGATTTTATCATCAAATGTATTATTTTTACTAATGGAGGAAGATTTACCCATGAAGAAGGCAAAGATTGGAAGAAGAATCCTCGATGTGATAGATGAGAATGAGTTCATTCGAAGAAGTTCTCTAAATCCAGATATAGTAAGTTCTCTAGCAGAAGATACTGCTGTTGAGAAAGAAGGTTATATCTATCCTGTATCTAAGCAGTATAGCAAAGATGTAACAGGTGTTATAGATATGGGACAAGTCCTCTTATATTCAATGCCAGAAGAGAGTAAAGAAGAGGATGAGTATAAAGTAGAGAATGCTATAGACTTCGATAATGTGAAGTCATTACAAGAGTCTATTACCAAACAGAATCAACTTATGAGTGCAGAGAGAACTATTCTAGTATCTCCTGAGAATATATTCTCTCCAGTAATCAAAGAAGAAGATACTCCAGAGATGAGATTATTGAAACAGGCTATTTGTTTAAAGAATATTGACTTGGATAACTACAAACAGAGATTCGGTTCTGATTATAACAACGATAGAAGATTGTTTGAGCAGAATAGTATCACCTTCTTCAAGCTTAAGAGATTAGCCGAGATTATGGATATGAATGTATCTCTTTCTCTTGAAGATAAACCAGGAGCTCCTAATCCTATTGGGGAGAAACTTACGGTTCAGATTACATCGGATGGGGAGCGATGAGATATGAATCAAAGACAATTCATACATGACTTCAGTGCAAAGTATAGACCTAAGTTCAACCAGAAGTTGTTCTATAGATCTGATGATGAGATTATCCATCATCTTAAGATGATTATCAAGTCTTGCGAAAGGGAAATGGGAGTAGGGGGATACTTTACCATTCGCATAGAGAACTTCAGAGTTGTAGAAGACTATAACGAGGTAAATTCTATACTGCAGAAGTATCAGGAGGTTAATATCAACAAGTCTTCTAAACTCAAGGGTGTGCTAGATAATAGATATGACTTCATAGATCTCAAAGAGTCTGATCTTAAACTGTTAGTAGTTACCTATTATATAGAAGCTGCTGATGGAAGAGAGATGTTTGATGTCATCATAGCAGTTCCTAGAGTAATAGATCAGTTCTATTATCGTATCAATGGTAATATACGTTCTGCTATGTATCAGATAGTAGATGCATCTACCTATAACAATGGTACCTCATCTGCTAAGAAGTCTATGAATGTATTCAAGACCATCTTCCAACCTATACGAGTATTTAGAAATCTTACAACTCAGATTACAACTGATGGGGAAGAAGTCCCATTAGTTACTTATGATGCAGATATCTTTAAGAAGTCTGTAGAGATGAGTAAGTATATCTTTGCCAAGATGGGATTTATCAGAGGTCTACAGTTCTTAGGATTAGATGGAATTATTAATATCACAGATGAGGATGATAAGGATCCTCGATTCTATACCTTCCTTCCAAAGAAGTCTTCCAATATCTACATCAAAGTTCCTAGATCTATGATGGAGCAGAACTTAGTCGTACAGCATGTAACCAATATGCTGTGTTCTGAGTTCACTCGTAAGTTTGCTGTTATGCCATTCATCTACCATAGAGAATACTGGCTAGATGCATTAGGAAGACACTATAACTTAGCAACTCCTAGAGAGAAAGGTATCTCTGTATTAGCATCGTTAGAGTTCATCTATGACATTGGCACGAGAGAACAACTTAGACTTCCTGAATGCGAGAAGAAAGATATCTATTCTATCTTCAGATGGATACTCTATGAGTTTGGTGCTATCTCTAGAAAGAACAATCTCAATACGTCTATTAAGAGAATGAGATGTGGAGAATATGTAGCATCTCTATATGCTCCTAGATTATCTAAGAATGGTATCTATCGTCTATCAGATATGGGAGAGAAAGTAGATCTAAGAGCAATCAAGAAAGCATTGATGACAGATCCTATGTATCTTATCAATGAGATTACTAACTGTTCTCTTATCAACTTCAGAGATATGATGACAGACAATGATTCGTATCTAGCATTGAAGTATACGTATAAGGGTATTGCAGGTATTGGTGAATCTGGATCATCTGCTATACCTGATGTGTATAAGTACGTTCATCCTACTAACTTAGGCATAGTAGACCTAGATGCATCCTCTCCTACAGATCCTGGTGTATCTGGCTGTATTGTGCCATTGATTCAGTTATATGATAATGATTACTTTACAGACTTCCAAGAACCATGTTCATGGAGAGAAGACTTAGAGAAGCAATATGAAATCTATCGACAGAAAGTAGAACAAAAGCAAGTTGTAGAGTTTAAGAAGCTTGTGTTAGATGATTCTAATGTAAGAGAACTACAGCTTAGAAATGCAGAAGAGACTAGAACACTCATAGATCAAATCTTTGGTAAAGATAAGTAATAGATTGGGAGCATATGGGGATTCTCCCATATGCTCATGAAATTATATATTATATACATGAAAGGAGTTGATTGTTATGGATATCAATGGGAAGGTAGAAGTCGTTGGTGAGAGAAAGATAGAATATGAGTCCAAAGAGTCTGTTATCAAGTTAGAGCTTTCTATTGTAAGCAAGATATCAAACTCTAATGGTGCTGCATCTAGTCTTATACTCAAAGTGGATATTGTAGATATAGACGAAGATAAGCTTATACCAGAAGATGATTTTGAAGGGTATAAGAAAACTTTACTAGGTTCCTTCTTGTCTAAGTATGATAACTACGATATGCCACATCTTACAAGTGATGAGGTTAAGAAGATTGCATCATATGCAGAGTTATGGTTCTACTCCAACGTATCTCCAATTAAGAGCAAGTTGAAGATACAAGAACTATATCATCTGAAGAGTAATGCAAATACTAGGCTAATATATCAGCCTAGAAACAACATCGCTATCACTACGGAAGTGATATCTAAATATGAGATGAACCTATCATAAAGTAATAGGTATAATCTCTTTCTGTGTATTGACTAAAGGAGAGGATTAAAGTGAGTGAAATAGATTGGATTGATAAGCTAGGAACTCCAGATGACCAGCATATCGATAATAAAAATCATAACTCTTACTTTCACTATGAATGGCCAGATGCATTAGATAATGCATTCACTATTGGATTGGGTATTGTGGTAGGACTCTGTGTTATCATCATGGTATCCATCCTGTTTGATGTGTAAGATATGGAGGAATAGTATATGGCAAATGATAGTAGCATCTATACTAGATGCTTCGTGTTCTCTCAGACTCAAAGAAAACAAATAGCCGATATTGCAGCTACTATGGGAAGTATCCAACCTAAGATTGGTAAGGTTGTAGTAAATGGTGTATATAGAGAATACACCGAGATTGTAAGAGATATGACTCAAAGTAGATATCCAGATGCTGTACTTGTAATCAAGGGAGACATCAGAGAGATGAAGTTTACAGAGCCAGAGTAAATATAGATATGAACACATACTATATCTATGATCTCTTGGCATCGAGATCTTCCTTTCCATATTTTTAGGTCAGCATCCTCTGTGGTGCTGACTTCTTTTTTGTCTCTATATAAGAATAATAGAAAGGATGTGAGAACAATGAACAAAGAGAAAGAAGTAGTAACCTTGGATAAGTTTGGAATATGCCCACTGTGTCATAGACATATGGGAATGCTTCATTCAGTATATACATTTTATGGTATGACAGAATCTGGAAAGTATCCTAACAGAATACTTGGAGAACCAGAAGAGGATTATACACTCGCTTGTCTATGTGGATATAGAAAGAAGATGGTACAATCTGTCTATGGTTTATACCCAGAAGGCCATGTAAAGATAGAAGAAGAGGAGAAGATAATGACCACTCCTCCTAAAGATTTTATCTTAGGATATATAGACGAAGACCAAGATTCAGTTATCACTAAAAAGAGGAGTTAAGATGATAATGAATATGGCGTTTGCAACAATAAACCCATTTTCTTTCCCAGAGATAGTAGAAGAGATTCTTATGACTCCCATTTCTACTAACCCGCATAATCCTATTAGATCTAATGCTCCAGTATCAGACTTCTTAGAGAACTTTGATAAGTTTTTAGATACTGTTGTTCATAGCAATATAACTTCTTCATCTTCTTATTCAAAGTCTCTACCATATAGGAAGTTGGATGATACTAATGGAGCTATACGTACAAAGTATAAGGCTATCTCTATTCCATATGTAGATGGAATAAGTAAGGACATCCATCTAGTATATAACATCGTTCATGATAGAGAGCTTGAGGCTAATAATACAGAATATCCACCAAGCGTATTCAATATACTTAGGGATGAGATGGTTATTCTTACTCATGCTATACTTGGAGAAGCTGCTGCTATAACTCAGAGCAAAGTAGTTTATAATATCAAGAAGCAAGAGGATAAGAACTACTCAAGCGTATTGATTATGAGCAGCAATCCAGTATTTGCTATTGTGGATAGACTGTATGAAGACTTTGTCAAGTTGTATAACTTCATATACTTTAATGGAGTGGATTGTCTAGATGAACAACAGACTCTGTTTAGAGTATACTCTGTACTAACTGCTATATACAAGATATCAAACAAGATATCTAATGAGCTAAATATAGCAACACAGTCTTATGACGATCAAGACATCTTTGTTTTAGATAGAGTACTGGCTACTACCTATTCAAAGGTTGTCATACACTTACCTACAAATTTTATAAATGGTAAGAAACTTAAGACATATATAGAGAAGAGAGATGAGAGTATTGTAAGTGAAGTATTAGCAAGGCCTAAGTATATGGAAGATGCTTCTCTAATATTATCTATGATCAATACTCAATACGCTTTCACATAAGAATAACGCGGGATCTCTATAGGTCCCTTTTCTTTTTTATCAAAGGGGGATGAAAACTATGAGTTTTCTTAGTAAGTTTTTCGATAGGTTTAGAAGCACGAGTGATGCAGAGAAGTTCGCTGCAGCAGCTGGTGCAGTTACGAATGTAATGAGTCATGCAGATATGATCTCTGGTATTCTTAAAGCTATCGATGATGCACAGGCTGGAAAGGCTCCTGCGAATGGGTATACTCGCAAGAATTGGGAGGTTGTTATCAACAATGCTCTCAATGTTGCAGTTGCATTTATTCCTGAGGATGACAAGCAGTTCCAGAAGGACGTTCTTGATTTCGTTACTAAGTATAAGGGTAAGACCCTCGTAGACTTTGCTATTGCCGCACAGCGTGCAGTAAACGAGCGCGATAAGTAATACTATATTCTAATGCATACTATAATAGTGTATCCCTTGATGGATACACTATTTTTCTAGTTACAAGAGAAATGGGGGTGATTATAAATTGAAGATCTACAACAGTAGTACCAATTACATTTATAAACACGACATTGCGGGGTTATTAGTGAATCTTCTAAAACAAGAGTATTACGAGAATAAACACGAAGAAGAATTTTATATAGAAGAAGATGATCTAGAAGGCCTAGATATACCTGGACTTTTGAGCGATATAACAGACTCGTTAAATAGATTACAGTGTGATGATATAACTCCCCCATTTATAGATCAAGATAGTGGATATACAGTTATACTAGACAAGAAGAATCGAATGAAATACGAGGCATGTTTAATGCAAGATCCTACTACAAACAAACACTTTATCTCACTGATAGTATCTACTATGGATGCTGTGCTAGTCAACAATAATGAACTAGTAATGGGTAAGACAGAGTTTGACTTGAGCAGTAGAATCTATGGAGAAAGATGCTACGATTGTGGATCTAAATTTGATATAGACTAATACCAAGAGGTAATCCATATGGATTACCTCTTATATTTTTTAGAAAGAGAGATCTACCATATGAAACTTGCTAGATTGATCCTTAAGAATTATATCGGTATATATAACGGAATGGGATTGAATAAGATAGATATAGACTTCTCTAAGTGTAAGAATAGGATACTGGTTATCAAAGGAGACAATGGTACTGGTAAATCTACTTTGTATAATGCTATGAATCCATTGAATGATCCATCTATGGCATTCATACCAGGAGTAGAAGCTAGCAAGATGATATCATACTTTTTAGATGATGGATCTATACTAGAGATAAGATATACGTCTCCTGTATCTTCTACTGGGGATAGAAAACCTTCTCAGTGTTCTATATCTAGAATCTTTCCCAATCAACCTCCTGTAGAACTGAACCCATCTAGAAATATAACAACTGCTAAGAGTATAATCTATGAGCTGTTTGGGTTAGATGATAACTTTATCATGCTATCTCAGCTATCTGCTAATCAGAAGGGTTTAGGAGGATTAAAACCTGCTGATAGAAAGAAGTATGTGAATGCTATTATAGACAGTCTTAGTGCATATATGGATATGTATAAGACACTTTCTAAGAAGGGTACTATCTTAAAATCTATGATATCATCTCTATCTAGCAAACTATCTCAGATTGGCAATATAGAGATGATAACTGATCAGACTGCCAAACTACAACAAGAACTTGATAGTTTACAGATACAGAAAGAACAGCTAGTATCTAAAGTAGCTACTATCAAGGCTCAGTTAGATGAGATCAATAAAGATGGAGATGTGCTACAGCAGTTTACTACAGCCAATAATGAACTCATTGTATTGAAGAATGAATATGATAACTTCCCATCTGTAGAAGAATTAAAAGTCTCTGATAATGAGCTATTAAAGATGGAGAAAGAGCTATCGTCTCTAGAAGCAAAGATAGAATCTGGTGAGTCTAGATTACAAGAGTATATAGAGAAAGAGTCTAAGATAAGAGATGAGATAAACTCTACTAAGATAGAGTTAGACTCTCTAGGAGATCAAGGCTTATTGTCTGATATAGATAATAGACTAGAAAGTCTGAATACTCAGCTCAATGAATACAAAGACTCTTTTGAATCTCTAGGATTCTCTGCATATAATGATATATCAGAGAGTGAATATCTCTTTGCACTAAAGACCCTAGAGACTATCAATACCACTATCTACAACTTAGCAGATACATACTCTCTTACAGAAAGAGAGATAGCATTAAAGCATCTCAATAAACCATATACAGAAGATATAGACAGTGATAAACTAATAGAGTCTCTACAACAGAAAGTTGTAGAGCTTACTGATTCCATCAAACAGCAGTACTATATAAGAGATACATCTAAAGATTATGAGAATATCCCCAAAGACTGTAACCACTTTGATGATTGTCCATTATCAGAGTCTGTAAGATCTATACGTAAGGGAATGATATCTAAAGATGCTCTATTGGCTTTAGAGAATAAGAAAGAAGAGCTCTTATCTTCTATAGAAGATCTTAAACAGAGATCTGATAGATATAAGACCATATCATCTGCTATAAATGATATCAAGTTCTTATTCCAGTTATGTGATTATGGAACTCTATTAAAGTTTCCCAATACACAGTTCTTATCTTCTACAAAGAATATAGCACATCATATACTCAATGTGATTCCTATAAAGATAGATATAGAGAAGTATAGAGAGTACTCTAACTACATCTCTCTCATATCTGGATTGAAAGAAGATATATCTGCATTACAAGAGCAAAAGAAGAAGATAGAGTCGTCTAACAAGACTTCCATTATATTGAGAAACAATTTAGATAGACTACATACTGATTTAGATGAGATATTGAGTTCTAAATTAGGCTTGGTCGGTAAGATTACGACGCTCAAAGAACGCAATTTGCAAATATCTAACACAGTGCAGTCTATACGTACTGCTAAAGCGTTAAAAGAGCGATATAAGGATATTTCTACTAAATTAGAATCTACTTCATCTTTAGTAGATAAACTATCATCATCTCTCAGTAAAGCAAGAGAGTTATCAGAAGAGTATACAGAAGAGAAAACAAAACTTATGAGAATATCCCAACAGGATATTCCCACGCTCTCTAATCAGATAGAACAGAATAAGTATAGAATGGTCATGTTTGATCAGTATAAGAAAGACTATACTGAATATGAGAAGATGTATTCTACATTACAATCTCTAAGGCACTATACGTCTATCAATGGTATACAGACTGTCTATATGACCATGTTTATGAACTCTATACTACAGTCTACCAATAATCTACTACAGTTACTATTCAATGGTAGATTTGTATTACAACCATTCATCATTAATGAGAATGAGTTTAGAATCCCATGTATAGATATAGAGGGTAATCTAAGACCAGATATATCTATGATGAGTGATAGTCAGTTATCTATGATATCTATGCTTATCTCATTCACTCTATTACATAAAGCATCTGAGATATACAATATTATCAAACTAGATGAGGTTGATAATAACTTAGATAACGAGAATAGACTACAGTTCTCTCTGTTGATCAACTCTGTTATGGATATACTGAACTTCCATCAGTGTATTATAATCTCTCATAATAATGAGATAGATCTATCCAATGCAGATATGATTCTATTGAAGATAGAGAACCAAGAGACATTGTCTTATCTCAATGCGAGTGGATCTAATATAATCTATTCGTACAATGGATAGGCAATAGTTTAAGGAGGAAATGTTATCATGAAAGTGAATCTAATTGTCATCTCAAGATCTCCAAAGGATACTGGAGATCATTTTAAAGATCAGATGTCTGTAGAGTCTAATCTTGACGAGGTGGTTAAACACGATATCTCTATAGATGGAAACTTCAATGGAGAATACAATGATTGGTTTATATCTATAAATTCTTGCTCTAATCATTCAAGAATTCCAGATATGGACTATCTAGATTATGTACCAGAACCAGTATATGATCCTGAATCTAACTATAAGAATGGTAGATGGGTTACATTCAAAGATCTCTTCCATATGTATCAGAAGATCAAAGGGTCTGATCAAAACATTCCATTCAGTCTAGCATTTGATATGGTAAATCGTAGAGTAGTAGAGATATACAATATGGAAGTAGCTTGTGTGATTGTTGGAGATAAAGCAAAGATCTTGTTTGATATGATGAAGAAGATGCCATCTATTGCATGGGTTGTTGAAGATTGATATAAACAGACAAGTATGATGGTATACCCTATATGGGTATACCATTTTATTTTTTGGTTTGAGTATATACTATAGATCTGAAAGGTAATCACTTGTGATTATCATCCACTTCTCTGAGGGAAGTTCCATACTGGATTAAGCTCTCTTCTTTGTAAGACCTAAGTATGTATCTTCTCTCTCCTTATATCAAATCTTTTATTTTCTATGGAGGTGTGCATTATGGGAAAAGTTGTTAGTCTTGAAAAGGCAAGGAGTTCTGAAGTACAAGATCTCAGAGAGGTTATGAGCCTCTTTGATGAGATCATTGAGGAAGCTCCTAAGGTGGGATATCCAGAGATTGCTGTTGGAATGACTCCCATCAGAAAAGAGTTGGCTGGTTATCTTGAGGAATTGGTAACCGTCGAGTAAAAATCACAAAGGAGTTGTATAAGAAATGGACAAGAAGTTTATCTGCATCGTTGCCGATATGTACTATTGTGCAGTACAGGGTATCTATATCAATAGAATGCCATGCATCCATGACATTCCAAGGTATTCTGATACCTATGTTGCTCCAGACATTGTTTTTCCTGGGGACAACGACAAAATGGGAGTGATGCTTCTTGATGATATTATCAGGAAGTATCATAAGATTGCCGATCTCGAAGAGGTATACAACATGTATCTCATCTGCGCGAATATCGAGGATGGCATCATTACTGATGCAAAACTTGATATGGTTATCAAGCATAATGATGAATATTCTGGAGAATATCTGGATTTCGTCAGGCTTGATATCGATCTTCTCGCCAACGAACTTCAGAAGAAGTTGCTTGAGAATATCTACACAAAGTGGATCGTGAAGGATATCAACTTCCCGACCCATCTCAATCAGACTGAAGAGAGCCTCAAGCTTACTGATGAGGAGAAGAGAGAACTTCTCTCTTAAGAATTGATCACTTCATAAACGAAAGGATAATGTGATAATCATGGCCAATAGCAATCTTATTTCTATCGATCTCTTTTATAAGGAGTCAAAGGCCCTTATTACGTATGAGAATATGAATGTTATAAGAACATTCGAAGGGAAGTATGGCCCGAAGATGAAAGACTGCATTGGAGAGATCTTCAACAGATTTTCGGACCCGAGCAAAGACAAGTTCAATACACTCTCCATCCATATGGATTTCTCATTTCTTGAGGACAAGGCGATTGTCTGTGTTCAGAATATTGCTGACCGCAAGATCACGGATACATTCGATCTTGAGAAAGAGGATGTCGAGAACATTGAAAAGGTTCTTTGGCATGATCCCATTGTTGGTGCAATCTATCGGAATCTTAGTTTCCCGAAGAATGTATACAATCCATACATGAAATCCATCAACATATTCTATCTGAATGGGGTATGCAATGTTGTATCTAATCTGATCAATGAACATGGAACTCCATGTTCATACAAAGACATCCTTTCTGCCAGCAATCAGATATCAAGACTACTGAGTATTGATGGATGTATTCGCGATATGAATAGTGATAACAATATTACCACTATTCATATTGGGATGAACAACGGTTCTGTTACGAGTATCCATTTCGGATATGAAAATTTACAGAATAGTATCGAGATAGTAGATGCAAACGATATCATCATTCCCAAGTTTGTATGGGAAGATGAGAAATATGCATGGATCAAAGAGTGTCCTATCTGCGAGTATTTCTGGCTTGATGAGAACAGTCCGTCTCCTGGGAATGGTATCGTCAGACCAATCATTGAAGCTCTCGCAGAAGATCCTATTTATGGATGGATCATTTCGTGATTTGAGTATTATGGAAGAAGTGGATATTAAACCCACTTCTTTTTTTTTTGGAGGATTGTGCTGTGGATGACAGATTGGTCTTTTATTTTAATGAGGTTATTATAGAAGTGGATGAAACCAATCCAGTATGTAGGTGGGATAAGATACAAATAGTCGGAGATAGCAATGTTGGTAAAACATATATAAACTTTTCCATTGTAGTTAATCGTTCAAATGAAGACTACTATAACGACGAACTTAATAGTTCCCTAAGCAATATATTTGATAATCTATTCGTCATATGCAAACCAAATTCAGAGCATGGCGCACTCCCATTCGTAAAGAATAGAAAAGTTGATAGCACAACTATACATGATCTAAACTCTAGAGATGCTATCATGAAGCCATATAAGATAATTATAGATACAGATTCGAATAAATGTACAGTATCAGGAAGAATGCTTTTTAAGTTTGGTTGTGATGATGATAATAATGATGTAATAGTGTCTGATATCAAAGTTTGTGATTTGAAATCAATATGGAAAATTTTATATAAACTAAAGCCATTGTTGTTCAAAGATACACCAAATCTTCATCCAGATAAAGTAAAGTACATATAAAAGCATCTATAGTTGTATATTATAGAGGTGATAGTAGATTATACTAGCGAGTCTCTTCCATTCTTATGGTTTCTTTGAGAACCTTGTATGATCATTTCTATCACCTACTGTTAGTATGCATTCACTTAGATTATATCTAGTATACTAACAGTGCAACTGTTCTCTCAGTAGTGACTGCCGCTGTATGTTGAAATGTCTTATAAGATATCTATGATTATAAGCATTTCTGTCCTTGTTGTATAATACCAGTATGAGAATGGTTACACTACCAAGGTACTTCGTGTACCTTGGTATATTTTTTGTTTATCTATAAAGGAGTTGTTTGGTTATGGGTAAGAAGAGTGATTCAAGTTTGAAGATCAACAGTATTGAGCTCAATTATTTCGCCAGTAGGAGAGAGGTTATAATAACTGCTGTATCTAAAGACTCTTCATCTGCAGTAAAGGTATTAGATACTTCATTTGAGAAGAATGATGTAGATCTTATGAAGCCGTATAATACAAAGTGGTATATTGGCAATACCAAAGATTTTCCTATAACAAGAATCAAAGCCAACTCTACTACATCTCTTATGGCTAAGCTACTGACTGTTCATATCGATATATCAGATAACAGAACGTCTGATGGAGAGCCATATAAGCTTAAGCAGTATTGTATGTATTTTGTTAGTAAGACATATGCTCCTGTTAAGAGAACAGAGATGCTTAAGGATGAAGAGATTGTTGAGCTGTTAAAAGCTCTTAGAGAAAGGTACAAAGAGGTATTCTCCAAAGATAGTAGATTCTCTGTTTGATATTAAGAAAGGAATGTTTGAAAATGAGAGATTATGAACTCAGAGGCGAGATTATTAGATTAATCAATACTATCACAAAAGCAGTTAACGGTGCATTTCCAGATGACTATGCTGAAGCAGCTAAACAGAAGCAGTATACAGTTCATAGATTCTGTGGATTGAAGGTTATAGTGGTCAAGTATTTCCATGATAACCCAGATTACTCTTCTTCTGTAGCTATACTGAATGGGATAGATATTAATGCGTCTCCAGTATCTAAGAATGAGTTCCTTAAATATAAGAATCCTATAAAGAATATAATGAAGTTCTATAAGTGTGACACCATCTATATTGAGTTTGATCTTGGCAAACCAAGCAGAGTGATATTTGATATAAATGGATCTCTTCTGACCCCAGATAAACTTGGTCAAAAATTTACAGAGACAATGATATCTCCTATGAAAGCAGATATCTATAAACTATTTATTCCAGAGAATCAAGAGAATATGGCAGAGTTTCTTGTTGATTGTCTGAGATTGGATCCTGCTGTTGGTCCTTATATGCCTTATAAGGAGAAAGTAGATGAGTAATAGTCTAAAAGCTCTAGTAGATTTGGCTAAGAGTGTTATTGACTCAGATCCTATCTTGAAGAGTATAATATGCTACAACAATATTAGCAATAAGCCTTATGTAACAAAAGGGACTATGCAAGATTTATTGGAGTATCGTAATATAGACGTATCGACAGTAAGCCATTCTGATATCGATATCGTCTATATAGAGAAGAAGAACTATGTATCTATAGTCTGTACTCTGTATGATAAGACAGGAAAGAAGGTTCTTACAGTAGAACAGGAGTTGGATGATGATAATACGTTTAGCATTCTTCTAAAGAAGAAAGTTCTGTATGCAGAATATAGCGAATGTTCTGGTCCTTGGTTTGTTCATAGTATCCATATACGGCACGATATGGGTACTAAGAAAAAGATAATGCATTTGGGTCATGGGCTACACAAAAAATGGGGAGTAGTGCTTCCACAGACTGCTGATATTGATTATGGCAATCTACTTTCTATAGGAAAGGATCCGTATATCAAAGAAGTAGAGCTATTAGCCAAAAATATAATAGCTAATGATATTGATAGCATTGTCCGAGATATCTATATACTCTGCATGAATGAACCATCATGGTCTGAAGAGAATCTTGAGATGAGAAAAGAGAGGTTCTTGATGAAACAGAAGAGGGTATAGTAAATATCCTACAGTGTTATAGAAAGGTGCATAGTACCTTTCTTTTTTTTTTTAGAGAGGATAGGAATCATGGATAGCGAGACATTGAAGAGGTATTATTATAAAAGCATAGTAGTAGACTTTGATTATGTTGGTATACATGTAAAGTATGCCAATCCAGAGAATATAAATGATGATAATGTAAGAATGAATATACCCTATGAATTGGAGTATCTACAGTATTATACCAAACCCAATAAAGAGTCTGATAATATATTATCTCCATTAAGAAAAGTAAAGATAGATCTACCAGAAAAGGATAGCTTGGATATAACAGATCTTAAGGATATGAGATTCTTATTCTATACGAAAGATGTGGATAATTATAATAACTCCACCTTTTCTATAGAGACAGCTGCAAGATTTGTTTTCAATATGCCAGATTTTGAAAAGTTGTATATCCTAAGCCAAATAAAACACATGGCTTGTATGGAATCTCTGCAAATCAATTATATAGGATTGGATATACCTAGGATAGATAGTATATTTGAATCTTATAAGTTTATTACTGATATTACCACAAAGGGTAAAGAAGAAGAGAAGAAGTGTATGGATCCTTATATTATAATCCCACATTCAACCCATATAGAGATATACTCTAAGCGGGATTGTTGTCATGAGGATATAAAAGAATCTAAAGATATTGATCAGTTTTTAAAATATATAAAGCAAGCAGCAGATTCTTTTATACAGACACAACCACAAATACCAGATGATGAATACTATTCTCATATAGCAGTAAACGTAGAAAATCCTGATGATATTCGGATATACTACTGTATGACTACAGGAAGGTATATCAGTAGAATTATAGATGTAAGCAAATTGATAGATCATCTTATGTTAAACATACTATACAAACAAGTCTTGTCTAGAAAGACTACATTAAGGTTTATATCTAGAAACAAAAAACTATTAGATATGATGCGTAACAGTATATAAATAATTGGGTATACCACATATGTGGTATACCTTCTTTTTTTTGTATATCTCCTTATTTAACCACATATGGGTAAAATAGAATGTTTGTAAAGAAGGTGATATACACCATGAGAGATAATACCAATGTAATGCTACCAGATCCTATATATAAGATCGATATACCCCATCTACCAGACTTCGATATAGCAGACTATGACTTCTCAGATCCTAAAGAGATGAAGAAATATTTTTTTGATGTAGAACGTATCTGTAGAGGATCTAGATCATACTCTAAACAGCTTATACCATTTCTAAGAGAGCATATAGATATGAACAAATGCTCTTTCTATGAGAATATAAACAATCTAGATACTTACTCTCTTAAGATCCATATACATCATACACCATTCACTCTCTTTGATATAGTAGAAACTATCTTCACTAAGAGATTAGCACATAGAGAATCTCTATCTCCATTTATGGTTGCTAAAGAGGTTATGTATGTGCATTTCAATATGATGATAGGATTAATTCCATTATCAGAGACTGTTCATGAGTTAACCCATAATGGATTTCTCTTCATACCAACTACCAATGTATTTGGTAAGTATTGGGAGTTCATGAATCAATATAGAGATTATATGAATGCAGAACTGTTAAGAGCCATAGAACAAGCAGAAGAGTATTCTAAGACATATGACTACTCTAAAGAGACTAAAGTTCTTACAATGGGTATGGTTCATATAGATCCATCAGGTGCTTATATATTTCCTAATATGGAAGATATAAGAAATCTGATGCAGAATAAACTGGATAGATATGATTCTATGAATACAGATATCATACTAGGATCTGAGTATGAAACTTTGTCTTCTATGGATACTACAAAAGATCCTACAAAGAAACAAGTTGTTGAGTTTATCAAGTAACATCTATACAGCCCGTATACGTTTATGGGGTGGACTATTTGATAATAAAATTATAAAGGAGGGAAGTAACTCCAATGGTTATAAAGTCAACCGATATGGGGATCTATAACCCCACATCAATCATTGAAAGTTTGGATGTTCTCAGAGAGTCTGAATCTGATTATTCTGCATATATGGTTCCAGTACGTCACAACACTCGGCTTAATCAGGATCTGATTATGCTCGAAAGCTTTGTGGATTATGCTACCAGTAATAACATTGATGATGCTGGATATGCTATCAATCAGGTTTGTGAAGTTAACAACCTCAATGAATCTCTTATTGGGTTCTCTGTTAATGAAGCAACTCTGTATGAAGATGATACAATGCTTGAGACTGTCACCATGCTCAAAGAGAATGGTTACAATATCGCAGTAGCTCCTATCTCTTCTACATCTTCTTATTATAAAGAACTCAATGAAGCATTGATCCTTGATGAGGCATGCTCTGGTTATGAGAACTCTCCTAACCTGATGGCTTATTGCGGTGATTACTCTATCTACTCTGAAGGAGTAATTGACAATGCTAAAGAGAGAGTTAACTCAACAGCAAAGATTCTGTCTCAGAAGTATGCTGCATTGAAGAAGAAGATGGGAGAAGTAGGTAGTAAGATCAAGTCTGCTACTGGTTCTGCTAAAGCTGCTCTTCAGAATACTTATGATAAGCTCAAAGATGCCGCATCTTCTGTATGGAGTAAACTTTCTAGTCTTAAAGACAAGGCTGTAGATACTGCATCTAATGCATATAATACGGTCAAGGGAGCTGCTGGTAGAGCAGTTGACTCTATTAAGAATACCGCTGGAAGCCTAAAAGACAAAGTTTCTAGTAAGTTTACATTTGATTAAAGTGGAGGAGTTATAATGGGACTGTTTAATACAACCATTCAGACTTTATCCGAAATGGCAATTCAGGAGAGTGGTGTAGAACTCCCACAGGTAGCTGCTCCAGCTATTGTAGATGAGTTTAAAGCAACTCTTGATACAATGCCTAGTCTCACGAATGAAGAGATGATGATTCCTGCTAGTGCTGTCCCTATCAAGCACAATAGCAGACTTGATAAGTATCTTATTGAGATGGAAGATCTCTCCCGTTATATGATCACCAATGGGATTACTTCTATTATGGAAGCGATCGATAAGATTGGTAACAATAATGGAGTAAATCTCCATAATCGCAATACGGCACTTGTCATTGATGAAGCATCTATTCTTCAAGAGATGGATGATCTCGGAATGAATATCGGTGGTGGTAATAGCAACGATGGAAACATCGGTACTATTGGACTGCTGGGTAATCATTTGGATATTGGCAAATTCCGACGCTTTGCTAATTCAAAAGAAGTAGTCGACTTAGTAGCCAACAAATATGGATTGCCGATTGTTAAGAAGAACTATTCTTCTCTCGGATTGGTTCAATCTAAACGTGGAGAGAATGTAGTTCACAATGGCAATACTAAGGCATTGACAGAAGATGCTCCTCTCACTCCTAATCCTGGGGATCAAGTTCTTAACGAAAAACCAGTTAATGACAACAAAGAAGATACAAATACATCTTCTTCTGTAGGTTCTCTCAAGGATGTAGGTCCTAAGAATGCAGAACAAGCTCATCAAGAGTCCATGCAGATGTTGAGAGACATCGCTAGTGGTAAATATGATGATGAGTTGATGGCTGGTTTGCTCTAGGATTAACTCTCTAAGAAAGGAGATTGAAAATATGCTTTATGTTGGTTCTCTTCGTGAGGCCTGCAAGGGCAATGATTGCCCTAGCCAGCTGATTCCTGGATATGGTCAGGATCATAACATTCATGATGGTCTTGAGCTTGGGGAAGATCCCGAAACCAATAAGATCAATATCCCAGCAATCAATGCTGCTCGCACTGCTGGCGGTGTTCCTTGTCCGTTGACTGTTGATAATGGTATCAACAAGAAGGCTACTGATAAAGTAGCTCCGAATGAGGTTAACCCGAAGTTTAAATTCAACGATCAAGAGCCTGACTCCTATCAGGAGAGTGGATTTAGATTCCGCTTCTAATAATGTAAGGGGAAGTATAAGGTTCTTGTAATGGTGTATTTCTTACCATGAGATACATCAATATAAATTTTGCAATCACTTTTGTATATACAAAAATGGAGGTATTTATAAATGCTTATTACTGAATCCCAGCTTGGAACTGGTTTTGGTCGTAGTGGCATGTCTCTCCTTGAGAATATGAGTTATCTCACTGAGGAGGAGTCGCAGTACCATGCTGCTATGGTTCCCATTGTAGAGAATGCACGTATTGGTGCTAATGTTGTAGCACTTGAAGATATTATGAAGTTCTCTGAATCCAATGGTATTGAAGACCTTGGATATGCACTTAGTTGTGTATGTGAAGCAAGTGGTATTGAAGCTAATACGATTGTCTTCTCGGTTCAGGAGACAAGCGTGATTGCTGATCGCGACGTTGCTAATCTTGTTTCTGATATTATGAACGAGGGTGTTGCTATCGCAGCTGTTCCTCTTTCTGAGTATCACCCTGCAAGTATTCTCGCTGAAGCTGCTATCAATCATCTTATTAATACTGGTGATAGCTCTATGCTTGAGGCATTTGTTAACGATGACATCTCGTCTCTCTTGGAATATAACGAGATTGAGGCTATGAATCAGTCCATGTTTGCAAATGCTCCAACTCGTGAGCGTAAGTCTGCTGAGAAGCATGAACAGCAGCAGAAAGGTGCTGAGCAGCAGCGTCAGGATGAGTTTAATGCTCATTATGCAAATTCTAAGACTGGCCCTGATGGAAAGCCAAATCCTAATTATGGAACTCCTGCTAATGTAGCAGCTACAGAGAGCATGCTTGAGAAGATCAAGAAGAATGCTATCAACAAGCCGCGTGATTGGGTTGCTGCTAAGATTGCGGCGCTTAACGCAAAGATGCGTGATGTTATCAACGCGGCTAATGCTGCAGCTCCTGATAAGAAGGGCGTTCTTCTTACGATTAAGAAGAAGCTTGCTCAGGCAATTGAGTGGCTCACTCGTCATATGAACAACCTTATGGTCAAGGCTGGTGCCAAAGACGATAAGGGCAATGATATGAAGCACCTTGATAAGATGGCCTAATATTTGAAATAACAATAAACGCCAACATCATTAAAGCTGGGACGTTTGGCGTCCCAGCTTATAAATTTTGAATGCAGTTACCAACAAAGGGGAGAAGTATAATATGTATACAGGAACCCTTGTAGATGTAGTTAACGAAGCTACCATCAAAGCACCAGATAGGCCAGTAGCAGGAGTACATCATTCTATTAACCTTAGAGATAGATTGCAGAAGGCTTCTGGTGGACTGAATACACAGCAGCAGCTTAATGCTATGAGGGCTAGTGGGGTTACTGGTCAGAGAATGGCAAATATTGCAAAGAGTGGGTTTCATAGGGCTTTGGCAGATAAAGAAGCTACTAAAAAAGCACTTCACTCAAAGTTTAAGATCTCAGCACGTCCTGATGTGAGTGTAGCAGATAAGGCTCTTAAAAGTATCGGATACTAATACCATAATTTTCTCAAACTTTATAGGATGTGGGCTTAGCTCCACATCCTATTAAATATTGTCTTTTTAAGTTGAGTTGTATATAATAGAAAGCGGTGATTAGTATATGCATATTGGATCGCTAAAAGCTGTATTAACAGAAGAAGATATATCAAAAAGTTCTCTATATAAAAGTATAGGTCGCTTATATGGAAGCGATCCTAGTAGTAGATCTCTTATAGATAAAGCAATAATAAGACCAATACCAGGGCATGATAAAAACAACACCCAACTGTATTCATATAGGATGAGATCTAAGCAATCGGATACGTGGAGTAATAATAAAAAGGATGATACAAAGAACAATCATTCAAGCAGTTCTGTAACACAAGGTACTGGTTCATCATCTAGTTCTTATTATGATAGGACAAAAACCAAATTATCCAATAAGCCCATTCATATTAGAACTTCGTCATCATATATGGAGAATGAAATACAAGATAAACGGAAAGGGAAAAGATAATGCTTATACGATCTAATACAAGTACCCCATTAAATCTTTTGGAATCTATGCAGTACATAGAACCAGTCAATTCTCCTGCTATGGTTCCTATTGTAGAGAATGCACGTATTGGTGCTAATGTTGTAGCACTTGAAGATATTATGAAGTTCTCTGAATCCAATGGTATTGAAGACCTTGGATATGCACTTAGCTGTGTATGTGAAGCAAGCGATGTAGATAAATCTACTATAGCCTTTTCTATTCAAGAAGAGAATATTATTGGATATCAACAGTATTCTGATATAGTACAGGATATACTCTCAGAGAATGTAGATGTATTCGTATATCCTATCTCTAGAGAATCAGGCGCATATCAATTGGCAGATACTGCTGTCTCTTATTTAGAGACTTATGATGATGATAGTCTTCTTGAGGCATTTACTAATAATGATTTTAATGCTTTCTACGAAGCTACAGAAAAAGTAGATATGGATAAAGTAGAGATAGATCCTAAAACCAAGAAGGGATATATCCAAGATAAAGATGGTACTTGGAAAGAAATAACTAGTGGAAACACTGGAAAGCTTGATAACGGTATCGTCATTATCCATAAACTTAGAAGGCTTAAACAAGAAGCGATAGATAAACCAAGGGATTGGATTGCTAAGCAGATTGCTGCTCTTAATCAGAAGATGAGAGAGTTTATTAAGGAAGCAGAAACTGCAGATCCTAAGAAGCGTGGGATACTCTTAAAAATAAAAGAGAAAATTGCTCGTGCTATAGAGTGGCTTACTAGGCATCTTGCCAATGCAGTTCGTAGAGAGAAAGATACAGTTACTGGAAAGATAATGCCTCTTAACCAGAAATAAGAAGGAGATTTTATGGTATCTATACAAGCTATTACTAACAGAGAAGATGTACCAGTGGTAGCATGTAGATGCACCACTAATGAATCTCAATCTATATATGATATGGTGTACTCTATCAATGAGGGGTACTATAATACCCTATTAGAGTCTATCAAGTCCTCCAACATAGATAGACAATTTCAACACTTCTCTTCCATAGATATGGGGTTAAACTTTCTTCTCAAAATGTCTGATAAGTTTGTTAAGTTCTTATCTCATGAAGTAAGACAAGTAGATCTCAAACTAGCTGCTTGTATAAGAGCTATGAAAGAAGATACTACAAAAACTTATCAATATAGACAATATCTGATTAAAGATATCCAATATAGATTTCCTAGATTAGATGAAGAGATTATATCTAAACTAGATATCATACCAGATATAGAAGAGAACTTAAAGAGGTTAGTAGATAAGAAGTCTATTAATAAGACATTGAGCTCTTCTATGAAATCTCTAGATGATTGGATTCTAGATAATACAACACAAGAGTTGATGTGCAAATATCTAGAATCTAAGAGTCCTATATCAATAGATAATGGAGTGTATAACGTAAAGCAATTGATCGCTATAATATCTCTCTTTCATAAAGAAGCTGTAAAGTATTATGATACCTTAAAAGATGATATTAAACAGACTCAGAAAAATATGAAAGAGTTAAGAGACAAGAGTATTAAGCTTAGCAAACAATATTTATCTTCTAAATCACTATCCAATGAAGATAAGGATAAAGCAAAGCAGTTCTTTGAAGAATACGAATCCCTATTAGTAATGGTAACAGAACAGTTGTCTGTATACCACAGATCCATTATATGGCTATATGGAAAGAATATATCTTATGTAATGGATACAGTTCAAAAGATGTATGATGATATACCACAAGAGTATATCAAAGACAATATTTTCCAGAACTATGCTAAGAAAGACCTGTTTGATGAGATAGATAGATTACTGTCTTAACGCTTATTGTACTTGACTTTTACGTAATACTCTAATAACCAATAGCTATAGGAGTATTACTCCTATAGCTGTATTTTTTGATATATAAATGAGGTGTATAAGATATGTTTATATCCGAAAGTGTACTCAGTAGGGGTATTAGTGGAAATATCAATAGCTTGGCTCTCTTAGAGAGTATGAGCTATCTCGAATCTACATATCATCCTGCTATGATTCCTATTGTAGAGAATAGCAGATTGAATGTATATGTAGTAGATGTAGAAGATGTACTCCGTCTTAGTGAAGAGACTGGTGAGGAATTTGATGATGCTGTCATTTCTGTAGCAGAGAGTAATGGTATAGATCCAGAAGATGTGATTCTGTCTATTGATGAAGTTGCTGCATATGAGAATGATGGTATAGAAGATCTTCTGAATGAAAGTATATTCTATTGTGTAAAGAAAGTTCTTCCTCAGACCGATTTTGTTTATAATCTCATGGAAGCCGTAGTGAATGAAGCATGGGAGACTGGAGACTATAACTTCATCATGGAGGCAATAGAAGATAACTGGGTTAAAACAGTTATGACAAAGACTCCTCTCAAGCATCTTCCTAATGGGGCCAAGGGTACCATTGGTATGGGCGTAGATGCTATAGCAAGTCCTGCTGCTGCATATGGACTTGGATATGGTGGAGCTAAATTGGCCGCGGTTGCTGGCCTTGGCCCAGTTGGAATGACTGTTGCTGGTTTGGTAGCAGCCCTACCTGCTATTATTCAAGCATATCATGCTGGGAACCGAATTGGGAAAGCATTGGAAAATGATGCCAATGGCAAATCCAAAGATTTTGGAGAAGGCATATATTTCGACAAGTCTGTAGAGAAACTCAAAAAGATAGCACAAGGAATTGACAAGAATCCCAGATCTTACTCTGTACGTGCAGTATCTTCTCTTGAAAAGCTTCAAACTAAGTGGGCAGATAATATGCAGTCTGTATCAGATCCTAAACAGAAGGGTACTATTGCTAAATTTGTAGATGTCATTGGTAAAGCTATCTCTGCTGCTAAGATGAAGATTGCTGGAGATAAAGGTAAGAAAACTAAAGGTGTTCATGAATCTTATATTATGGAATCTAGCATTCCATCCACTGCCGAAATTGATTCTGCTATTAGTAGAGCAAACGCTATGACATCGGATATAGAGGGTACTAGAAAAAGCTATACGGTTTCGAAATTTAAAGCTAATGCAAAAAATATGCTTACATTGAAAAAACCAAGGATCTTTATATCAAACAAACTTCGCCAATTTAAAGGTTGGTTAGAGAATATCGAAAATAATATCAACAAAGTTCCAGAAGATAAGCGTGGAATCTTTATGAAGATAAAAGCAAAGCTTGTTTCTGCAATAAAATGGCTTACAGATAAATTACATAAACTTGTAACTCCAGATACAATAGATGATGTTGGAGTGGGAGATGATGGAAAATTTAAAACTGTAAAGCTTAATAATAAAGGAAACAATGTCTTTGAAAGAAATGCCGACCAATTTGAACATGGTGTGAATATTGGTGGAAAGGGTACTCAATTTTTTGGGAATAAAGATCCGATGAATTTTAGATTAGATTATAGCAAATAAATACAATAGTCTACAACTAAGAAAGGAGAGACAATGCTAGATGTATGTAGGGACGCTATACGAAGTTGTAAATGATGGTATGGATTACTCTACAAAAGAGCCAAGTTATAGTATAATTCAGAATATAAGAATTGCCGTATCGGATAATATAGAGAATCTTCCTTCTGATAGAAAAGGATTGTTTAGACAGTTAGAACTCTTGATTGTTAAAGTCATTAGATGGGCTACTGCACGTATAGAACAATGGGTAAGACCTAAAGCAAATATACGATACAGAGAACTCAAAACTATTCATGACAATATCAATCAAGTAGATAACAAGTTGTCTGATACAATCCATAAAGTAGAACAAGAAGTAAGTAGTTAATAACAATATATTTTCCTCCCATATAACTATATGGGGGGGGGGTATGTAATATGCATACAGGAACACTTGTAGATGTAATCAATGAAGCTACTATCAAAGCACCAGATAGACCAGTAGCAGGAGTACATCATTTGATAAATAAAGCCGCAGAAGATAAAAAGAAATATGGAATTGGAGCCGTATTGCTTTCTAAGAATAATATGGATGATGAAGACAGAGCTATGTTACATAGAACTGTTAGGACTGCTAGAGGCAGGGCTTTGGCGAAGAGAGCATTTTCTGATAAATTTAAAGCAGGCGGAGCTCCTAACTTTTCTGATTCCGATAAACGGTTTATGGCTACTGGAAAATAAGATATACAAGCATATAAAAATATCTCAAACTCTACAGGATGTGGACTTAGCTCCACATCCTATTAAATATTGTCTTTGAAAGGAATGTCTCATATGAGCTATTTTAAGACTAATACGACACTAGTGACTAAAGAAGACGAAGAAATCTTGAATTTGATCATGAAGAGGTGTCAGATTGACCCATCTATGCTTGAATTAGAAACCACTTTACCATCTAAAAATGACTTTTCTTTTTCTAGAGATATTCTAGACAACTATTCTAAAGCAACTAATGATCAAATATGGAAGAATCCATCTATATTGATAAAAGAATGGGTACAGAAATATATTAAGATCAAACCATCAGATAATCCTAACGATTGGTTGAATCCTAAGAGAGCAAGAGCATTAGGAATCATTATTGCTAATCTAGCAAAGATAATGGTTGTATATCTCTTTAAGACTTTTGTGAATATTCAGCTAGATAAGTTCACTGCTTCTAAGATGGAGAAGACTCTAGAGAATAAGAGAGTATATGAATTCTTAGAGAAGTCTACTCAAACTGTTTATAATAAGCATCCTGAATATAGACCAATGACTCTTAATCAGTTTAAGAAGACTGGTCTATGGGAGAAGTTTAAAGCAGAGTTTAGAGATAAAACTAATAGAGAGATTGCTATCAATGTAGCAGACTCTTCATTTAACTTTCTTATATTCAAACTATGTACAAAACTACCAATGCCCTTCTTAGCATCTTTCTTATATATTTTCATTATACGAGTTATACTCACATATATAGGTTGTAAGATAGGTGCAGGATCTATATGGGATCTGGTAGTACAGTTCAATGGAAACATTATCAAACTAGGATTGGTATTCAATAGTACAGGATTTGAATTGATCAAGCCAGTGTTGTATGTAACTAGAGAAAATGGCGAAATGGTATCTGTTAAGTTACCAGAAATTCCTAGATCTTATTATAGAATCAAACTTGATGAAGCCAATAAGATATTAGATGAATATGGCGATGATATAGATCTAAAGAAACTTAAGAAAGAAGTTTCTAGAAGAAATGACATGGAATAACTAAATTATAAGTAGTTAATAACAATATATTTTCTCCTCATATAATATATGGGGGGGGGGGTATGTAATATGTATACAGGAACACTTGTAGATGTAATTAATGAGGCAACTATCAAAGCACCAGATAGACCAGTAGCTCATATTCATAGACTTATAAACGCAAGAGCTGCAGATTTTAATAGAACTGGAATGAATCAACAACAAATAATGAAAACTAAACCTAGAGAGGAACAGAATATTATTAGACAGCTTGGAGGAACATCACAGGGTAGGGAAATTTATAAAAGAATACTACGACAGAAGACGCTTCCTAGTTCACAACCTGGCAAAGATATTTCTGAAAATGAAAGACGATTTGTAAACTCTAGAAAATAATTTTATCTCAAACTCTACAGGATGTGGGCTTAGCTCCACATCCTATTAAATATTTTAAAGAAACAGGTGGTTATTATGTCAATTGCCCCCCCCCCCTATAACGGGTACTATATTATCTATGGCTCATGCCAATGGTAATAAATGGGTAGATGAAGTAAGTGGAGTAAAGTGGACACAGAGAGATTATGCAACAGATCTTGATAAATTTTCTATCTCTGATAAGAACTCAGCTACTAATGGCAAACCATATATAGCATTGACTGATCGCAATAATATATACACAGTAAACTTAGCTGATAATATAAATGAAACAGAAGATTTTACATACTTTATCAGATATAAAGCTATGGGTAGTAATCCATATGTATTGATATGCACTACATGCCATAATTGGACAACAGATCCAGGTGGGTTTGGACTGTTATATGGGTATTATAGTTATATTTGTAGCAATAATGCTGGAAATCCTACTGTAGAAAATTCAACCAAAACTCCACCGATAGATACCTGGAACAGTATAGCTTTTACTAGAAAGAATGGAATTGGCCATATGTTTATAAATGGGCAATTAAAAGCCAGCGATCCAGTGCCATATCTTGTAGTAAAGAAACATCAGATTGGTACTTCTGATGGCTACGATTATCCAGGATCTGCTACTGCATGTTATGATGAGATAGTTCTTATCAAAGGACAAGCATTGTGGACGGAAAATTTCAATTCTGATATAAATTGGGGATATAAATGGAAAGCTCTTAGTGATAGAGATAGTTCCTTTAAACTATACTAGATCTTATAAATAAAATATAGAAAGGAGGCTTATAGACCAAATGATCTTGAATAGAGAGTTCTTAGATTATGACCCATTGTTAGTAGATCTAAGAAACAAGTTTCTTGTAGAAGCCTCTATGCTTATATCAAAACAATTATTGCAAGAAGAAGCTCCTATAGCGAATCAATCTTGGTATATCAAATGGAAAGGAGAGACTGCTATACTATTGAAGAACAACTTCGCTCAGTATAGTAAGTTTGCTTCTGACCAGATGAAGAAGTATAATCCAATGCTTAAAGATAATGCGGAATACTTCAATCCATCTAAGTATCCTATAGATCCTTCTTGTACTCTTAATAAGGCTCCTGACTATAGATCGGCTTTATATAGAATAAGAGAACCTATATCAAATGCATTGAATACTATCAATCTATCTAGAATAGAAGTGGAAGACGATACAGATGGAGTAGATAACAATAACAAGTGGTTTATGAAGTCTATAATAAAATCCTATCAAGGAAACGGAGAAGACTTCTTAGACTTTGCTAGAGCTTACTACTCTGGAGAAGATAGATTACAGAATTTAGATTCTAGACAGCTAACTTCTATGATGGTTAGTATGTACAACTACTGTATGAATTATAACCAAACTGTTCATATACTACAGAATCAACTTCAGTCTATCATATCATTCATCAATAGAGATCCTGTATCTGGTCAACAGAATGATTCTGAAGCAGCAGAGAAAGATCTACAGAATTTGAATACACAGCAGCAGTCTAGTAATAAGATAGCCTCTTCTAATCCCAACGCTAATGCTAGTAACAATATTGCTACAGTGCAACATGCATCTGCTGATTGGTTATTGATGAGAGAAGCTATGTTAGTAGAATATGCTAATGTTGCTGTAGCATCTCATAGCAATCAAGCACCAACTACCAATCAATCTTCTACTCCTAATCTAACTCCTGGTAGTAGTAGAAGTAATAATGGTACTACTAGTGGCAATGTAGATCCATCTAAGAATACTCCTTATAAGAATACAGATCCTAGAGGAACTCCTAAGGTAGAGAAGGACGATAAGAACTCTGAGAAGACATTAGCAATGAAGAGGAAACAAGTTGCTTGTAATATAGTGAAAGATGTATTCAATTGTAAGGTTACAGCTGCTGGTAAGATATATAGAGACTATATCACTATATTAAGAACCCACTTGGCTACTATACAACAGAGGCAAGGTGGAAATAATAGAAACAACAACCCTTCCGACAATTCTTAAGCATATTTTCATTTTCCTCCTTATATATATCCATTATATGTGGGGGGGGGGATAGAGAATGAGTAATCAAACAAAGAAAGATAATTTTGAACCCATAATCGTTCCAGATAAGACTATATTTTATCTTGACGGCAATGTAGAGAAGATGGGATTATACCAAAAGGTGTCTCAATCCTCAGATATGGTCTTTGAAGATGGAGTGCATGTATCCAAGGGACCAAATGGGTCTGCTATATATACGCCAATAGATCAATCTAAAGTATCTCCACAAACAGATGTATTTACACTGTTTGCATGGGTTAAACTAAATAGATTATATCCATACCAACCACAATTTAGAGAATTTGGATTTGGCTTGGGACATGGATTTAACTTCGGATGCATCGGAGATATAAATGACAATACGTTATATGTTGATGATGATGCAACTCCAGCAGTATCTGGTCCTAAGATGACTGCTGTTCAACCATCAATAGATCAAGATGATTGGAATCTATATGCTATCTCTAGAGAACTTGGTACTAAAACTATGCATTTCTATTTGAATGGCAAAGAGTTCTTTATAGGAAATAGCGGGGATGCATTAGCACCACAGTATGATCTAAGCAATATGACTCTAGGAGTTGTAGGTGGAAACTATGGTGGAGCATATGCATTTATAGGTTCTATAGATAAAGTGGTTCTCTATAGAGATATCTTTATAACCGATATACGATATAAGAAACCATTGACTGATGATATAAAGTTATACTAAGATAAGAAAGTAGGATTAAAGATGGTAGTAGGAACTCTTTTAGAAGTAGTACACAAAACTGGCTACTATAGTGATACAATGAAGAATGTTGCTATGAGTAGTAGACCTAGTTCTAGATTATATAGTGCTCTCCCAAGAAAATCAGTAGACGATGAATCTAAACCCTCTATTGTTGGTAAAGTTGGTCCTAGAACTGGATCTCTTGCTGATAGAATGCAGAGGTCTAGATATAATACTCTTGCTAAGTATGCTAGAAGTGCTTAACTAAGTAAGATCAATATAATTCCCATACCTCATACGAGGTATGGGAAATGATAGTCTATTAATATAACTTGAACGAGTTATCATCTAGAAAATCTGTATCTACTTCTAGATCGTTATCTGTTATAATGCAAATCAATTCGGCCATTGGGTAACAAAAAGGTAAACCATAATATTCTCTTTGAGAAATAGTAAGGATGTGTATAATATGCTTAGTATTGGAACCCTTATTGACGTTATCAATGAAGCAGCATTCCATAGCAAAGCTATGAATGAACTCAGTGGTCGACGCCAGAGCACTCGTCTGTATAAACCTCTTCCTAAGAAGGCTAGTTTTGATAGTATGAGTCCCGCAGATGTTAAATATGGGACAAGTAATCAGAACAAATATTGAAATAGCATCTAAGAAGAGTTTATCATACATTCGATCAACAAGAGGGCTTATATCTGCTCTCTTGTTGCTATGGTTATATGTATTTATATAAGAGATAAAGAAGGTGATATGTATATGCTACATATAGGATCTTTATTAGAAACTATGACAAACAATGATAACAGAAATAAAGGTATTGTAGGAGATAATATAAAGCCTTCTCTATCAGTTACTGGAGATATATTACATAAACCAAAAGAGAGCAAAGCTATTAAGATAGATGGTAGATCTAGATCATCATTTAGATTCCATCCAGTATTAGATACAAGTGATAAGAAAACCATAGGCGATTAAAAGAAGGTGTAGAATTATGCCAATTGCCCCCCCCCCAGTAATAGTACCCGATAAGTGTATATTTTATCTTGATGGAACTAAAGAGTGTACTGGTAAATGGAGAAAGCCTACATTTAATACAAATAATGTCGAAATAATAGATAATAAGTACACTTCAAAAAATAGTACTGGGAAAGTAACATTTGCAGCAAAGAGTCCTATAAAAAGAAATACTAAGGCTTTTACTATATCATGCTTTGTCAAGAGAAATGAAGTTAGTTCTAATAACTGGGAACAAGTAGGGTTTTATTTAAACGATTCTATATCATATGACTGCGGATTTTGTGGCGCAGATAGAGTATATTTAGATGATGCAACATATGGTGCATCATTTGTTCCATCAGCAGCATCAGTTATAAATGGCAATTATAATGATATATTTTTCTTTGCATTTAGTAGAGAAGAAGATGGTTCGACAAACCATCTATTTTTGAATGGCAAACTGATAGCTACAGATAGAAGGTATTGTGCTTATAATGATATATTTGATAAAATAGATCTATTCGATGTTGATAATGGTGGAGCTATGATTGGATGGATAGATAAAGTAGTTATACACAAAGATATCTGTCTATACAAAGAGGACTTTACTGTAGTTCCTATGGATCAAAGCTTAAAACTGTATTAGAGAGCAAATAATAGATATAAAGAAGGTGTAGAGTATGCCATTGACCCCCCCCCCAGTAATAGTACCAGATAAATGTATATTCTATTTGGATGGAACTAAAGAACGTACTAGTAAATGGAAACGAATAGAGATTAATAATTTGGATGTAGTAGACAAAAGATATACTTCTAAGTCTAATAAGGGTAAGATATCCTTCCATACAAAAAAGCAAATTCAGAATCCGAGCGGAGCATATAGTGCATCTCTATTTACAAAAAGGAATGTAGTGGGTAGTGGATACGAAGAGATTGGATTTTATTTTAATTCAATAGCAGAGAATGACTTTGGATACGAATATGGTAACTATATATTTATAGACGACAACTCTACTGCAGCATATGGTAACCTAACTGATGTGTCATCTATTATATCTGGAAAAGAACTAGATCCAGTATTTATGACTTTTTGCAAAGACACTGATGGAACGTCATATGTCACACTAGATGGAAAATTGATCTATACAACACAAAAGCTACAATCTCCAATAAATTTCTTTGATAGCGTAAAGCTATTTAATACAACTAATTCTGGATCGATAACTGGATGGATAGATAAAGTAGTTATACACAAAGATATCTGTCTATACAAAGAGGACTTTACTGTAGTTCCTATGGATCAA